AACACACCACGAAATCATAGCGGTACTTAAGCGAATCCCCGATCCGATTGCGCAGATGGTGCGGGGCATTGATCAGTGCGTAGCGATGTCCATTCCACACCCCTTCCTGAATGTAATTGCGGATCACCGACTTGACGATCTTCTCATCGTAGTCGATCAACGTCTGCCCGAGGGCGATGGTCTCGGGTCGGAACCGACCGTTGTCATCGAGTGCTGTATCGATGTCCTCCACCCGAGAAGCACAGTTGATCATCCATGCATTGACCGCCTCGGTATCGTCCAACTCGAACTTCCAGAGGTCGTAATCTTCCACCTGCTGCAGAGCCAGTGGAATGGATTGTCTCCAGTCCTCAGTGGTCAGGAGGTTGTTGAAGAAGGCATGGGCAAGTACAGCTCCGGATCGAGAAGCATCGGCGAGCAGAAAGACACCACCTTTCTCACGAGTCGCCATGTAGTCAGCGTACGAATAAATCGCAGGTAGATGCCCGAGCTTATCGATAGCGGTCTTATGGTGATCAATGATCATGATCGATTTGATGTGATCGGGATAGATCGAGTCGATCTGTTCTGGGGTCAGCGACAGGTCCACCAGAATCAGGTGTTTGTTATACACCTGCGTCGGCAGTTCCTCCCCGTACTGATATTGAATCAATGGAGTGCCTTTCGGCAGAACCTTGCTGGCCGCCCAAGCTGCCCCCAGACCGTCGTTACAGCCCCGATGATACAGGACGACGGTATCGTAGTTATCGTGCATCACCACTCCTTAAACCTTAGCCAAAGTTAGTCCTGTCTGATACATGTACTTGCCACCTTTGTCTTTGTAAGAACGTAAGCACTGCTCATCGCCTTGGAAGAACACGAATTGGGCGATACCCTCTTCAAGGTAGCACCTTACTGGGCTATTCGATACATTCGCAACCTCGATCACTACATGGCCTTCGAATTCAGGTTCGATAGGTGTGACGTTGCAGATCAGTGCCGAACGGGCATAGGTTGATTTACCCAGGACGATCACCAGCACATCACGAGGGATGTGGAAGTATTCGACGGTGGGCGCTTGAATGTAGCTGTGAGCCGGGATCAGTACGTAACGCGCCCCTTCTTCATCAACCCGGATCAACGGTGTTGCGAAGTTCTCCGGCATCATGCGCTTAGGATCGATTTCCGGCATGAACACATTGGTAAAGACCTTGATGTGTTCCGGATCACCTTTAAGGCGCACATCGTAGCCATACGACGACGTTCCGTAAGAGATGACCTTACGGGCTGTCTCTGGCGGTTCCTCGCCATAGGGGACGTCTACGGGCTCACCAGAGGCTTTGTCGACATAGCGCACTGGACGATCGAACGCATTCTCGATCATCGGTACCCAATGAGCCACCTCCTCCGGGGTCACTGGTCGGCAGTACTCTTTGCGCATGAACTTTTCACGACCGTTCTCCAGACACCAGTTGTTGATCACTTGCTGCTGGTACGGCGAATACGGTGGACCGATCAGGCGACCGTTGGACGGGTTAGCATGTTCGATAAAAAGGTGAGTAGGCTTGGTGCACTGCTCGATGATCCAGCGATCACTTTTAAGACCCATTGTAAGTTACCTGTTTGCTTTAATGAATGGATGCCTGTCTGGCCGCCTCTGGGCTTCCACACGGCTTGAATCGACTTGCCCGCTCTCGTAGTGCTACCGTGAGGTTAAACCGCGTGGTGGCGACACCCAGCTTGTTCTTGACGGCGTGATTCAATGCCAGCTTCAAGACCGTCTTACGAATCGGCTCAAAGTTACTGATGTCCTCAGGGTCTTGGAACAGATCACCTACGTAGTAGATGGTCACCAGACCTGACTTATTGCCCTTTTCGTCTCGAACGACACAGGTGCCCATCTTACGGAACCCTGGAAGGGCTGTAAGGCTAACCGTTACCTTGTCATTTAGGTTATGTACTGAAACTGAACTCATTGCCCCTACCCCATGTTGACAGCATAGAAAAGACCACTTGTTTTTATTTTTACGTGGTATATTCACCTCTGTAATGTATCGCTATATAACACTCCATTTAGAAAAAACATCTACCTTGTTAATCTATGCAAAGAGGACCAACCATTCGCCAACGCAGGTCCAAGAATTCATTCAGCTAGAGCCTTGACACATGATCAAAGAGTTTATCAAACGTGACGGACACATCGAGCCTTTCAATGCCGCCAAGGCGCTGGGTTGGGGTAAATGGGGTGCACGTGGGTTCTCCAAATACATCGATTGGAACAAGATCGTTGTTCAGACCGTCTCCCAGATGCCTGAGCGCTGCACGGCCAAGCAGTTCAACGATGGCTTGATTCGCAATGCCTTGAACGAAGACAGCTGGGCCGGTCAACTGATGGCTGGGCGTATTTACGCAGCTGACATCCACAAGGAAGTTTTCGGGGGCAAGAAGAAGCTGCCGATCAAACAAGTCCATGAGATCATGCAAGCCGCCGGTGTCATGGTCAAGCTCAACTACTCCGATGCCGAGTATGAGCAACTGGAACAATGGATCGATCACGAGCGTGATTTCCATTGTGCGCACTACCAGCTCAAGCAAGGGCGTGACAAGTACGCGCTGCGCAACCGTATCACCGGTCGTATCTACGAGACCCGTCAGCACGCACTGATGCGTGTGGCCATGGCCATCTGTGAGCCAGAAGACCCGATCATCCGGATGGCACGACTGGAATCGCTCTTCTCGGACCTGTCGCACGAGCGCCTGTCTGCTCCGACGCCGAACCACAACAACATGGCCACCGGCCATAACGGCTTCTTCAGCTGCTGTCTGTTCACCTGCACCGACACCAAAGAGTCTATCGCTGCCTCCAGCCACATCGCTGAAGTCATGACCTACATGTCGGCAGGCCTCGGTGAAAACATGCAGGTGCGTTCGCTCGGCGACGGTATCCGCAACGGCTCGATCGTCCACAGCGGTAAGATTCCGTACTACAACAAGCAGACCGGGATTGTAAAATCCAACAAGCAGGGTCCTCGTGGCGGTAGCCTGAACGAGTTCTTCTCGGCCTATGATCCGGAAGTCGCCGGGATCATGGTCCTGAAGAATCCGCGCACGCCGATCAACAAGCGTAACCGTAGCATCGATTACACCATGATGCTCAACCGCTTCTTGCTGCACAAGTCCTCGCTAGGCGAGAACGTCTTCCTGTTCAACTGCTACAATGCCCCTGACCTGTACGCTGCGATGTATAGTAAGGACCAGGACCTGTTTGTCAGCCTGTACGAGAAGTACGAGAACGACCCGACTTTCAAGAAGACGTACGTCTCGGCCAGGCAGCTGGTGGTCAACGCACGTTCCGAAGGCTTCGAAACCGGCCGCTTCTATCTGGCGATGATCGACGAGATCAACTACCATACCCCGCACCGTGATCCGATCTACTCGAGTAATCTCTGCGTAGAGATTACCCAGCCGACGTACTGGTACAAACATTTGACCGAGTTGTACTCGACCAAGTTCTTGGGCTTCATCCGGTTCGAGACGGCCAAAGGACAGGACAAGATCCTCGACAGCAACATCCCGGTTGAGATCAAGGGCTATCCAGGTAAGGTGGCAGCGCTGGAACTCAAGCCAGGCGTCATGTACCGTAAAGCTGACCGTAAGAAAGGCGATGACGAATGGACCACAGTCACCAAGGTTGTGGAAAGCCGTCAAGAGCCTGAGGTTTCCCTCTGCGCCCTGGCTGCCATCATCATCACCAACATCGACAGTGAAGAGCAGTACGCTGAAACGGCTTACAACGCCCTGTACATGATCGATTACTGCATCGACCATAACGACTACGCACTGCCGCACATGAAGCTCACAGCGCAGGCGCGGCGTAATGCCGGTGTGGGGATCATGGACCTGGCGCATTACATGGCCCGTAAGAAGCTGCCCTACCACAGCGAGGAAGGCTACAAGGAATTGCATCGTGTGGCAGAGCGTCATGCCTACCACCTGATCAATGCCTCGATCCGCCTGGGTCAGGAACGTGGTAACGCCGAGTGGATTCACAAGACTGATTGGCCGCGTGGTTGGACGCCGCTGGCGACCTACAACCGCAACGTCGACAAGCTGGCCGACTTCGAATACCAGTACAACTGGGACGCGGTGTCGTTGAACCTCATCGCCTCCGGCGGTGGTCGTTTCAGCTCGTTGATTGCTCACATGCCGGGCGAGTCCTCGTCCAAGTACAGTGCGGCAACCAACAGTCTGATGGAACTGCGCGAACTGTCGATCATCAAGACCGACGGCGACAACAGCATGTATTGGGTGGCTCCTGAGGCTGATACGCTCAAGGACTACTACGGCATCGTCTGGAATTCGAACCGCTACCAGCAGACCAACCTGTACGCCATCTTCCAGAAGTGGGCAGACCAGTCGATCAGTGCTGACCTGTACGCCACCTTCAAGGGTGATGAAAAGGTCAACAGTTCCGATCTCATCAAAGAGACCAACTACATTGCGGACATGGGTCAGAAGACCGTCTACTACACCAACTCGGACACCGCTGACAAAGAAGCCCTCAAGGCCGTCATGCAGCGTGTACGCCGTGAGGTCGAAGATGACGGACTGGATATGTCCGGTCCTGTCTGCACCAGCGGTGGTTGCTCGATTTAACTGCCAGTGAACGGCCGGTAAACATTACCGGCCTTCCCTCCCTCATTCGGATAACGACAGACATGTTTGACAGCAAGATCTTCAACGCTGAAAAAAGTGATTACGATCAATCCACGCTTTTTCTAGGACAACCCAATGGACTGCTTGACACGGTTAATAGCCATCACTCTCGCCTGTGGGATCTTTACCGCTCCCTCCGGGGCCTGGACTGGGACACCCACGAATTCGATTTCACTCCCTGCCTACTTGAGTTCAAGACTAAGCCCAAGGGAATATCCCAGGCCATGATTCAGAACCTGGGTTGGCAGTGGGAAGCCGACTCAGTAGCCGCCAACTCCATCATGGCGGTGATGAACCACTTCGTGACCGACTCAGGCCTTAAGACGGTCTGGGATCAGATCGTGGCGAATGAGAACCTGCATGCGACGACCTACTCGGAAATCGTCCGCTACAGCTTCGACGCCCCGAACAAGGTCCTTGAAGAAGTGCTGGGGGTCAAGGAAAGCCTGATGCGCCTGTCCACTGTGGGCAAGGTCATGGGCAATGCCTTCCAGGTCGGCCTCAAAGTCTCACTGGGTCTGATCCCCCGTGATTCGGAAGAAGCCTACACTGCGGCATTCCTGTTCACCTGTGCCCTGTTCGGCCTCGAGCGCGTCAACTTCATGGGCTCGTTTGCCGTGACGGGTGCCATTGCTCAGACTGGCGATTTCATGCCTATCTGTAAGGCGGTTCAGCGCATCGCGCAAGATGAAGCTGAAATCCATGTCAACGTCGGCAAGTACGTGATCCAGACAGAACTGGCCACCGCTCGTGGTCGTGCCTGCTGGAAAGCCAACCGTCAGATTATCGACGACATGTACATGGAAATCATGGCCTCGGAGATGCGCTGGGTCAACTTCCAGCAGAATTCCGGTTCGGAACTGCCGAAGGAAATCACCGGCTGGGATCAGATCAAGCAGTACGTGCGGTTCAACGTAGCCGATGCACTGGATACCCTGGAGCGCCCAGTCGACTTCAAGGCACCGTTGGAAATCCCGCTGCCGTACATGGTCAAGTGGCTTGATGTATCGGCCACCCAGGCCTCGCCACAAGAGCAGGACAATGGCCAGTATCGAGTCAACGTGGTGCGCCATGATGACCACGGTCTGACCTTCCCGTTCGAGCCCAAGCGTGAGCGTAAACGCTGGTTGCCAGCGTCTGTAGCTGTTGCCTAAGTGACATAGTCCCGTAGCCATTCAGGCTACGGGACTTATGCCGCCCCATCCTATGTACAGGGGTTCTTTTTAAACTGTACATTCATAGCTTAACTGAGGGAAACCGCATGAATAGCGCCAAAACCGGCCGGGCTCTGCTGCTCGCCGCTCTGAACCGTGCTGCCGCTGCACAAGGCTACAGCTTCAGTGAATCTGATCTGACCTTCAGTGCCGTCTCCGCCACGGACAACCCCAACCGCGAAGTCGAAGTGACTTACGCCGCGACTCCTGAGAGCCAGTTCGAGGGTCAGGAAGTTGCCTACTACAACCGCATCGACCTCGGTCCGCTGTTTGCCAACGCTGGCTATGAAGTGATCGAGATGGCGCCGGGCGCCTCCATGGCCGGCAGCGTTGTTGAATACATCAACAACCGCTTCGACATGGGCTTCACCGCCGAAGACTTCGACTTCGACGCCCCGGTCGGTGATTCTGATGAAAGCGTCGTGCTGACTGCACTGCCGGGTTCCTACGCCTTCAAAGGCCAACTGGTAATCCTGCTGGTTGCTCCCAAGGTTCAGCTGAGCGACGCCGTGGTCAACCCTGAGCTCGACGGCATGGAAGGTGACGCCCAGCCGCAAGAAGTAGCGCCTGAGTAATCGCCCTTAGTACGGACTGAAGTGAGGATACCCTATGGGTGATCAAAGCTTAACCGTCTCGATTGCCCAGCTTCCTCCACTTGATCCGCAGCTGCTCTCGGGTGAAGACAGCGTTGAAATCACCATCAGCACTCGTGCTGATGGTGGTGCTGGGTTTGCGAAGAAGACGTACCGGACCACGCTCAACGCCATCCTCAAAATCTACGCTGGAAGGCGAGATAACCCTAACCAGGTGACTGCCGAACAAGTTGGCGCTCTCACCGTAGAACAGGTAAGGGCACTGCTTGCGGAGAAGCTTGGCGTTAATGATGTTGCCGTTAACGCACTGAAGCTGGACGGTAAGACTCGACAAGAGATTGTCGAAGAAGCGCGTGCGGGAACTGTAGAAGACGCGCGCAACCTAGGAGGACGTTCTGCTGAGGAATACCTTCTGGTTGACAGTTTCCAATCGGTCATGACCAACGTGACCCTGAGTATCGATGAGCTTGCTGACTCCCTCAGCACTTCCAATTGAAGGTAACGATTCATGTCCCTCGATGTACAAAAGCTGACAGCCCTGCTGACCTCCATCAGCGCATTCAACGTCACCCTGCGCCAGCGCCTGGAAACCAAACTCGATGCCAATGGCACCGCAGCCAACGCTGAGAAGCTCGGTGGTCAAACCCTGACCGAAATCCTGACCAATCTGGATGCTGCCAGCCGCACCCAGCTCGAAGCCCTGAGTGCTGACCTGACTGCCTTTATGGCCCGTCGGGACAACCCGCATCAGGTCACCAAAGAGCAAGTCGGCCTCGGTAACGTACAGAACTTCGGTACTGCAACCGACACCGAAGCCCTGGCAGGTACTGCTGCTGACAAGCTGCTGACCCCGGCGAACCTGGCTGCCTTCTGGGCTGACAAAGTCGGCGCTGCTCCTCAGACGCTCGACACCATCGCTGAGATCTCGGCTGCTCTGCAGAACAACCCTGATGTGATCACCGCCCTGCAAGGCCTGGTCCAGGATAACGCTGACGATCTGGCTGCCATGCAGCTGCTGCTCGATGCCAAGCTGGGTCAGACCGGTCTGGACCTCGTTGCAGCCAGCGATGACAAGACCCGTTATGTCACCGGCACTCCGACCGCTATCGGTAACGTTACTCTGGTCACCGGCGTTGCTGCAGCTGCTGACCTGGGCATCACCGATGCACAAGTCGCCGACCAGACTGGCGTTCTGACCATCACCTCCGGTTCGGTGGGCGGTAGTGTCATCGTCAGCCGCAAATTTGCCGTTACTGTTGAAGGTCAGACTGTTACCTTCGATCAGGTCGGCACTGCTGTAGGTGGCTGGGGCGCGTGGTCGCGCGTCATGCGCACCACCGATCAGTCCAGCGACGCTGCGACCCTCGGTGGTTTCGGTCCGGAGCATTTCGCGACTGCTGCTCAACTGTCGACCGTGCAGGCCGATAGCGAAGCGGGCTTCCAGGCTCTGATCGACGAAATGGCCGCTCTGGCTGCTTCGCTCGAAGCGTAAGAATATCCCACACTTGCTGTGAGATAGTATGAGAGGGTGCTTTATATACCGTAAAGCACTCATCTAAGGATCGTCCAGCCCTGACACGATTGGGCGTGGGCGGTCCGACCTTTCTTCTGTTAACGAGGATGTACTCTGATGGCAATGTCCAATGCGGCTCTTGAAGCAGCCCTGAAAGCAGCCCTTCAACGCCTGGTCGCAGCGCTGGCTAACAAAACTGCGCCCGACTCCCTGAAACTCGAAGGCAAGACCCTTGCCGAAATCACCACTCAGATCCTCGCTGGCAAAGCTGCATCCGCTGCTGAAGCTGACAATGCGCTGGCCCTGGGTGGCAAAGACCTCGCAACCATCGAAGCTGAACGCGCTGCTGCGCTGACCGCTGCGATCGATGCCCTGCGTACCGAACTGGAAGGCTCCATCGGTGGCGTGACCAAGGAATCCATTGGTCTGGGTAACGTCGTCAACTACGGTGTTGCGACCGAAGAAGAAGCTCTGGCTGGCGCTGCTGACAAGTACGTCACTGCCTTCCTGGCCGACAAGATCGCTCAGGCCAAGATCGACGAACTGGTCGGTGCTTCTCCGGAAACCCTGAACACCATCCACGAAATCGCCGCGGCGCTGAACAACGATCCGGACGTCATCAACTCGATGATGACCCTGATCGGCACCAAGGAGACTCCGGAAGGCGCTCAGGCTAAAGCCGATGCTGCCCGCGACGCTGCCATTGTCGCTGCTGGCACTGAAACCGATGCCAAGATCGCTGCTGCGGTAAGTGCTTCCGAAGAAGCCACCGACGGAAAGATCGCCGTTTCCGCCTCCGAGACCCTGGAGTCGGCCTCCCTCGACGCGCAAGCCAAAGCTGACGCTGCCGAGCAAGCTGCTATCGATGCTGCTGCCCTGGATGCACAAGCCAAGGCTGACGCTGCTGTCGCCACCGCCAATGCTTACACCGACACTGGCCTGGCTACCAAGCTGGGTAAAGAAGAGCAGGCTGCTGACTCTGCCAAGCTCGGTGGCAAGACCCTGGCCGAAGTCATCGCCGATGCGCAAGCTGGCGTGGACATGTCCAACCTGGTGCAGAAGACTGATGACTTCAGCGCCTACAAGGTCGGCGAACAAGAGCTGGGCGTGCTGCTCGCTGGTCTGGCCAGCGGTCAGAGCGTTACTGATCTGCAAGCTGCATTCGACGCGTTCGTAGCTGCCAAGGCTACCGACAACGACATGCTGACTGGCACTGACGACACGAAGTACACCACTGCTCGTGCTGTCAACTACGCCATCGAAGCGGCTATCTCTGCTCTGGTTGGTACTGCTCCGGAAGCACTGGATACCATCCAGAAGCTCGCCGCTGCTCTGCAGAACAACCCGGAAGCACTGACTGCCCTGCAGACCATGGTTGGCCAGAACGCTGACCGCATCACTGCGCTGGAAGCCAAGGTCACCAGCGACACCGCTACCGTCCTGGCTGATGCCAAGGCGTACACCGACGCGGAAGTCGCTGCACTGGAAGCTGTGGTTGACACCAAGCTGGACAAGACTGCTCAGGCCGTCGACTCCGCCAAGCTGGAAGGTCAGTCCCTGGCTGACATCAACACCGCTCGCGATGCAGCCATTGCTGCTGCTGTAGCGCCGGTGGTCAGCGACCTCGAAGCACTGGTCATCGAACTGACCGGCGCCTTCGATCAGGCTGCGGCTGAGTTGGAAGGTACCCCTGCCGTCTAACGGCGACACGACATACAGGGAGGGCTTCGGCCCTCCCTGTATGCTGTCAGTCCAACGTCTCATCTTCGATTACACGTACCGCACCTTCATCGGTGATACGTATTCTTCCATCGTCAGTGACTCTTCTAAGACCACCCGACCAGAAGATGTGGATGGTCTTGCGGCCGATGTAGATGTAGGAGGTGTCCTTGGCAAAGATGTCGATACTGGTCAGCTGTGCCAACGACTCAAAGGGTTCATTGACATCAACATCAAACTCACCATCGACCAGGTTGAACTTACCGTCCAGATAAGCGACCAACGCATCTTTATCGTTGATCCCTACCACTTCCTTAGCGTCGATGCTAAAAGTGGGGTAGTGTGTGTTGATATCCGCTCGGGCATAGTACAGGTCTTGTTCACCGTCAAGTGGACCGTCGGCACGTGCCTTGACCAAGATGATGGTGTTGTCGCCGTGCTCGTCTTCTTCAATCGCTCGAGGTTCCCCTACCTCAATCAGGTCCTGACTAAGACGCACCCGGTTAGTCCGATAGACCAGCGCAAAGAGGTTCTCCAGCGCCGACTTGTCGGGGTCAAACTTAAAGTTATCAGTCTTGCATGCCATGGTGTTCTCAATACGGTAATGGGATTATTCCACGAGTTCAAGCAATGGTCGCCAACCTAAGAAATCGCTCGCGGATGTTTTAAGCGAATAATTCAGATAGGACACGCCGTACCTGCCCCGATACGGTATAGAACTTTCTCGACATAGCGTGTATGTGCCGATACCGTTATACGCCACAAGTCCTAATTCAGCATCTGTGTATTGAGCCCAATCCCCTTCTTCAATCCCTTCCGATGCGAGGGTGGTTCTGGCCCAGGTGAAAGGCTTGCCACTGATGTGGTACATCAGGCGGTTCCACTCAGACGTATGGGTGACAAACGAGTCGTACGTATCAGCAGCGCCCGAACCACCTTCCCTAAGTCCATTTATCAGACGAACCTTATATGTTTTACCGGAGATGTCAATCTCGTTGCTTCCAGATACCGCCCCAAGTACGTTGAGGTGATTCCATGATATATTGCGACGTATAGGCATCTTGCTGATGTATTTGACTTTATTATCGACAGGGTCTTTGAACTTGAGCCAGCCGCCATTCACATTCATGGCAGTGCCGGCAGTGAGCCCTATGGCTGCAGCCAATGCATCACCTCTGATAAAATCAGCCGACGCTACCTCACCTAGGAATGGGATAGCGCGTTTACCAAAACGCTTACGAGCCTCACTGGCTACCAACATTAGACTATTCATATCCATCCCTTACTTATCGCCCGTCAGAGATAACTAGGCTTCATAGTATTTCACCTCGATACTGCACGGCGTAGCCGTTATCTTCGGCCACCTCAAGGATGTACTGAAGGTACAGGTGTCGGTGGCAGAATTTACCGGCTTTACAGTAACAGGCAATGGCCAATGGACCCGGTCGTTCCAAGAACGCCTCGAAGTCCTCAGGAGCCTCTATAAAGCGTTTCCTGAGCTTCTCTAAGTAAAGCTGGGTGTATTCCTCATCGGAGACTTCACCGCGCTTGTAGGCCCATAAGACGTCGTCATAAGGGGCAAAGGGTTTGTACCCCGACTTGACGGTGATGTCGAACAGTTCAATGTGCCGCGCTTTCGCTTTGCGCCACTGGGGAATGGCAATTGTGTACAGGTCCATACCCACTCCTTATTTCCTCTATACAGTACCTGGCATTATTTCCAAATCACGGCAACACAAAAAAAAAATAACAATGTACATCCCCCAGTGATCGAACCCATGATAGAGTCTGATCACTGGAGGCTGCACATTGGCGACGGGTTCAGCGAGGAGTGGCACCTAGACCGTCACACGCTGCTTTGGGTTAGCCGGCCCCAAGCAACGCCTTTCTTGCAGCGGTACGGAACAACAGCTCAACGTACCATCGTTTACTGACACACACTGCTAGGTAGCGGTGGAAGCAGGGCGTCAGAACAGCAACAACCTTGGTTATCACGACGAGTTCACCAAGGGCAACGAAGAAGACCCAGGAGGCCGAAGCCTCCATGAGTAGTGGGTGACAATCGGTGCCTTATGGGGGTAGGCTGTCACGCCGGTGCAGAGGATTATCTGCACTGATTTACGCACTTAAGCGCATTGGGGGTGAGGATCAAGTTGTGAAAGAACAGGTCCTACATACTATACTGGGTTTTACTGCTAAAAATTGTCAAGGCAGGTGGGGGTAAACACCCCCACGTCCTTTAGACTCCCAGCAGCACGCCCATCGCGCGCACGTTGGCTTCACCGTCACGCACCGAGGCTGCAATCCAGGTGTGGTAATGACGTGCCAAGACATCAGCGGCGCGCGGTGCAACCATGCTGTCGTCGAACACGAACTCATCACCCAAACCATTGAGCAGTGCTTCATGACCGGCTTCAGTCAGCAGGTCTTGGGTATGCAGGAAACTCATCAGCGAATTGAGGATGTCCTTGACGGTATCCTTGTCTTCGGTACGAGTGGCCAGGCTTTCGAAGACCACCGGCTCCAATGACTCCGTCGAAGCGGTTTCTTCCTCTTCGTCATCATCGTCATCGTTCTCGGTGTTTTCTTCTTCTTCTTGCGTTTCGTCGGTGTTTACTTCAGCTTCGCTGTCAGCAGCGTTGTTGGCTGCCTCGACTTCGCTTTCAGCAGCATCGATTTCCACATCGGCGATGGCGGTGTCATCCTCGACGTCAGCTTCAGTGCCGGCGTTGTCATCGGTCACATCGCCGCCTTCACCACCTTCGAGATCGAGATCAGCCGAAGCTTCCTCGCCACCTTCGACAGGCTCATCGGTTTCAGGCTTATCGACTTCGTGTTCGATGGTCGTGACCTTGGTCTCGTCATCAAGAATGGCACCGGACGGGTTTTCACCCCGATGCTTCTCGATCATGTCGCCCATGGGATCACCGCCCTCACTACCCACGCTTTCTGCTTCACTGCGAATGCCTTCGGCATGCTCCAGTGCTTGCTCGTGGGCCTTGGTCACCAGCGCTTCGATGCGCTCGACCGCTTCGGACATCTCACCGAGCACCTGGGTCTCTTCCAGCGCTTCCAGCGAGACGCCCAGCCCATGGAGGTTGTCTTTGACACGCTGTGCCACCGTGAGGACCATGGGTCGGGCCAGATCGACACTCATCCCTTCCATGGACAGTACTTGGCGCACGGTGCCGATGTTCTCACGGTACAGACCGAGTACCTCTGCCGAGAAGAGCGCCTCTTGCGACACAGCGGTTTCAGCGTCACGGGTGGTGAACGGAACCGGTTGCTGCGATTCGGCTTTCTCGAGCAGTGCTTGTTCGATGTCTTCGACTTCAGTCAGTCGAGGTGTCAGGACATCTTGCATGATCAGCTCGACACGAGCCTGACCTTCTTCCACGCCTTCGACCACAGCCAGATCACCTTGATGATCGGCTTCTTCCAAGACACCTTCGGCCAACACTTGGTAGGCGTTGACAGCATCGTCTTCCAACGACGGTTGTGCCAACATCACCTTACCGATTGCCATCAGGGATTCCAGGCTGGTGCGATAGTTCTGCGCCGAATGGAGCAGCTCTACGGCGGTCGGTTGAGCGGTGGTTTTATGCGTCATCTTATGACCCTCTTAGTTCTACTCCCTGATTCACAAGGAATATAGGAATGTACGCCAGTTTTTCGCGCATGCTGGGATTGGTCTCTGTCAAAGAGACGGATTCTCACATTATAGTCAATGGAATCCCCGGTTTGCGTTTTTCCAGAGACATTTACAACCACTGGAAAACCAGCAAAATCAACAATAACCTGTTCACGACGGTGTCCCGGTCATCGGTGAAATTCCCTAAGTTCTACGCCATCGAAGTGCTCTATATCATCGAGCAGCTCATCCAATCTCGGCGCACCTACGTCGGGCGTCGGTTGCTTAGCCGCGTGGCTGAAGAGCTGACACACAGCACATGGTTGCGCAATATCGGCGTGACGGGGTTTGCACCACGCCTTGATTACAGTGCGCTGGCAGACCTTAACGTCACATTATTTCCTCACCAACTTAATTTTTTACGTGAGTACGATCGGACCACGTTCGAATACTCGCTTCAAGGCATGCTGATGGATGTCGCCGCAGGCGGTGGCAAGACGATCACCAACTACTCCTTGGGGTATGTGCTCAAAGCTGACACCAACATCTTGGTGGTACCGAAGAACTCGGTACTCGATGTCTGGGTCAAGACCATCAACATGCTGTTTAAAGTCACGCCCGACTACTGGCACAGCCTGAGTGGACTTGATCCGGTGGCTGGGAAGAAGTACTACATCGTCCATTACGATTACCTGGATAAGTTCCTTGCCTTTGCCAAGGCGAACAAAGGTAACTTTGGTAAGGTGTTTGTCGCCATCGATGAATCGCACAACTTTAACGAGCAGTCAGCCCGGACCAACTACCTGGTCGAGCTGGTTCAGGTCGTTAAAGCACGCGATGTTGTTCATGCCTCCGGTACACCGTTCAAGGCCATGGGTTCGGAAGCCATCACCTTGCTCAAGACGGTCTGCCGTGATTTCACGCCGGATGTCGAAGCCTCCTTCCGCAAGATGTTCGGTAAAGAGGCCAAGCGCGCCCTGGAGATTCTGGCCAACCGCATCGGGATCGTGTCCTTTAAAGTCCCGAAACAGGACATCGAAACCCCTGGCGTGGACTATCACGAGGAGAAGATCACAATCAAAAATGGTCAGGACTACACTCTGACCAGTGTGCGCGACAAGATGAGCAAGTTCATCGAAGAGCGTCTGGAGTTCTACCGCAAAGGCATGAAGGAATACGAAGCGCTCTATGCCCAGTGCATGGATTTACATGCTCAATCACTTGGCAGTAACAACGCCGCCAAGACTGAGTTTGCAGAATACAATCGTGCCATTGCCACGATCCGTAAAGGGTACGACCCAGTCACCATGAAAGACCTGGTGATGTTCTGCAACCGGTACGAACTGAAGAAGATTGTACCGTCCCTGCCTGAGCGTTTCCGTAAGCCGTTCTTGAATGTCCGGGCAATCATCAAGTACGTTGATCTTAAGGTCATGGGTGAGGCTTTGTCCCAGGTGTTGGGTCGGATGCGCATTCAGTGCCATCTGGACATGTTGCCAAGCATGCCGCTCGATACCATCATCGACAATGCGGCCAGTAAGACAGTGATCTTCACCAGCTACGTTGAAGTTGTGAAAGAGCTGGATGGCTTGCTGAGTAACGCCGGGTACAAACCCTTGCTGGTCTATGGCGACACCAACAAGGACTTGACCAACATCGTCAAGAAGTTCGAACAAGACCCGGATGCCAACCCGCTGATCGCTACCTTCAAAAGCCTGTCGACTGCTGTGCCGTTGACCATGGCCAACACCGAGATCTTCACTAACGCCCCGTTCCGTGACTACGAGCGGACGCAGACGATCGCTCGAGTTGACCGTATCGGGCAGAAGCACCGCTGTCATGTTTGGGAGATCTTCCTAGACACCGGAGCCGAAGGCAATATCTCTACCCGTTCCAAGGACATTATGCAGTGGTCGAAAGAACAAGTAGCCAAAATCTTAGGTGTGGAAGCTCCCGACGACTTGGAGACGTCGCTCGAGTCGCTGGTGGAGAACCCGAACGCCACGTTGACTGACGCTGAAGCCTTCATGGATCAGCTCAAGCAGCAACTGCCGATCGATGTGGTGGACGGTGATGAAGTCAGTCTGGAAGGGCTCCTCTCGTCCTTGGGCGGTCTGTTTAAGAAAAAGAAGCCGTCCGTGGAAGGCCTGCCTTCGAACCAGAAGGACTCCTCCTACCGTGAGCGCGACGCCGCGGTGAAGAAGTTTCTCGGCGAGATGGAGAAAACGTACCTGGATCGTCAATGGGTGGCTAAGCAGAAGTTTGTGACCACCCCCATTGCGGCCAAGGACTTTTCGTCCACCTTCGAACTCGATGGCAGACCACCGGTTGATCCGTTGGCCAACCTGGAGTTGTTTAAGCGACGGATGCAGGACTTCCTCACCAAGTGGCATGTGGTTCTGAAAGGGACCCATGACAAGGTGCAGGCGTTGCACGACGGCGTGCTCAAACAACACGCCAAAGGCGGCGACGAGGACAAACTGATCGACTACGTGAAACAGGTCATCAAGCAGTTCGAGGCCCTGCCTGACCCCATGCAGAAACTCCCCAAGCTTCAGGGTACGCTGCTGGGCAATCAGACGTTCGTTGTCGGCAAACACGGCGAGCTGGATCGTAAGGTCAACGTGGAGCCTAAGGGTGTTGATACCCTGCCGCCCCTGACAGCCGAGCAGATCGTCACCGTGGCCACGCTGATCAAGGCCATTGTCACGGAAAAATGGACGCCGGCGTTTCCGAAGTTGTCGTGGCTTGACTTTGAAGACGGTGATGCCTTTACCGATTGGATCTACGATGCAGACAACGCTGTCTACATGGATTACTACGACCGTTTCTACTGGCAGAGTGCATGCCGGCGGTGGGTCGATGCCACTTGGTGGCTGAAGGGAGACCATGATATTGTCGTCGGCCTGATCAAGTGGATGGATCGCTCGATCAAATAAAGCAAAAAAAGAAACGGCATAGAGAGGGAGCCTAGGCTCCCTCTCTATGCTGTCAGTTAGCCTCGAAACGGCTCACCGACAGGCTGGGTCGATTCGATCAGCGCAGCCAGGCTGTCGAACTGAGTATCACGTCCAGCAACATCGACTTCGATCAGCAGGCCATCACCTTCGTCGGTCACGATGTAATCGGCAGCAGCCAGGCTGGCTACCAGACGCTTACGGGTGACAGTCTTCAGTCGCTCGAGGCCCATTTGGGTTTTGAGTTCGGCTTCGGAGATGGTCAGGACGATCGGTGCAAAGTTGCCTTTGGCGATATTGAGTTTGACGCGGTACTCGACGGCATCGATGATGGTTTTGGCTACGGCTTTATACGGCATGTTACTGCTCCTGGTGGTTATCGAGTGTTGGGTGAAACAATGTTGGATTAGTGGATGGGTTGAAGGCCATGGGTCTCCAACAGCCGGCGTGTGCGGTTGACCCAGGTTTCATTGGGCGGGCGTTTGGACAGACGACTGGCTACCTTGCGGCGTACCGTGCGTTCTTCGAACAGCAGCCCCAGTGGGTAGTAACCACAACCCTTCTCCGGGGTTCCGTGGCGCACCAGCAGATCACGGGCATCGTCGACTTCTTCGACCGGGATGCTAAGGTAGCTGATGCCAGTATCGGCCTGAATCTTCTTGAAGACCAGACCTTCTTCTTCGTGATAGACGTTGATCATGAGTGTCTCCTTAGAATTGAGCAAGGGTCTGAAGGTAGTCATCCAGCTCAGCGCGCTTGGCTGACCACATCTCACTTGTGATAGATCGGCGGAACGAGCATGCCACCAGTGGGTCGTGAAAGCAGTTACCGGCGGCCGCATAGACAAACTTATCGTTTATCTCAAATCGCACCAAGATATCCGGGTCGATGAACATACCGACATTGTTCCTGCACATTTCGATCATGCGCTTGAACACTTTCATCTCGTTGATCTGACAATACAGCAATCCTCTTTTCCGATAGAGAATACCGCCCAGTTCATGACGAATGATGCAACCATCGGCCGCGCGCTCATTGAGATAGATGCCGTTGGGTCTGTTGATGAACACCTCGACATCGATCAGCTGATCACAGACCTTAAGCTTTTTGAGTTTGTGCAGGTACATCACCGCGCCGAAGACAGCAGGCAAGGTTGTCTCCAGTCCCTTGAACTTCTTGGCACTGTCAAGAATGATCCGGCCATCCTCGTTCTGCTCGTACTTCATGATCAAGGTATCGTCCTTGATCTCATAGCCCACCTCTTCTTCAACCGATGGCTGACGAGAGATGTAGAGGTTTTCGAAAACTTCAGTGGTGTTCAGACGGATTTCTTCGAAATCGGTGTGGTCGATGATGAATGAATACTGCATGGGTGTCTGCTCCAAATAGCAGTGGGTAGGTTATTTGACTTTCTTAAGGGCCAGCCACTCATCGCGGTAGTCCCCGTAGGTCACATGGTGTTTATTCAGGCTGTAGGTCAGCACAGGCACTTTGACGAACTTCTGTTCCAGTTCATGTTCGAACTGTTGCTCAGCCGTGCAGCCGTTTAACTCACCTTGATAGATGAGGTACTGACCGACCTGCATGTTGTTGATGATGTCCTTGGCAAACGGCTTGTTGCAAGGTGGCCAAGTCATCACCACGACATCGTACTGGCGAAGGTCCAACTCACGGGCATCATGATGGATCACCCCGTAGTTGATGTCAGCGTTGGTGTAATGACTGGAGAGGTTATCGTAGGCTTCATAGTGCTTCACACCCAGTCGTCTTAGGTGGGCAGCCAGAAAGCCATTGCCAGCTCCAACCTCGATAGTCTTACGGCTCTTCAGGAAGCCTGTGAGAATATCGACAGTCTCTTTTGACAGCATGAAATAACACTGAGTCCGTGTCAGGGCATAAAGCTCGGAGACCGACAGGTCCCGAGCTACGAGTGCCTTGAGTTGAGCTTCAGTCATCAGATCAGGTAGTTGCATGATAAATCTCTGTAGGTGATGGTCCCCAATGGACCATGGGTATTAGCGCGATGGCTTGGTGATCTCAGGCACATCTGCAATTAATTGGCTGACTTTTTCACGAATTACCTTTTTCTCCCGCTTCTTTCTCAAATGCCGCTCAACACCCCAGCCTACAACAGCACCAACAACGACACTTGCAGCAATGCGACCAATCATGATTTAAGCTCCAATAGCTTCGGTTATGGGTATACATCGCTATCATGTATTGTCGTAGAAAAGTCGAATCAAGTCGGCATAGAGGAGGGCCGACGCCCTCCTCTAGGTATCAATCGGGCTGTACTGCGTTGTTGCGGGCGTTGATCAGTCGGATGTTGTTGTTGCAACGCATCACCGACTTGACCTGATGAATGTAGGCATCACCAATGATGACGAGCTTCTCATCTGGGGTTGCATCCAAGTACTGCTCAGGCTGCGGAGGTTTGGCTACGTTGCACTCCGGCACCTCATGATACGGTTGGGCCTGGCAGCCACTCAAGGCGGCCAGCAGTACCACGGCCATGATCAGAAAGCCCACAGGGATTGGCCACTTGGGCCGACCTGTCATCGGAAGGGTGCACATACATTGTCCTCATTGTTGGTGGCTGTGCAGTATGCTCGCCAGGTGTTGTTCAGTACTTGATTGGCTATTTCTTCATTGACCGGACGTAGCTGACTGACCGCTGGATCGAACAACTCAGCCTTTTCTGGATCGGTGGTCGGACACTGCGTCTGACGATCACGGTATTTGATCACCTCAACAATTTGAGGACCTACCGGTGCTGGCGCTTTGGCATCATACCGCGCAGCACACAGAAGATTGACCTGCGATTGTTCGATCTCATCGAAGTTCAACTTGATTTTCTTCTTGGTGTTGGTGTGATCATCGATTGAGTCGGTAAGCTTTTTGATCACCCCTTCCAATCGTTTGATTTCGGTATTTTGTTGGGCGACAGTGGTGTGCATGTTAAAGGACCAGTTGACCCAGAAGGCGAACCCTCCGACAACTGCTCCGATCAGAAGTATTTTCAAGACCAGCCCCTTAAGGCCCGTCAATTTAAGCAATTTGGTAAACATGAAATAGGCCTCTTAGGACATGACTCATATTAGTAGTGATCCGGCATAGAGAGCGGCCAAACGGCCGCTCTCTATCAGGGCGCAGACTTACAGCTGTTCGATGAACGCTGCCAGGATCGCGGCTTGCAGGGCAGCAACCGTGATCTTGCGACGCTTGGCTTCTTCGCGCAGCTTGGCACGCTGAGCTTCGGTCAGCTTGCCGCCAACCAGACCGGCCAGGAACTTGCTCAGATCGACTTCAGCCTTGGCGACTTTGGCTTTCGGCGCAGCCTTCTTTGCTACCGGCTTGGCCGGGGCCTTGACAGCAGCAACGGCAGGCTTGGCTGGCGCAGTGGCTTTCTTGGCGGTGGCCTTGGCCGGAGCAGCTTTGGCGGCAGGCTTGGCAGCGGGCTTGGTAGCAGGGGTTTTCTTGGCGGCGGCAGGCTTGGTCGCAGCGGTAGCGGTTTTCTTGGCGGTGGCCATGTCAGTATTCCCTCTCGGACTCATTGTGGTTTATCAGACCCGATTAAGGTCTGTCATATAATGGCACCTAGCCAGTATTTTTTAATGCGAATAGGTTGACGATGCGGTTGCCATCAGCAAACACTACTGGTTTAGTGCCAGGATGACTCTTCTTTGCAATGAGGTCGAACATAAGGTTACTGATCTCAAACCGTATCCCTGGGGCATCACCTAGTTTATTCATTACAGGATCACCCACAAGGAAGAAGATAAACCGTGCTCGTTCTCCCTGAGGGCGATGAAAGACGAACTTCTCCTTGCCGAATGAGCCGATCCCTAATGGATACGTACCTACCATGATGAGTTCGGCGTGCCACCGATCAATGATCTCTGGATAACCTTCGGCATAAAACTCACCCTGTAAGCCTTTCTTTGAAAGGATGTCGATGACCATGTCGGTCACCGCACCTTTGATCATGAGCTTAGCGTAGTCACGCCCAAGACCCCCTTTGAGGTCAAGGAAGATATAGAACGTGGCCTCATTGAGCACGGTTTCATGTACCAGTGCTTTGAGGGTCTTTAGCATTTTCCTTTTCCGCGATCGCCACGCTAACAGGTCCCAGAGCATCGTCAGGTACAGCATAATGATAAATTCCGTCTTGCAGGCTATCGAGAATCTTAGGCAGGTGCAGGTGCAGTAGGGTGGACAACGCCTTGTTGATTCGACAGATCAGCAACATGGTATTGTCTTTATGAATCACGGCCTGAAGCATCAGGTGTTCGCAGCGATAGGGCATCAGAAGGTTAATCGCAGCCTTAAAGCTTGGTTCCTCAAATGCATAGCCTTCGGTCCCAACCGCCAGGATGTGCCAGTAGTCGTACTTGTCATTGTCTTTGAAAACGATCTGCCAAGTCGAATCATACACACCCAATGTGCCCGAATAACGGCGCGTCTCGTCATCTGGGGTCATGTCAACGAAATCCTGTCTGATCACCTCAGTATTGTATAGCAGGTCATCGATCTCATGAGGTTCTGGACACGAGCCTTCACGAAATACCAGCATCTTTTTCATGGTGTAGTGTCCTTGATAATCTACACTATCGGCCTAGAGTTTATTTATTAACGAGGACGTTATGCATCATCTCTATCATGGATCGGGCTACCAGCAGACTGAACTGAAACCCGGTGTACATTATACCGGTGAAGTCGTGCGTTGGGATAAAACCGAATCGAACGAGTGGTTATATGCGACCACCTCCATGGAAGAAGCCATTGCTCAGGGCTTTGCCTCCACGGTGGAGAAGCATTTCAAATTGGCACGCTACCGGTCCCATGGCCGGGTACTCGAGCTGGTCTTCAGTGGACCTGTGCCTTCGCTCGATCAGCTTAAAGGCCTCTCGGTGTACCTGTACAAGATCGACTGGATTAAAGATCAGTGGATCAAGGTCGATAACCTGCACAACGGCATGACCAACGAGTACAAGACGCAGGCTATCCTTAAGGATGTCATCGACAGCTGCACGGCGGTTGACCTCAATCACTGGCTCAGCCGTAAAGAGATCAAGTTGTTGGCCAAGAACGCTGGGATGAACTGGTGATTTAGAACGAAGCCTGTCTATGGTGTGATTCTACCTTACTCTATTAAGGACGTCCCCATGGAAATAGCGATCGATTTGCACAGCATCATCGAGGAAGACTGGCTCGCCGATGAATACACCAAGTTGTTTGTGGGGATTGATCGCAATGGTGAATACGTCCATCCCAAGAGCGCTATTACGTTAGAGTGTTGGAAGTGCATACCCAAGCATCTCCGACCCTCTGGCCCTGCGTTCAAGGAAGCCCCAGAGGCGTTGGTCCTGGCGCTGTTGCGTAAGGGTGGTAAGTTCTATTCGCTTTATAACAACCTTGAAACCAAGTCGACCGACCAGGCAATCAAGTGGTTGAGTACGCTGCACCGGTTTCCGGAAGGCGATCTTAACGAAGTGACCGCTAACTTGAACCGCCCTGCCTGACAAAGAAAAAAAGAAAGAGGGGCGTTGGCCCCTCGATCTATTTTGTTTCTCCCTCAACGACCGTTGAGGAAGTCCTTGGCTTGCTTGGATGTCAGGTTCTGCATACCCTTACCACCGAAGCGGTTGGCAGCAGAACTGATACCGGCAAACTGATTGTCACCGATGTAGTAGACGAACGAGATGTTGCCTTTGGTAACATGCAGGATGCCGCTGAATGTGTCGTTCAACGTCGCACGATGATAGCCACGCGGCAGGTTCATCGGGCGATTGTCGAAGTCAGCCAGCTCAAGCAAGATACCCTCAGGCCGACGGATGTTGCGCAGGAAGTGATCCCAGAACATCGGTGCGGCGACATCCATAGGTTCGGTTTCGGCCACAACCTCGACTTCAGGCTGAATAACTTCTTCGCTCACTTCCACCGGGGCGACGGCTTCCACTACAGCTTCAGGCGCCTTGTACTGCGGCTTTCTGATTTCCACCACCCGCATCCGCGATACCGAGGTCAGACCGGTGTCATCAACGAGCTTGATGATATCCACAGGCTCCTGAGGCGCTTCAGGTGCAACGATCTCGGGCTTAGCCGCCTCAGCTACCGCTTTGGCCGCCGGTGCCATAGGAACGTCATACAGGCCCATCATGCGAGCACGGATTTCCTGCTTACGCAGTGCGATCTCTTCAGCAGACAGTTTCTTCTGCGGATCGGCACCCAGCTCCCGAGCCACTTTACGCGATTTCAGGCTCTTCCAGCCCAGACCACCTACAACGGCCGAAGTAACAGCCACAGTAGCACCTGCAACAATCATAGCGACATTAGTCATGTGTGTTCTCCTTAAGAACAAAGGTAATGAACGGAGATTTATTCTCCTTGTTCACCGCTATCATGTATCGTTGAAAATATTTCGAATCGACATACAGGGAGGGCCGAAGCCCTCCCTGTATGCTGTTACGACTTGGCCACACACATGCGATAGAACTCCTCATGCACATCGAGGATCTCCTGCAAGGTTGTTACTGTTTGAATCCGGTCAATGAACACCCCAGCCGAGGCCATGATGTGGATCAACAGTTCTCGTGCGGCTTCGAATTCATCACCCTTGAGCAGTTCCTTGGGCGCATCACGCCACATCTCCAGAAATACTCGCAAATGACTAGCCGTGATTCGAGCTGCCATCCAGCGCTCTCGGTTGTCAAGAAACCCCGGCGGCGTACGATTAGCCGGAGAGATAGAGACGTGCATCAGTGTCACCCCTGTAATTAAACGGACTCGGTAGGCTCGACCGTCATCGACATGTCAGGTGGCGGCACCAGGTAGAACGACCAGGTGACTGCTTCCAAGGCGGCACGGTCTTCCAGTTCATAGGCCATGAGCAGGCGCTTTTCAGCAGCATGACGCTCGGCCGTGAACAGCGCCATGGCGGGCGAGAACTGGCTGTCGTTGTGGATCACCCGGTTGGCCAGATCAAGCAAATCGCTTTCCAGGCCTTTGATCTGACGGCTCTGTGCCAGATCATAAAGAAACGGTGCTTCACTGCGAGGGAAATCTGCGATGACCCGCGCTGGGTCAGCAGCCATCCAGTTGATGACTACACGCGCCTCGGCGATCTGAACTGGCCAGGTGATGGTTTCTGCCAATGGATAACCTGACTTGATGAAATTTACAGCCGACTCGTATTCTTCACTCAACTGATGGATACGGGTCTGGAGCAGGATATTGAGAGGCAGAACCACAGGCTCTGCAATCGGCGCATCGACCAATACAGGATATCCATCATCACCTGGCTGTAGAACCTTGGTACCAGTCTCTAACTGCGCCATGATAGCATTGTAATCAGCATCGGGCACAGGCACAACATCTAGCCAGATAGAGCCATCATTGATGAAGGCGTTTCTACTAGGGGAATAATACATCATGTTACATTGCTCCAGTGATTAGGGGAGATAGGTCAGCCAGATATCACCATCGGCACCGTCGGCCGAAGTGGGCGAGGCAGTGGAGATGAATACATTGCGTTTACCCATGGATTTGAGCCCTAGGTCAATGTCTCCAGTCCCATCGAAATCCACCCCTTGAATCTTGCGAGCAGTACTCAGACGCTGGGCTGCAGTAGCGGTACCGGTCACATCCAATTTACCCCCTAGGCGAGTCAGCATAGCGGTGGTCATACGTTGGATAGACAGTACGGCGGCTGCAAATGAGGAGTTGCTCATAAGTCACCTATGAAATTGGTAATACGGTAAGTCTCATAGGATGACAGCACAAAAAAACAGCGAGGCAAAAAAATAAAGGAAGTCTTGGGAAGGGCAGATATATACGTCAGCTTGCGAGAGCGCTCAGGCTCTAACGGACCGCCGTCCGTCCTGCGTAAATTGATCCCCTTCCCGTAACCTTTGCTACCAGCGCCTACGAATTGGTAGGACTTGGACAGAACATGTCTGTCAATTGCCGAACTTAATCGGTTGAGATATGGTGGTAGCTGTGCTACTCGACCTAGGAATGCTTACGGGGCCCACAACCACCGTGCAATTCGACAGATCGAGCCGTCTTCAATACCTGCCCACTTACTACTTCACTTGGAGCTTCACCGCGATCAATTCCAACGTACAGTTCAATCTCATGGTAGTATGGTAATACTGCCTTAAACAGCGCGATGGCCGGGGTCTCGAGATAGAATGAGTTGTTTGGTGCACTAAAGTGTTGCTCGCTGGAAAACCACCCGGCTGCTACCTGGCCAGTGTGTCCAATCAAGTGTCCTAGTAAGAAGACCAATATCAAGACTGGTCCGCGTGTGACGATACCGTCCTCCTTGAAGGGGGTGTTTAGTGGGGCAATTGGACAGTGCCCAGATCCTGTCAGTTAAGGTTCAAAGTCACGTCAAGGTCGTCACCAGACCACGGCCCTTTACCGTGCGGCGCGACTTCGGCGCAGATAGCGTGAGGCGAAGCGTATCGAGGCACACGCTCAATCCGACACTGGAGTGTCAGGTGGTAGGGTGGTTTAAACCCTACCTTGACCTGACAACTTACCCAATGTGCCTGACTGAGTGCGGTCCCACGGATGGCCTCGCAAAGCCAGTCAAAGTACATGCATGTCCTTAGACGATGTCACAGTGCTACTACATAGATATAGTCGCGCTCGTAAAAACTAACTACCCCATAGCAATGCCGCCGCTACCTCCGCTTGGCACAACAGTGTCTTGATTGAAGTAGATTCGACGGATCTCCCCGGTTTCGATGTCGATCAAGATACGTGAACTGGACTGCACACCACTGTCGGGTTCGCCTTCATACTCCACCGTCATCTCGATGGTTCGGCCCATCGAGAAGCTTAGACGTTTTTCAGTGTCGACGCGGTTGACGGTTACGACCATTTCAGTCATGTACCCAGCTAAGAGTTTCAATAGCGGGTGGTGACGTTCGACATCTTTAATCTTCATGCTTCCTCCTTAAGAGAAGACAGGGCCATTGGGGACAAAGCCAAAGCCTTGACGACGGTTGGCCATATGGCTGCCAAACACGTTTGATCCGAGTGGAACATGACGCCCGTTATCATCTTTACGTGGAATATTTTTATTGGCCAGGACACCTTCGCTGGCATAACCGAATTTCACCATGATTTCAATGGAGAGGTTCGTGCCTTTGAGGCAGACCTTATTCGATCCCTCTTTGGAGAGTTTGGTCATGTCAAGATTGTGAATCACCGCCTTGTGCCGGATGATCCCACCGTCTGCATCAAGCTGTTCTTCATGCAGGACGACACGATCTGCGCTGTTGTCAACGAAGACATGGTACCCATAGTCATCCTCTTTCAGCGTTGCGTCGACGACCTTGACATCCTCGATGTACCATTGGGTCTTTGGGAATTCCGGTACGTTAAGAATTTCCAGACGATCTGCCAGTTCATCGGCACAAACCAATCCGGCGGATTCGCGCACAGCGCACATCAGTGAATCGAAGTTAAGGTGATGAACCTGGGTGTTGATGTATTCGTAGAAGCCAGCATGCAGGGATTCCGGAATGGACATGGTTTTCAGGATGTCCGCCAGGGTCTCCTTATCAACCCCGCCACTGTAGGGGATTGCATAACGGAAGCGCTGGGGACGATGGAACAAGTATTCAGAGAACTCTTCTCCTTCATTACCAGTGATGACGAACATGGTGCCTTGGAAGGAGGAATCACTGAACAGGGTCAGCATGCGCTGACGGTCATTAATGTCATGGTAGACCTTACCAAACTCGTCGATATAGATCATGCACGGACCTACCGCCTGAATCACAATGCGAATCTCAGCGGCGGTCATGGGAGTATCGATCATCACGACCGGCAGGTCTTGCTTGATCATCCAGTTACCCAGCTCTTCAGCCATGAGCGACTTACCGGTACCCTTCTGGCCATACAGCAGAACGCCTGTGCTGTTGCCATCTTTGCTATAGCCGGAGGTGATTTGATTGAAGTAACGCTTGTGACGCCCGAAGCGCAGTTGCGGCAGGTTGAACGTCGGCCGGTCTTTGATCAGAATGATCTTGTCACGGACCACCGCCTTATACACCATCGCGGGGACGTGATCGATGGTATTGGATTGATCGGTGACCGAGATGGTCAGGATGTTGTCGTAGTTGTTGATGGTGATGGATGATTGTTGCATGGTGAGTTCCTTGATGAACGGGTTATGGTATTTATTGGTTGATCGATGCGGCATAGCGGTGATGGGCGTGCTGCCCATCACCGTGTGTCACTTAGCCTTCTACAGCAGCTTCCTGACTCCGTGCATCGGTCTTGCACTGTTCGCGCAGGATGACTTCCATATCGTCCAGATGCTCGATCAGATACTGAGTCCAAGGCTCGCAACGTGCATGCAGCTCACGCAGTTCGTCCTTGGTCTTCCAGCCGATGGTGGTGTACTTCTCTTCCAGGACCTTGAAGTCCACGGTCGAATCCACACGGAACATGGCCAGCACGCCCAGGTGAGTGTTGCCCACGAAGCCCGGCTTGTCCATGTCGCGATCCGATACGAAGCCGTACGGCACCAGGTTGCTGTGCAGTTCGAGCGCTTCGACTTGCTTGATCGGAGTCTTGCCGGAGAACATGGCGAAGACTTCAGCCAGCGACGGGCCGTCGGCCAGGGTGTAGAGGTAGCCTTCCTGGGTTTCATCGTCACGATGAATGATGGCTGCTGGGGTGACGAGCAATGCACCTTCGGTGTGTTCTTCGGTGAACGCACCTTCGACGACGACATGATTGAGCTTGGTTTCGAAGGCGAAACCCACACGCATGTCTTCGATCATCTCCTCGACCGTGTACTCGCGCTCCACATCACCCTTGGTGAAGAACATCACTTCTTCTTGCAGCTCGCGCATACCGGAGTTCATGGTGGAGTAGAAGCTCGAGGGCACTTCAGGAACCTGCAGCATGCCGCGCTCGGTCTTGATGTAATGGCCCACCAGATCATTGCACTCGACGTGACCACCAAAGCCCATGGAGAAGCCATCTTTAAGACGGGCTTCAGAACCGGCAGCGCGCTGGTACACGGCGAAACGAACTTCGTCGTTTTCATCGATCATACCGGCGGTCGTGTACAGGATCAGTTGACGGACGTTTTCCAGCTTATCGATCAGCGAGCGACGCATGCCGACGAAACCTTCATCCATCTGCATCATGAGGTCATGGACCTCATTGGAACTGTACAGTCGGGCATCACCTTTCATGTTACCGACGAGGTTGTGCGGTACGTATTCCGGCAGGATACCGAAGGTCATTTCGTCACGCTTGGTGCGGATGTACGTCTTAGGTTGTTGCTGGCTCATTGGAGCACTCCTTGGTGGTGATGTTAAACAGTGGTGGACGGAAAGGGGAAGGGGTTATCGGCCATTACCAGCACGGTCGTAATAGCGTTCGAGTTTAGCATAGTGTTTTTGCTTGGCTGGGGTCAGCCTCTTGAGGATGCCTTTAGAGCTAGCTACTCCGCATTGCGGATTCCAGTAAACATCACGCAGCCAGGTGTGGGTCAGAAGGCTTTGTACCATGTAAGTGTCCCACAAGCGTCGCTTGGGGTTCCAGTGTGACTTCTCACGTTTCAGGCGCTCAAGCCCTTCAGTGCCTACGTATTGGAAATGTTTCTTACCGAGCTTACGGCTCATCGGCTACGCTCCTGTTTGTATTTTTCAACGCCGTCGTCGATCTCGATCTCCAGCCACTGGGCATATCCAGCTTTCACTCCCATGCGCGCCTTATGATGCTCAATGCGGTAGAGATTGTCATCGCCCTTGCTGACACGAGCACTGACATCAATGGCCTGCTTCTTGAAGTAATGACGCCAGTCTTCAGGTAGCTGGTGACGATTGATTTGAATGTCCAGGACCTCGGCCTTATTGGACAGGATGCTGGTCTCGTACGCCCATCCGAAACACAGTTCCTTGGTGCTGTTGGTGTCACGGATAGTGATCCACAGACGTTGTTCACCTGGCAGGGGTTGTGGCCGGCGCTTGGCAAAGTGCTTCTCTTCCGGTGCTGGCGGTTCCAAGCCTGCCATGATGGTCAGGTGATACGCCAGTGACGCACGAGCAGCTTTGGTCAGATGTCCTTCGTAGGTCTGGAACCATTCAGGCAGATGACGCTTGGTCCAACCGCGCATACTGAGCAACTCACGAATATGCGCCGCATCATGCGTACTGAAAGTATCGGTGTAGAGCAGCAGACTGCGGGTGGCATCGACCATGTCTTCGCTCATGTGCTCGGCATCTGGCACGATGACATGACCCTGCCCGAGCAGATGGAGATGACGCATGTGTTCAGGCAGATTATCGATCAGGCGAAGTGCAGCCACTGTTTCGCCATTGAGGATGTGTTGGCGCAGCTGCTGCATCCAGACAAAACCACTTTTGATAGACACCGCATCGGTGTCTGCCCAGGTTGTCCCTGTTTCGATGGACAGATCGGGCGCACCTTTCGAAACATCAATGGTGGTCACGGCGGTAGACCCAGCCAGTGCTTGTAGGCGCAGCTTGGTGACCAGTGCGTCGAACCGGGCAGTGTCTTCATCTGAAATGGCATTGTACCCACGACCCCAGCCACGCCAGCTCAAATTGTTACCGTCTCCGTCGTCGCTGTTCATCCATGCCTCGATGTTACGCTCTACGTCTTCACGCCACTCTTCAAAGTGGGCAACGACTTCAGCCGGCACTGGGATGTTCTGAGCAAAGACTTCTTCTTTGAGCCAGTCCTCTAAGGTGGCGGCTCCGTAGTAATCAGACATGTTACACTCCTTGACTGAACATACATGATGATACATTCGTTTTCTTTGACAGACGGCATAAACGGCGCCCCTAAGGACGCCGCCTATGATTACCGGTACTGGTCATACTTGGACGCATGATTAGCTGTACGATGAGTATTAAGCAGACCCAGAAGATCATGCTTTTCCTGACGTTCCAGCAGGTTGATGGCAAACCGCGCCATCTTCAGCGAGGTGATTTCACCTGGCCGTTCGAACAGATACCAGTTTTGAAGTTCAGGGGCTTTGAAGGCACCTGGGAGTACATTCATGATGTAGCCATGGACCAGAGTGGCCTCATGAGCACTGATCTCACCAATGGACTCAGCGTCAACCAGAACGAGTTCTTTGACGCGGTTAGGACGATTTTGACTGTAGCTCTTTTCAAGGAGCTTTTCCATTGCACGCTCATCTTTCGGCGTCAGAGCACGAATGCCCATTTGCCGAATCAGCACCATGGATTGACCGCGTGGAATTTCCCCTTTCACGAGAAACAGCTCACTTCCCGGTTGCCCCATGACCACTGGTATTACATACTTGCCCTTTGACATGGTGGTAATTCCCTGAGTGTCATATTGATCACTACTTACCCACCGGACGTTTAGTTGTTTGTATTGGTTTGCTCGGCAGAATAATGTAGCGTCTTATTTTAGTCGAGTCGCATTGCTCGCTTCATAAAATGATGCAAAACAACGCCCTACAAATCTCAGGGAAACAAAAAAAATAAAGAGAGGGGCCGAAGCCCCTCGTCTTATTTATCAATGGCCTCGAACGTCTCGAACCGCAAGACCTCATTGACCAACAGGTGCTCGCTGCGGGTGTACCGTCCCCAATAAGGTTCGGTCAGACCGGGTTGCTCGACCAATGCAGGACGGCCTTTGATGTCATGTGGCTCGAGAATCACCGTACGGTAAACCGTATCGGCAATCTTGATACCGGCATCAATCAACCCTGCACCACCGATGATAAACACCTCATCGGTTGTCGGCATGGCAAACGCCAATGCCTGCTCCAGCGAGTTGACGAACTGCACACGATCCAGCGGCCCCAGGCGCGCCAACCCTTTACTGCCAGTGACCACGTAGTGATACCGGCCCGGTAGCAGGTTAGGCAAGCTGTCAAAGGTATTGCTACCCATGATAATCGGTTTGCCTTTGGTCAGCTCTTTGAAGCGCTTAAGGTCCTCGGGATAATGCCATGGCAGTGGGTGCGGACCGAGTGCACCGATGGCGCCATCAACAGTCTGCGCGAAGATTACGGAGATTTTCATTCGACTGGCACTTCCTGAGGCTTGCCGGCATTGGGGTTGTTAGCCAGCCGTTGCAGGTTGCGCAGCATCAGCTGCTGTTGAGTCAGGCGATAGAAGTTCACCGAGAGTTCCAGGACGTCCAGAACGCCTTCATCTTCCAAGACCAAAATCAGCTCGATACCCTGACCTTTGCTGGAAGCGCTCCACTGACGCAGGAAGGCGGTCCGACGAGGGAACGGCTGCAGTGCTTCGAACAATGCCTTAGCCGTTTTCAGCGATTCGTCCAGATGGGTCTGTTCGTCGATCTTGGCGATCATCGGAATGGCGTGCAGTTCGAAGTCTGCCGGCAACTCAGTCCACGGAAACCGATCTGTTCTGACAGCGGCAATGTACTGCTCGATCGCCTCCGACTGAGGTCCCAGCTTCCCGAGGTCGAAACGCAACGTGGTTTTGGAAACCAGGTTGTCCTGCCCATACCGAACCCGGAAGAATTCATTACCGAAACCAGCACGACCATGTGCACTGATATCGACAGCCAGGCCTTCTGCTTGCTCGGCTTTGATTGCATTGAATGCGCTCAGGTACGGCGACACACGATTGAGTTGTTCGGTCATGTTAGTTCTTCTTGGGCAGGATGTTGTTGACGACCACGTGGTCGGAGTATTCACGCAGCCGGGTCAACAGATAGCTGTCAACCAGGAGGTCATCGTTGAGGATTAGCAGCATCATGGACTGCTTATCTTCATCGACCAGTTCTTGGATGACGTGCATCTCCATCGTGTCATAATGACCGATGAGGGTGTCTTGCTGCACACAACGAATGAAACAATCACGCGAAGCGATGGTCCCTTCCGGCATGTCGTAAAGCAATTGCGCGATGCCTGGCGTGACAGCCAATGCATAGCGGTAGTGGTCCGAGCGAGCAGTGGCCAGCAGGATCATGGAACGCACCGTATCGCGCAGCAGGGATTGGATACCCCAGCCCAAGGCCTGACTGAGGTCAGGCGCTTTGGCTACGGCTGCTTGGATCGATACAGGTTCAGGGAACTTGATCAATTCCGTGCTCATGGATAGACTACTCCTTGGTAATGCGTGTGATGGTGTTGGGATTGACGAGCATCAGCCCGTCTTCGAAGAAACCAAGCTCTTTGGCCTGCTTGACCTTATCTGGACCTGCGCCCGTGCCTGCAAAGATGATGTCGACTTTCTTGCTGACCGACTTGACCAGTTTACCGCCGCGAGAAATCACCGACTCTTCCATGGCTTTGCGGTTGAGACCGTCGAAGTCAGAACCCGTGACGACTACCGTTTTACCGGCCAGGTCCTGAACCTCTGCTTTCTTGATGATCTCATCGGTGTAGGTCAGGATGGTATCCAGCGCGAGCAGATCGTTGCTGCCTTGAGTAAACGCTTCGATCACAGAGGCTGCTACGGTAGGTCCAACGTCATCGACTTCTTGCAGCATCTCAGACGTGGCGTCACACAGTGCCTCGAAGTTCGGGAAACGCACTGCCAGCGCTCTGGCGGTCGAATCACCTACCTCCGGGATACCTACGGCGCGCAAGACTTTGTAGAACGGCAGTTTCTTACACCGCTGAATACTACCCATGATCTTATCGGTCATGGATTCGCCGATCCCAGCGTCATAGAAGTCTTGCTCGTCCAGGTAGAACAGCGAACTGAACGAACCCAGTGTCCCAGAAACGATCAGCGATTCTACAGCCGCAGGGCCCAGGTGCTTGACATCAATCCCATCACGGCTGACGAAATACACCATGCGGTTGATGATCTGTGCAGGACACAGTTGCGTATTGGTGCAATACAGCTCGACCCCACTGGCTTCTGATTTCTTCACCTCCCCGCCACAGGCCGGACATTCGGTCGGGGTATGAATCAGACCGTGTTCATCTGTGCGCAGGTTGGTGACCACACTCTCAATCTTAGGGATAACATCCCCTCGACGAGAAACGACTACCGTATCCAGCAGACGCAGGTCAAGGCGCTTGATCTCCTCGAAGTTGTGCAGGGTCACGCTACTGACCGTCACACCACAGAGTTTGACCGGCTTGATCTTTGCCACTGGCGTCAGGACACCGGTACGGCCGACCTGAATGTCCACGCGCTCAAGTACACTGGTGGCTGTCTGTGCTTCGAACTTGTACGCCACTGCCCAACGAGGAGACGTGGAACGAAAGCCGAGCTTCAAGCGGACCTTAGGATCGGTGATCTTAAGGACAAGGCCATCGATGTCAAAGCCGATGCTGTCACGACTGGCAGCCACTGCCGAGATTCGATCCATGATCTTATCCAGGCTGCCGGTCAAGCCACGCCAGACATGATTGGCGGTCTCGAACGGCCAGGCCAGATCATCCATCACCTGACGGAAGGTCTTGTCCAGCCAGTCATTGTCCTCGTGAACGATGGCTTCGTACGCAATGAACTTAAGTCCCAGACCTTGGATGGTTTCTCCATCTTTACGGCGCATGATCCCAGCCACCATGTTGCGGGGGTTGGCATAGGTCGGTTTGCCAGCTGCTGCGCGGCGTTCGTTGGCTTTATGGAAGTGACTGTGTGGAACGATCACTTCACCCCGGATTTCCAGATGGCCCTTGATGGGCTTGCCGATCAACTCCTGCGGCACGCCTTCAAAGAACACCGCATTGTCCGTGATGTCATCGCCTTCGATGCCATTGCCTCGGGTGACTGCATGGATCAGCTTGTTGTTGCGGTAGATGAGATTAAGGCTTGCCCCGTCGAACTTGTATTGCAGCTCGGCCAGCGCAGGTACCCCAAGACCCATGGTCCAGTCGGTCAACTCCTCTTCGTTATAGGCGTTTTCCAAGCTGAGCATAGGCGACAGATGACGAACCTTCTCGAAGCCGCCATCCGAAGCTGCACCCACCACATTGAGCGGCGAATGAGGATCGTCGGTCTCACCTTCCAGCTCACGCAGTTCTCGCTTGAGCGAGTCATAGACCTCATCGGAGGCATCTGACTCACCGCGGTTGTAATACAGATCATTCAGACGCAGAATCTCAGCACGTAGCGCCTCGATACGATTGTCCATTAGGTTACTCCTGGTAACTGGGACGCTCTTGGGAATGTCCGATTGGCAATGCCGGATTAGGCACTACCACGGCTTTGGAGATCCCAATGAGCTTACGCCCTTGTGTCGGGTCGTTAGGGTCGCGGTCGACGGTGTTGACCATCAACTGCATCATCATCAATGCACTGGTATCGACCAGGTCACCGGCATGGTAGTGAACTGTGGCATCTAATACCCACCTTTCTTCTACTTTTACCAGTGCCTTGGCATGCAGCTCACCCAGAACGAACGGTTTACGACGATCGAACAGATCAATGAGGTTGGGATACTGGCTGGTATCGCGCTTTGGCCACTGGCCGTAGACTGGAATTACCGCCGTGGTGATGGTCTGTTCGATTTCTTCTTTACTCAACCCTTCGCTATGGGCGACCGGGAGTAAAACCTGACTGCCGTGAGTCAGGTATGCTTCGAAATACTCTTTATCTTCCAGCGACATCATCTCGTTCATGACCGGCCCTTATTTCACCGCTACCAGCTTCGGACGTTTCTTGAGTTTATCGGCAGCTGCCTCGACTTCCTGACGCTCCTGTTCAGCCGCAAACAGCTGATCGTGCGTCATGGGGCGCAATGCCATGCCACCGCCTGTGATACCGGTGATCGGAATCGTAGCGAAGTCGTAGAGAAACTCCTGGCCGGGTTCGCCCATGCCGATCACATCCCCGTAGCAGATGTCCAGACGGTGCTTCTCGCCTTTGAACGCGGCCATGAAGCTGAACCCGTGCTCATGGTGCTCCAGGTCACGCGCGGCATCATAGCCGATGTTGAGGATAACAAATGCCATCCCATCGATGGTGGTGATGACATTCTTGAGGACAGGGTGCTTCTCGATGAAATGGTCGGTGACGCGCACGAAGATGTGTACCTTGTCGGAACGACTCGCTACATAGGTGCGGCAGGCATCGAAATACAGGCGGACCAGATTATTAAGATCGGTCATGATGATGAATTCCCCGTTAAGGATTAAGGCAAAGGTAATCGGTGCTGGCAGTGGCTTTAAGCTCCTTGAGAAGCCCGCTACGCGCTTTCTTGGCCTTCATGGGGTACTCGTATACCCGAATGGCCGAATCGCGTGCATAGAGCTCGTTGAGCAGTTTGTGCGGGTGTTTCCCTAAAGCCAGTTGTGAAAGTTGTTTGTCAACCTCTTTGCTGACATGGACGCTCTCCCCTAGATAGAAACGTCCAGTGGCATCATGCTCTAACACAAAACAGCCGTCTTGCACTTCTTCTGTGCGCTTACTACGTCCACTGGGTGAGTGGAGCCATTTGATGACGGTTGGTGTGTCCATGGTGATATTCAGCTCTTGTCAGGTGGGGCGATCTCAGCGAGGATATGCCCCAGGCGTAGAAGCCGGGAGCCCTTGCTGATATCAGCCGGATCAATGAATGAGTGGATCGGTACCAACTCCATACACAGGATGCGACTTTCATCGAACTGATGGGTGGGTTGGTAACACACCATACCGATGACAGACCAGGGTATGGGTAGATTGGGGAAGTGACTGATGACTTCCGGCTTGAATGTACCGATCAACGTGGGCTGGCGATAACGATTGATGCTGGCAACCTTTTCATTGCTGCCGTCGTCATAGTCTGGCCAGACCATAAAAATATCGATGCTGTCATGGACAGCAAAATGAACGTCACCGGGGGTGGTTTGCCGACTGACGCCCAAGGGAAAGTCTACACGGGTGCGATGCTGGAATGTCGTCTCCTTGTCGCGATATACCGCTAGGGTTTTCATGATGGTTCCTTCTGGGTGTGCTGCCGAGAATCCCCGGCAGCATAAGGTGACTTTACTGGCAGAACTGCTCGTAGTCGATGACCGCTGCCTTCTTATCCATGGTGACGACATAGGTGTGAGCCGGCTTAAGCAATTGGATGCCTTTCTCGCCCATACCCACAGGGATAGCCCACCACTTCTCGTTGTCGAGCCCAACAATCGTCAGCGCGTTGCCATTGATGTCGATCTGCGTAGTCTCGATAACGTTGTCGCTTTGACGGAAGTCATGGCCGAACATGGACTTCTGCATGTAGGAGTATTCCCGGCGACCGGTAATCCTGAACTTCTGACTCTCGTCGACGAATTCACAGTTCTTGTACGTGATAATGCGCAGCCCTGGCTTGTGGTACTCCAGGTACACGTAATAGACAGCCGCTGCGATAACGGCAAGTAGTAGCAGGGTCAGTGTGACGTAGGTCCGTACGATGACACGCCTGACCTTAATGCCACGGGCTTGAACCTTCTCGCGGGCTTTAGTGCCAGCGTCGGCACGAATCTGATCTAACATCGTGTCAACCGTGTTGTCAACGTCGCTGACACGGATGTCGGATTTAGTAACGGTAACGTCATTGCCCATCAGATCATGGTGAGACATATTGCAGTTCCCCTTTTGGTTATAGTTGGCATTAGTTTAATCACGCTTATAATGTATTGCTCCAGAATTTTTAATTACGGAACAAGAAAAAAAAAGAAGGCGGCGGCATAGAGCCGGGGTAATCCCCGGCTCTATGTTCAATCATCGCCGATAACCAAGGTCAGCATATGGATCATCGCGTTCTTCATCGGACGGTACAACCAAGACAGGCTTGGGCATGGTCACTTGAGCCGGAGCTTTAGTGACTTCTGCAATTGCCTTGTCAAGATCACGTTCCGCCATGAGCTTACCCATCCAGTCGACATTAAAGCCAACGAAGTTACGCTTACCAGCGACACTGGTAATTCCGCGTCTAACACTTAGCATTTGAACCAGACGGTCCATCTTTGCTTGTGTGGCAAGTACAGCAAAGAAGACGGGGTCAGGGTCGTTCAACGCCTCACCACTCATCTGACTCAACGGATACGCGTGAGATACGCCGAGTTTGACCAGTATTGCGTCTACCTCAGTTTCAGAATCCGCCAACACAACACTCACCCCAGTATTATTGCGCATGGTAACTGATCCTCGTTGTTTGTAGTTAGATGCCGACTACCTTGATCATCACGGTGACGACACTACGTTTTTGAAACCCTTCCGACGTGAAATGACCACCCGACCCACCAGTTACAATCGGCTGGGAAAGTTTCGAACGGCGGTAAGCAATGGTGCAATATCAACGTTCATAGATTTACCTAAGGTAAATGAGTAGGCGGCCGGCATAAATGCTCTGCATGGTTTGTGCCATGCAGAGCACCGTACAGGCGCCGTGGTCGCAGGTGTCGACTTCCCGTCGAGGCCATTTTGCAGACCGGGTATCGCTGAGCTGGATCACCCCCTCACTAGACAGAATCACTGCCTGTACATACAATAGGTATTTCTCCCCTACACAATGTAGGGTTGAAAGATTGTTCATTCAAACTGGGAAGACCACACGATTAGACGTCGAGAGTTTACACTGAAGCATCCCACGTTTGATTCCAGCACCGACACCACATTTCGTGGTCTCGACTTCAAACGAGGTGTAATAAGCCGACGGCAATAAGAACGAGATAACAATGTTACCATTGGCATCAGCATACTGATCGGTTGTTATCGTGCCCATTGCTTCCCGATTGAGGAATGATTCGGCCGGGCTGTAGCTATATCCAACGTACGTACAGTCAATCACTTTAGCAGAGCCGTAAGAATACCCTCGGATGCGAACATGGTGCATCCAGGTATTGCGCTGGATGTTCCCTGGCAATTTAATGTGGACATAGACATTGTTTTGTGTACTGATGCCGGAGACATCCACAGGGTCGCCACTGACCTGTTTCGTGGTTGCATCGATGTTGTAGATCATCAGGCGGTAGACATTGCGAAACACAGTCCCGACTGCCGTTTCAGGCCCAATGATAAACTTCTGGTTCTCATAGTGCATCAGGGTGTTGCGCACAATGAAGAGGTAGTTGCTCAGTTTGTCTTTAAGGGTGGCCCAAATAGTGCTATTCATGACTGACTCAGAAGGTAAGGGTGGTGGACAGACTGGCTTTAGCGACGATGTTGCTAAGAGCAGCACGATGCGCATCGTTCTCGGCAAAGCCTGAGACCGTCAGACTAAGTACATAGGCACTGCTGAAGAACAGTCGACAGACTACATACCCGTTGGCGTCGACATACACAGCAGGGCTATGCGCTGTGGTTCCTTGGACGTGACTGTTAACGACACCGGCCAATCGCCCTACAAAAAACTGCCCACGTACAATCTTACCGCCGCCGTATTGATAACCGTCAATGTCCAAACGACAACAGAAGTCCTCAGTAGGGGCAAAGGGCAACTTGAAATGGATGTAAATGTTCTCAGTCTGACCCAGATCATCGGGTGGGAGACCTGTGGTACTCGGCGGACCATGGATACCGCCTAGCGACCAGACTGATACTACCATGACTCGAGCTCGCCACCAGCTACCGGTTTCGGCATGAGTAACCAGGCTGGTATACCCTGCTTCAAGCAAGCTTGTAATCTTCGCGGCGTACCGGTTATACGCGTCAACAACAGCGCCCATGAGACAATCTCCATTATGAAAAGGTAAGGATACATACCATTTCACACGACATACGGAGAGGGCTTAAGCCCTCTCCGTATGTTTATCACTTACCGACCGCACCAGGAGACCTTAGTCCCACCGGTGTAATGGTCAGCCAGCCCGCTTTCAATTAGCCGGGTGGCCACATCGGTACCATCTACCGATACGCGCGCCAACAACCTGAAGTACTTGTCCCGACCTAGGTCAGACAGGACAATGACGCGTCCTTTACTGACCAGATCATCCACTAATTGCCGGGCCTGCTGAGCTTTTAACTTCTCAGCAGTTTTCAAGGCAGCTGTGGAACAGGTGCTGATTAGCTCTGGGGTGTTGACATCTCTGATCCGTACCCCGAGTGCTGCACCAAAGACGGGCAACTGACCCGGTAGATTGACGGTGATGGTGTCACCATCATAAACCCTGACCACATTCATGGACGTGAGTTCGATGGTCTCGGCATTTGTATTTGGGATATAAATGCAAAGACCCAAGATGATCAGTAAGATACGGATCATGGCGCATGTCCTCAGAAAATGAGTTCCAGTACAGGACGCCAGTGGCCGGGGTTGGTGGCGGGCGCAGAAGTAATGCCGTTGACCCCATTCCCGCCACGGGAAACTCGAGAAGAAGCAACGGAACCTAGATCCTGCATGAGAAATGCCGCGCTGCCATTGGCCGAATCAGTTCCGGAATGGGCATAGTCGTCCCACTTAGGTCCTTCAGTGGCAACCTGACCTTGTACGATACGATAGATCAGACGATCCCATTCGCTTTTATCGGTCGGACGGCCGCTACTCGACATGGTTTCAGTCGGATTGTTAGTGCCGGTGAACAACCTGACCGCAAAACGATGACCGTTCTTCTCAACCTGAGCAGGTGGGTTCGGTCCGTTAAACCCAAACACCAGATTCTTCTGGTTCAGGTTATCCCAGGTCACGCTAGTGCTCATGGAGCTATTAGGGGTGAACAGGATTTTCCCATCCAGTGCGAATTTGAACCACTTGGTTGCGGTGTTTGGCCTGGTGCCACCTGGACTCAGGAGCGCATGCAGTTCCGTATCGGTAAACATCTCCGACATGGTCAAGGTGCCGAAATAACCATCGCGGAAGTCTCCCCGCAGTGGTTGATTACGACCGGGTCCAGTGTACGGGAACGACCCTAGCACATGTTCAGACGACTGTAGTTTGTCGTTGCCCTTGAACGTTTCAAGGATGTAGTAGTACAGTTTGTTCTGTACCACGTCATTGTCGATGTAGCTCATGACACCGGGCGCTAGGGTGACCAAAGGCGCTGGCAGCGCCGCCGGGCTCATGGGCTGTTCGCTGCGATAAATACGCGTGCCGTCTGAAAAGAGGTTACGGTCTTTCCAGGTCAATTGGAGAGGCATGTCTTAATTCCCCTTAGATGGACAGGTTAACTTGATAGTCTGGAATTAGTTCCAGTACAGGACGCCAGTGGGCACCCGTCGTTATCTGAAGGATGCTAGCGTTTGACAACGCGCCTTTAGTTGACAATGTGCTTGTTCCACGCATGATGCAGTTTGTTGGGGTGTCAACTACAAGCTCCTGCTTCAGACACGAGCTAAAGCTGTTAAAGTCACTTCGTGTCTTGCTGCCAAAGTTCGAACCACGTTGCGTCGAAGGAACCCATTCACACACCCGATAAATCAGATCATCCCATTCAGAACCGATTGTCTGCGTAGGTAGTTCAATAGTGCCGCCTGGGTAGACGATGCCGCGGTCGGGCCTCGGTGCAGCCGTTGTCATCAGACGGACAATAAAAGTCTCAAGGCCGATCTTGACGGTGCGGCGCTGATTAACCTTAGCACCAGTATAGAGACTCGATCCATCATCGTTAGTCCCGTAGACCAGTCCTGCGTCGTAAAGTGCTTTCCAACTGATGCCGGAAGCCAGGGGCTGTACTGGAATGAACAACGTTTTGCCCTTGTAAGCAAACTTCATCCATACTGGCGCGTCGGTAATGACACTACCGGCATTGAAATTCAACGCTGCGCGCAATTCAGTGAGCGTGATGAAATTGGCAGATAACAAGTCGCCGTAATAACCGACTTCATGATCACCACCCAGCAGGGTCTGGGGGCCAGGACCCGTACGTGGCAAAGCCCAGGCCTCGATGTTGTGCGAGACAGCTCGATCACGCGCCGACAGGCTTTCCAGGACGTAGTAGTACCGTTGGCCAGCGATGGCTGTAGTATCGGTCCAGGTGGTCTCGCCCTGAGTTAGCGTAGCCAGTGGGTTACTCAGGTTAGCCCGATCCAGAGGCTGGGTGCCACGGTATACCTTGGTGGTCGTGGCAATGACGTTGGGGTTCTCCCAAACAAGTTTAATCTGCATCAGAAACTACCTCAAACAGTGATGCCTTGGATATCGGCGATTGAAACCAGGGGTTCGTTAGCACCGCCAATGACGAAACGCGGCGCTAAAGCAGATTCGAATGGCTGACCTTGAATGTCACCAACAATCAACGGAGAATCCGCTTGCGGGGTGATGGCGCGCATCGCTACAAGCGTTTCGATACCAGTCCCTTCCAGACCTGCCGGAGTCAGCAGAGTAGGCGTGCCGCCTAATGACTGCACCTTCTCAATGGCGAACGTATAGAGATCGTTCGGAATCAGTTCCAGTACAGGACGCCAGCCGTGGCTGGTGTTCACTCCTGTTTTCGGTACAGTTAGGAACGCATCCTTTAGCGAGGCGTTGGTACTGGCGATACGCCGCAGCACATGGCCCTCAGGCGAGAGTACCGGTTCCTGACAGATGTTGTATTGTCCATTACCACCAAACCCCAACTGAGTTGGTGTCTGCCGGGTCCAGAACGTACCCGATGGATCAGATTCCCACAACTTAAACAACAGGTCGTTGACTTCACCACCGTTTTGAGTGGCTGGAATGGCGTCACCGCCCTTGATCAGTCGGACGATGTAGGCATTGCCCTTGATGACCAGGATCTTGTTTTGGTTGACAGGACCTTGGCTTCCGTGGTAGGGACCCGGACCGTCAGTACCATAGACGATACCTGCGTTGTATAGGTGGTCCCAGGAAAGGCTGTAGCGGAGGGTGGACTTAGGCATGAACAAGGTTTTGCCCTTGTGCATGAATTTCAGCCAGTTGATCATGGTGTTATGGGCAGTGCCCTGCGTCAGTCCCACCGCAGTAGCCAGTGCCGCCCCATCGATCAGGTCGGTAGCCGGTATCTCCCCAAAGTAACCGCTACCTACATCACCTGCAATGAGGTCCTTAGCGCCCGGACCTGTAAAACGAAAGGGATTGAACCCTTTACGGCGCCTGGCTGCTGCCATCAGTAACGCATGGAGCATAGTGCTTACCTCGCGAATAAAAAGACCTGTGTGGACTCCACACAGGTCTCGGTGATGGTTAAGCCACCTTTACCATGCCCTTGCCGAGCAGGTAGCCGTCCCAGGTCAGACCACCGTCAACGGTGCTGAACGCCAGGGTGTCACGACCGGCTGCCGACAGTTCTGGTTTGGTACCGTCGGACCAGAAGATGTTCGGCCACCAAGTGATGGCATGAGCACCACCATTGGTCAGACGCAGGGTGAAGGTGTAAGCACGGCCGCCGGCCGGTACACGCTCCAGGGAGAACGTGGTCGCTGCGGTGATGGTTTTGCCGAAGTGGTTGGCCACGTGGCAGTCGATGACGCTACCAGTGCCCAGCGGTTCGAAGCGCTCGGTAATGGCTACACCCATGTCGCCGCCGGAGAACATGCCCATCTCGATGTTTTCGGCATCGTAGGATTGACGCAGTTCTTCCATCAGACGATCGAGTTCAGCAACCGCGGCTTTGTCGCCGTTTTCGATGGCTGTTTTGACCTTGCCGCTGTAATTGGCCAGCGAGGCCAGCAGTGCCTGCATTTGAGCTTCTTGCATGTCGATCTCTCAGTTGAAAAGTAAAACGGGTTACCCCTTAAAGTGACTTTCTCCACCGATGCGGACACCGGTATAGAAAATCCCAGCGCGCCAGCGAGCGATACCTTCATCTCGCAAAGCACGGTAGAACACGGCATCTGCTTCTTCCCGCGTCAAGGCACGCACGGTGCCATCGGCGAGTGTCACAGGGTTGCCGCTGTACAACCAGTCGTGAATGGTGGCGGATTTGTCCCCGTAGTCTGCTAGTAACGCATAGAGCGGAAACAGGAACAGATTGCGCAACGAATCAAGACTGGCATAGTTGGTCTCGAAGCCTTTCTTGACCGTGATGGGTCCGAAGACTTCATCATGATACGTAAAGTCATCGAGCATCAGATACAGGCGACGCTTCAGTTCACGGGTATCGAAGTTGGAGAACTTCCCGATCCCTAAGGTGTCGGTGTACTGAGGAAGCGAAAGCTCAAACATGAGTCAAATCCTCGCATGAGGCGGAATATCCAGTCTCATAGGATTGGTGGCCCTGTCGAGTTATTCTACCAATTCCAATACCGGACGCCAGCCGTTATTCTCATGTGACGCACTTTTCACAAGAAGGTTATATATCGTGGAAATTCCGGTTTCACCTCGATGAACACCTACAGTGGAGGTTTGGCCAGCCTCAGCCGTGATGGACGCTCTACCGCTGCCGGATACCGCCCCCACACCTAATTGCTGTTCGCTGAAACGCGCCCAGACGCCTTTCCTCACATCAGACACCCGGTAGAGCAGGTTAGTCCATTCTGAACCAGTTATGAGTCGACAAATGAAATTCCGCCCTTGGACGTTGACCACTTTACCGGCCATTAATCCTCTTGCATTTAGGTGGTTCCACGATACGTTATAACGCCTGGGTGTCTGGGCGATCAGGAGTTTCTTATTTTGATGCGAAAACCCTAACCAATTGCCGGTGTTGTTCTTCACACTTCCGGCGGTGAGTCCAACCAAACTGGCCAATTCACTGCCAGTAATGACCTCACCGGAGGTATATGTCCCGTAGTAACCTGTTACTGCGTCACCGCTCAATAGATCTCGTCCAAGAAGTCCAACGGAAGGCCCTTTCATGCGCTGTCGGGCCGCCCCTAATAAAAGAATATTCATGTCCAAACTATCCATAAGCCGAGTAAGAAGGCCACACATAGGATTGGTCACACGGCATACAGGGCGGGATTACCCCGCCCTGTATGCTAGTTAGGCAAATGCCTGCAGGATAGTGTCGATGACTTTATCCTTATCCGCGATGGCCTGGTTGAGAGCAATGCGCACCCGATGCCGACCATTCATGGACACCGCTTGGACCCGCCCCATCTGATTTTTCTTCAACATCTGAAAGATCTCAGGGGTCTCGTAGTTCACCATGCCCATTGGCGATGAACCTACAAAACAATTACCTGTGGTCTCACTTTGACCATGTGCAATCATCAACCGGGTAAGGTTTTCATGACTGCAGTCCAGAGAAAAACGACCGTTCTTAAGCGATCCGGAACCATACAGGGAGTAGTGCCCATAACAGTGCTCAAACCCTTCCAGAATCTTGCTGGTGATCACGTTCGGGTTTCCCAAGGCCTCACATGCAGCCTGAGCCAGGAAGTCCTGTACGCGCATGCCAGCCGCTTTAGCACGCTTTAAGTAATTGTCACTGATAAAGACAGTGTGGGTCTCAGCCTCACCCTCGATGCCTTCAAAGGTGAATTCCCGTGGGTTGAACAAGTTGTTCGGTACAATCTTAGGCACAGTCGAAGGCGTCTCATAAACACCGAGTTCGCCGCCGGCCGCTACCCTGAAGATTTCCTGAGTCAGACGGCTGTAACTCCAGCCATCAAGGAACTCATGCGTAAAGGACATCCAGTAGCCGTCGTCACACTCGATCACCTTAAAGCAGCTAGGGTGATCAAGGTGATCCCGTGGATGACCGGTCAGCAGTACCAACCGCTCTGCCAGCTCTACCTTGCCATCCTTCCAGTCAGCACGCATGAACGGGATCTGCTGAGCGATCTCATTTGCGGCCTCCATCAGGACATGTGACGGACAATCGAACTGCGGGATAAACAATGCCCCGTAGGTCATCTGCTTACCATGGCCTGAGAAGGCCCGTTGCATCGGGTTCAGTCTCATTTCTTGATCATCCTCACAAACCAGGAGGTGGGGTCGACTTCCCACTTCTTGATGGCAAAGTTCCACCGGTTAGGGAACTTGTGGTGGTTGTTATGCAATCCCTCGCCACCGAATAGCCAGCCCAGTATCTTGGAGTTCTTCGAACCCTCACCGGTCTCATAGGACACGTAACCGAACTCGTGAATCCACTTGATGGTCACGTACTTACGGGCAAACTGCATCGCCACCACTGGCAGGGCCCACAGGTAAATCAGCGCTTCCAATGAGATCAACGACAGCAGGACAATGGCTGCGAACGAATACGCAAAGTAGTACCGGTAGGTACGCATCATGATCGGATCGGAAATGAACCGCCGTTTCATGCCTGGAGTCATCTTGACGTTGATGTTCTTAAATGATACCATGCCGCTTTGGGCGTAGTAGTGGTGCGGATCGTCAGGCTGGTCAGACTTTAAGTGATGCTCCAGATGGATGATCGCGTAGAAGCCTGGGTGACCAGATAGGCTGGTACAAGTCGCCCAGATCATAAACTCACGCCAAAATGGCGTGGTCTCAAATGAGCGATGAGTGAAGTAGCGATGGTTCCCGGCTGAGAGTCCTGCAATCCAGTATACCTGGAACATACAGAACGAGCCTAAGAGCCACCATCCGTTCGGCATAAAAAGCGCCCCGACAGAGATGACCATCGCAAGGATGGTCATCGCCGCAGCCTGTCGGTGATCAGACTGGAGCAGGCGCATTACGCAGCCCCAGCCTTCTTGCTACGAATCAGGCAGATGAACCAGTAACCCGGATCGAACTCCCACCACTTCTCGCCCAGCTTAGCGCGCTTGGGACGTTTGTGATGGTTGTTGTGCCAGCCTTCGCCGCCTGCAATCAGAGAAGCGAACCACCAGTTGTTACTGAGGTCGCCATTGTCGTAGGTCTGATAACCCAGTCCCTTGACGTGCCCGGTCCAGAGGACGAAGCGAAGGGTCAGCTGGGACAAACCTGCCGGCACCATCCACAGCCAGAAGATAGCCTCGAACGCGTTCAAACCCGCCAACAGACCCAGTGCAGTCATACCCACGACGTAGGACGCCACGTAGAGCCAGTAATACTTGATCGTCAGTTGATGCAACGGATCACGTGCCACCATGGTCAGCAGGAACCGCTTGCTCACCGTGGTCTTGTGGTCGAACGGTGATTCACCGGTCAGCTGCAACTTACGATAAGGGTCTTCTGGCGTATCCGCCTTGCGGTGATGGGTCATGTGAGTGTCAGCCCAGATGCAGGGCGGGCCGACCAGCGAGACCATAGCGCAGTACGACATCACCCATTGCCAGAACCGATTGGTTTCAAAGGCATTGTGCGAATAGTACCGGTGGACGCCGACGCTGATACCCACGACGTTCAGGACTTGCCACAGCACGAGCGCTGCGATGACCAGAACTGGATTGAACTGAAAGAACGCAACGATCGGCGCAACTGCCGCTGACGTCATGATGATCCGGTTCCCCCAGACCATGTTAGTGTTGGTTGGTTTGAACATGTTCATGTAGCTCCTCACCCCTGTAGAATTTGTACGCTGGCCATGGCCTCAGGTGACACTTCAGGATAGAGGGACTTGACCTCCTCCTTCGTCACTTCATACATATACACCAAGAAGGCATTTTCTTCACTGTTGTTAATGAAGGTGTAGGGGATGGGTTTGGTTAGCTTCAGATGTTTGAAGCTGTTGTGACGCGATGGGCCTATGTCAACACTACCTTCGACTATGAAGACATTGCGCTCATTGCCAGTGGTTTCAATCGTCACGGATTCCCCAGGAGCCAATGGGAAGTTTTGGGCGGCGTACAAACGCTTACCGGGTTCATTGGCCATGATACAGACAAACTTCGAGTTGTCTTCTTCACCCTGTATTCTATATTCACCACGCACTGTTAAGCGTGCGTTAAGTGTGGTGTCACCGCGATAACGGACGAATTCAGGTAAGGTGGCCGACTTAAATCTTACCGCCCCAGAAACAATGGCATTGGCCCTATGAACGTTGATTCCAATCTCTTGTCCATTGAACGCGAGTTGAGGAGGCAGGTCAACAGCAACAACCGCGTATTGATCCTTATTGAGCGACAATTCATAAATGGTGAATTCGCTAAGTGGTCTGACGACCCATGCAAACGGCTTGAATTCCATACTTAGATCTCCTCGCTTTCCGCGTTGCGGTCAAAGCGCGTATCAGGGACCGGGTCCATGATCGGTTGGGGAATTGGGTTACCGCAGTTTTCTAGCAACGAATAAGCCATGCCCAAAACAAAAGCTTGTTTCACGCTCAGACCACCTAAATCTAACGGTCTGAATTCCATAGTAACGGGCATGTTACCGTTCTCTACGACTGCGGAGCTTGACCCTATTGAAATGATTTTAATCATACCGATTACTCATGTCAGTTGAAGACGACAGTAGTGGTCTTATTGATAATGGCGTTATATATCTGATTGTATTGTTGAACAGTGATACTGATACCATAGATCTTGAACGCCGCCGTCGATGAGGTATAAAACGTAGAAGTGCCTGTCGGTGTGGAGGCTGATCCTTTGTAGGAAAGCGACATATCTACACTGAATATACCTGCTATAGTCAGACCACCTATGGTCACACTGCGTGGGGTCATATGTGACCCGGATGCAGATGACGTGTCTATCATCAACATGAGGTGACAGATAGGACTGGTACCACCAGTGTTTTCAATGTAACATTGTCTTATCGGTATTCCGAATACAGACGTAGGGGAAATTGAACCGAACGCACCTCTCGAAAATCCACACATCGTACCGCTTGCCACGGCAGATAGGTTAAACGACCCTAGACCGATGGCAGCAGACTTGCCCCGCAGAGCAGACATTGCGATAGCGCCTGAAGCCAGGCCTGCCAGAGAACGGACGTTGCTCTGACCAAGACTGATAGCGCCTGAAAGACCTAGTTCTGACCGGATATCGGCCATCGAGATAGGACCAGTTGAAGGTAGTGGCATGATGCTCTCCCGGAGTAGATACCGTGAATATAGAGGAGGGGCGACCCCTCCTCTATGTCGTCAGTCCTTAGACGGGTTCAACCGGTTCATCACCGCCAACTGGCGGGTCTTCCGGAGCAGATTCATCTACCGGCTCTTCATCTTCGGCAGGCAGTGCCTCTTGTTCTTCCTGCTCGAGCAGCTCTTGTAGACGACGAGCTTCCTCATCACGCTTGTCAGCGAAGTGCACGTACGCCGAGGTCAGCAGGGCTGCCAGCTGCGCAACACTTGCCGTCTGACCAGAAGACGTACCGTCCGGGTTGAGCACGGCGTACTCTTCGAACAGGTTGGTGTTGTCAATGGCCATCATCAATTCACCTGCTGGTCGACGGAAGATACTACCATCGACTTCGACGATCTGTTCTTCGGCGAAGAGCACGCGTGGAATCTGACCGTAGTCATTATAGATGATGATCGATGCTGCCCGTTTCCAGGTATCGCCGATTGCTTCTTGCTTGTTGTACTTGAAATCCATCGAAGGGATTGTCATTTTGTGTTACCTTAAAGCGAATGAGTTATTTGGCAACCAGTTCTTCAAACAGAGCCTGGAGTTCATCGATACGCTGAGTCAAGGTATCGACCTGGGCTTCCAGCGACACAATGCGCTCGCCTTGCGCGATCACAATCTCGTCAAGTTCTTTGACGCCTTCTGCCAGCAGTGCAGTGACGTTGCCGTAGCAGATACCCATCTTGCCAGAGCCCGGTTCACCGACCACCACTTCCGGGAGGATCTTGTACATCTCCTGGGCAATGAACCCAGCCTGAACCTGACCGGTGTCCTTACGGGTGAAAGTCACACCCCGCGTGCGACGGATACGGCTCAGTGCATCAGAGATGAGCTTGATGTCGGTTTTCAGGCTGAGGTCTGAGTAGGCTGTGATGTTACCGCCTGCATAGATATCGAGCACGACACCCAGACCACCCGATACGCGCAGGGCACCGGTAGTCGCGCTGGTAGCGTTACTGGTGTTGCTGAACGTAGTCACGCCAGTGACAGTGCCACCGGTGGTGTTGAACTTGGCATCCAACGACGTCTGCAGGTTGGTGATGGTCGAGATCGCCTGTGCACCGGTGTGGTTAGCACGGTTGAGCAGGGTGGCATCAGTGGAGTTCGCTGTCGCACCTGCCGCAATACCATCGAGTTTGGATTTGTCAGCCGCGACCATCAGACCTGCCAAGGCAGTAGTGGCTGCGGTCAGCGCAGCGTTACCACCTGTGGAACTCGAAACCGTACCGCCAGTGGAGGTAGCCGACCAGGACAGGTTCGTGGCAACGTTGACTTGCGCCCCTGCTTGAATTCCATCCAACTTGGACTTATCTGCCGAGGTCAGCAGGCCGGCTGCAGCGGTAGTAGCAGCCGGTAGCGTAGCGTTGTTACCGGTGGAGCTGGTTACAGTACCCGAGCTGGCTGCTGTGGTGTAGCCAAGATTAGTCCCGCCGATGTTGCTCAGTCCGTCGAGTTTGGTTTTATCGGCGGCGGTCATGAGACCCGCTGCCGCGGTAGTGGCTGCTGGCAGGGTCGCGTTGTTGCCAGTCGAGCTAGTCACCGTACCATTGCTGGCAGCACTGGTATAGCCCAGGTTGGTGGCCACGTTGACCTGTGCCCCAGCCTGGATACCGTCGAGTTTGGTCTTGTCGGCAGAACCCGCCCACCATGCAGCAATCGCCTGACGGACGCGCTGTGCAGTCCAGGCACGACGAGTGGTGGCTGTGCCGGCTTCAGCTTCAGCTTGTGTGACCGTTACAGCATTCCATTCACGAGCATCGCTAAGACGTGCATCGGTCGAGTCGACCTTAGCGTCTAGTTCAGTCTGCAAGCCGCTGACAGTGGCGATCGCTTGAGTGCCCGTGTGTGTGGCACGGTCACGCAACTGAGCATCGGTCGAGTTGGCGGTGGCGCCAGCAGCAATGCCATCGAGTTTGGTTTTCTCAGCACTGGCGATCCACCAGGCAACGATAGCTTGACGAACACGCTGAGCAGTAAAGGCACGCCGAGTCGTGGCCGTACCGGCTTCTGCTTCAGCCTGCGTGATGGTGCTGGCAGTCCACTCGCGGCTGTTGGTCAGACGGGCATCATCATCATTGACTTTGGTGCCCAGCTGAGTTGCAACAGTGGTGGCGAAGTTTGGATCATTACCCAGCGCCGCGGCCAGCTCGTTGAGGGTGTTCAATGCCTCTGGAGAGGAGTCAACCAGCGCCGCAATCGCAGCATTACAGAAGGCCTTGTATTCGCTCTCGATGGTTGCCAGTTGTTTACCGTCAAGGGTATCGGCATCCAGACCCGATCCTGCGCCGTCAACCGTGAGCAACTTAGCCAGTACATCAGCTGCCGTGTAGAGCGCAGCATTGAGTTTGCTGTTAAGGGCGGTATCCAGACCGGTGACCTTGCTGGTAGGTAGGGCCGGAATCCGATCGACATGGAAGGCACCGGTGGTGACTTTGGCAGCATCTAGCACCGGAATGTCCGCTGCAAGCAGCAGTTCACCTTTGGTGACGCGGCCTTTAGCGTCGACCGTCACTTTAGGGTAGACACCAGGGGCCACTGCCGTGTTGGCCAGTGTCAGGGCAATCGAGACATTGGCATCGCCCGATACCGATTGGGTGCCGGTGGCATCGCCGGTGACGATCAGGTTAAAGGGATTGGTCAGTTTATAGGCGCTGACCGCTGGGGCTGTCTTGTCGAGCTTACTGTCGATCTGATCCGAGATCGACGACAGCAGCCCTGAAAGCTTAAGCTTGAGTGCTTGAATTTGAGGCGACATGGAAATTCAACCTTAATAAAAGGGTAGCGCACGACTAACGTCATGTGCGGAACATTGCTTGCAACACTCGCAGGTTCCTGGGCAACGACGGCGTGAATTCGACAGCAGCCTGGTTGGGCACTGTCTTAAGATCAGCGAACAGCTGTCGCATCAATTTTACGGGTGTCGCGGTGGGTGCGTAGCTCTGCAAGGTCTTCAGTGACACCGGCAGTCGCTCAACATCCAGATCAGGCTGGAAACGCTTGACTCTGAGCAAGGCAGTCATGTTCAACGGGGCGGTCAAGATGATCTTGAACTCATCTCCATTTTTCACCTGGAAGGTTCCAGTGATACCGTTATCCCAAGTCAGACGTGAGCCGACCGATGGCGCGAAGGAAATCGTTCCAACCCGGACATCTTTGAAATACACAATGCCTGATACCGTTTCCTGCGGGGTGCCGTTGATTACTGCTGAGATGGCAACTACGTTACTCAATCCTGCGTTGATCTCCTCACCACTGACGACTCCATTCCCCGTACTGATAAACAACACTTGGAAATCCAGCACGTAGTAGTACACCCGAAGAATCTCAACGCTACCGTCTTTGAGGTTAGCAGCTACTTGAATGGTAGTGCGTCCCTTACCGATTTGGAACGACGGCACGTTGCCCGGCAGATAAGACGGGGTCTGAGCCACGAACACACGGCTCTCGGAGCCGCCTGCATGGATCGATTCAGCGTTGGTCATCCCGGCATAAAGCGGATGATCGCCATAGGTACTGCGCAGGAAGCCAACGTTGACTGGGACCCGATTATAGTCCCCTGAGAACCAGCAACCGAATCGTGTCACCACCCGGTTGGCCATGTTGAAAAACCCAGCCCGTGAGGCAATGGCTTCTTCGATGGTGTTGAGAACAGGGCCGTGGTCGGTCACAACAAACAGTCCGTTGCCTTGTTCACGATAGAGGACCATGGCATCAACCGCTTGCTCGGTGATCCGGTCAGAACCAGCAGCACTGGTACTGGACATCAGAATGACGCAGGCGTACTGATTCAGTTCGCTCAAAGTCGGATTGAGTCGAGTATTGGGGTAATCGGCTGCATCTTTGATCGTGAGTTCAAAACCTGCAATCTGGGCCAGTCGAGTAAAGCTCACCGCAAAACCACTGCTGTTGACAGCGTCTTTGACCATGTAACTGCCAGTGGTCTGATCACCCAAGAGCAGGACCTTACGATTGCCGATGGCTAGCTTTTCAGGATTGGCAATGAAGTTCAGGGTGTTGTAAAGGAACTTGAAGCTTGCAGGAAGCTGAGCAAACGGTGTCCCTGCGGCTGGCGCCATGCTGTTATAGAACTTTGGAAAACCACCGTCATAGACGACATTGCCCAGACCATCTTGAGTGACAGCAATAAACGGAACCGGCGGTGAACTGGTGTCGTACGCCACGTACTTGGAAATCGATGGCGCACCCGCATTGACGGTGTACTGTACACTCTCCACCTCGCCAGACAGTACGAGGTTGACGGTGGTGGGGTTATCGTAAAACCCCGGCTGCTTATCGAACGATACGTTGGACATCTTCCCAGCCCCTTAGACAATCTTCGGCGGCACTGTCACTCGAACGTAACATTCGATGGCCTTACCGGATTCATTGGAGACCATGACGTAACGATTACCCTTGATCCCGTAGACGACGTAGGCCTGGGCACTGACGAAGGCATTGAGCGTAGGTGAGCCAGCTACAGTGTCTTTAACACGTACCTCAATGTCCACAGCGGTCAGGTCGTACAGCGCAGCGTTGGTACCAAGCAGCGTCTGTAGATCGTATTGCTTGAGTTGGTCAATGGCCAGGTTGACGGTTTCTTTGACCGGGGTAACGGTCCGCAGTTGTTGCTTGGCAGCCGCGCTCAGGGCGACTTCCAAAACAACAGTCTCATCTCCGTGAACCATCTCGCTACCGGTGACGTCACCGGTCACACGTAGTTCGAACGGTGCACTCAATTTATTGGCACTGACGGCTGCTTCCGTCTTCCCGAGCTTGTCGTCGAGTTTTTCGGAGATTGCTGTGAGCAGCGTCATGAACTTAGCCTTAAAGGCTTCGATTCTATTTGACATTTTGTTTACCTAATCGTACGACAAGGGGATATTCGTATTTTTTTACATAGAATTGCCCCAAAATAAAAGGGAGGCGACATACATGCAGGAGGGTCCGAAGACCCTCCTGCATGTATGTCAAGGATAAATGCTGTCTCGCCAAATACGAATCTGGTTTTTACACCAGTACGGGGAACGACCTTTATAGGTAATCGGTTTGGGAAATGGAGGTTTATGAGAGGGGACTCGTCCATAACGGTAACGTGACAATGTAGTCGAAGCGATGCCCAGTGCTTTCATCACTTCAGCGGCTGACAACAGATTACTCCAATCTATCTCATCTGGAAGGCGATCAACATCAACCTGCATGATCTGTCTGATCGCATCCAGCTGTTTATCCCATGTACACCCCCATTGAGCTAGTAGATCTATAGCCGTCTGAGACGGTAGTTGACGAATCAATGCCTTGGCCCAGGTGTCGATCTCGCTGATCAAGGTTTTGACCAGCACAGGCGAACCTCCCTGGACCGGACATCCTTGAGAGTTCAGGCACAACACAGTGCCGACCGGAACAGCCAACGCCCTTAGCATGGGATCAGATACCACCAACATTCCAAGTCGGGTGGTTTTATCAGTTACCTCGACGCAGACTCGTTGTTTCTCCGGCGGTCCAAAGACACCATGGTTAGTCGAATGCGTAATCAGTAGACGATGCAGTTTACGCATGGTCTTACTGTAATCATTCAAGGTTTGTAAAATTTCGGCCCAGTCGTCCAACACCACCGCATTGGTCAGAACTTCTTCCAGTGCCTCACGACCGGCTTTAACTGACCGAATAACCACCCCGGTCAACAGTTCTATCACGACCCAGCCTTCGAACGGCAGGGATTCAAAGCGACAAATTCGCTTGTTCGTTACATCGTGAAAATAGATCACGGAATTCTCCTTATCGGTTAAGCGGCATAGAGGCTCCCGAAGGAGCCTCATGTCATCACTGCTTGGAAAAGATCACCTTACCATGCTGATCGCGGATACGGATGACGCTGTGCTGATCGACACCATGGTCAATAGCGAAATCCTTAAGCGCTCTGATTTCCCAGGCCTTGGACAAGGCTGCCCGGAGCCTGAACCACGTGCTTACTGAAACCGGGATGTAGTACCCATCGGCCACAATGGTGTAATCGGCACGAGTATCGGCTTTGGGAATCATCAATTTTACAGCCATGACAACCTCCTTGTTAACGGAATGCGCCTTCGAGCAGGTCGGCCAGTGCGGCGTAGCCTGGTTCGAAGCCATCAGCGGTGATGAACAAGCCATAGCCTGTCGGTAGGCGTGAGACCGGGTCGGGTCCGATATCATTGATCAGCAAGATACGGTGTCGATCGCTCTTTAGGCGATAGGCGTGGTTCTTCTTGAAGTGCGTGACATCCAAGGCCACCAGGTCTTTGGCTTTCTTGAGCTGGGTACGCAGTCTCACGGTCGCATTGAACAACAGTGCATCGCCCTCGGTTACATCGTCGTCATCGACATGGTTGTCGGTCATGCTGGTGCTCCTGTTAGCAGATACTGGGTAATGAACCAGAGGTAGAAATACACCGCCGGGTAATTCAGTCCGCAATCGATCATGTGCTGCGCGAGTGACTTGTCGTTCATGGTCACCGGTTTGGTGCTCATGGATATCAGTGAGGTGATATCGGCCTTATTGACGGGGTTCCAGCCACCGAATGCCCAAAGGTAGAACCGACCGGCATTGATAAAGGGAATCCGACCAATGCGATACCGCCAGGTCTGATCTACAGCCTTCAGTTCACCTGAGACCTGAGGGTAAAGGGTGCTGTGAACAACGTACGCGATCAACACGGTGCCAATCAACGCGATAGATGAGATGAGGAAATAGTGCCACATGGTTAACTGCCTAAGGGATGGTAAGGATTCATAGAATCCCTACCGGATGTGTTAAATTAATAACGATTGATGACTCACTCCTTTTCAGGTGTGCAGAATCGATCAAGCCAGGTTCGTCTGAACTCCCGACGTTTGCGGGTGATCAATCTCCGGATGGACAACTCACCACTGATCACCTGGTGGGTCTCATCGACCGAGAGCGTGATGTCACCGTAGACAATGACGTTATTGACTGACCAGAAGACCTCGCTGCCGTCCTCACCAAGTTCGGCCTGGAATTTATCCCGGTGGATACCGGTAACGTACTCCAATGCCCGAATCAGCTCCGTACCGTAGCCTTTACGACGTAAGGTGGGTTTCACATACGCCATGATCTTGTTGGTGCGCCTATGGTGCACTGCACAGCCCACCAGCCGACCATTGACTTCAAGGGCGACGACCTTGTACTGAGAGGGTTTGTGGCCGTCCCAGATTTCATCAAGGATGCCGTGCATAGTGCCCAGCCGACCGTTGTGCAACTCGGCATCAAGACACATTGAAGCCACAGCTACTTGGTCGTTGAACACATACTTAACGACGTCTTCTGTCATAACCCCCTCGCTTCATGTGTGGAATGCGTTCTGATCGCGGGCGGTTGACATTGCTGTCCAGCCCCTTGAGCTTGTTCTTAAACCGTTTGGACGTGATCAGCAGGTCGATAGCATGGCGTTCGTCTGGATGAATGGCGTCGACTACCGGATACATTTCGCACCCTCCTCTATTTTCGTTTTCAGCTTATCGATGATGTCGACATAACGGGCCGACAAGGACGCCGGCTGCGCCCTTGACGACCTCGTCAGCTTATTGTTGCGGCACGGTCAGATCAATCACAGGGCCGGTACCCCATTGATCGTAACGGCGCTTGAGGTGCACATAACGCTCGGTCATCTGCAACTGGGTACTCAGACGTTCGTAGGCAGGATCACTGGTCGGTGTACTGGCCAAGACACTACGATACCACTTGATGTCCTCCTCCATGTCATGTAATTCACAGCCATGAAGCGAATGGCTGTTGTATTCATCATACTGCTCTGGAGTCAGAGGACCGGTGTTCTCGACATCATGTTCCATGGTTATTCTCTTGGGTGTCTGATGGGGTGCGCACTGCAGCGAGGGCTTCTTGAAGATCACGCAGAGGCACTCGCCATTTGTGATTGCCATCGAGATGATAGGTAAATGGGTAGAAGAATTCGTCGAAGTCTTCGCGGGTCATCCACAGCGTCTCGCCTGTTTTGAGGGGTCGACTGAAACACTCCCCCTCATCGAGTTTGATGGAGGCGACATACCGTCCGTGGTGTAGATTATCATGGGCGGTGTTGATACGCACCTCCATACCGCTTTGCAAAACTGCTCTGATTGGCGGGGCGTCCTGTTGACGGGCTTTGGCAGCGATCATCATCTGATGCGCTGTCCAGTCTCCATATGGTCGGTCCTTATCAACCGGCTGCATCGCTTCGGCGATGTCGGTATCGGTGTGTTCTCCAATGGTGACTTTGATCAGTGTCTTAGAACCTCGTCCCAAGCAATGTCTGAGGCTTCCGGCAGCGGCACCGATTGCAAACTCATTGGTTGACGAGCCACGGTTGGTGTCGATCAAATATTGTAGCCAGCGGATCTTGGTGGCCAGGTCTTCGAAGTTTGGTTCATAGTCTTTGACGCATGAACGACAGAGGCCAAACGCATTCAGCGAGAAGGGATTCGAGACGTGCTTACACTCTATGCACGCGGCTGGCTCGAGAAAATTCATGGCTGGTACTCCGATATATAGGTTAGGTTCTCCCGAATGATGTATGATCAAGAAAAAATCCATTACACTTAAAGGCCCGAGGGAATCCCTCGGGCTCAGTATGTCGCGCTACATCGATCCAAACCCGAAGTTACCGTCTGCACTTATGCAGCTGGCACTGATCTCGGTTTTACCGCCCACCGCCGGACGGAATTCAATCCGCACCTCGTATTGCTCAGTATCCCCGACGCATTCGGTGATGACGACGTCCCCATCCCCTTGTTGTTCCCTGTACTCATTGAGCTTGCTGATGGTGAAGTCACCTTCAAGGGTTTCGACGCACTCTGCGCGCCAATCCACCTGCGGGTCTTCCTTGAGGGCCAGCAGGTCAGCACGGGTCATTGTCTGCGGGATCTTGATCATGATTTGCTTCCTCTATGTTCGGGTGGGTTATCACGATAATGCATGGCTGCCATGTCCATGCCTTTGTCGGTCAGGAGATTCGACTGACGTTTGGTGTAATCTTTCTTGGCTACACCGATCATGATGAGCTCGGTCATCCCTGCTTTACTGGGAAGGTCACCATCTTCCTGAGGACCGTAGAAATGCAGCTTATCCAAGACGTCAAGCGCACCGGCACTGACTTTGATGTCACCTATCTGATAATCAGTCATACCAGCCCCACAGGATCGCGTGTAACAAGGTGTGGGTTATATGGATCGTTGACCTTAACCGTGTGGGTCTTTACGATGGGTTTGGGTTCGGGTTTCGGTTCAGGGGGCGGAGGAGGTGTTTGACTCTGACCTAGGGCAGGTAGAGTCACGCAGACAGACACACTCAGGCCAAGTAGCTTGAGTAATTTACGTCGTTGCATGGTCATGACTCCTTAAACGGTGGCTGGGGTGTTATCGATAGCGTTGAGATGGAAATTCTCGCCGTCGAATTCGAAAACGAAATCCTTGTGCAGGAACTTACGCACCGGCACCTTGACACTGATAGCACCGAGTAGATTACACAGGTACATGCGTTGCGCCAGGCCCTGTATATTGACTGCGTAATCGTAACGACCGCAGTTCTCGGTGACGATATTGATAAGTGCTGTCTGCCGACTGACGATGATCTTGAAACTGCTATAGATTGGTGTCTGCAGCAGACAGATGATCTTCCGGTCAGCGAAGATATCGCACACTGCATTCAATGCCTCGTGCATCGTCAAAGTGTGCGAGCCATTGAATAGATTGACCAGACGGGTCAGCACTTCGACCGAGACCTTACCAAACTCGGTGAAGTCAATCATTGCCTCATTGGATTGCTCATCCGGTTTCATAGCCTGGAGGAAGGGTTCGAGCGTGTCAAAATATTCTTTTACTTCTGCCCGCATGGTCATGGCTCCTTTGACTGTTCGATAGTTAGGGGTAGCGGCTGTTTGACAGCCGCCTCCATCTCCAAGGTTGTCTGGGCAATCATGTAAAGCACCCACAAGGAGATCATGCACAGGACAGCGACCAGGAGCGCGTACCACTGAGGTTCCTGATCTGGGGGTTTATTGCTCATTACTCAACTACTTGGATGACTGACCAATTCAAAAGGTAGGGTCACTTCGTCCCCTAGACGACTGCCGACAAAGCCGCGACAGAACCACACGAGGATGTCACCGGGCTTACCGTCGATGGCATCACGCCAGTTAACACCATGCTGTTCGGTGAGCCAGGTTGTGATTTCACGCCAGTGTTTGTCGATGATGGGACCGGCTTGTTCCCAGCTGACATCCGGGCGGTAGAATCCTCGGTCCTTGTATACAAGGATGCGATGGCCCGATCCATACACCGGTGGAAATACTTCAAACGACTCGCCACGTGCTTGGGCCATGGCGTGTCGCAATAGTGGACCGGACAGATCACTGACCGCAACCTTTACACTCACTGGAATAGGGGCGTTCATGGACTGGTCTCATTCAGTCTTCTGGGTCATGGTGCGTTGTTCGACATACTCGGCCAGTGACTCCATGTACCGAGGGGCATGCAAGTCCCAGAGTACCTGTGCCGATGGCGTGTAGAGCTTAGCGCTTTTCATGAACGCGGTCTGTCCAGCGAGCATGTCTTGGTAGCTCACCTCAGCGCCACGAGCGATGGAGATTTCGGCTCGCAAACCCTCCATAACGTCTTCGGGAGTGCCAAGGTGCGAGGTGTACAGCAAGTCCGCATCACGCAGGACCTGCTCCATGAGGTTGCGAGGTTCCTGAGTAAAGGGGAACACTGTGCAACGGATCGCCTGTTCAGCGGCCTCGACTTCCTCGATGGTAGCACCCGCACCAATCAGATCAATGGAGAAATCTGACAGCGCTTGAACCGCCCTTTCGATATTCTCGGTATCGGGTGCGGTACCTGCACTGTGATTGAAATCGTGGAACAGTGCCGCCATCAACAAGACCACTTCAGGACGGACGGCGGTGATGGTTGACTCTTTCTTTTCCAGCTCCCATAGTTCTTCACAGATTGCATGGACACCGAGCATGTGAGCGTTGTTATGGTACGGCGCTTCTGCAGCGGCGTTATGATTGCGCAACGCATTAAACGCCTCCATCATGATGCGGTTGATGGTAACCAACGTATCTAACGTCATTGTAGAGTCCTTTCTTTTAAATGGCTGACGGATTACGTGCATGAAAAGAATCGTAAATAGCGTAATCGGCCGCTAACACGTGACGTGGATGATTCTGATTTAAATCCAATGGACCACCCACTGTACAACCGGCGGTCCAAAATAGATTGCCATCTGAATCTCGCCCATACTGGACATAGTTTTCAGACCAACCACCATGAATCGGTTTGAAGTATTGCCCTATACGGCATCTTCGCGCCGCTGTTTTAAAATCCATGTGACTCCTATCTTGCTTGTTGCCAGTGGGGTGTAGACCAAATGAAGAGGGTGGGTTTCCCCACCCTCCATGCCAGTGTCAGCGGTCGTTTGACCACCTGACCGAGTCTGGGCCGAGTTCAAGGATGTCAGCCCCCAGCCCAACGAACGCGGCGATCATGTCCCCGACCATTGCCTTGAACGCTGGGTAATCTGTCGCGGCGAGGCCGTTCTCCGTCATGAGTCGAATGAAGGTTTCATCAGACACGGCGGTCGTGCGGTAAACCTGATTACACAGACCAGTCGCTAGCGCATCGCGCTGCAGGGCGGACATGGCCGGGTATAATGTTTGTAGACGTAGATTGAACGCCTTCTGTGCGAACGGCCGTTCAGCCTGCGCGATCTTCTTCGCCAGTTGTACTGATTCAGTTGACATGGTGTTTCTCCTTCATCACACCGCCACAGGGGCTTTGATGTGTGGATGAGCCACGTAATCCACCAGTTCAAAGTCATCGATGGAAAACCCAAAGATGTCCGTGACCGCCTTGTTGAGTTTCATCTTGGGCAGTTCGTGGGGAGTACGCGACAGTTGTAGATCGGCCTGCTCTACGTGGTTACTGTACAGGTGCGTGTCGCCGCCGGTCCAGATGAATTCACCTAGCGCCATGTTGCAGACCTGCGCCACCATCATGGTCAGTAACGCATACGACGCGATATTGAACGGCACCCCGAGGAAAATGTCCGCACTCGATCTGCGGAGGTTCAATCAAGTTCGTTAGACCTGACCCGTCAAGGTTTCTCATGTCTTGACCGCTGTATGTCTCCATACAGACCAGACTATATCATGACCTCCTTCCTTAGAGGTCCCTCCCATTTCGAGGTCACTTGACCCCTACTCTACTCGGTTCGCCTGACTCATCAATGAGGCGCCTTTCGTTAGTCGTTGAACGTTCCCCTGTACGGGGCTTCGCTGCTGATTGTCTCAATGAGATGTCCCAGCAATTAGAGAGGTTATTCGACCAAGGTCACCCTTGGAAGGCGCAGTGGTGTTTACGCTGGTACAGCTGGCACGACAAACGACGCTTAGGAACACCCAGCTCATCGAGCTTAGCGTCGATCAGCTTACCCAGCTCTTCACCTCGGATATCATTATCCAGATCACACAGCCACGCCGAGTATTCCGTGTAGCAGCCATCCCAACCCGGCTGAATGATCCGCTCACGTTCTTGCCGGGTCAGCGGCACGGTGTAGAATTGGAACATCGAATGGCACGGTGGGAGGGCTTGTTCCTCGACGACCGCAGGGTTCCAGGCGCTGACGATCATTCGGCGGCTGTCGGGATTGGTCTTCAGCATCTTGATCAGGTTACTGATCTGGTCGACCGACTCACCGTCGGGCGATGGCCAGCTGCGCCATTGCGAACCATAGACTGGACCGAGTTCACCGGCGATGAGCGTTTTGGTAGAAACACCACGTTCTTCAGCCCACGCAAATGCCATGGCGTCATAATCAGGATGTGCCCAGTAAATAGTACCTGGGATGTCCGGACCATTCTTGACATGCATGGTTTTGCCTTGGATCTTTTCATAGCCTTCCTTATACTCGGAAAGCCAATACGGCTTGACCCACTCGATGAATTCTTCTTGCAGTCCTGCCGCTTTGATACGGGCATTAACCTCAAGAAGCGTAGCTGGTCGATATTCTTCAGTACCCGGCTTGACCCACTCATCCCAGATCGAGACACCGTGCTCTTTCAGGTAGCGGATGTTGGTCTCACCCTGAAGGAACCACAGCAGTTCGTGGATGATCGACTTCAGATGGCATTTCTTGGTCGTGACCAGCGGGAATTTACCGTCGCCAAGATCAAATCTCATCTGATAACCGAAGACACTGTAAGTGCCAGTGCCAGTACGGTCTTCCTTGTAAACGCCATGTTGACGTACGTGCCTTAGCAGGTCGAGATATTGTTTCATTTCCTTACTTCCTCAACGACGTGATATTTAAAGACCAGAGAACGCTAGTTTGCGAGTGGTAGGACTCGTCCGGATGAAACGTACACCGGCTTGGGTGAAACAATTTTCAACCAGTTCAGCAGGAGTCCAGTTAGAGGTTTCAAATGCTCATGGAAGTAACTCCCTTTAATAGGTGGCCAAAGGCCTTCATATTCCATCCAACCCATCAGCCATCTGATAGGTCAGATACGTTCAAAAACACATGGCGACTCGGCATAGTGGGGAGGGCCGAAGCCCTCCCCTTATGTCAGATGAAGCCAATCACCTGGAAGATGCGCTCGATCATCAGATAGAACGCCCAGGGAAAGAAGAGGATGGTAAACAGCGTCGACCAGAAACCTTTGGCCAACACCACCCCACCGATCCAGAACACCATGAACATCATGGCTAGATGCGCTTTGACGAGGAGCTTCATACCGCACTCTCCAGTCGACCATTGGCACCAGCGGCCGTCATGCCCACACTCTGGAACGTCTTGTCGAACGTCATGGTGGTGTAGAACGCCACGGCGTCCTGCATGTTGGTCACCGAATCGACGCAATGGATCGGCCGAGTGAAGCGCGGGAACTCGAACGACGTCAGGTCAAAGCGCTGCTGGACCGTCAGGTTGTTGTATTGGATCGGCACGGCGAGATTCGGCATGCACTTAAGGGCCAGAGCGATACCATCATCGTCAGCTTCACCCAGGTCCAGAGTGTCGAGGAAGTACATCTCACGACAGCTCAGGTGATTGACCGCCCGATGCCGTTTCAAGGCCGAGGCGATCTCAGCAGCCGGCAGCAGCGAGATGAACATGAGGTCACCGGCTTGACCGTACGCATGGTTACGTTCACGTGCCTGCTCAACCTCACCCATGGCGCGGAACAACGCATTCCATGCACCGGAAGGACGGATGCGGAACAGACGCGCATTACGCTTCTTGAAGGTGGCATTGATCGCGGCGCTGGGACGCTTGTTGTTATCACCCAGAATGAAGAACTCCTTCACCTGCCCCTGATTGTTGACCACTGCTTCGGCTTTCTCATAGGAGTCGACAAAGACGATGGCGTGGCTCAGGAGGGTGAGCGGGTTGGCTTGTTCTTGCATTTGTTTCCCCTTAGTGTTGGCGGTAGATTTAGACAGCGTCTGCTGTCTCGAAATGATCCGGGTCGATGCTACACGACAAGGCGAAGCGTCCCAATAATGAAACGGCTTCGTCGGCGGTAAATGCAGAAGGGGCGACCTCCCGTATCGACAACCGCTGTGTGATCTGCGCCAGGCGCTTCTCGACATCAGGTTTGAGCATCGGCACATACTTTAACTGTACGGACTTCAGGATACGCCAAATAGGCTTGACCTGCTCCAAAGCGGCGTACGACTTGACCTTCTCTAGTTCTTGAGTGAAGCCATCTAGCTGTTGGAAGGTTTCGTACCAAATCTCTTCAATCATGGGGTCCTCACGACCGGGACGCAATGAGCGGTTCGCTCACAGGTTGTGCATCGGTATCTGTTGGTTCAGACGCTGCGGGTTGCTGACGAAACTGCGACCCCGGTGGATAGACCACAGGTGGTACCGCAATGACGTTGATCTGACCACTCTCGGTCATGGTTTTAACACCCACAGTACCGGCATTGGCCACCACTGCCCGAACAGCATGGTACGGTACGGTCATGATGTGATCGGCCCCTTCGACTTGAATGGCGACGGTCATCTCCAGATCACCGAACTCCAAGTGTGTGGTAAAGCCAGGCGACACACAGACCACAAAATCACCGTACGTACCGCCTTGGAAAGTAGCCAGTACCGTATCGCCCAAGACCGCATTGTCGATCAATAGACACGCCCCAACGGTGCGGTCGTTAAAATAGTCAATGGCAGCCTTGATAAGGTACTTGGCCCAAAGGACATGACTGCTGTGATCCATAACCAAACCCTCATGTTGTCATGGTCAGTGTATATCATAGGATCACAGCAAGCTGTCTTTTATTCCCCATCCATGGCGATCTGACCGGTTTCATCATCGAAGGTCAGGTTGACCTTGGTGATATGGTCAGGTTGGTCACGTAGAAACACCTGAGCAGCCAACGCAAGGTAATCCACACTTCGAGTAGGCTCCCATTCAAAGAGAAAGGGTCGACGGTTGGCTGCCGTGCGATGGGTAGGGGTGTCGTTTATGTTCACCGAGAAGGCCCGATCAACAACCGGTGTGACTTCTGCCAGCATCTCGACATCGACCCAAGCCGAATCCAAGCCGAATAGCATCTTGACAAGCTGCCCGTAGGCAGGCTTGAGCAGATCACGACCGAAGACGAACTGTGACGCGTCGATATCATGGAAGATGAGCCAGTCGCCTTCCATGACCGGTTCTTCGTACAACCAGAGTATCACATCGTCCTTGAATGAAGGATCAAGTTTGAACTTGAGCACCTCAAAGCATGGAGTCACCTCATCCTTAAACGAAGCGATCCACTCAACTTGAGTGTCCTGCTTGTTAGCCCCAGCGTGGACACTCAGGCGGCCACGAAAATGTGGCGTCCGAGTGGTCTCCTCATGCAGGACATCTGGGAAGGGAATCCCGGCGGCAGTCAGTAACCGCACAGCTCGCTGACAGGAAACACTCTGGAACAGTGTCAGGCGCTCGCCCTCAAGCTGTTCCAGCTCCATGTGCAGGTTGATGCCCAGTTCACTCAGCAGACGCTCGATCCCCATCAGGGTCTTAAACGCCATCGACAGGCTCCTTCTTGTATTCGATGATGGCTTTGGAAAGGCTATTGAATTCCTTAGCCTCCTCACTCGCCGTGGCTTGCGTCACACGCCCGTACGTGGTGCCGAGCTGCTTGACCAACTCGTCGACGACAAAGTTGTTCTCGCCCTTGACCTCAACCGCCCAGACAAATTCACCCTGAAGCACAGCGGGGAATTGGAAATGCTTGGTATCGAGCTCAATGCCGATGTGCGGCTGGTTGAAGATACTGATGACTTTGCCGATGATGGTCTTGGCCAACGACATCATCTGTTCGCCTTCATTAGCGATGAAGTCATCAGGCGTGATCACATAGCTCACATAGACCGTAGGAGCGCCCTGGTTGGCTTCAAAGACGAAGTAGTGACGTACCCCTTCGATAACCGTATACGGCACCACATGGACCGCCAGAGGACGATACAGAGGGGGTTGTTCATCACTGACGGTAAAGCAATCAAGCTCTTGACCATTGTCCTTGAGTTCGTCCATGAGTAGGTTGTCCAGTGCATAGCGACCAGACGTGTTTTCAGTAAACGCTACGCTGTCCAGAAGATCAGCCATCTTCTTAACGTTTAGTACATAGAGCTTTTTCATACCTTGCCCTTCCTCGATTGAATGCTTCTTAGGCGATTAATTTGCTCGACATGCCCCTTGATAGCACGCACATCTGCATGCTCCTCCAGCGGTATATCGTCGTTTTTAACGAAGTAATTGGTGCCAGGATAACGCTTCATCCCGGCGGTGTCCTTACTACATTGCATCTCGATGATTCGCGGGACACCTGAGAAACCGAAATGGGGGAAGAGCACGACTTTACCGAGAAAGTAGCCTTTATCGTATTCTTTCATCCACATTTCAGCAGCGTTGTGTTGAATCAGAAGCTCGTCTTCTTCATTCCAGAGATCGTCAGCTTTCAACCAGTTCTCACGGGTATCGAGTTTCACCGGATAGATGGTTCGACACTTGTGACCGGTCATGATCATTCCGTGACAGCCATCGTCAATGAACTGTTTGATGATCACCGCACACTGCTCAACGTGATCGATGCAGTAATGCAGGTACTTGAGCGGATTGCCTGCTACAATGAGGTCCATGAGCAGTTGGCGCTGTATGGGCAGGGTCGTCTCTTTAAGAAGGCGCGTGGCCATGGCGCGGACCTTCTTGGGGTTCTTGAGGTTGGCATCCTTGAAGACTTTGAGGATGGTCGACTCTTGGGCGAAGGAATCGGTGTAGCTGCTGCGATCTGTCATGATGAGTGGCCTGTTGTCTATGCGTGAAACAAGGGAGGGGTATGACCCCTCCGGTTATGCTGGAAGATTAATCTGTGGTTTATTTACCGCGCAAATCAGTAAACTGAGTTGCTGGCCCGGTGTTCAGATCGACCATGTCCGATACGGGAGCCGACACAATGTCGTGCACTTCACTCGGATCGAGTTCCATGGCAGCCGTCCGAAGTAGGGCGCGAGCGACGCTCTTACGGAACGCGTCGTTCTTGATCGCATGTTCATCGACCAGCGGACTGATGAACTTGTTGACGTAGTAGTCGCCTACTTGTTCGGGGGTGTGTTTGGCCAGGCCATTGACGATGGTTTCCATTTCGTCACAGCCCATGACCACCGGGATGCTGAAGTCACGGGTGGTGATCCGACTACCGCCCGAATGCGCACCAGCAACGTTCTTGTTACTGAATACTGACCACTGAGTGGTGATGTTGTCCACGGTAAAGTAAGGACCTGCCATTACCGTCAATAGATCATAGAGTTCATCGGGGTTGATATCGGTTTCGATAACTGGATTATGGTAGCTGTCTTCGAAAACGCGGGTGTGTGGGACATAAGCCAGTTCCGTGGCTTTATCGCGCAGAGCGGCCAAGAGAACATCGAAACCCTGGTCTTCACTGTCGTATAGCCCATAGGCTTCGCCGCATGTCTCGATGGCATCCCTGACCGAAAGACTGTAGCCTTCATCTTGCACGAGGTCGAAGATGTCCGGATGATCCGTGCCTTGCAGATCGAGGACGACGACCAGCTCCTGTAGAGAAGGGTAATCATTGATGTTGGTGAAAACGATGCGGTGATATGCAACAGAACTCGTGTGCATGGTGTAACTCCTTCAAAATGCATAAAGCGGTGGGACACCCCACCGCCTATGTGGTTAAACCGCTTTCTTAAAGTGATACTTCAGGATGTTCAGCAGTTCCTTTTCGATGTCGGCAAAGACCTCTTCGATCGGACGTTCGACATTCACCACCAGATACCGTCCCGGATCTTCATGGACCTGTTCCAAGTGAATCTGCCGGCTACGTTGTTGGAACTCGAGTCCTTCCTTTTCCAGGCGATCGAGTTTACCACGGGCGATCATGCGCTCCTGTAAATTGACAGGATCGCCGTCGAGCAGGATGATCAGGTCAGGCTTGAAGCTACCGATGGTCAGGGCGTGAAGCTGCTTGAGCGTCGGCACATCGATCTTTCGACCACCGCCTTGGTGTGCGTACGTCGAATCATAGTACCGCTCGCAGAAGACCATTTTACCGGCCTGCAAGGAGGGTTTGATCAGGACTTCGGTGTGTTGAACACGACTGGCCAGATAAAGCAGGGCTTCGGTCATGTGAGTCCAGTCATCCTTGCCTTCACCGGTGCCCCAGATGACCAGTTCACGCAAGATTTCGGCTGATGGCGTACCACCCGGTTCGCGGGTTCGGATGAAGTCGACTTCTTGACGCTGCATGAACTCAGTCACCATGTTAGCAATGGTGCTTTTGCCGGTGGCGTCGATGCCTTCTAGGGCGATGAAGAATCCAGGGGCGTTAGAGAGACTGGGTATTTTCACTTGATGTTCCTTCATTAACTAGATTGAACCACCGGTCCAGAAAATCTTGAACTGGGCTGGCTGTGGTTTCGGTAAATGTCATCACGATCCGTTTCCTGAACCAGGGTGTGCCACGGCGACGATTCTTTCTTCTATGGCCGATGTAAATCTTCTGTTTGCGCATGGACAGGCCCCTGTGGCATGGGAGGGATTTCAATCCCGCGTTTCGTCAACTGCTGCTCCAGCCAAGCAACAAACTTGATACGTTCTTCTTCCACGTACAGGTTGACTTTCTTCACCCCGTGCATGATGCTGATCTGTACCGCGGTGTTCGTTCCACCGTTCCATCTGGTCTGTTTCTTATTGGCCGGCTCTGCCCAAAAGATCGTCACCCAGCGTGGAAAACACAACTCCTCCGACAGCACCTGAAATGCATTGCGGGTATGGAGGGCGATCCCGCTTGGGAAGAGCCCCTCGAAACTGCCGCGGGCTTTGAAGGCCAGTGCCTTAGCAGCTTCGTAGGTCTCGTAGCGTTCGGCCTCATGCATGCCATTGAGTGGATCGTGGAAGAGTCCGGCTCGTTGTTTCTTCAATCGGGTGTAGTACACTTGCGCCGGTGGCATGGTGTCGCGTTTACCTTGGTTATACCCGAGGTAGAAGTACGTGTCAGAGCCTGGCGCATCGCCTGTACACAGCACGCCGCCAAGCAAGGCCATGCAATGGCCCACCCACATAAGCGTCGGGACATGCTCCTCTGGAACTTCACGACTGCCTACGCCACACCAAGTGAACGACCATTCCCAACCTGCACTCTTCCACAAATCCATCTCTAACCCCCGGCTGAAGCTGCCCAATAGCCCAATAGCGAACCACCAATAAAGCCGAAGTAGGCCATCAGCCAACCTTCTTGTGAAAACATCAGTGCTGTGTCAACGACCTGCTCGACCATGGCTCATTCCTTCAGTTGTTCACGCAGGGCGCACAGGTCCGGAACTTTCAACTCTGGCGTGGTGATGATGCCTGCGTACTTCTTGACCGTGTCGTAATGGGTGATCTCGAAGGGAACGCCGAAGTAACCGTTCTCAAGGATGGTCCTGAGGGTGTCTTCACCTTCCACGTCGGCAAGCAGTTCGGTATCGACGATCGCACTCAGTGTAACCGGCGGGATCAGCTGGCCGTTATAAAACGGGGTGTTTTCCGCCTGACGCAATGCCATCTTCAGATGACCCGGCAGCACCGGGAAGTTACCTTCGCCACGATCAGCGGCTTCCATGATGAATAGCGAACCCATTAGGGCCCAGTTGTTCATCCACCAAACAAAGATGTGGGTTTCTTCATGGCCCTTGGTTTCAACGAAACCCCGACCGGTGATATCGAGCTTCCAGTAACGGTTGTCACGCTCAGTATGGAAGATTTCATCGGCATGCAATTTGCCGTCAAGGAACGCTAGGTCCAATGCAGCGCGGCTTTCGAACTTGATTACACGGTTGGTGATAGACATGCGTTACAGCCTCACTAGGGTATGATCACAGTATTGAGAGAGGGGGTTTGTTTTTACAGCCAAATCCTATGACATAATTTTTTCTGTAAGGGCTGTCCCATGTTCAAAACTAAGGTGTCAGGGGCCTGGCGCGATGTTGTCTTGCGAATCAAGGTCCTTTCATCGTGGAAAGAAGTGGTTCGCGGCTCAGTCAAAGTAAGTGGGGCGTGGAAAACCTTTTACAAACGCTTGGTTGTGTCCAACGGTCTACTTAACTGGTGGGGGCTCGATGGTGTCAGGGCCGATTACATCACCATGACATCAGTGACTCTGGCTGCCGGCGCAAGCTTCCAGTCCATTGCGGGGAAACTCGCCCTGAGGCTGGTCAGTGGCGGCTATGCGACCACGCCCAGTATGGCCTTGGGTAGCGGACCTTGGACAATCAACCTTTGGTATTATCCGGTCAGTATCGCCTCATACAGCCATCTGTTGACGCACGCCGATGGTCAAGTTTATTTTGCCCTCAAGCTTGGGACCACCGGTGCATTTCCGGGACGACCCTATCTGTACGCACAAAGCCTCGGCGCATCCCAGGTCGCTGATACTGCCTTGGCGATGAACCAATGGTCGATGGTGACATTTACCTATACAGCCGGCCGATTGAGAATATACGTCAACGGTGTGCTATCGAGTACATTTTCGATCACGCTCACTGTCCCGGCAGGTCAGATGAGAATGGGCGTCGGACATAACGAAGAAGCCTCCAATGGCTATCAACGTGATGTCTCACGATTCGACCGAGAACTGACCCAGGCTGAGATTACAGCACTGTACAACGATCAGTTATAAGACGATCCACAGCAGCAGAGCCGTGGCAATGAGTATCCCTGTAACGACCCAGGGCCAGCGCTTGCGGCGTTGTTGTTTGGATTGCTTCTTAGCGATTTGTCGCTCATTCCACAAGGCGTTGTATTCTGCAGCGGCCCGAGACTCTAACTCATCGTACTGCTTAGCGCTGATAGTGCCTCTTGGTCCGTGGGAAATGACATCTTGTTCTGTTGGCCAGCTTTCAGATTCCCATTCTGATTGACTCCGTTCAACCAACGGACCGAAAAAAGCACCCAAATAACTGCGAACGCTTTGATCGTTGGTCTTTAAGTTAACAATGAATGAGGTAGCTGGAACCCAACCGTGACGAGTACGAGTGTATAGCTGAGTAATGTGATACATGACAACCCTCATGATAGACGACATACAGGGAGGGCCGAAGCCCTCCCTGTATGCTGTTACTTGTAGAACTTCAGGAACTTGGCCAAAGGCATGGTGTTGGCATGCTTGTCTTCAGGCTTGTTCTTGTAGGTCACCGTATCCTTCTTGACCGAGATCAGGAAGATTTGAGTGGTCTGACCATTGCGGGTAGTGGAGTAGAACTTGTTCAGCTCGCCAGTGAACACCAAGGGCTCAGGCTGTGGCTGCGGAGCCGGCTTGATCCCATTGAGGTTCATCAGCTCCCCGAGGCTGCTCAGATCGCGACTGTGCGTGGTCTGGCGGGGCTTCCGAGATAGCGTGGACGTGTTCATCGAGTTTCCCTGTGTCATGTGTGGATGAAATGGGGTTAGAAGAAAGAGGTGGTGCCATGTGACGCTTGAACGCATTGATACCAAAATCGGGATTGGAGATGATCTTGACCTCAGTTACCAGTACAGCGATCTCATCGACATGCAATGAGATATCGGCCTGAAGGGCCAGTCGAAGCCGTTCGATGTCGTTATCATCGATGAGGGTGTGACGATGATCCGATAGCACGGATAACCGAAGCATACCCAGCAGTTCTCCTTGTAAGTCAATCATACTGGCCATCGCAATGAACGGACTATCGATGCCGGCCATTACTGTCAGCAAGTGATTCTGGTGGTTGAACACCGTAAACGAGTTGGACTCATAACGGTGAAGGAGTTTAGCTTCCCAGAACGACTCTGGGTTGAGCTTGAAGCGATATTCATCCATCAAGCGAGCGGCCGGACGGCGCATGGAACCGAAGTGAATTCTCACCTCGTTACCGATGTGCAATAAGCGTTTCTCTGTCAGGTACTGAATAAAGCCGGGCAAGGCTTCTTCAGTAAAGATATCGCGCGAGGATCGATTAACGCTTTCACAAAAGGTGGCCATCTCATCACTGAGATCAATGTCTGAAAGGGCCACCACAGTGACGTGACGTTTCTTTTCGGGGATGGACTCGTCGTATGTAAAGGTAAGTATTTCTCCTGCCCGGACCTTTATCCTCCCCAGCGTATGATGCTCATACATGGCTGTGGACCTCAGGTTGTGGTTCAGTTCTATAATGTAGCGTTGAAATTAACTCTGTTCGTCTAAAAAGGCTTGATAGCCAGGGGCTAGACGATCGACCATAACCACAACTTCCGTGGTGGTCTGATGAGCTTTCTGATGAAGCCCGGTACCGGCCAGAGCCGAATACGCATGGGCATGGACCACTACACCATTGACAAACGCAGGTTCCCCATTGACGATAAACCCCACTTCGCATTGGAGCCCTGGGATGATCAGATCAGGATTGCTGTTCTCCCAGTTCATGACGAAATAGGCGCCATTTCGTTCGGCCAGACGACTGGCTTCATGAAACGCATTGGACCGAGTCAGGTTATCAGAAACCCTGGACATGCTGGTGCCTTTGCGTTGGATTGCCTCGTACTCATTTGCATTGTTAGTTCTTTTTGCCACGGCTTTGTTACCAGAGACTTCGAAAAATCCCTGCAGTGCCGTGCTGGTGTCGACAAATCGCGTACCGTTGCCTTCATTGAGCAAACGGGTTTCCGAGGGGTCTAACCGGTTTACACCGCCGGTGATCAGGGCCACAAAATGCTTGTCCTGAATCCGGTAGGTGTGTTCGATCCCGCGGTAACGCTTAGAGGGTGCCAGAATAAACAATGCCGTGCGTTCAGCCTCATCATAGCGCTTGTAGTTATACAGCGGCCAGATGTACCACATGTCCTTTTGCAGGTAGCAACCAATGCCGGTGCTGTAGATGCCCCCGTACTGAGTCTGGAGCTTATCGGCGACCTGTACCAGCGGGATGCCATGAGGCAGGACCGTGTTACTGCGTTTGGTTTGGTTACTCGGCTCAACCGCGTTGATGCCACGGATGGCATTTTCCTGATCGATATCCATGTTCTGCATGGACTGGGTCAACAGAGACAACAGGATGTCATACGGTCGACTGTCACGGAATACACCGCCGACGATTTCCGTCCGTATTTGATCAAACGCTTCCTCTTGAAGCTGAACCTGAATGATGCGAATGCCAGTCAGGTCGGATGCATATTCGCTGGATGTCTCAGGACTGTCCGCCAGCATACCGGTTTCAGACTCTAACGGCAGCCGCGCGAGGTAGGTCTGTTCCAGTACACTGTCGGGCACCTCCACACCTGAGTGTGCGAGGGTCCGGCGAGTGAGGGTGAGTTTGAGATTTTCCTTGAACGGCAAGACCCGGTGAAGATACTGACCCCATTGGACGGCAACCTTGAGCAGGACCTCATCCGTAATCGCCTTGCGGTAATCACGGATGACGTCACGACTGATCACGGTCAAAGCGGGAATCTCTTCCCGCTCCGTGACAAACACAGCGTCGTAGGCGTAATACGAATCGACGCCTTCACGCTGGATCAGTTCAAGTTCCGCACCAAGGGTTGTTTGGGAGAATTCCATACAAGCCCTTTGATTTAGTGTTTCCTGTTACGCTCAGCGAGCAGACGTTCAATCCGATCCATGAGCGGTGAGGTTTCTTGCACATCCACACCCACTGCCGATGTGTTGAACAGCTCTTGAGCCCCCATCAGGTTACCGAACAGGCTGGAGACCCGACGCAGTTCAGGGACGTCATTGATATCTGGCTTGAAGCCGACGACCTGGTCCTTGATGGTCTGAGCAAAGTCGGACATCAGGTACAGGGAATCGAGGGGTGCGTCTTTGACGTTCGGATCGTTGTTGACGTAATCCGCCCAAAATCCCAAGTGCGCGGTGATCACCTCGTAAATGGTAACGAGGTCTTCGCGGGCGTTCTGGAACTTGATGTCCGCCCCTTGCTCGTAGAGCTTGAGAATATCGGCAATGGTGCCACCAATATTGACGTACTCGGCCATGTAACGCTGGTTGAGCTCTTTCGAACCTGTGTGCAGATGACCAACTTTCTCGTTGTATTCTTTCGAATAGCGATAGTAGCCTGGGATCGCATAGAGGTACGTGGTGTGGAAAATATGTCGACGCACTTCTGCGGGGTCATCGTATTTCCGACTCATTTGATTCTCCGACGGTACACCCGAAGCAGGGTGAAGAGAATAGGGAAGTAATAAAACCGTTCGACGTTGTCCCAGCGTGGGGCATGTGTGCACAGCAAGTCCAGCATGCGGATGTCGATTGCCTCACCCTTCAATGCTGCAAGGGTCAGGGTCTCAAGCTTGCTGAGTTTGGTCTGGGCAGTGTGCTCGTAGAACGCCTGACTCAGGACGTAGTAGTCGTCGACAGTCACTCGTTTGATCTGCGGCGCACGCTCGGGGGCGATCGACTCGTAGACTTCGAACGTTGGGTCGAGTTCTAAGGTCGGTTTGAATAGGCGGTTGAGTTCGCGGAATCTGGCACAGCCACGTACCAGGTCTTCCAGCTCCTGATCGACAAACCCACTGTAACCGGCATCGACATTGGTGGGCGTCAGGTCCGGGTAGACCACGGCTTCCACACCAGAGTAGTAGATGCTGTTAAGACTCGGACGGCGATTGAAGAACTTACCGACGTCAACCAAGCCTGCCTGGTGCACACTCATGGACAACAGCGCATGGTCCATGGTCTCCAGACAGTTCCACAGGGTGAACTCGTACATGGTCTGGTCGCCCTGCACGTTCAGCTCCACCATGTGCCTTAGCAACGGATGATCGTCAGTGGTCAGGATGGTTTTCACATACCGTACCAAGAACGGGTCATACGTAACCCGAGGCTGGTTCGGCACCAGCAGCGTCTTGCGTTCGCGGCTGAAGAAATCGTGAAAGTACAGCTGGATCAGACGGGCGTAGTGCTCGGCCATGTTGTTGACGAGCTGGGTGTGCTCTTCACTGAGCAGCGGGGTGTTGCCCGTGTCAAGGAAGTTCTTGTGGAACACCACCGTTTCAACGGTCTTGGATACCAGCTCGTTGCGTACCGACTCACTGGACAGCTTGATCAGGCTGTACTCGATTTCGTAAACCGCCGACATGTAGTGCGACAGCTTGTTCGAAGAGGTCACATGGAACATGCCCTCACGACCATCGCCGATGTCAGCAAGAAAGACATCGCCTTCCTTGGGAATCAGAATACCGTAGACATTGGCAGAGCCTTTAAGGCTCATGTCTTTGGTGGTGCTGTCTTGGGACGATTGCAACGGACTGGTGACTTTAAGCTCAAAGCCTTTGATCAGCTTGTATTGCTGATAGACCGGGTGCAGGTCCGATTCAAAGGGTCTGGCGTCGTCGTCACGGCCTTTGACCAGGGAGAAGAAATCCACATCCCATGACTGACCGGCGATGTAGGTAGTCAGTTGATCAAAACGGACTTCCTTGGTGTCAACGCTGGCGCCGACATACGCCTTAGGTTGGATTTTGACCGGATCGTTCTCTGGCGGTTTGACCACAGTGTCGATGTTCTGAATCGTTGGAACGGGCATGGCACTATACCTTGTTACTGTTCTGAGCGATGATCGTCAGAATCTCGACGTAAGGGGTGTCCAGACGACGACCAAAGCCGGTGTTATCGTTGTACCAGCTCGGATCATCCAGACGGTTGTTATTGACATTGCTTGGATTGGGTTTACCCACCGGGCGGCCGGTGGCCTGATCCCGCAAGAACCCGAAGAACTTCTTGATATAGCTGATACTGAGCTTACCATCTTCGGTCATGTGGTTGGCAACGGCGTCTTCGACGTCCAAACGGTTGAGTACCGTCTGAAACAGGCGCAGCGTCACCCAACCATGTTCGTGCATGTCCAGCAAGGCCGCTTCAGTATACTTACCAAGCTCTGTGCAAAAGCTCATACGCAGGTGATAACGCTGGCGCAGGTCAGCTGGGGTTTTAGTGCGAATCTCAAATGCCGTGGGCGTGTCGACGTATTCCAGATCACCATCGGCAATCGGCTGGTCATCACGGTACAGGGCAAAGTGGATCGGGCTCTGACCTAACCGCAGCAGTTTGTTACCCTGACGCTTGAGGTAAGCCAAGACCTCTGGGAGGTAGTTGGTAGCCAGCACATCGTCGGCTGAGAAAGCCAGATGCAGATCCTTGGGCTCGAACACGATCATCCAGCTGATAAAGGTCGTCGTGTACGGCACGATGCTGGCAGGAATCCATTCATCGTAGTCCGGCACCACCTGACCCCCAATCGGCCGTTGCGGAATGCGCGCCAGATAATCGAAGTGATCCAGTGCAAACCGATAATCACTCTTGTACGACGGCAGCATCAGCGGGTCTTCGACCTTAGGCTTGACCACCATGAACTGTGGCGAGATCAGTTGGTTGTGCACCACCTGCGGATACACCACGTTCAATTCAACGGGTTTGCTGTAACTGAACTTGTAGGTAAACTGCACGAGGTAGGCAGGACCTTCTTCGTTCTTTTCTTCCTCGACTGGCAGATCGAAATCAAACCAGCCCTGAACGCCCAATTGCTTCTCGGCAATGACCAGCAGGGTGTGTTCATCGTCCCCCGCCTGGTTGGTCAAGACCGTGGCACGCTTGGTGTAATAGCGCTTAAGGTATTCACCTAGGCTCTCACCGTACCCTGCCACTGCTTCGCGCAGGTTGTAGATGTGACTCAACAGTGACGAGCAGAAGTTCGGCACTGGGAAGTGATAGGTTACCTGATGCAGGTGCGACTGGCGATTGTCGGCCATGCGGACCTTAACGTCATCGCGCCAGACCATGGCTTCGGATTTACTCTTAGCCCGGTAGGTGAAGTTCAACTCCATCTCGGTGTTGCTGTAAACCGGTTTGATGTGCACGCCAATCATCGGGTCAGCGAAAATAGGCTGAGCGTAAGGATGCCGCACTTCGGCGTTGATGACCTCAGAATCCACGTAGGTCTCGCGGAAGGTGACGATCACCCGCTCATCTTGCGCCAAGCGCAGTGGGCTGTCCTCGTCATTCAACTCAGAGCCCGGCTGGGCGGCCACAGCACTTTCACCACGGATTTCAACCCGTGCACGTTTGTCAATGTTGGTGATATCAACCACTTTGTCGATAACCGATTTGGCCACCCGGCGGGAGACCGAATCGTAGGTCATCGGAATAGGGATCAGAAGGTTAGGCATGGGGTGTCCCCGGATGAATGATCTTTGTCATAAAATCGGTCTAAAGCGCATAAAGGAGGAGCCAATTGGCTCCTCCTGTTATGTTTAGCGGTTGATGGCGACGTAGGCCTTCATCTGCTCCTCGAGCACACTGGTGGTCGAGTTGATCAGACGCAGGTACGGTGCGCGGCAGGTCTCGGTGTGGTAGTACGCCTTGTCCAGGAAGGTGAACATCGAGGTGCAGGCGATATCCAGTGCACGCCACAGCTCATTGGTCATGTGAGCGAACTCCATGTTCACCACCATGCTCCAGAGCTTGTTGTAGCACTCGTTGGCTTCACGCCAGGCGATCGACAGTTCGCTGTAGTACGCGTAGTCGAAGGTCTTCTCACGCTCAACGGCGTCGATGACCACATCGAGGATAGCCTTCAGCGCCTTGAGATCGTCAGCCTGACCACCGGTACGACCGGTACGGCGATATTTCACACCCAGCTGGTTCGGCTCGAGCAGGTTGACCAGGTCCATGATCCACTCGACGTCGCGGTAACGAGAACGATACCCCATGGAACCGTCGATGAAGGTCATGCCCGCCAGTTCACGACCGTATTCAACGGCCTTGGTGACCGGCAGTTCCTTGGTCAGTTCCTTGTACAGACCCTTCAGCTGTTCTTCCGCTGCGATACTGTCGCGCGCAACCAAGACCCCAGCCAGGACATCGGCCACGGCCGAAGAACGCTTGACCGCATCCTCAGCCAGCTTGTCGACACCGTATACGAGCACCTTGTAAGTGTCGTCGAGGGCTTTCTTCAGCGCAGTTTCGGTGAAGTCCAGGGGCTTGTTGTCCATGGAGAACGCCGAGGTCCAGCTGGCGTCGTAGCGGATCACCTTCGACGGGATGCCGTAGTCTTCCGGCATCTGCTCCATGCGCGCTTGCAGCGAGGCGATACGCTTGAGCATGACTTCACGGTACACCGCACCACGGCGGGCATTGATGGCCATGTTCTCAAACTTTTCCTTGATCCACTTCTTCAGCTTGCTGAATGCATTCTTGATGAAGTCGGTCAGGCCTTCCATCGAGGCGGTGGTCAACTTACCGTCTTCGACTTCAAGCCGCGGAGCCGTCTCGCCGGCTTGCAGGGCAATGGCACCCAGGGCGTTTTCAGCCATCTCTGCGGTGCTGTTGTCGATGCTTTCCATGGAGGCCAGGACGCTCAGCATTTCCATGGAGCTGATCACGGTCGATACAGCTTCCTGGACATGGGCGATCTCGCCACGCAGGGCGGCATGTTCTTGCTCATTGCGTTCGAAGTAGTCTTCGGCGATTTGACGCTGAGTGCCTTCATCGCTGTAGCGCTCTTCTTTCATGTGCTCAAGCACATCTTGTTCGATCTGCTCGGCAGCGATCACGCTCAGGCTTTCGATGGGGCTGTCGAGTTCGGTGTTGGAGGTCACCGGTTCGTTCAGGTCTTTCAGGTCGCTGAGCGATGCAGCGAGGAGGGATTCGAGGCTGGATTTCATGGCAAAACCTTAATGGGAGGTGTTGAGGGATTTGCGACCGTAAGTCAGCAAGTGGCGTGAGACTGTCAGCAGGTTGGTGGTCATCTGATCGACAGGACCGGTGGCCCAGCTGGCGTAATTACGGACAAAGCGCAGGACGCTGATGTCGTAGTTATCGCCGTTATTGCTCGTGCGGTTCTGATAGGACTCACCGGCTCGCAGCACCGACTTGATCTGACTCTCAATGCGGTTGAGTTTCATGACCTTCTCTTGCGAGTCGATCAGGTCGAGAATCTCGATCACGCGTCGTGCAATGGTTTCTACCTGTTGCCCAGAGGCAGTCTTGGCAGTACCAGACAACACGTTGCTCTGGTTGACGTTGGTCAAGGCAAACTTGACACCGGTGGTGCGCACAGCTGCTGCAAACCCAAGTGGATCGGTTTCAGCCAGGGCGCGTTGTTCATTCTCGAGGGTCAGGAAGTACAGGTTCCAGCCACCGATGATGGGCGGTGCTGCCATGGTCAGACGGCGACCAAAGCGAGGATCACGGTAGACCATGGCCTTGAGTTGACTGGCCAAGCGCTCTACTGGGATTTGCGTGAACAGCTGAGAGACTTCCTTAAGCTTCTCAACCCCGGTATCGGAGTCTTGCAGCAGGCGCTCAAACTTCTGACCGACATCGATCATGCCCGCACCATAGAGGTTGGTCACGATTCGATACTGATCCAAGGCCGCACTGACCGAACGGATCAACGCATCAGGGTCAGTGACGATGTTGTCGCCGACGATGAAGGATTTGATTTCCATGCCCAGTTGGACCGTGGGCTGACGTACCGTGGTGATGCGGCGAGCCGAGGCATGTTTAGCCAAGTGTTCGGCACCCATGCGCAGTTGTCCACGGAAGGTGGCGATCCGGACCCAGAACTCCTTAAGGAACTTAAGGACGGCCAAGACAGCGGCGACCAGACGTGCCCACAGGGCTTTCATGCGGTCTTTCAGAGATTCGGTGGAAACCACCCCCATCTCGTGCTCTTGCAGGGTCGGCAGCAGGTCATTGACACTGATCCCTGAACTACCTACCAGGTTCTCAAAACTGATCACTACGGCCCGTTTGTGGGCTTCTGAGGCGATCTCGTTGGTGTCGAGGTGAGCAATCAAGCTCTCCAGGGAATCGGTTGCATCGAGCAGTGATTCCAGTTGGGCACGGGCGTTAGACAGATCACGCTCGGCTTCAAGGACGTCAACGAATCCCTCACTCTCATTGCCCATGACATCAGGCAGTTCTTCTTCAGACATAGCGAATGCTCGTAAAAGGAATGGAGTGTGTAATTCACCATAGAATTCGGACATTCAGCATAAAAACACCTACCCGACCTAAGCCGGGTAGGTATTCCTTACGCTGAAAGAGGGTTAGGCGTCGGCCTTCTCTTCTTTCTTGGCAGCCTTGCCGTACTGCTTCAGCATCTGGGTGCCGGTGGAAGCAGCGGCCTTGGCAGCAGTACCCATGAAGGACAGGTACTGGTGCGAGCAGCCAGTGGTCAGACGAGCAGCCTTGTTCAGCTTGGCCAGAACGGACTTGGCGGAAGCGACTTCGTCTTTTTCCAGGGAGTCACCGCTGGCAACGAGCTTGTTACCGGCCTTGACGACGTCGTTGATGCCTTTTTCGGCAGCAGCGGCGACGGACTTGGCAGCAACCATGTTCTTGCCGATTTCGATGATCTGGTCGGCCATCTTCTCGATCTGCTCGACGGACATCTCTTCGAACTCAGTGCCGGCCTTGGCACTGATCGACTTGTCACGCGACAGTTTCAGGGAAGCCTTGGCCAGTACTTCGAGGTCGGTACCGCCCTTGACGTAGGCTTCCGGCAGGGTCAGGTCGAAGTAGTAGCCGCCAGGCAGCTTGCCCTTCATGTCGTCCGGCAGAGCTGCTTTCAGGTCGACCTTGGCAGCCGCTTCCTTCAGACGATCCGGATGAACTTCGCCCTTGTAGACCGCCTGAATCAGGGGGCTCAGAGCGGCAGTGACCTTGTTGGTGTACTGCTTGACGCCGACGTCGAAGCCATGGTTGATGGCCGCGAGGGCTTGAGCCGGTACCAGCTTGCCGTCGACAACCAGGGTGTCAGCAGCAGCGGAAGTCAGAGAGACCTTACCACCGACCGACTTCTGACCTTTGGCAGCCTGAGCGCGCTTCTTCAGCGACTGACCGGCAGCGATCACAGCCGGACCGGATTTGCCGATGGTGGCGAAGAACTGCTTGACAGCGTTCCAGGCAGACTGGACAGCGTTGCGGATGGCGTCCCAGATCTTGGACAGCAGTTGCTTGACGTTTTCCAGCGCTTCTTGGGAAGCAACCAGCTTGTCGCCAGTGCCGCCGAAGGATTCGGTGGAGACGGTGAAGTCTGCAGCGTTGACCGGCAGCTTGCGGGTGGCGATGGCCAGAGCGCGGCTGTGCATGTCAGCAGCTTGCGGACCCATGCCGCCGTCGGCGATGAAGCTTTCCAGGGAGGAGACCAGGCTTTCCAGGCTCTCACCGGCTTCAGCCAGTTCTTCGACAGCTTCGTCATGCTCGTCGACGCTGGCTTCGTCGCCACGCACTTCTTCGAGGATTTCGTCGACGGCGACGATGGTTTCTTCGGTAACCGGGTTGATTTCCTCGTTCTCGGTCAGATCAGCCGATTCCATGGAAATGTTCAGAGCGCTTTGCAGGATCGAGTTACGCATTGAGGTATTGCTCCACTTGTTTGCAAACAGAAGAAAGAGGTGCAGATGAACCTAGGCATTCTACACCTCTGCACACCATAGGGTGTTTTTTGACCCAAGGATTTAGAGCGCCTTGGAGTGTTCGTGCCAGTTCTCTGGCAGGCTGCCGGCGATCAGATACAGCGAGTGTACCAGATCGGTCAAACCGCCTTCACGGCTTAACCAGCAGCTGAGGATGTCGCCGGGTGTGGCGGTGAAGAAACCGGTCAGGTCATGGTCGCGAATGAGTTGGTCTACATTGCGTTCAATGACGTCCTTCGGATGGAATACCAGAAGGTCACGGTAGTTCTCCAGCGCCATGCGCCGCGGGCCATCGCCTTTGATGAAGGCCAGGGTCGACAGGGTGAAGTCCAGAACCCAGCGCGAGCAAGGAGTCTTGACCTGCTGGATTAGGATGAAGCGACCATTGTGGGTGAACAGTACTTGACGGGCCGCTTGCAGCACTTCTTGCAGGTACTCAAAGTCCTCTGCAAAATCGTGCGTGGTTTCCATGCGATGGTAGAGTCGATCCACCAGCGGCAGGTCCACATAGCCTTGCGGGTGCGCCGAGTGCGTGTCCACCGAGAACCCACGATGAGTTTTCAGATGGCTCATGCCTTATCGCTCCTGCTGACTGGCGTACTTCTCTTGCATCTTGGCAAGCTTTTCCGCCGTCTTGTTGAGGTACTGTTCGTACTTCTCGATGGTGCGCTCAAGCTGAGCATCGTTCTTGCCTTCGGCCTGCAGACGCAGCTGCTCCAGGCGCAGTTGGATGGAACGTGCATCTTCTTTCAGACGCTCGTACTTGGCCACCTGCAACTGGGCAAACCAGATACCGACAGCCAGTGCCACGTGCGTCACACCCGGAATGAAGTTGTTCTTCAGCGGATCGAGCTTGGTGTAGCCGACCTGCGGAACGATCACTTTCTCATCGTCTTCGGCAATGACGATATCCGGGATGGATTCGATCAGTGCGGCGACTTCACGGCTCGGGCGGGCAAAGGTGGTCAGCAGGGTCAGGAAGGCCTTCTGGTTATCGCGCAGCCAAGCCAGTTCAGGCTTGGGACGTTCTTGACCTTCGGGATGTTCCTTGGACACGACAGACGCTTCAGCCACCAGCAGGTAATGCAGCAGTTGCATCGAGTACGAGACGACGAAGTCCATGTAACCGATGGTACGCAGCAGTTCAGCGCGCTTGTAGGTGATGCCTTCAATGACGATGTCCTGACCGTAACTCTTCTCGGCGATGGTCGAGAGCAGTTCGGTGGTCACTGCCATATTGGCCAGCACTTGACGAATGTAACCGAACACACTGAGTTTCGGCGGCAGACGTGTGGCCTTATTCAGGTCAGCTTCGAACTGTTTACCGGCCTTGGACTTGAAGGAGGTCACAGTGGTCTCGGCGTTCATAAACGCTTCGATTGCCTTTTGCAACGCCTGGGTGTAGACCCGGATGTTCTGTTTCAGTTCATCCTTGGTCAGGGATGTCGCCATGCGGCGGAGGTATTCGAGGATACGCATTTTCAGTAGTTCCTTGGGGGTGAGGGTGAATCAGATACGACCGGGCGCTTTACCGAGCTGATAGGACTTGAGGATGTCCATCAGTTCTTTACTGTCCGACTTGCCAGCCGACTTGATGTCGTTCTTGGTCAGCTTGGTCGGCATTTCGATGCCACGGGTGTAGATGGTCACCGATTCCCAGTCCGGATCTACCACCACCATCAGCATGCTGAAGGTATGGCCGAAAATGCCCTGACGGGTCTTGAAATTGTCCAGCGAGCCGCTGATGCGACGCTCCAGTTCTTTGGCAGTCTTGATGTCCATGACGATGATCGACGAGGCAGTCGACAGCGACGGACCGCCAGCAAGAGCCTGGGCAGCATTGTTTTTGGTAGAACGGTTGTAGACGGTTCTGTAGTAACCGGTTTCATCGTTCATCATGGCAGCGCGGTGCGCATCGACGCGGTCCATGGCCAGTACGAAGTCAGCCCAGAACTTGATCTCACCAGCGCGCCAGGCTCTCCAGCGACTGCGGAACGTGGCATCGCGACCGCCCACAGCGAGGGTTTCGGTCATGACGTCAGACGGCATACCGGCTACACGCAGACGGATGACCACAGGAACGGTGGCTTCTTTACCGTCTTCGCTGATGGTTACATCGATCACGTTACCAACAGCCAGGTTGTTGATCTTTTCGACATACTTGGCAGCGTTGGTCACGCCAGTGCCACCATTGGCAGCGTTTTCTTTCTTCCACTCGTCGAGGGCTTTCTTAGCCAGATCGTTGGCATCTTTGGCAGTGGCCTTACGAACGCCTTCCATCTCACGCTTGAGCTTCTCTTTGAGCTTCTCATCGGTGATCTTGTCAAGGGTCTTCTGGGCTTCGCTGTCATCTTTCTTTTCACGCTCTTCCAGAGCCTTCCCGATGATAGCAGCCAGTTCCTCGGCACTGATGTCACTGTCCGCTTCCATCGAAGCGGTGGCATTCTGCTCGGCGATGATTTCATCGATGAACGGTAGACCGAACGACTCGGACTGTGTCATCGATTCCATCGAGGTCAGCATGGTCATGGTGGCGTCGTTCAGGTCACGATCCGTGGCGAACTTATCCAGACGACGACCGACGGAAACACCATTGATTTTGGCGTCGAGAGAGACGGCAAGCAACCAGTAACCGGTGAACATGTTGTACGCTGTGTGGACCACGTCCTGGATGAACGGAATGTTCACGGCGCGCTTGTCCATCAGCATAATGGGCTCAACACGTGCAGATTGTGTGAAGCGAACCAGGTCTCCGGCTTGACGAGCTGCCAACAGTTCTTTGGCAGTCTTGATGGCTGTGGTACCACCATCCTCGGATACTTTAGTCAGCAATTGCTTGACAATAGCCCCACCGAGCGTGGCCAGCAGTGAGCCGCCGATAGCGACCAGTGGGAGCGCCTCCTGGGAGACAACTTTTTTGTTCATGAACAATTTCCTTCATTAAAGGCGTGGAGCAAAATGAGCGAGGAATTCAAACTAATGAAACAGGTGCTTGACGTGATAGCCAAGCACGGAGGTTTCGACAGTGATGATGCTGTGATGCGACGGCTGACTCGTGAGCAGGGAACCGGTGCACTGGGTGCTCGCTTCCACGATCTGCTTGGAGGATACAATCGTACACAGCAAGGAACTGCGGTGCCTGCAAACACAGACATGCAGGGGCTTACGTTTTTCACACGCCCGAATTTGAACCTGTCATACGATAACGTGATGGCGGTGCGTCAATTGTCCGTTTTGGCCAGTGATAACCCTCGATCGTACAATCGAATCATTCGGCGAATGCTGTGGCCGGACAGTATCTATTCAGATATTCGTAACGACAATCTGATCTTCGATAACCGTCAAGCGTTTATGCCGCTCTTCTCCAATTCCCTGACGAACATGTCAGGCTGGCCAGATTTGACCCTGCATGCCTACAGCTCTAGCGAAGGCATGGCTAAGGAAGTCTGGATGATGAACGACAGCATTGCCGAGATCAACGGTCGTTTTGACCTTGACTGCACCTTCGAAAATACCATAGGCGATCCTATACCATTGTCGCTGTTTGCGTGGTTGCTCTATATCGGCGGTGTCTACATGGGCACCAAGATTCAGCCCGCCGGTTACAGCATCGTGCAAAATGAGATCGACTACATGACCCGCATCTACCGCTTCTCAATGGATTGGTCGGGGCGGTTTATTCAAAAATGGGCGGCCTGTGGGGCGGCGTTTCCAACCGGTCTGTCCTTGGGTACGTCGTTTAACTACTCACGCGACAATCCGTATAACGAAGCAAACAAATCCGTGCAGGCTTCCTTTGCCTGTACCATCGCCGAGTACAATGACCCGATCACCTTGTGGGAATTTAACAAGTTGGTGGTCATGTTCAACCCATCCATGGGTGATGGTATTCGGGAAAAGGACATGGTTATGATTACGCCAGAGGAACGCAAGCTCTTTAACTACAAGGGCTTTCCGTGGATCAATCTGATGGGCAATAACGAGCTAGAATGGTGGGTAGATCGAAGCGAATATATCGCCGTCACCAAAGGCCAGTTGCGTGAAGGCACCCAGCTTCAGGCGATCAACACCACCAGCGATAATCTCAACCAGACGACGGTTTAATTGGAGACTGAGATGTCAAGAACCGATCTTAATGCCATGATTGAGGCTGCCAAACTCAATCCCATGGCAGTACAACGCGCAGGCATCGACTACCTGGAAGCCGTGCATAATGGCGAGGTGGAGATTGTCGACCCGAGTAACGCATTTGTCTATCTCATGGAAATGGGTTCGACGATGTTTTCCAATCTGGCGCGCAAAGACGAACTGCTTAACCGGGTCCAGTACCCGGAACTGGCCATGACCCGCGATGAGCTGTACCGTCACATGAGTGATGTCGATTACATCAACGTGTTCTCCAGTCCTTCGACGGCGCCGTTGCTGCTGATCTACAGCCTGAGCGAGATCATGGAAAAGGCCGTGGAAACCGGGCACGCAGGCATGCGTAAACTGGTCATTCCTCGTCACACCAAGATCATGGCAGGCGATGCGCCCTTTACCCTGCAATACCCCATTGAGATTCGGGTGCTGCCACATGGGGGCTTGCAGATCGTTTACGATAACTCCAAGCCGTCGCCCCTGCAGCGTCTGGAATCGAACAAAGTCGAGTGGTCGATCGTCAACTACAACGTGGGACATGAAGAATTCGTTCAGATCGAAACCCCTACGCAGCAGATCGAAATCAAGAGCTACACCGCGCCGATGTCAGCTGCGAAGGTCTTTAATAAGACCTACGGCTTCACCGATAAGTTCTACTTCTGCCGAGTCTACCAGAGCAATGCACAAGGCGGCTGGGACGAGATCAAGACCACGCACAGTGACCAAGTCTTTGACCCGAGTACGCCAACGGCTGTGCTGAAGCTGCTTGAAGGGCAACTGAATGTCTCGATCCCTCAGGTCTACTATAGCACCGCACTGGTGACCCGTACCCTGAGGATCGATATCTACACCACCCGTGGTGTGTTCGAGCTGGCCTTGCAGGGTTACAGCCCCGACATGTTCAAGAGCACCTACACCGACTATGACAACGATGACAACGGTAAATATACCGCACCTGTCTCGCGTCTGGTCACCGGGTACTTCATGGCCAGTGGTCCGGCCACCGGGGGCTCTAATGCGATCAGTTTCGAGAAGCTGAAGAAGCGGGTGATCAACAACGCATTGGGTAACATCGATGTCCCGATCACCAATGTGCAGATCGAGTCGCAGCTGGACTTGCTGACTGATGCAGGCTTTAGCTGTGTGCTTCACGTCGACAACGTAACCAATCGACTGTACGCTGCCTCACGGGAATTACCCACTCCTGAGATCAAGGAAATCTCCAGTGGCATTGGGGCAAACGTCATTACTTTGACCAAGACCATCGATCAACTGCTGGCCAGCGCCGATGTGATGAACAACGGTCAGCGTATCACGGTACTGCCCAGCAACCTGTACCGTGATGAAGGCGGTTATCTGTCGATTGTCGACAAGGAAGCTCGTGCAGCCCTGATGGCCCTGCCCAGCGATGTACTGGTCGAGCAGGTGAGCAATGGCAACTACTTCTACACGCCGTTCCATTACGTGTACGATGTCAGTGACGATGTCTTCTCGGTGAGGTCGTATTACTTCGGTTCCCCTGCACTGTCCAAGCGGTTCTTCGTGATGGACAATGGCACCATGGGCCTCGGGATTAATTCCAGTGGGCATGCATTCTCCCGGACTGAGACTGGCTGGGTCCTGCGGGTCATGACCAACAGCACGGAAAGCACCAAGGAACTGGACGACGATGGTCTGGTGGCACAGATCGCCTACATCCCACCGGGTGAGGTGACCCGTACCTGCCTGAACGGCACCTTCGTGGGCCGTGACCCAAGCACTCGAGAGTGGATTTTCGAATTCCGCTTCGACTCCAGTTGGGATGTGGACAAGGCCAATCGAGTCTACCTTGACGGGTTTGAAACCGAAGGCATCTCGCCCCATCCGTATCCGGCCAACATGGACACGGTGTTTGATATCTTCTACGGGGTGCGGACCGATCTGGTTGAGGTAGGGGAGGAGACTCAGATCGATCAGGTCATGGGTAAGTTCCTCTTCGAAGATGCTGTAACCGGCCTGTACCACGAGCAAGTGACGCTCACACTGGGTCATGTACTGGATGGTCTGTGGGCACGGGCACGTTCCTCGGTCGGTGAAGAGCAGTACCTGCGTTACGACGAAGATGTTCCAATGGTCTACACCACCAACATCCCGGCCCGTAATGGCGAAACCGGGGCTGTGATGATTGAGTACGACGCCAACAACAAACCCTCGATCGTGTACGAGCACCGTGCAGGCGATGTCGTCATGGAAGGTGACAATGTCGTTTACCTGCATCGTCGAGGAGATATCATCCTTCACAACGGTGAACCAGTGGTTGCTTCGCCACGGACCGTACTGCGTCAAGTCGAGCTGTGTCTGTTCGACGGTACGTACTACTTCGTGACCAACCAGACCGATTTGACCTATCGTGACAGCGTGCCGGATCAGATCGTTCAGTGGGTCAATGTCACACTCAAGCCCATTCGCAGTAAGCTTCTGGAGAAAACCAAACTCTGGTTCCATCCGAAGGCGACAGTGGGCCTGATCGATGCATTGGTCGACGGTAGCATGCAGGTCACTCTACAAGCTGCTCAGCACCTGACGGTTGAATACTTCGTATCCAACAACGTCTATCGTGATGAAGCACTCAAGGAAGAGATTCGCAAAAGTACCCGTAAAGCGATCACCCAGGCTTTCAAGGAAACGCAAGTGACCCGCAACGGCCTGGAGACCTCGCTCAAGGAAATGATGGGTACTGATGTCATGGGTGTGACGGTCTCGAACCTGGGCGGTGAACGCAACTTCAGCGTGATCTCCATGAGCGATGAATCGTCGCGTCTGTGCATTGGCAAGAAGCTGGTGGCGCTGCCTAACGGCACCTTCGGGGTCGAAGACAGTATCACCATCGAGTTCGTCAAGCACTCGGTGTAACGGCATAAGGGGAGGGCTTCGGCCCTCCCTCTATGTTGCGTCACATACCGAACTGGTGGATGATGGCCGCAGTGCGCTTGGACGTCTTAACCACTATCTCAGCCAAGGTGTCAGCTGCTTCAGCCATAGCCAGTAAGGTTTGCAGGTTCTGCACCTTAGCTTGGAGTGACTCTATCGCATCGTGACTGGAACCGGGGGCTGACTGTAGCTTGGTCAATTCCCCATTGGCACGGTTCATTTCAGCGTTGATCAGCCCTACGGCCTTTGCCGAGTCGCGCTGGACATTCTCAATCCAGTTGAACCGGACCTTCTTCAGAGCATCATTGGCATCTTTCAAAACGGTGTCAAAATCAACCTTATCCATGGCATCACTCGTCGATGCCAGCTTCTTGACAGCGGCCAAAGCATCGTTGACCGAGGTACGTAGCATCCGATGATGTTTGACGACCGTCTCGATGCGGTGGTCATCAAACCCACTGATGTTAAGTTTGGTACCTACAGTGCCTTCAAAGAAGTACTTGATAGGGCCTGACAGTGGCACGGCCTTGTCCGAGGATACGGCCTGACTGGTGATCACCCCCAGAAGATCATCAGCAAACGTCAGAAGCTGTTGATCGTAGCCATTGATTAACTTGACAACCAGGTCATTTAACGCCCCTTTGATTTTCTCCTCGCGGGCACTTAAGACCTTCTTGACGGTCTCGGCAGCTGGCACTTCAGGGTGTGCTTTGACTTCCGCAATGACCTGTTGGACGATCTGCGTCTGGGGTACGTCTTTAATTGGACGCGGCGCCGGAGCATTTTTCATCTCGTTTTCAAGCTGACGCAGCGCATCCAGACGACGCTGAGCTTCTCTGATCAGTTCTTCGTTGGCCACAGGCTTATATTCGGTCGTAACCTTCTTAACCGCCACCTGTACTTTCTTTGTTTCAACAGGCTTATTCTTGAATAGGCCCATCAGCGCTTTGACCTTGGAGCGAATCCATTCGATGGCTTTCTTGATCGCATCGATGATCCTACGACCAATCGAGGAGAGCAGGTTTTCCATCGAGGCATCGTAGTTGACCTTGGACGGCATCAGGGTAAAACTTGAAAGCGGCATCAGCGCAAATGTATCTTCGAACCCTTCCATGGAAGTGGTCATCGACTGAATTGTCTGAGCATCGACACGGCTGATAGCGCCGGATTCTCTGAGTTCACCGAGCATGCCACGCAGACTTTCCATTGCAGGCGCCAAGGCGTCCTCAGGCAGTTCGCCGGATTCGACCTTATCGGTAGTATCCTCAATGCCGGTCAGGTCCTCGAGAAGGTCTTCAAGCGAAGTGTTCTCGATCTGTTCGATCATTTCTGGAGTGAGTTCATTCACGACTTCTTCGGGAAGGGACATATCAGGTTCATCCTAGATAAACTGAATACGATCAGTGGAGGGTATCCTCCACTGATCCAACGGTGTGGTTGCGTTAAACGACAAAGCGACGTACGAACTCAGCCACGTCGGAGCGCAGCAGGTTGCCATAGCCGCAGTTCAGGACTTCGGCATGAACCTGATCGACACTCTGCTCGAACGCCGGGCGTTTGAGTTGAGCGACGATGTCAGTGCAGCTCAGCTGACGGGGTTCGTGGCACAGTACGTAGCGGTTGCGGTAGACGTCGACCACCATGTTGTAGGTGACATTGACTGAGAACGGATACAGTTCATTCATCTCACCGATGACACGCTTGGCGGTCTCAGCATGGAACTGTTCGAAATGTGCGACCACCGAATCGACAGCCGCCGACGGCAGGGTGAAGGCGTAGCCCAGTTCGATGGCCAGAGCGGTTTCGAGGAAAGGCTTGCGCAGTTCAGGTTTTTCACAGCCTTCAAGGAGTTGGAGCAGGCGTTGCAGTTTCATGAGGTTACACCGTTTGCAGTTTGTTGGAGAGTTCGAAGAGACGGTTGTTGACCAGCTCTTCCAGTTGACGTTGCAGTTTCTGTTCGGCTGGACGACCATTGAAGATGCCAGTGAACCAAGCCGAGAAGACAGCTGGGCCGAAGTAATGCTTGTGGGTCAGGTTATCGACGATTTCATCGATTGCCTGAATCTGCTCGATCAGACCGCGACGCTGTTGAACAGTCAGATTCTGATCTTTGGAGGAGGCAATCACTTCGCGGCGCATGGCCTTATAACGGTGTTCAATTGGGTCGTAGACGCCGTCATCGATGCCGCTGAACAGGACCATGACAACGCTGAAGAAACCACCGATAATCAAGGCCGGGATGAGGGCGCCAGCGCCGAAAGCGACAACCATATTCCCTGCCAAGAACAGACCGGAACCCAGATGCGACAGCCAATGCCCCATCGACGCGATGTAGTTGGCAGTACGACCTCGGTATTCGGCAAGGTACGCAGGATACGCTTTGTACATGAGATCCAGTGCTTGGACGATCAGGTGTGCGCCGCCATGACGGGCCACAAATTGGTCAGAGCTGAATTCGAAAGCGCGGCGGTCATAGAACTTGGTGCCCAATTCAGAACGAATGCTCTCGACAACCGAGGCCAGTACAATCTGCTGGATCACCAGTGGGTCACTGCTACGGTTGATTTCGCCGAGGTCACGAATACGCCAGCCAGTCTTCTGCTCGGCGACCCTGACAACTTCTTGAACCACTTTGTCATCTTCGCCTTCGTGTTGACGCCGCAGGATTTCAGAAACGACGACGTTACCCAACGCCATCTTGCCAAGGTAGCGCAGGTAGGTAAAGGCGTGACCCATTTCATGGGTCAGGATGGCCGCAATATGCTCGCCTTTAATGGCGTCTCTGAGGGACGGCCAAGTAAAGAACTCAATAGCGCAGAAGATATCCACCGGAATATCACTGTAAGCGCCACTGACCTTACCGGTCTTGATGTTGACCTCGCCTTTGAAAAGTTCTTGCTCTGATACAGGGCGTTTCAGGCGAGTAACCCGTTCAACGATTTCATCAGAACGCATTGGGTTGGCGGCATTCGCCTGAGGTGGGATCACGAAGGCGTTCGGACCACCTTGCTTGACGAAATGGAAGTTGAAGGTCATGCCGGTGTGCTTCTTGGCAATCTTCTTCATAGCGGCACTGACGGCATTGAACGTTGCATTAGATGGATCGCTCAATGCAGAGTCCAGCTGAAGGGCCAGTTCAGCAATCAGTTTGGAATCTCGCTGGAAGTCAATCGCTTCCATCGAGGCAATTAGTGCTTTGTTCATAGGTGGTCTCGTAAAAGTCAGGTTGGCATGAAGAACCCATCATAGAGATTGGCGTAAATTGTTACTACCTGTATATATCCATTTGAAAGAGGGCAGCGCCCTCGCCCACTTGATACAGGACACTTCTCATGTCAGTTGTAAAGAAAGTCCCGCTCTTTGACAAGGATGAGGTGCTTGGCCTTGAGTGCAAGCACGCGGTTTACACCGAGAGTTCCCTGAATCCTGATGATGATCTGTTGACCGTCAAAGAACTGGTTCACCTTAAAGACGGGCGCAAGATTCCCCGGCTGCGCTTTTACAAGAACCGCCCGCGGCCCTTTGGCATCACCAAAGAGAAATACCGCAATCACAAAGACAAAAAAGAAGTCGAAGACATCGACAAGCTGGTTGTGGTAGAAACCACGCAGCGTGCGTTAAACCGCAATATCGTCAAGCGCCTGGGGTATGGTAACCCTAATACCCAATTGCGCATGCTGTGCCGCAGCCCGTTCATCTACGGGGCCGATATCACCCCAGCCACACTGATCAAGCAGCAATACCGTGAAAAGTGGCCGGGATTGTTCTATTCCAACCAGGTGGCTGTGCTCGATACCGAAACCGACATGTGGAACGGCGACGGTAAGGATGTGATCATCTCCACAGTGACGTTCAAGAAGAAAGCCATCATCACCATTCTTGACACGTGGATCAAAGGCATTCCCGATCCGATCAACACCATCCTTAAAGCACTGGATGAACACCTGGGACACATCACCAAACCCCGTGGCATTGAGTTTGAGATTCAGATTCAAAAGTCCGGTGGGGAAATGATCAAGACCTGTATCGATCGCTGTCATGAATGGATGCCTGACTTTGTCAGCTTCTGGAACATGGACTTCGATATGACCGTCATGATCCGGGAACTGGAGCGTTCTGGGTACAACCTGGCGGATGTGTTCAGTGCTCCAGAAGTGCCACCAGAGTTTCGTTATTTCCGCTACAAGCGCGGTCCTGATCAGAAGGTCAAAGCGGACGGTAAGTCCGAGAACCTTGCCTGGTACGACCGTTGGCACGTGGTGGAGACTCCCTCCAGTCACTTCTGGATCGACTCGGCGGCTGTCTACCGGAACATCCGTCGGGCCAAGGGTAAAGAACCTAGCTATGCACTGGACAGCATCCTGAAGAAGCAGTTGGGTGAGGACTGGGGCAAGTTGTATTTCCCCATGGGTGATTCCAAGGCCTCGCCTGGCAGTGTCGAATGGCACCGGCAGATGCAGAAGGACTACAAAGTCAACTACGTGGTCTATAACGTCTACGACTGCTTGGGTGTTGAGTTGCTGGATGAGAAGGTCACTGACCTGAACACCCAGATCGGGATTCTGTCGGAGAGTTCGGAATACACTATCTTCAACTCCAACCCTAAGCGCAATATCAATGCCTTCTACTTTGACATGCTCAAAGACGGCAAGATGGCTGGGACCTTGTCGGATCAGATGGAGGATGAGCTCGACAAGCTCTTGCTGGGCAAGGATGACTGGATCGTGACGTTGCCGACGAGTCTGGTGGAAGCCAATGGCGTGTACATGATCCAAGACCTGCCTTCGGTCAGAAGCTTTGTTCGTCGCTACACCTCGGACGCGGACATCGGTTCAACCTACCCGAACGGCGAGATCATCCTGAACCTGTCGAAGATGACCACGATGTATGAAGTTGGTCGAATTGCCGGGATCACGGCCAGCAAGCAGCGGTTGGTGGGCATTAACCTGACGGGTGGGCCGGTTAACTCGATTGAGATTCTCACTGACGTGATGAAAGCCCCTGACCCCTTCCAGCTCTTGGAAGCGTTCGAGGCTGAACTGGCTCAGGAAGAGACTCCGGCGCAAAAGACTCTCAGGCTAAGCTCGGTAGTCTGACCAAAGAAAAAAGAAAGAAGCACAGGAGACTGGTACTAGGCCATTACAGCCTAGTACCAGTCCCTATGTCGTTTCTTCGGTTACATCAGAGAGCGAATTACATCCATTAGCCAGTAGGCGTGTTCCGTAATTGTATCCCATCGTTTAAATACCTTGTAGCCCAGAGACAGGAGTTGCCATTTGTAACGGTCAACCCATTGCACGGTACGGTGTAACACAGGTGTTTTCTGTGTCTTTCTTACCTCTTCGGTTGCAAGTACATTGGTTGTGGTGTAAGTTGCGTTTACTGTAACGGTCACCTTTATTATCAAGACTTTATTATTTTTCATACGTAGTTCCTTATTTAAGCCCAGGTCAATCGAGACCCAGAGCAGTTAGTGTGTCGCCCAACCAGTTACACCTACGCGATCCCTTATCGGCAGGCAGGAGGGTTGCTCTCCTAATGCTTAAGGTATCACGTCTTGATGGGTTTGTCAAGACGTGATACCTAGTTAGTTACATTGTCAGATCAGTCGATGGGATTCGATGTCCTCGGCTTTCAGGTCGATGTAAAACTCCTCGACGCTGTAAGGACCGTCTATCAGCTTGCCCTCGCTGAATCGAGCCAAGATGCGACACATACCACAGATACGGACAGCATGGCCCTCAGAGAGCTTCGCAGCCACCTTCATGACATCCTCCTGACGCTCGGCGTAGAAGTACGGCTGCATGTGGGTTTCCAACTCAATGGTCAGTTGACAATAATGGTTCTCATACGGCAGGTATTCAAACGCCTTGTTGTTGAACAGGTAGTGTTTGAAGTAGCTGTACTCACCCACGATGGCTACATCGTCGATGACGACTTTGACCAGCCGGCCGTAATTGATGCCATTTTTAATAACGGGTGTCATTTGTGGTTCTCCCATGATCTCGGTTGGAAGGACCTCACAGGGAAGTCCGTTGATGTAGCTGATGCAGTTCACGTCCAGCCCTGACAACACGGTGGTACCATCGACTTTAAGGCAATGGTCAGCGTGCTGTTCTGCTTCAGCAACCGTATCGTCGTACAGCTCGAGCAGACGCGCGCACAACGACTCATCGACACGAATGACCATCTGCGTCTCTGCATTGGGCATGCCACGCGCAACATTGACACTTTGACATGTCAGGGCGTAGTTCGCCCCTTCAGGCAAGGTGACTGCAAATGCAGCTAAGCGGCGTTTGAGTTCAGTTACATCCATGCTGGTATCTCCTTGAGTTAATCTTCGTCAACAGGCCATTCATCATCATCGATTGGGTCATCCTCGATCTCGTCATCATCGGGAAGCTCATCGAGTTCTTCGGCATAGCGTGCACGCTGATGTTCAACACAGGCTTCACAGAGTTCGTAGACCGGGCCATTGTTCCCTTCTTCGAAATCACGGTAAGGCTTGAGGTTGGAGGAGTGAGTTCCGCAACTATCACAATTACCTTCAATCGTTGCATTGCGGATTTCATCGGTACGGATGGTCAGATGTTCAGCGCAGTAGTATTCCCACTCGACGCCCATCGAATCCACTTCACCGGCGATCTTGCCAACTGCGTGCTCATTACAGTCTTCGTACTCGCAGTTAAATGCTCGTTCCTCACTAACCAGTGACCGACGGGCACCAGGTAGAATAGACATGGTAATCTCCTTTAGATTATGGGTTATCCACGACTATCATGTATCGTTACAATTAATTCGAATCGGACATAGAGCCAGGGCATTGCCCTGGCTCTATGTTCACCACTTAAAAGCAGGAGGCAAGCTTTCCAGAGAGGCATCATCTACAGTGGCGCCCGTCTTTTGAAGCATCCGTTTGAGGTTCTTCTCCCGTTGCTGATCCGAGAACAGGGTGGAAGAATCCCAGCCCCATTGCAGCAGGCCCTGCCGTTGCTTGACATTGCACTTCTTGTCAGACAGCGAACAACTGGATTTGAGTTGGCCCATGTGCCTTGCTACAAAACTCTTCCAGCGCTTGATCTGCTTATCGTCCTCAGTGCCTAAACGACGCCCAAGGTAGTATTTGATATACCATTCCCACCAACCTAGCGGGGAGTCTCTGGTTGTCCATCCCTTACGCTGCCATTCTTTCAAAGACTGCCTGGATTTAATTCCATAGTGATTTATACTCACGTCAGGGTCAGACCCTCGCTTGAGCACTTTCTTGTGGTTTTTTATATTCGGCAGGAATGTCCTGGATGGCAGAGGTATATATTCCTTCAAATATTCCTTTGTCCAACATCTCCATTGGAGTATACGATGGACAAAAGTCGGGATGCCATAATTTCTTATCCATTTCCATCCTCATCTAGCTTTTGGATGAATCTCTTAGCTACTGCTTGCGCAGGCGTCATGCCAGAATTTATCCTATTTAAAATCGTTTGATAAGGTATATCGAACATTTGTGAGAACTGTTTAATGGACATTTCATTACCGTTATAAATCAATTTACGTGTAGATCGCCTATTATTAGCCTGCTCTAATCGACTGGCCCATCTACAGTTATCCGGAGAGTACCCTTTGTCATTCTCTATTCTTTCTAAGGTATTACCGCCACAGTTTCCCATGTCCGAGTAAAAGTTTTCAAATGAATTAGTCCAGCGCGAACATACGGTTATACCACGCCCGCCATATGCGTGATAATTATCTGCGTTTGGATTATTGCATCTGTTTAACATAGCTCTCCATATGCGATATTCTGGAGAATTGCTCATTCCATGGGTTGTCTTTGTTTCTGTAGCGACCTCTTTATGGTAGCAGCCACAGCTGGTAGTTAAACCACCTTGTAGACTAGCCGCTCTAACTTTAACGACGTTACCGCAGATACATGAACAATTCCAGACAACTTCCTTGGAATTAGGTTCTCTTCCAATAACAGTAAGGCGTCCGTAAACAAGACCAGTTTTATCATGAAATACGCCGGGCTTTGACAAATAACGATTAGGTTCCATCTATGTCTCCGTATGGAAATAGTTATATCGACTCAAATATAATGTATCGGTATAATTATTTCCACCAACCCCCTTCATCGGTCATGATCCAACCGTTAGCCTTCCATGCGGACAGGGGCTGTCTGGATTTGACACCGTAATAGTTCAGTGAGACATCAGGTGGATCTTTGGGACCTACGACCTTTTTGATCTTCTTCCAAGAGGCCGGGATGCCCTTGATGATGTTGATGTACTTGCCTTCAAAGACACCCATCTCCAGCATTTCTTCAGGCGTGAAGGACGGAGTGAATTCAGGGTGCCAAGTTTTCTTTTGTGCTTCCATGGAGATCATGATCGCAGTCTCGGTATGAGGTTATCCATAGCGATACGAACAAAAAAGAAAGGGAGGCCGAAGCCTCCCTGATGCATCTCATCATTTACACTTTGAGTAGTTGATGATGGAGCTTTAAGTTGCGTTTAAGGAGGGTCTTCATGAAACGTGAGGAGTTGTTGTAGAAGTTCCTATTGCGCTTCTTACAAGCACCGCCAAGTGCGATCTCATCGATATTCCACGTAAGCATGACCGGCGTGTTCATGCGTCAACCAACCTGTCCAGAATGAACTGGAGCTTCTGGACGGCAGGGGCTTCTTCGACGATCTCGAGGTTATCCAACGCCATTGTGTTGGGTTTGGACGTGTCGATCTCAAGGCCTGTAGTGAAATAGGTAGGAATCTCGCTACCATGCGTCACATAGATCGTGACCTCACCGTTCTCACCGGCTTCGGTGCCTACGACCTCGCTGATGAAATCCGGGATGTTGGTAAAGGACAGCTTAGCGCCGACTTGCAGTTTGGCAAGTTTCTCTTGCGGGGTCATGATTAGACTCCTTGCCTGTAGTCGCTGAACGCGTCGACCATATCCTGCATGGTGATCTTGCGGTCGAGGTCCGTGATGTTAAATGAGAACAGGGTACTGGTACTGCCCACCGTAAGGCTTTCTTTGATGCGGGTTTCACGTTTGAATTCCCATTTGTTCTCTGAAGACTTGCCGGTCTTCTCGATGCGCCCCCAATACGCGTACTGCGAATAGAGTTCTTTGTTGCACAGCATCGAACGCGAGCCGTTAGGCAGGGACTTGGCGGAAACCACCGTGACCTGGATCAGTTTCGGCGTGATGATCTTAACGATGTAGGCACAGCGATCAGCAATCTCGAACAGTCCGTCGTAGGCGTTATGAGTGGCGTTGATGTGGGCGTTAATCAGATTGAGGATTTTCTTGCGTGTATCTTGACGTTGTTGACGAGTACTCATGGTGCAGCTCCTTCTAGGTGAGACGACATAGCAGGTAGGCGAACCTACCTGCTAGTCTGTTGGGTATTTAGGCGATCATGGCTGACAGCTCGCTCACGGAGGCGGGCTTGGTCAGTACAACGTGTTCCAGGACGTCATAGCGCTCGTTCTTGAGCAGGCAGGCGATCATGGAGGCACTGGATTCGTCGCATGGCCGTTTGGCTTCAAGGTCCCAGCCAAAACGTTGGACGATCTTTTCGATGATGGGGTTGTATTTCCGATCAATGCTGGTCACTTCCACCGACATAACCAATTGATCGACCCCATCGCCTTCTTCATCCAGTTCTGCAGTCTTGAGTTTGACCGCCCCAAGTTCCAGGGCGTTGCCAAAAGAATCGCCGATGCACATGAACTTGCGCAGCAGCTCTTTGCTCTCAGAATGCTCGTTGCTCAGAACCGGATGGAGAAGAAAATACTGTTGCATGTGAAGCCCCTTATACAGCGTTCCGTGATATGTGATCGTTACCGATCCCTAGTGTGGCAAGGCGTAGTTGTAATTGCATACTGTAGTCGTATGCTGTATTTTTATAATTATCGTGCATAAGTGCCCATTGTCGGCTAAGAAAATGGGCACGGTGCAAGTCACGCAGGGTTGTTCGCATTCCAATCGATGAAGTAAGCATCGAGCAATGTCTCGAACTCCTCCATTGACTTGGCTTCATTGCGAAGCTCAGCAAAGCGTTCTCTGAAAGCCGTCACGTCTGCCTCAGTGCTGGCCAGTAGGCGGTCATGAATGGCATCACGTTGAACTTTGGTGAGGCGCTTGGTGGTCTGGCAAATCATGATAGGTACCTCAATGCCTTTCTCTTCACAGACACGTACCAGATCGTCATGGGCCTTGCGGAAGTCTTCGACTGCCTTAAGGGTTCTTTCACGACTGGTAGAATCGGGTTCGGCTCGCTTGAGGTCCTGCAAACGAATCGATGGAATCACGTCATGCCTCCAATACTGGCTCGATGAGCGATTGATCGGAAGGCTTGCGACGCTCATGGGTGATCGCCATGGCAATAATGAATTGCGCTACCCCAAGACCTACAGCCCAATGGACTGAGATCAATGCCCCGATAGCTGCAAAGATCACCACTGCCAGCGCCACCAACACAGTACGAAACAGGATGAATTCCCTAGCTTCCTGCGACATGGATCAGCGCACCATTTCCAGACGTTCGGCCAACAGATCACTCAGTGAGCGCATGAGTGATTCTTGCTCACGCAGCTTGAGGATGTGTGGACTGACGAGTTCGACCGAATCGAGGTAGGCGATGAGCTTGGACAGGCGATCATCCAGCTGAGCCTTTTCAGCGACCAGACGCTGGACCCAATCTGGGCAATCGGACACATCACCCATGGGCAGGTAGGCGCCTTCAAATACAGCACTGGGCGACCAGCTGATGTAACCATCGTGCTTGGGGTGGTTTGGCTGCCCCCCATCGGTGTACTCAATCAGATAGCCGGTATCTTCCGGATTTTCGTCAGCCGGAATATCCCACCCGCGGTAGACATTGTAGTCACCGCGGGTCATGGGCGTTGCCTTGATGATCTTGGTACCGACATAGTGCTGCATTGACATCTTCCTTGTTGGCTAGTTATAGGCGGGGAGTTCTCGGTAGCCTGTCTTAAGTGCCGACGGGGAAGGCACGACAGGAACGGGTGTAGATGGGCCCTCTACCGGACCTCCCCTGTTCTGGACGTTGTGGACGGGAACCGAAACCCGTTCCTCCTCAGCAGTGCTTTCACCGCTATGCGGGCGGCTAACTCAGATGCATTGTCCAAGTAACCTTGCTGAGGCGTTCGTATGTAAACTACCACAACGAACTGGGTTGGGGAATTGCCCAGTAACGCTCACGTCACCCTAGACGACTACTTGACTGTCGGGGCGTGGATACCAGGTACAATTCCCCAAACTGGGAGGAAGGGCCGGGACTTAGGCAGTGATACCTGGGGGAGGGTTCCTTGCCGGGCTGCTGAAGGCCCTGCAACTCACTACCCTCACCCCGGCCCTTCCAAACAGGACGGGAGAGTCGTCCGACTGGTCAAGGGGACCAATCCAGCACCAGTCATCCGATCGCCGTGACGAAATCGGTGGACGGCTCTCCCTAACTGAGACAAGTAGTCGGAGTCGAACCGACTGGATACAGGGTATCCACAGCTACCACCCTTCCTGACCCGATGCCGACAATATGGCTCCAGGAAGCTAAGGCCGAATCTCACGGCGAGCACGGTTAAGCTGTACTTGAATTTAAACCGACTGTCGGGACGGCATCCACCTTTACCGCATGCAAGACCTGCACACGACCAACAGTCGAAAAGGGTCTCAGTGACCAGGACTCGAACCTGGGACTTGGCCTACGGCCTTTAGTTCTAACCGACTGAACTACCACTGAGCACGAAATGCTTCGAGAGCGTCCAATGATCGGACGCTCTGTCGCATAGATTACATCCCGCTGTACTTTTTTACGATTTACTTGTCTTCACCGTCTTCGATATAGCGTTCATAGTACTCGACCAGCTTGCGGTAGGTGTAACGATCAGTCACGCCTTGCTTGATACACGCCAGAGATGAGTCACGACGAACGCCCTGCTCGAAGAGTAGGCTCTCCAAGGTATCGACAACGGTGTATGAGCGAATCCGTCCTTCACCACAGTTGACGTAGATAAGCCCCTTGTCCTTGTGCTCGTTGACAAAGTCAAAGATCTTCTTGGCCAGTTCAGGCCGCATGCAGTGGTCGCGCTCATCCTCGCTCATGTGGTCGCCAGGGAAGAAGTCAATGCGCAGCAGTGGGCGATTGTCTTTGTTCGGGATGGCGGCACCGGGACTGTACTTATCGCTGATGCTGATCAAAGGCGCATCGATCGGAATCTGACCGACTTTCTTCTTACTGATGTTGGTAAGGCGTAGGGTGGTGTTGGGCGTTATCATGCCGAGGCCTTCTTGGTGAGTTGGTTGTTGGTGCGCTGCTGACGAATCTTGGCGCATTTGACATGGTTATAACGCTTATCGCAACGACGGTGACCACAGACATCGCACAGTGCGGTCATAGGGGCGCCGAAACCATTGCTGTTAAATCCACGGGCCATGCTGGACAGTTCTCCTTACTGGGTGGGTGCGCCTGTGGCGCAAATGTAGTTGGCTTCAACAAAAGGTAACATCGACAAGTAGACGTACCTGATGTCGTCTTCAAAACTCAGACCGCCGTTACCGCAGCCCATGGGCGGGATGGCGATGGTCTTGAATTTATCCGGGTGTCGATTGACCAGGTTTACCAGCTTGTTGAAGTTATGGATCACCAAGTCACGCGGTGACGGGTTGCGCCAGTTCAATTTGGTGGGCACTAAGAGGTACTTTACCCCTTCGTGCTGATACAGAATGAACTGGGTCGGATCAAGGATGGGGTACATCTTCTTGTAATGTTTGTACAAACCAGGGATGGTGTCTCGAGCCGTTTTAGCAATCCCGGCGCCCATGGCACCCACCAAATTGATGGTTATGATTACCGTGTCCGCCTCGACACTGAACAAGTCCTGCTGAACAATCTCCAGGGCCATACTGGGTATCCTTACACGGATTGCTAAGACATGTAGATAATGTACTGTTTCCGGCAAATCGAATAGAGAGGAGGGGCGAACCCCTCCTCTTTACTTTTTCATACCTGCACCTTCCATCAGTGACGCGACTGAGGCATCCTCTTTCGAGGAAACGACATCAGAACGCTTCAAGATGGCTTCTGCTCGGTCACGAGGCAGCTTCAGAAACTCCTGAAAACTGATCCCGGTGTACTTCAACACATTGGCGGCCAAGTACCGCTCAAGGTAGACATCGAACGGATCAACGTTTGCCAGGTCCTCTGCGTTATGCATGGCAACCAAGGCGTAGTTGGAATGACCCTGACCACTGCTTTGATAAACACCGAAGTACTCATCATAACACTCAGTGGCTACGATCTGGGCAGCGATGCTGTCTAGGGTCTTTTCAGACGTCGACAGCACTGTATCCAGAACGGTGGGTTCATCGATCCGTTCGAGCTTGTCCATGCCAAATTGACGATCACCGATGTGATGGCCGATCGGCAATATTACATCGCCACGCCTTCTACTTGGCTGATCTTCAGCGCGGCTAGGGTGAAAAAAACGTAGCCGATATCGATTGGGATCAGATGCGGATGGCTGGTGTCGCTGGACTCGCCTTGACAGCTCGGGCACTTGATCTTCGGCAGTGCGACGTAAGACACCGTCGACTTCTTGATCCAGTCAATGATTTCCCGATTGATCTTCTCGCTCATCTGCGGGTCTTCACTGAGCATCTCAAGGATGCGGTCCTTTTCCTCGTACCCATCATAGGTAACAGGGATGCTGTCCGGATCAACGGCGTGTTCAAACGCTGCGACCCAATGGCTGTACTGACGCAGGTTGGTCAGAGCACCCGAACGCATGATGTGTCGAACCCGATCCATCTCGTTCAGACGCGCACCAAACGCCTCGTTGGTGGCCTTGGCGATACCGTCCACCCAGATATGACCAGCGTCGATCTGCTCGGCCAGCGAGGGTACGCGCAATACCGCAGTCAGCCCCTTGCCAAGCGGCAGGCGCTTCTCGAAGAAGGTGAACTCCTTCTGGTACTCTTCCAGCCAGGCGCGGTCACGCTTGGTGGTACGCGAGGCCATCATGCGGGCTTGTTTCTCATTGATCTTCTCACGATCAACAAAGCCCATGCGTGCGAAGTTCAAGAGCAGTTCGTCGACATGACTGCACTTCTCCGGATTGGCCACGCACGGCTGACGCAGCGGATAACCATCCGGATACATGGCGCAGATCAGACCCCAGAGCACTTGCTGGTAATCGCGCGAACGAATTACCTTGAGCATCTCCTCGACAGTGTCGCCGGTTTCGAACGTGTAGTTCACCGAAACCATGTGCTCAAGCGCAAAGCGCATGTAGGTCTCGACCGTGTACACTTCGATGCTGGAGAAGACCATGCCGTTGGTCGAACGACCGAGGTTCATCTTCTCCAAACGGGTCTTCTGCTCGAAGTCCAGCAGTGCCTGTACCGTCGGTGCCCGGAAGGTGATCCACAGGCCCGTGTTCCACAGCGGAACCTGTACCATAGAACCTTGGCCGAACGAGGCACGGATGGCCAGGACCGGGTCCTTGATGTTCTGGGTCTTGACCTTGCCCACGCCGAGCTTGGTCTCGTTGTGCAGTACGTACTGACCCCAGTTACCGGACTTGTCGATGTTGTCGAAATACAGGTCCTGATAGATACCGGACATGGTACGGGCAAGGTTTACCAAGCGCCGCTCTTCGCGCGTCAGTTTCTCGGCCCGCTCGTCTGTCAGATCATGCAGATCACGGGATTCGAGCAACTTGGACAGTTCTTCAACACCAACCTTAAGGGCTACCAAATACGGCAGGGCAGGGTCGGTCTTCTGGCGCTTCAGGATCGGGTTGTCAGCGTTGACATGTTCATTGGGGGCGAATGCCTCATCCCACATGTCCGATGCTTCTTCCTCAGACTCCGGCTCAGCAGGCAGTTCAGCCTCACTGTTCAGTTGTTCAGCTGCCTGAAGGGTGGCCGCCTCGAAAGAAGCAGCTTGGTCGACATCTGGCACCAGCGTCGAGGAGATGTCCTCATCGATAGTGTCCATGCCCTCGTCGTGAGTATTGTTCAGTTCGTCCGTCATGACTCAACCTTAAATGGAAGCGGTTTGTTCGAGACTGGCCGATTCGGCAGCCAGCAATTCGACCAGTTCACCGACCAGTGGGCTCAGAGCAGCCGTGGCGTCGTCGATGAAGGTCACGTAGTCACCACCAGCCCGGAGGATTTCGGGATGATGAGGATGGGCGAGCACTGCGCTGGAAATGGTGCGCTTGTGGCGTGCTCCGATGGTGTTCAGGCGTTCCTGGAATTCAGTCAGGTCACGCTTGATGAAACTGGCGAGTTGGGCGCAGCGAGCGGCCTTGGTATCGTCGCTCCAACGGTGAGCGGCGGCATCGCGAGTGGCTTTGGCAAAACGATAAAGAAGATTGCGAGACTCTTGCTGGAGCGTCTCAAGACTCTGACGAGGAGTCATGCGTGAAGTGGTCATAACTACAAACCCTAGTGAAATGGAAAACGGACTGGCCAATTATTTGTACTTTACTCATATTAGGTCGGGTAAACTTTTTTTATTAAGGATGGTGCCATGTTTGAAGAACTCTCCGATATCCTGAAGGGTCGAGTCGACCCGGCCGTGTGGGTCGGTATCAATGCCATCACCTCAGCACTGGAGAAACACAGTGCGACTGTCTGGCAAGAGCGCATCATCACCTTGCGGATGGATGCAAACAACCGCGAGATGGGGGCGGTGGTCGAAGAAGCGTTGCACATTATCTACGATCAAGTGCGCGCACTCTTGCAACAGATGCAGATCACGCTGGAACTCGATACGCTGTCGATGGACCGCCTGGCGATGATTCTCGAGGCACTGGTATTTACCCCCAACGACTTGGACAGTGAGGCGCTGGCGGCGCTGGAAGCGGGCGAAGATACTGTCGAAGCCTTCTGCGATGTGCTGGGTATCTACCTTAACCTCGTGCCCGAGGAACTGATGGAGTACGTCATCGATGTCTCCAATCAGGCCATCCTGGCGATCCAGGAGAAGCTTGGGCAGAACCTAAGCTATCGGGAAGAAACCGGCGAAGGCGTGGCCGAAACGGTCCGACTCCTCAATCGTCATCAGCTCTTGGTTGGCGACACACTGACAGTTGGCATGGAGTCCCTGAATCAAGGTACGGCGCCCGGCGCGGACATGACCTCGATGGTCCTGGCTAACCGCGGACGTTTGGTCGATCTGGCGCCTGATGCGCTGGCCGATGAACTGCTGTCGTTGGCGATCCTGTCCAAAACACCATACGATGCCCTGGAAGACGAAGTCATGCACTTTGTCGAAGGCATCCTCAATGACCCATTCACGATCCAGCGAGCCTTCAAGCGTATTCGTTCGCGCCTGGGTGAGTTGCCGGAGCACACGCCATGAAAAAGCAAGACTTTTACATTCAAGCCCTGCTCGGTGGGGCGTTCCGCCGTAAGGACTGGGTCATCAGTGCCTTCTCGGTGACGCGACCACAAGTCGATGAAGAGCACTCGCTGACCGCGTATCAGTTATACACCATCTGTTACAACCGTGATTCGACAGAAGTCTATGTTCCCACCTTAGGCGGAGATGAGTGGGTCACCATTGAAGACAGCCCGCCGATGCAGCAGTTGTTCTTCCCCGGTGATCCGTTGACGGTGACGCCGGAGATGATCCCCAATTGCAAAGAGCCGGTTGAATCGACCTATGGCGACCTGCTGTTTAACTGGATTGCGTTGGTGGAACCGTTTGGCGAACGGATTGACTATCAGGTCGGTCCCGTCAACATCCGTAAGATCGAGCGCATCATTGCGACAAAGCTGGTTGATGATCCGGAAATCTCCGGCCGTGAACTGGCGCCTGATGAAATCCCGATCAAGATGTACATGCGCTACGGGCGCTGCATGGGAGCGTTGGCGGGATTCACCCAGGTCTTCGTTCCTACACTGAGTCCTAAGGCGCTGACTACCGATCCTCGAGTGCGCACTGTACGTGATGAACTGCTCGAGAAGAACAAAGAACGCTTACATGACCCAGTGGTCGTGGCCGGCATCCAGAACGAGTTGATTGCCATCGACAAAGAATGGATCAAAGACGATCCGTCTGAAGGCTTTCTGATCTCGAACAAGACCTTCGGCACGGCACGTAAGCGGATGTTCCTGATTCATGGTCCAGAAGCAGGCTTTAATGAAGGCGGTAACGCAGAGCTTGTAGTCAACAGCCTCAATGAAGGTTGGGACACAGACAAGCTGGTGGCGATGTTCAACTCCACTCGAGCCGGTTCGTTCTACCGTGGTGCATTGACGGCCTTGGGTGGTGAGGCGGTGAAGTTCTTCATGCGCGTCTTCCAGAACACCGCCGTTGGGGAAGAGGATTGCGGATCAACCCTGGGCATCGAACGGATCGTTGAACCGGGGCAATCGGATTACTACGTCGGACTGTGGGAAATCAAGTCGGACAAGACCAGTCAAGTGATCACCCCTGAGCGAGCCAAGGCACTGGAAGGCAAGAAGTTCATGAGCCGGTCTCCGCTGTTCTGCAAGACAGGAGCAACCGATTTCTGTGAACGTTGCGTCGGACAAGCACTGGCTGCTATCCCATACGCCCTGGGTGCTGAGAACGTCTCGGTCGCCTCGAAGTTCATGGACATCATGATGGCCTCGGCACACGCCAAGGAACTCAAGACGGCCAAACTCAATATCCATGAAGCCTTTACCTAAAGGGTAACCTCATGAGCAATAAATACAACGGTAAGTACCCGGCTGCCTGGTCGGAAGGGGATATCGCCTTCTATGAACAGGTGGGTCGGGAACCTGATAAGACCAGCAATGGCCTGTGGGTCTCGGACAAGACCCGTGAAGCCAAAGCCTTGGTTGACTGGACGCTGGCTGAACTGTACGCCTTGGCCAATAACGAACTGCTCAGCGAGTATTCCTCCGGCAGTGAAGAGTTCTACAAGGTCGTGCGAGCCAAGGCGCTGCTTGAGCACAAAGACGCCCTGAACTGGGGCGAGGAAGACCTGTACGAATGGCTGTTGTTCGAACGCACTCCGGCCAAGAGTCCGAATGGCTACTACATCAATGACCCAGAGCGTTGGGTCAAGGATGCGGCCCTCTGGAACGACAGTGAGCTGGTCGATCTGGGCATGGGTTACTTCGGTGAGCCGAGCAAGCGTGAGCTGTATATTCTTGATGAAGCCTGCGGGCGGTTTGATCTGCCGCTTGGCATCACCTGGGAAGACTACTGCACCTACATCAAGACGTCCGTCAAGCCCGAACTGACCAGCACTGGGGTGTTGATCAATGATCGTCATCGGGCAACCAAGTCCATTGATGATTGGTCGGAGGCTGAGCTTAAAGCGTATGCGTTAGGTGAGATCGAAACTGACTCTACCGATAAAGCCTTGTTGGCCAAGGCCCTGGAAACCTTCGGTGGGGAATGGTACTGGGATCGCCTGTCACTGATGGTCTGGGTGGGCGATGGGGAAATCCCTGAGTTTGTCCATGCGTATGACGAATACACCGATGACCAGCTCAAGTGCTTGATTCGTGAGACTCAAGATGCCGAAGCCATCGATGTCCTCGAAGCGCGCCACATCCGTGAACTGGCAGATTGGTGGACGACTGAACAGCGCCTGACTTATCTGCTCGACGGTATTGAACCTGTAGCGCCGGTTGTTGAAGAGGTCGTCGAAGATGAACCCGAAACTGAACCTGAGCCTGAAGAACCCGAAGACGTTCCCGAGGAGTCGCTGGCCGAAGCCGAACCAGAAGTGGCCGACGTCATTGAAGAAGCCCTCCCCGAAACTGAACCTGAGCCGAGCGTTGAAGTCAGGACACTTGAGTGGACGGACTTGGTGGCAGAAGGCACTGAACTCTTTGATGCAATGGCGGTAACCACCTCCGAAGCCATCATAGCCGATGAGGAGCGCCGCCAGTATCTCACGGCGTCCAAGTGGAGCTTGGCAGAACTGGTCGGCTGGGCCCGTGATCTCATCCCGTCTGGCATGAACACCACCGCCAGCACGCTTGTAAGCGCCTTACGACGTCACTGTGATGCCTTTACGGCTAACTGGACCGATGATGCTGTCAAACAGTTTATCGGCTTCAAAACGCTTCCTGAAGGCCTTGGGAAAGGAATGCTGGTGCATGATGCAGTGCGGAATCGTACTCATCCCGGTGATTGGTCTGACGCTGAGCTGCGGGCCTATTTCCGAAACGAAATCCAATCCACACGAGAGCGCAAGGAAATCTGGCTGAGTGCCTGGGTGCGATTCAATGTCCCCAGTCATTTCACCGATGAGCAAGCGCTAGACTACATCACCACAGGTGTAAAGCCTGTTGAAGAGGTTGCACCTATCGTGGCTGGCACACCCATCAGCATTGCACAGTTGGATGCATGGCTGGCCGGGACCTTGAAAGTTGAGGATGCGGCAGTTGAAGAGACCCTCTTCGCAACCGCCCGGCAGCATTACAAGATCGATGTACGCTGGACCGACTCGCAGATACTGACATGGTTCCGCAATGGTACCGAACCCAGGACCGTTGAAGGCGGGATTCAGATTGAAGACCGCATGCGTGACTCTTCCAGCCCGGCTAACTGGAATTGGAAGGAATTGCGGGCGTTGGCACTGGGTTTGATCGAGGCTGACTTTGATCTGCGGGATCAACCGAGCATGGAACGTATCCGGCGGCTGATCGATGTTCAGTTCGGCGTGCGCCCGGCTCATTGGTCGGATGATGAAGTGCTGGACTATCTGCGTGACCAGACTGTGCCCAAGGCGTTGGAAAACGGCGTGTACATCAATGATCCCACCCGTGCCCGTAAGCAAGCTGTCGAGTGGCGTGATGCCGAACTCAAGGCATGGCTGAAGGGTGAGATCGTCGCTACAGAGAAAGCCACCGAGCCCGACCTGTGGGAAGAGGTATACGTACGCTTTAAGGTTCCGGTCTTCTGGTATCAGGAAGACGCCAGATCGTATGTACTGGACCGTGCCATGGTGCCTTCCACCTTGTCAGGTATCTGGGTCCGTGACCGTAACCGCGATGCGCGCAAAGCCTCCCATTGGACGCGGCGTGAAATCAAAGCCTGGTGTCGGGGTCAAATCCTGCCAGGTATCAACGCTCCAGCGGATGATCTACTCAAGCGAGCAGTGACCCTGTTCGGACTGTCCCACTATCTCGATGCCGATACGGTCAAGAAACGTATCAGCGAAATCACTGAGGAATCGATGACCATGACTGTCAAGTTTGTTGACGAAGACCTGAAGAGCTACGAAGCAGGTCGTAAAGAGGCTGGGGACAACGGCACCAAGGCCGCTCCCTACCAATCGCTGTTGGAGCGTTGCATCAACCGTGTACTGCGGCTGGATGGCGAAGACTTCGTGCAAGGCTGGACGGAACTGCTGAACTTCTTCCATAAGAACAGCAAGGACATCTGCTCGCCGAAGAAAATCTACGTCGGTGTGGGCCAGATGGCCATTACCCCTAAGGGTCTGCGCACCTTCCAGAACATGACCTCCATCCTGTCGACCACCTGCGACCCGAGCACCCGTGATCGTTCGGTCAAGCAGATCGACTGGACCGCGGCTTTGAAAGATGTGGCCAACGAGAAAGCACGACAAAATGTGCTTTCATATTACGGACAGTGAGAAAAGAAAAAAAGAAAGATACATAGAGAGGAGCCATCGGGCTCCTCTCTATGTCTGCTTAACGCACCTTGGCTAGGATAGCGTTCACCACACTCGGGCGGCTGTGTGCATCGCTCCGCTGAGCCACCGCGTCCAACGCCAGTGCTACGAACCGTTCTTCTTTCGTAGCGATCTCGATGAACGCATCTTCAGTCAGACGGTTTTCATCGAGCAACAGCTTCAGTTCCTTCCTGAAGATGAGGTTGGCATTGCCAGAACCGCTGGTGTAACAGAAGTCATAGACGATTCCCGTTACGATATTAGCCACCAATGCAACGATCGGGTCTTTCAAATCCCGATCAAGAATTGTCGCTACGGGCTTCATGGCGACCACTATAATGGCGCACTTACGGCTGATAACGCCACCGTAAATTTTGTTGGCCATAGCGACGGCGTTATCCAGACTGGTGATCTCCACCTGGAAGCGACGTGCCCAGACAGCGACGTTCTGGTGCATTTCAGTTTTATAGGACATGGCGATCTCCTTTAGATCGTGGGTATGGTCACCCCTACTATGTATCGTTGAAAAACTTTCGAATCGAATACACGAGGGGCCTGTACAAATAGGTGAGGTTGGTTTTTGGTGACACGTTACTCGGTACGCAACGACCACGTCCAGCGGAGATCGTTTTCGTGATTAAGGCACTTGGGATGACCCAGCCACTTATCGAGCTCGGCTTGTTCGAGCACGTAGGCTTCTTCACGGGTCTGAGTGACGACGTATTCAAACACCATATTAGGATCGTCTGAATACAACTCCGAGAGCCGTGTGTTGAGGTGGGTGCGTAGGGTGAGGGAGGACATCAGGCCAATTTCTCGTCGATAGAGGTTATTGGTACTGCCGATGTAGAAGGTCCCGGAACTGATGTGGTTGAGGATATAACATCCAGGCTGTCGTGGTATCATCGATGGTTCCTTTCGGAATAAGTGAGGGGCCGTAGCCCCTCACGGTTAATGCAGGCTTAGTGTATACTTAGAAACCAGTTGCATGTGACTAAGTACTTTGCCCCGAAAAAATTCTTCCTTGTTGCGTCTGTATTTCATGTGTTGTTCTATCTCAAGGCAACCAAAGTAAATGAACTCCGGTGTCACATCTGGCCAGTCTTTCAGCGGTCGAGTCCGACCCAGTACCTGTTCATTGGACTGCCGTGAGTCAATGGCGGTCGTCATGAAACTGGTGCGCAGGTTGGGTTTATCCACCGCTGTACCAGCAGAACCAATGGTAGAGACAGCGATGTCTGCTTCCAGGAAGTCCTCGTAGGAGTCGTTCTCGGAGCCGACGTAACGCACGATGTTAAGTTCCGGGTACATCTTGCGCAAGCGTTCAACCATCAGGGTACACAGATCGACCCGTGCAAAGAACACCAAGGCGGTCTGGCCTTCTTCTCGCACCGAGACAAATCGATGGTAGATAGCATGATCGACGATCTTGAGGTAGTTCTTAAGCAGGCCCTTATGTCGCATCAAGGACTCTTCGAACGTGGTGTGCGAATAGCCCTGTGCCCCCATGTACCGAATCTTTACATCCGGGTCCATGTGGTACAGTACCGCGGTTACGGCAATGTAGACGTTATATCCGCCGCCATCGTGACGTTGCATCACGGGGTATCCGATGTCATACATCCGGTTCTTGAACGCATCCGAACTGGTCATGGTCGCCGACAGTCCCAATGACTTGGGAATGTGGGTGTACAGATCAATCCGGTAGTTGTTGTGGAACTCTTGATGCAGTTCGTCCGTGACGCGGAACCCAGCGCCGATGGTTGGGTAGAAGTCGATCGGCTTGATCGGGTAAATCTTGGTCGAGCCGTTGGTGTCCTCGTAGTACTTGATGTAATCACGCATGGTGGCCGAGGTGATGATGATCACCTTGGCTTCGAGGGTACCTTCCAGTGCCATCTTCTGCAGCGCGATCATGTCCTTGGAACCCCGGACAATGAGGAACTCACCACGCTTGAACTTGAAGGTCTCCTCAAGGTCGGATTTCCAGCGTTCGACGTAGCCCCCTTTGAAATGGATCACAGTGCGGCGACGCAGCTTGTTCATGCAGTACTGGGCGACGAAGGTGTTGTGGGTGACGATGAAGTCTTGGACCACAAACAACTTCGACGCGTTATCGACCGCAATGCAGGTGGCCTCCTCGATACCCACCGGTTCGATCGACTTGACTTGCAGCTTCAGCTTGTGCGAGTACTGATTCGCATCGTTCACGCGTTCAAGCTTCTTCGGCAGGCTGACAGCATCGCTGGGCTTGGGTAGGCGGATATAGACATTATACGCCAACTGGCCATCACGTTTTTCGCCGTTATGGGTGTAGACGGGGTTCTTGGTCCTGATGCGGGCCATGCCTCCTAATGACCGGACCAGGTACTGCACATCCTTGGCCAGTTGTTCGCTGACGGTGCAGTAAGAAATTGTGCCATGACCATTGACATAACCGTCTGTGTCAACCAGGCCTTTGAGCAGTTCCTTACGTTGCTCGATGGAGGCTTCCAGGTACATGGATGGGATGAACTTATCTTGAGCAAGGCACCCCATCAGACCGAGTTCTCTTAACGACTCACGGATGACATTGTACCTGGCACTCCCAATGACGATTCCATAGGTGATCCCGTGGCGCTTAGTTACCTGCTGACCAAATCTCATCGATCTTGTCATCCTGTCTACGATGTAATCATCCGGGGTGGAGAATGAGACATCGCCCCCGGAAACACAACCATCGCCAATGAGGACTCCTAGAACCCATGGATCAATAGGCAATACCTGAGGTGGGATATCTTCAGGCTTGAGCAGAGGGACGTAGACGCGGGGATTGGGCATCTCAATTAGACGTTTCAATTCCAACGTATCTCGCACCTGCCAACGCTGGTGTTCTACGGTGTTGACATAGTAAGACTGCCATAGATGCTCTCCGCATACTTCGACATGTCGACCATCGTAGAAGGTGACTCTGTAGAGTTGTTTCTTCCCTTGGGGGTAAACTCCAATCACCCTAGTGGGTTTTCCATCGTCGCCGATGACATAATCGCCGACTTTAACCAACCCCATCCTCTTCCATCCGCCCGGTATCCTGATGGGGGTGTTGTCTGACGTGGCTTTACCACCCCCGGTCTGGAGAGTCACCATCTTGATGATCGGGTCCCATTTAGGGTCCTGATCGTCTAAGACGTATTCGATAATACCGACTTGTTTCTCCCGTGGCGGGAACATCTTGCGGACTTCGAAGTTGACCTCAGGCAGGTCGGTCAGTTTTACGACATGGTGAACAATAGGGACTAGGTGTTCAGCATAGCCGAAGTTCTTAAACAGGTGGTTCTTCAGCGAATTCAGTTGATTGCGATGAAAACTGAATTCGCGGCGATTCCTGGTAGCGGCAGCAAAGGTTCTGACTTTCTTAGGGACGAACTTCTTGCCTTTCTTTTCATAGCCGATTTCGATGAGCGGCTTGCAGAACGAAAACATCGCCTGTAAGTCGCGCTCGGTGATCACGTCGGATACTTTGATCGCGTGACTATAGACATCAATTTTCATTGGAATACCCTGCGTCGCGCATAAGCTGTTTTACATAAGAAAGCCCAATAAAATGATAAAAAACTAAATCCAAGGAAGTCCATGGACGTCCGTAGACGTCCATCCTTCTAACAAAATAAGAAGGGAGGGCCGAAGCCCTCCCTATGGTTAAATGACTTCCGGGTAGACGAACGGATCGAGCAATCCAGCAGGTCGCTTGGTGATCAAGTAGCTGTCGGGGTCTTCGATCATGTCCGGCTGACGCTCGTACGCCAGTTGCACGCCGGCAGAACGGTACTGCATGAGTGTGCGGTGTTCTTCGAACTTCGACGGACGATCGAATGCCGGGAGACCGTAATCATCCGGGTCATCGGCAGGGCGCATCAGACTCAGCAGGATGCCTTCCAAGTGCGCTACGTTGACACGCAGCTTGGAGTTGACCAGGTCACTGAAGTCCAGCAGGGCTGCCACTGGATCGTCGTAGCTGGTCAGCATCTTGCCGGAGAACCCATTGCGCTCGGACTTCTTCGCCGGCGAACGAATGAACGCCTCGACTGCTGCCATGAAATCCAGGGTGGACGCATGGCGCCGTGGCAAGGAGAACGCTGGCTGAGCAAAGTCCCAGTGCGACAGGTCGATGCAGAAGTTACCGAACTCATCAACAGTGTAGCCGTGTTCTTGGATGTAGTACAACATCACCCGAGACAACGACGCCAGTCGTGCGCCCTGACTGACAGGGATGAACACCGAGGTGGTCTCATCGCGCAGGTTGGTGACGCGTACCTGCACTTCGCGGAACGACGTGAATCGATGGATGTTCAGTCGCTCGATTACGGTTTCCTTGTTGATACTGACCAGACCGGCCCCATTTTCCATGTTCTTGTCAGGCGAGGCTGCCAGGACCAGGACGGGGTTCATCTTCTTCAGACGCGGGTTGAACTTGAGCAGTGAGCTGTCCTTAGCCGAAGACGGCATGGCTTCACCCAACAACTCTTCGGTCTTCTCGTTCTCTGCTTCATCCGGGTCAGCGGCGCAGATGTCGATGTACGGCAAGTACTCCTCTGGAATGATGATCTCTTCGACCACCGAGCTACCGTCGAGGTGCTTGACCGACAGTGTCCGCTGAGAACCCTCGCGGCACAGTTCCGTGGCACAGACGTGGCCCAGTGAGGTATCGCGTGGGATGGACCATGCCAGCTCACCAAAGCAGACGTGACAGATGGCTCCCTCACCGCGATGGCGACAGAACATCCCGGAGCGCATGCGGATGGTCTTACCTACCAGATGACGGTCTTCCGCCCGGACAGGCCGGAGCTTGTTGTTGTCATCCAGGTAGATCTTACCTTCCAGATGCGGCAGAATAACCGAGTCCACCGGAATCTCGGCGTAACGGTCAGAGCCACAGTCTTCCCAGATGAGCTTGTCCACCACCGTGGTTGAGAGCTGCATCTTGCGGTTGAAGTACTCAACGATACGCAGCGGCTTCTTGGTGAACATCAGTGCTTTCTTAGCCGAGCACGACTCGATCATGATGTCGTGTAGCTGAGTCAGGCCCTCGAAGTAACCGGTGGTGATTGGCTTGCGGAAGATCACCTGGTCGATGTCGGTCAGGTAACCACGGCAGATCAGAATCTGGAGGAACTGGGCGATCTTGATCTGCTTGCTGCGCAGGCCCCGGACAATCGGGTTGTGCAGGATAGCCGGGTCCTTCATGAGGATTTCAGTAGCCCGGTCATACGCGGTGGTGATGCTGAGCTGATTCGGCCGGACTGCCAGACGCACTTCCGCCAGTGGCGGGTAGTCGTACAGTTCGAGCAGATGGAAGGCGTTGATGGACACCTGCCATTCTTCGAGCTTGATGCTCAGCTGGTTGTAGATTTCATTGCCGATGTCCTTGACAATGCGCCAGGCGTCTTCGCGGTCGTAGCAGGAATCGTGGTTGGCATGCTCGACACCTGGGGTGAAGTAGGTGTAGTGCAAGTCACGCATGATGTTAGACAGCGTTTTGGGAATGGTCTCGGCACTGGGGAACACGTTGCCGATATGGTGCGAGATGTTCAATGGCGTGCGGGGAAACTTGCGGTGCAGTTCCCAACAGAACCAGCTGAGGGCGGTCCGACGGGTGGTGGTGGTCAACACCCCATCGTCAAACTCGATCTCAAGCTTCTCATCCGGCAGGGGCCAGACTGCCATGAGATCTTGGTTCATGAAATTACGAGCATTGATACGGCGCATCGCTATCTCCGGTGAATGCGGGTGGTAAACCACCCGCTACAGGTTGCTATTCGTTGGTGAGTTCCTTACCCGAACACTGGAACATGTGGCGCATGTACGCCAATGGCCGGTGTCCGCCGACGGGTACCATCTTGCGGTCCAATACTTCTGGAATGTTCGTCGGAGTCGGATGGGTCAACAGACGCCGCAGCACGAACTTGTGTGCAATCGGGTTGTTACTGGCATCCTTCTGGTCAGCAATGGCTTCACCGCCGCATGTGGCAGCTTCGGCGCGGTATTCGGATTCACCGACACGGATCGAGGACTGACGACCGGGTGAGTCGTACTTGTCGTTGTTCGACAGGCGTGCCGTGGTACCGAACACGTTACACTTGGCAGACGAGGCGGCCATCCAGGAATCTTCGGCTGTCTTCTCCAGGTTGATGTACCAGGAGGGTGCGATCAGCTTGGGTTCACGGGAGACCTTCATCTTGCCGTCACGACCCCGGAAACGTACCGGAGTAATGAATGGCGGCCAGCGCTTCTGGATTTCACGGATCACGTCCGGCATGGAGACCGGGTTGTCCGTCGGCATGTACAGATACAGTCCGTATAGATGATCCAGCAATACCGATGCCACATGCGTGTGCATGAAGTCCGGGTTCTTTTCACGGAACTTAGGGTCACTCAAGTCTTCGTGCTGGAATGGCACCACGACCTTGTAAAACTCCATCAGTTCGTTGAACGCTGCCTCCACCAGGTCATTGTTTTCCGGCGTGTAAACGACATCATTGACCTCATCCTCGGTCAGCTGGATGTTGCGATCAAAGCCGAAGCTTTCTTGAATCCGCTTACCTAGGTCACGGCCAGCTGCTGAAATGATCATCTCGATCGGAGACGCCGGGGTTTCCCGGTTCCAGCGAGAGTTCGGGTCCACCACTACGTCAGCGCGGATTCCGTTCTCGTCGACTGGCATGTCTTCGTCGTCGACCACCTCAACCACTACCGACTTGTTACCGTTGATGTCGGTGATCTTATAGCCTTTGTTGGGGACTGAGGTGTACTTGAATGTGATCTCCACACGCCAAGCATCCATCTTGACCCCACGGTAGACTTTGTCGACCTTACCGCCACCGTCTTCACGCAGCTTGGCATTGAACCCACGGTCCGGTTTGATGTAGTCCGGGCCCACGCGACCGATGGCCTCCTTGACGAGTTGGCTAAACTCAGGTTCAAGGCGTAGCGACATGTTGCGCATGGCTGCCTGCTTACGCAGGTTGACCCAGACGTCAACGATCCGGCGGTACCACTCGGTGTCGGCGTTATAGTACTTCAGCAGTTGCTCTTCCATGCCGACCGGCAGTGGCGGGATATTGATCGAGGTGTTGCGCTCAACCTTGATGTCCACAACCACGGCGTCCAAGTGCTGCACGAAACGCTTACGGTCGAAGATGTAGTCGGTCTCAAGCAGAGCCTCAGTCGTCATGTTCGACACCGCACTGATCGGGTCGTAACGGCGCAGTGCCACCAGCAGGCCAGTGGAGTCTACCTTGTCGCCAAGGTCTGGGAAGATTTTGTACTGCCCAGGTACCCGTGACTGGTTGATAGGGTAGTACTCCCGACCGAATTCGAACACGCGTGTCTCAAATCCTGTGGGAGCCAGTGCATCCAGATAGCCGCGACGAACCTTGACGCCGTCCTCAGTCCCGGCGACATCGGAATCCATCAGCAGGTTGGTTTCCCGACCGTACATGTAGTTGCCATGTTCATCGATCAGGGGTGAACGAGCCAGCTTAGTGCCCTTGCGAAAGCGCTCTCCTTTACGCAGGCGCTCCATGGTATCTGGATCGCGCTTGAACTCGGTACCGAAGTGCTGGTGCGTGACCTGGTAATCGGTCAACATCAACACACCGATTTCACCGGTGTTGTAATTTTCGTAGATCACCGCCGTCTGCGGCGAGTGTTTGATGCGGTTAGCGCCTGCAGTATGGGCAAAGCGCGGAATGACCTCCAGTACCTGAACATCGTCTGGAAACTCGATAGAAAAGGTCGCCTCCCCAAACGGCCGTTCCATGCCTGACATGATGCGCTTGCGCATCGGTTCCTTGATGACTACCATCTGGGCGAGGTTGCCGGTGAACATTGCAGCCCGTGATGCCGAAATGTGTCGGATGAACGGATTGAGTCCGTACAAGGACATCAGTTCGGGTCGCAGCTCGACAGGATTAGTAAGAGCCGGGCTCTTGTAGCGCTGTTCTAATTGTTCTGCGACAGATAGGTTAGTGTTAAGCATCGGTTACTCCCATTACCTTTTACAGGTCAGCTACTGCTTACCATTGTAATAATGTATCTCTGAAGAAAATTCAAACCAGGAGCCTGACATGAGTGTCACGTTAAACAATCTGATGGTCAACAGCGGTGATACCATGTACCACAGCGCTGATTTCCTCAATTTCGTCCACACCCACAAAGCTTATTTGAAAGCCAATTCAGTGGCGACGCCACTCGATCCAGGCATTGTCCACAAGTTCGAATATAACTTCGTCTCCCTCCTTGTAGAGTTGGCGTATCCGATGGAAGATTTGATACTACTGATGGTGGTAAACGACATCGTCTGCCCTACGCAAATGACTCAAGATTTCAAAGAAATCCTTATACCCGATCCCAGCACCGTGAGTCAGTTAAAAGCGTTGTACCGTCAAACGCCAGGACGCATTTGAGGACAAAGAAAGAGGAGAGGGGTCATCCCCTCTCCTCTATGCCGGCTCAGAACCCCAAACGGCCGCTGCCATTCCCGAAAGAACGGCGACCGAATGAACGTTCGTCGCGGCGGTTGAAGCCGAAATCACGATCGCGGTCACGCCCACCGCCCTCGTAACGACGCTCGCTGCCGCGGCCGAAGCTGCGTTCACGAGAAGAGTCACGATCACGGGAGAAGGAGAACGATTGACGGTCCTCGCTACGGCGGCCGAAGCTGTGGCGACGATCATCGTCATCACGGCGACCACCATGGAGGAACTCATCCAGCGACTTACCGCGTTTCTGAGGTTCGGCACGGCGCTCGGCAGTGCGGCGCGGTGCTTCACGTTCTTCTTCCCACGGCAGGTCGACTACTTCGTCTTCCTTCTCGCGACTGGCGCGGTCACGGTTGGCCGGCGCGATGCGACTGGCGACTTTCTCGGCGATTTCTTCCTTGCTCTTGGGCTCGGAGACAATGATGGCGCCTTCGTTACCTTCCTGAGGAGGTACCAGACGACGCATCTCTGCCAGACCGTCCATACCCTCATGCCAGGTCAGGTCGATGGTCAGGCTTTCAACGATCTCTTTGCCGAGCAGTTTCTTGTGCTGCTTGATCACCTCGTTAAGGTGCGTGGCCATGTTGAAATAGCCAGTCATCAGCGCATGGAAGTAAGGCGCCACCATGTTCTTGCTGCCGTAGTCGTAGGAGGCACGAGTTTCCTCATCGCCCAGCACGATTTCGAACAGCGCACGCAGGGTGTTGCGGGCCTTCTTGGACGGGTACTTCACCCCGAGCAGATCAGGTTCATCGGTCAGCAGAGCATCGAGGACCGGGAACTTGAACTTGACCGAACGCAGGACGCCATCGGCCTTCTGGCCCTTACGCAGGCTGATCGACACCAGACGCTTTTCCGGCTCCGGACCGACCCGCAGGACGACCTTCTGGAGAAACTCGTAGGTGCGCTCATCCATCTCGCTCAGCTGCTTGAGGTACTTGCCCGAAGCAGGATCAAGGCGCTTGTGCTCGCTCGGCGTGGCCGCCACCCGACCCAGCTCAGTGATCAGCGTGACGCTGGTCAGGGTGAGCTTGTACATGATCGAATCACGCAGCGACTTGATCATGTCGGATTCCGCGCGGGTGATGTTCTCCGACAGCGGATGGTAAATGATGGTGCCTTCGCCATTGCTGCGCAGGTGCTCGGACGTTGGCAGCACCACGCGCTTGCCGTTGATGGTAAACGGACTGGTGCCTTCGCCGATAACGCGGCTCAAGTGACCCTTGCCGGTTTCATCGATGATACCGATCGAGTTCAGAACTCGGGTGTTAAACTCATGAAGGTCCATGGATACTCCTTAGAAGCGGTAGCCGCTAGAATCGGTGATGATGTTGCTGACGCCACTGTCGCGTTCGTTACTGCCAAGCGAATCGACGATACCCACCAGCGTCTCGCCCATCCGTTCGATGCACTTGCGGTCATCGACAACCACAGGTGCTACCAGCGAGTCACAGAACACAGGGAACGCGAACTCGGCTGGGTCTTCGCCCTCAAGCTGGATGTTGATCACGACGTCACTTGCCAGGCTGGCGTTAACGCGCAAATCGAACATGCAGTTCTCCCACGGCAGCATGTCGACAAACAGTTCGGTGATAAGGCGCTGTTCGAACGCCATCAGGGCTTGTTGGTTGATGGTCTTACCCAGAATCGGCAGGCATTCTGGAATCATGATTACCGGCTCGCCCATGTGAGCGTAGTTGTTGGCTTCGAACTGAACGTGGGCCAGGTGATGGAACGCCATGTACGTTGGCAGAGCACGCGCCACCTGAATCGCCGCCAGGGTGGTGTTATCCCGGCCGCCCCAATCCGTAGAGTCTCGCGAGAAGTCACGAGCAGTCTCAGGACGTTCGAAGAACACCTTGACATCGTCCCAGGGGAAGTCCGGATTCATCGCGACGAGTTCGCCGTAGGTGATGAACCCTTGTTCAAGGATGTTGGTGTCACGGGCCAAGTCGGCAAACGGTGCCAGGCTGGTGAAGGAACGCTCACGTACCTGACTGCGGGCATCGCGCATGATCTGGCTAGTATCACGCTCCAGACCGTTGCCGTCGCCGAACACCTCACCTTCGTTGGCGGTGGTCAGTGCTTTGAGCGAACGATGGAAGTAACGCGTCGAGGAGTCGTTCCAACGATTAGACATACGCAGGCCCGGCTGGGTGAAGCTATTGCGCATGTCCATGAACTGACCCGATTCAGCACGACGGCTGAAGGCGGTAGACAGTACATCCTTAGGGCTGGACTGGAACACGTCCTCCGGACGCATGGTCATGGTGCCTGGTGACAGGCGATCCCGACTGAAGTCCGGCATGGTCTGCGGTGCGATCAGGTGATTGGAACCGGCAATCTGAGTACGCCAGGACGCGCCTGTGGGCGAATCCATGTAGCTCTGATTGATCTCGGTGACCGAGTTGAAGTACATGGCCATGTCTTCGGCCATCTTAACGCCACGCAGGCTGTTGGTCGCACCTACAAAGTCGGTATGACCGGTGATCTCAAGCATGGAGCGCGCGGTCTTCGAGTCACGGACCATAACGGTCATGATGAACATGAAGCGCTTCTCACCCCAACCGTTGGCGATGCGCGCAGCAGTGTGGGCGTTGGCCTGAGGGCGGATGATCCGACCGGCAACACGGCTCAAAGCGGCTGGAGACAAGTCCGTACCGCCACGGGTGTCGTGGTCGAGTTGGGTGATGAGTTCACTGGTCGCATCCGAGGCCCAGGGGCGAAGCTGAAGGTCGCGATAGCCCGAACGCTCACGAAAAACGATATCAACTAACTGCATGTTGGTGGCTCCCGATGATGTTGTTGACACGAATGATCATGTCGGCAAGTTGTCGTTTGATGTCCCCTGAAATGTACATGTGCCCGGTTTGAGCAAGCATGGGGATCTTCTCGATGATGTCACGTGGTGCATGAGGTTTCCAAGCACGGCCGCTCATTTGCTCAACGACCTGGTCAATGGCGATCACCGCCACATTGCTGCGCTTACCAGGGTCTTGGCGCTTGGTTTCCTGACGGTAATATGGGTACTGTCGATCCAGAATCTCCGCTTGTTGTTTGGTGATTTTGTTACGGGTCTCGCTCGGCATGAATGCCGCGTCGCCATCTTCGTGGAAGTATTCTTCAGCCGAGACCAGAATGGCCAGCTCGTAATACCCCCAGTGTGCCAGAATCGCTTGCGCCATGCCCATCAACCGGAAATGCGTAAGCTTAAGCAGCAGGTCACGCGCCTCAGGTGAGATGGAACGAATCACCCAGAACACCATGGCTTTCTGGAAGGGCTCGATCGGGCGGATGTCGGCTCGAGAACAGATCGAGATGCACTGCTGAACTCGACCGAGGTCAAGATCGGGTGCGATCCGGTTGATGATGATGTCAGCCTTCTCGGTGAAGACCTCGATCATCTGCCGGTCGCCTTCGGTGATCTCTTGTGTCTGACTGTAGTCATCCAGCACCGAGGAGTTATCCTCGTCGTTCTTGTCCAGCGTACGGTGGCGCTTGGGCTGGACCAGTCCGGTCACACTCTGAAAACGACCGTCCATCCGCAAATGAGTGCCGGTGACGTAGTTAAACAGAATGCGTGCCAGGCTGTCACGCTCGATCGATGTCGACAGAGGGCCGATGGAAATCTTGCGCACCAGGGCCATGGCCATCAGATGCCGCGGCACTTCCTCGCTGGAAAGACCGGCCATGACCATGGTCATGCTGATGTCCTTATCCACGCTGGCTTCGATGTACTCGACCATGCGGATATAAGGCGGCCACTTGTCGAGCCCGGCCAGTTCAATCAGCTTGACTGCCTCGGACTCCTTGTAGCCGTTGCCGTTGATGCTCGATACGTTCTGGATGTACATCCCCCAGATCGGTACCATGAAACGCAGCCCGAGAGCCATCGCCACCATATCCAAGTAATCGGACCGGATGTAGGTACGGCTACGGTAATTGCGCCCGCGTTCGTTGAACTCCTCGAACTTCTCGCTGACATCACTGGGGATGGTGAGGCCGGCTCGGTCAACGAAGCTACGCAGGGCATCGTACGTGATCAGGGTATACAGCTTCTTGACCACCGCCTCGATACGTTCACGCACCATGAACGAGGAACGGATTTCTTCGGAAGAAAGGTATTCGTCGACCTTGACGTACAGGGCCCACAGTTGGTCCTGGACATCTTCAGGCAGGGTAGCGATAAACTCATTGGTCTCCTTGAATAGCACTTCACGATTGAGGATGGCCGCCGAATGATAGCTGCCGGCCGACAACACCATTTCATGACCCTTGTGATCGAGCCGGATGGTGTTAATCCCCTTCGGGGACAGCTCTTGGACGTGTATCCGCATTGTTTTGACAACCTCAGTGGTTACTGGATTCAAAAAGATAATGTATTGCTGTAGAACGGTTCAATAAAACGATTTTCCCTGGCTAAGGGTATAGTCGACACTGGACCGAATCGGTCCAGTGTCGAGGTGCTCAGTTAAGCAAGAACTGTAGTAAAGATAAACTCGCTGTCTTCCATCTGTTTTTTCTTGCCTTTGATATACGGGTTATTTTCTCCCGTACGGCTCCGACAATAGTCAAGAAATTTAGGGTAATTAAGGTTTTCCTTTTGAGTACCCCATCTCAGATTTTCTGACGAGTTATTGCGCGAATTCTCGTCCTCGTGTAGAGCAAGCTGGCCGGGGGCCGGCGGACCATTAAAAGCTTCGCACACCAAACGTGCCACCTTGAGTGTCTTCTTTCCACGGCGAGGGTATACATACCTCTCCCCATCCCATTGTCCCTTAGTTGGGACACCGCCATACTGGCGGGTCCCTCCATAGGGCATCTGGGATTCGTACGGAAGTGTCATAATTCGTCCGTGGGAAGACACTAACAGATCTGGATTAGACGGCGAGCGTCGCCAGACCTCATCCATCATAAAGGCACATCGTCGTCGAAGGAGAAATCGTTTCCACCGGAAGGAGCTGCCGAGGACGTCTGTCCACCGTTGCCACCGCCATTGTTGTTCCAGCTGCCCCCGCCTTGGCGGTTGCCACCACTGTTGTTGTTCCAGCTGCCACCGCCTTGACCGCCACGGTTGCCGCCGTTGTTGTTCCAGTTACCGCCGCCCTGACCACCTTGACGGTTACGATCCATCCAGGCCGGACGGACGTAGTTGTCGGCGATGACTTGGTTGACATAGGTACGGACTGTATCGACCCAACCCAGGCAGTACAGACGAGAAGCAACCGAGACTGGCATCGGGCCATTGGCGTCACGGAAGTTGTGGTAGGTCTCGTCGAGGAACGGGAACTCGATCAGGGGACGGTTCTTGCCCGCACTGATGCAGATGGAGATGACGCCTTCGGCATTCTTCTCGATCTTGATGGTGCTCATGATCGACGGGTTCGGGTCGCGCTTCTTATCGATGAAACGGTGACCTTTGTTGTCCATCATGATGCTGGTCGGTTCTTTGTGGTTGGCCACAGCTTCGACCGCCCGCAGGAACGCATGGAAGGTGCGGTTGTTAAACGCCGCTTCGATCTTGCCATGGTTACGGTCGTTCGGGACGCGGGTCTTGACCACCAGACGGGGGTTGTTCTCGTAGTAGGCAGGGCGGAGCGTGGGATCGCCTTCCATGCCGTCCTGGCGCTTGGCTTTCAGCGCCAGCGAGGGTTCATCCAGGATCGTCTCGGGACGCTGATTGGTTTCGCTCATTTTGGTCTCTCCAAGTACACGGCTTTACTCAAATAGATACAGGCCGCAGTTTATTTTTTACCCACCGAAATGCCTCATGCCTTCGAATAGAGGTTCATCACCAGTTTTTCAAGCTCCGGCTCATACGCCTTCTTGAGCGAACTGAGGATGTAGTCCTTCGTTGTCATGGACGTCCAGCGATTCTTTTGGGCGATGTCGAGCATCGTCCGACGATACTTGATCGGGAAGGCAGTAAACAAGTTACTGTTATCGCCGAAGAACTGGATGGTCATCCGGTCAAAGGGGATGTTGCTCAGTTCTTTGCCGTTTGACAGTTTAGTGTGCCAAAGTGCAGGAGGCTTGGTTGCACCCGTGTGCGACTCCAGCAACGTCAGCGAATTGAACCTATAACGTTGAAGCAAATCCACGGCATAGCTGGTCATCATCAGGACGCGACGATTGTCATTTTCCAAATCGATGTCCGTTTCCATGATCTTGATCGATGGGTTGCGGCTGAGCTGCTCCATCAATTCAATGATAGCGTTCTCTTCACGCAAGGCTGCCAGCTTCTGCTTTTCAGTGTTGGCCGCTTTCAAAATGGCGTAAGGAAAACGTTTAGGAATGCCGCGGTAGTTACACAGATAAATCTGTGTCTTAACCCGCCCACTGCTGACACGTGCGACCGATTGCTCGATGATTGTCATCTCATTGATAAGGGCGTACGCCAGGTCTTCTGGGAAGACGTCGTTCAAACGCTCTGAGTCAATGGCACCGATCAAGTTGCGGATCAGGGTGCGCAGATTGACGTACAATACGTCAATCTGATTGATGATCGGGTTATGGTTGGGGTTGTCCTCGAGGATGCCGAAGGCACCCTCAAGCGCCAAGCTACTGCCTATGGAGATAGGTATCTGACCCACCTCCCGGCTGGAGATGGTTTCCATGGCCCGTGCATCAAATGCCATGTGGCCTCCTTATTGCTCTGCGTAGGTCCCAAGCACGGTCATGACCATCTGGGCTTCCTGACTGGACTCATCGGGGATAAACCGTTTGAGGCGTTCCGAAACCAGATGTCCGATATTGGTGGGAGTGATGCTGATGGGTTTGACCTTAGGCAGTTCGACATGCGCCAAGTCGATCTTCTCCTGGGGTTTAAGGTCATCCATCTGGGTGGTGATACGAAACTGCGGGAACCGCTTGCGCAGGTCCTTGAGTCCGTGTTGGACAGGGGTGCCACGGGCAATCATCAGGCGGAAGCACGAATCATCCGGTTCGTTTTCATACGACTCCAGAATTTCCAAGACCTGATCGGTGTCCATCTCACGGCAATCGAGGGTCTTATACAGCCGCGCGCCGTTGTTTTCCACAAACCAGTGGTAGTTCTTACCCTGGCTGGAAATGCAAGCCCGGTAATGGCCCTTAGCAGCCTCCTCACCGTGACTTAGCCGGTCAAAGGACCCTTGTGCCAGGATAACCGACGAATACCGCGGTAGCGAGCGCTCCGTGCGTATGTGCACGTGCCCGATACCGATGAAGTGCCGAACGATGGACAGGTAGGCTTCGTGGTTATGGTTCTTCGCCGACTCAATGGGCAGCTGGTAATCAAACGAGCCGTGCATGCAGGCGACATCGACCTTATCGAGGCCGTGAATGGACAGCAGTTCTTGAACCTGCTGCCAGGTCACGCCGGCATCGGCATTCCATTCATCCGGGACGTACAGCACACTCAGGCCACCCAATTCCTCGATCACCTCGATACTTAAGGTATCGACATATTTAAGGTTAGCTGGCGTGCTGAGGGTTCTGTTGACGTTAACGAATTGCTTGGACTGACGCCAGTCGTGGCTGGGGGTGCCTTCCAGCACCCGGACCACGATGTTACGCTTGGCGCAGATCAGGAGGATATCGGCGATCCACTCTTGGATGGCGTCCACTTCATCTTGTGGCAGGCTCATCAACCGATCGAACACATCCCCTGCAAAGAACAGGATATCCAGCTTACCCGTCTCCTCCGTGTCAGGGAATGCCTGCCGGAGGTTCTTGATGATGTGGTAGGTGTTGGTCCGCGGATGGGCCAGGTGAATATCCGAGATGAACGCCATGAACAGATCAGAGCGGTTCGAAGTCGTCGTCGTCAAATTCATTAATCGGTTTCCGAACAGGGGTATCGACGCCCCCTTCTTCAACCGGGGTGCCGCTGAGTTCCGACTCTACCAACTTGGCTTTATCGCCAAAGAGCAGCGTCAATGGGATGTTGTAACGCTTGTAAATCATCGCCCACATCTTACCGTAGACGGTAGAGATGGCATCGGCAGGCGTATGATTGAGGGCCACCAGACGACTGACGTAGTTGTCGATGACAGCGCCCGGATGTGCCGTGGTGATCTCCGATTCGAAATTAGCGGCCAGTTCAGCCACGTCCGTCTCAGGACCAGCATGCAGGGTGCGGATGGCCATGGGCGTCGGAGCCAGCAGCGGTGGGACGACAAAGAGGACCTTGTTCGGGTCATTGTCTGCCACTACATCGATCATGCGATTGGGGTGGCCGGCTGCCGCCACGAAAATCTCGACCGGACGGTTGGTGTCGCCATTCGGTGAAGGGAGCAGATGAGGCAGAAGTCGACGAACAAAGTCACTTTCGCGCAGTTTGGCGTTAGCGTCTTTACTCATGGCTTCGAGATTGGCAAAGTCATGCTCATTCAACTGCATAACGGATTCTCCATAAAGAGGGCGGTAAGACCGCCCTCTATGCCCAATGGTCGATTACTCGTCAGCCGGCTCTTCGTTGGCGCCAGTGGCGGCCGTTACGGCCATGGCCTGCTTCGAAGCTTCCTTACGGAATTCTTCCAGGCTGATGGAATCGATGACGTAGTACGGACGACCGATTTCACCGCCGTAGGAGATGACCAGGTCACCCATGGCGTGCTGGACCTTGCTGTCCCTCAGGCCTTCGGACACTGCATCACCGGAGAGCCACTCTTGAGTGGCGGTGTGCTGTTCTTCGACCAGCGGACCGTCTTCGGTCAGGGTCACACGGATGGAGCCAGGCACGTAGCCTTCGACGACGACCATTTCCGGTGCACGCTGCTTGGACTGCTTGGCCTTGAAGGCAATGGCGTTAGCCGCGGCGATGAACACGCGCTGAGCGACGCTGTCGATCATGACGTCATCGTTGAACAGGCGCTGGATATGATCGGCAGTCAGTTCGACCAGGGTGCGATTGATCGCCAGCATGGCGTCGTTAGCCTGGATCAGACTTTCCTGAAGCTGAGCGACTTGGGTTTCCAGTTGGGCGATGCGCTCTTCCTGGGATTGTTCACGTGCTTCATCGGTGGTCATATATCACTCCTTAGTTATTAAAGCCAGCCGCAATGAACGGCTTGCCATCGTTTTGCAGATCAATGATACTGCGAATCTTCGAATTGGCTGAACTTACGACGTGTTTCAAATCAATGGACTTGTCCCCGTCTCGTAAGATAGCACTGATTTGTAAATCAATACCAGAAGGCGTGCTGAGGGCCGAAACATCCAGCTCTGCCGAGTCAAACTGGCGATCAAGGTAGTTCTGTAGACGCAGTCTGACTTCGTTTTCCAGCTCCAGACGGTTGTTGCCGAACTGACTGACGATACTGGACAAACTGGTGACCTGACCCCGGTAAAGGTCTGTCTGAGAGCGCTGGGTGATGTAGAAATTACTCATCACCTCATCGGCTTTGATGGTCAAATCGGTAGCAAACCCGGCAGCGCCGAGCACAGGGATTACGCGGGCCATAATAACTCCGGACAAAAGAAAAAAGTCCACCGTAAGGAGGAAGGTGGCACACATACCCATTAGGACAGTGTGCCACTATTCACTTACAGAGAGCCGTTATTTTCGTCGGAGGGGTCATCCAATCCTTCATCCAAGAAGCTATTGAAGTTGGCCCACATCGAGTCACGGATGGTGGTCTGCTGGTCGAAGCGCAGTTCCGTACGACCGTCTTCATCGATCAGGTGCAGGTACTGCACAAAGTGCGAGTGCCCTTGCTCATCGAATTGGAGCAGACCGTGCATCACTTGCTGGTAATCCGGATCGTCATCACCGTAGCGACCGGGGTTGCGGTTGATGTAGCTGTCACGCCAGCCATGCATCATGTCCTTCTCGAACAGACGCTTGGCGCGCGGGTTGGCCATCAGCCAGCGTTGCTGGACCGGGCCGGCTTGCTGGAACTGACCGATCCGGGACATTGGCTGGATGTCGTCCTTATCGAACAGGTGCGTGACCTTACGTTTGAGTGCAGCGATCTTACGTTCAATCCCATCGAAGTCGAAAGAATTGAACCGTTCTACAGCACGCTGGTAAAGGTCAGAACCTACCAGTCCGAATGATCGGGCGGTGTTCTCCAGACGATCCCGGATAGCTGCACGGTCCTCCGACCGTGGTAGTCCGTAGTGCATCGCCCCGAACTCACGGTCATCCGCGTAAATAGCTATCGCCATGCTTTACTCCTTTTATTTCGAGACTTGGTCACCCTCGATGATCCAGTTGGTCAGGGTGGCAATCAACGGGGCCGGCAGCGTCGTGTTGCGCGACACTGTGAACGGCTTGTTGAGGTCCATGACACCGGTTACTGGGTCCAGACGACTCATGACCTTAGCGTTCTTGTGGTCGAGTGGGAGCTCGCCCCAGAGCGCATCACCGTCGTACCTATTGTCCAGCTCCTTCGCGACAGGAGCCCGGTGCGCTATGGCACCCGCACACGGCTTTCCCGTATGAGCAGACTATATCTTCACCTTCAGCATGACCTGGTCAGGTGTTCCCCATTTCCCTGCCGCTGGCAGGTACGAGCCGCTACGCTCTAGTCGTTGAACCTTTCCCATATCCGAAGGACGTAGGGACTTGGCTGCTAAAGGGACTCTTAGAGTCCACGGTTGCCCATTGTATCATCCGTCTCGTTTTCAGACCGTGGCTTTGTCTTTCGACTCGCAGTGGTGAGACAGCTTTAGGGGTTTCCAGCAGTTAGAGGAAAATCACTGCACTGTTTAGAATGCAGGGGACTGTTTACAAATAGCTCAGATGAAAATCTCTCCAGCAGCCCATGTTCGAGTTCATGGATTTCTGGATAACCGATTTACCCACCCCTACCGAGTGAGCAAATGCCTGTACTGACTCCCATTCAGTTGTTAAACCGCTCAGTTTGTCAAGTACTTTAACTTTCCGAGGCAGGCGTTTGAAATTAGGCCTGATCACAGATTTGCGATGACTGGGTATGACTACGTGACCACTCACATCGCTTTCGTACTCTTCAAGATAACAAACCTCCAACCCGTTAATCCTGGCGGTGCCGGCCAAGATAGAGTACAGTTTAGATTTCGTCACCCCGAAGGCACGGGAAACGTCAGCAATGCTGGAGAATAAAAACTTCTTATCATCCTTCACCACTACAACATCTCTTGACTGTCCATTTGCCTTCTTGCCAATGTCCAGCTCTGTCAAACCTCTCCACGATGATGTCTCGTAAATCAGTTCGAACCTAGATTTCCACGGCACCAGCGAATCGCTACTCAAGTAACGGTGTATGTCTGCGCCGTTGACTTTGAAGTAGCGAGCTGCTTCTTGCAGACTGTAAAAGTACTGGACTTCTCCGGTCTTCAGGTCCTTAGCGAGCAGCGGACGATTATCTACCCTCAATCCTTCCCGATATGCGTGAAACGCGTTATCAGAAGAACTCGTCCATTCAAGGTTACATGGGTCGTTATTAAGTTTGTCGCCATCGATATGATTGACAACGCATTCGTCGAAAGGACCAGGACATTGGTTGAATGTCATGGCAATTAGACGGTGTAAAGTCTGGGTTCCATGCCCCCACACGTTTATCTGATAGTACGGCCAGTAGTGCTCCCGCAGAAAGGGGATGAAACATACCAGATTTCTCTGATCTATTACATGGCCAGACTTACTGATAACCAGTGTCTCGAAAAGGGGGCAGTGGTAGAATCCTTTAAACATCTCGGATTCAACAAGCTGTTCATCTGGTTTGAGCATTTCATCACCCATTCGGTTACTGCTACACCTAGGTAATGTAGGGCTCAGGCTATTTGCAATAATTTATCCGCGTTCTTGTCGATCAAGTTGAGCGGGGACAGCGAGATGGTGTTGTCAGTCGGGTCGGTCTTGATTTCATCGATCTGGTTAAACCCGATCGAGCCACGGGTCAGGGTCGGGTTACGACCGAATGTCGTGGGAATGGTGCCGTTCGGGGCTTCGGCTAAAAGCTCCTTGAACAGCTCATCGAGTAGCGGGTGGTAACGCAGGGTGTTCTCGTAGATCAGCGTCTGGATCTCATTGGGCGAATACCCTTTGGCCAGCAGCTTATTCTGCAAGTGCACCTTAAACAGCAGGGTGCTCATCGACCACGGCACCTGCAACGCATCCTGACGGTGCGGCTTTTGCCGGGAGGTGATAACAGCACGGAAGCCAAAGTGCGGGCGGGTACCGTAGATCAGCTTACGGGCGATACCGGGCTTCTTGAAGATGACTTCAGATTCGAAGGTCCGATAGTACTCGTTAAATTGCTGATGCGCACTGACGACACGCGCTTCTTTGACAGCTTGGGTGAGCTTGGGCTGGTTCTCAGCCGTCTCACGGTTATCAATGCCGATGAGGATGTGGGCTGCGTTGACAGCCGCGACCATCTTCGGGTCAGCAGTGATGCGGTTGTTGGCACTTTCACGGATGAACCCAAGCCGCGTCGGGAAGGGCAGGTATTCCGAGAAGGTCCGATCGAAGTTTTCTTGCAGGAAGCGCATGATCTTCCGGCGCCGACGGGCAGATGCCGAAGGACCGATCAAGCCTGCCTTGAACAAGGCCACCAGAATAGGTTCGTAGTTCTCGATGAAATGGTTGTATCCACGCGGGATGTCCAGTCGCTCGAGCTTACGTATCTTGTCTGCCGCCAATGGCGAGGGGGCAGTATAACGCGGGTTACACAGGTACTCCAGGATATTGAAGTTCGAGTGGGTCAGGTTCTTTGACAGAATCCGCCACACGGTCAGGTTGATGAAGGCCTTGATCCCAGTTGGGACACGGAGCCACAGGTTGGACTCCAGGGGCTTTTCGGTGATCGGTACCACCTGTGAGAGACAGATCGGACAGCGGACGTTGTAGTTGTCCATGCTGGTGATGTGCCCACAGTCACAGGAAGCGGTGTTGTTCAGCGAATCGCCATCAAGACTGGTATAGATGAGGTTGTTGAGCTTAAGGCGATCTGCCTCAAGGTCGATGTTGAAGTCATTCATCAGGATCGCAGGATGCGACAGATGACGGAACAGGGTGTCGTAGTGGACTACGCGGAGATAGACGCCATTACGTTCTTTCATCAACTTTGGCCCTTAAGTGTAGTGGCGATGAAAAATAAAAGACATAGCTCGGGGGAGCACTAGGCTCCCCCTTGCTACGTTAAGGCCGACGCCGATTAGAAGCTATTGCCGAAGCCAAAGCCGTTACCGACGTTGCTGCGCAGGCTGCGCTGACCATCACCTACCACACGGCGGGACAGCATGCCGTGAGTCAGGTCACCACCGGCGAAGTCGCGGATGCGGGTGTTACCGCGGATGCGACGGTTGCCGAAGCTGTAGTGTGCCTGACGCTGATCGATGTTGATCTTGCAGTCAGCGACTGCCAGAGCCAGAGCCTCGATGAACTTCGGATTGAAGTACGCGAGGTCGACGTAACGGGCGAACTTCACGTTGGAAGCACCCAGGGCGCTGGTCAGCTGAGTGAACTGCTCGGATACGCGGACTTCCACATCGAGGTCGGTGCGGTCGATCACGTCCTGGTAGTTCAGCGCCGAGACGCCTTCGTCGTTCGGGTTCTGGGCCAGCCAGCGGAGCAGGTCCCACTCGCGCAGGTCGCGCTCCTGACCCTTCTCGTCGATCCAGGTACCGGTCAGGTAACGGGCACCGGACATTTCCAGCGGCTGCTCAACGCCCAGCTCGCGTGCGCGACGGGAGAAGTTGCCGGCAGTCAGGCGGTCAGCGTAGTCGTACAGACGGCGGATGGCGTCTGCGGTGACCGAGCTGTCGTTGGCTGCGTCAGCCAGCAGGCTGGTGATCCAGCTGTTGTCGCCACCTTCTTCCAGTTCGATTGCCCATGCCAGGCGCTCGTCGACCAGGGAGAAGAAGTACTGACCCCACTTCTGCACGTCCAGGGAGGCACGCGCATCGAACACGACCGGCTCACGGTCAGCATCCGGGCCGAGGATGTTCAGCAGACCGGTGTCGCGGGTGTCGATCTCACCGCGGGCAACTTCGCCCGGCAGGAAGGTCTGAGCCCAGGCCTGATCCTTGGAGATAACCGACGCACCAGCCAGCGCGAGCAGCAGCAGTTCCGGCGTGATGCCGTTGGTGCCGGTGTCCATGCGGTTGATGACGAAGGTCGGGGTGAAGTACGGCTGATCACGACGCTGGTTGCGTGCCCAACGATCTTCCTGCGCCGGCGGAGTGTACATCAGGTTGACGTAACCGCCCAGGTTGGCCAGCGGGACGCTGACGTTCTGATCGTTCTTGCGGATCACACCGGCAACGCTGACAGCGATGTCGCTGCGGCGCGGCAGGCCGTCGGCGGACACGGATTCGCGACCGGACAGGTCAACGTTGATTTCCAGAGTCGACTGCTTGGTCAGCCACTCGAGGCTGAAGTACAGGTTCGGCTGGAACAGGTCGTTGAACAGAGCAGTCAGAGCGGCCTGCGCGTAGAACACGACCATGCGTGCTTCGGTGCTTTCCGGCTCGTTGAAGTCGACCTTACGATCGACCACACGCCAGCCTGCGCGGATGATTTCCACGGTGCGGCGAGTGTTCTGCTCGAAGTTCTTCTTGGCGATGTCGTCGACCAGAGCCAGGTAGCTCTCGGTGATGTAGTCGCTGGCAACGACCGGCAGCTGGTAGCTGCGGTGGGCGATGTCGACGTTGCGAACGGTCGCTTCGTCGGTCAGGGTGCCTTCCAGAGCCAGAGCGTGGACCAGCACCTTGGTGGTGCCGTTGTCTTCGACCGGGTAGGCCAGGATGACGGAGGAAACCGACACGTTGTGCTCGGAAGCTTCCAGACCCAGTACCTGAACTTTGCTCAGGTCAATGGCACCAGCACCGGCAACCTGACGCTCCGGGGAGAACCAGAACTTGAAGCCCTTGACTGCGCTGACCAGAGCTTCGCCGCTGGTGCGACGGCTCATCGGGGCGCCGAGCAGGCGGTTCAGGTCGAGCAGGCCAGCTTGCATTTGCGAAGTGGACTGCGCACGGTCTTGACGGTCAGCACGAGCAGCCGGGTTGCTGTTCTCACGCGGGTGGTTCGGCTGGTCGCCAGTGATGCCATCTTGCTGATTGTTTTGGCTGTCATGAACTGCCATGATTTACTCCTTGGGTTTTGATGTGTTACTAGGGCCTAGTGAACATCTTGAAGGCTTGCTTCGATATTCACGTTGATAATGTAGAACCGTGATAATTTCGAATGGAATTCTTATTCCTAGCCTCATTATCATTCGGCACTGGGGTTTATTTTTACGGTGTGCACCAAGCAAAGGAAATACCCTCCCGTATCGACAAGGTCAAAACCTTGCCCGGAGCACATCTCCTATACCATATGGATAAACCAGTTCTTTTTTACTATTTTCATCTCCCACTGGTTGAATAAAGGTTGGCTAATCCTTTGAGACTTTAACTGTCATTGGACCGATCCCATGTACACACTCTTTAATACCGAGGCACGACTGCGGCAAACCAACGTCGTCTCCTTTGGGCTGGATTACGTCAAGCGTGAACTGCTTGGGGTCCAAGTCGAGCGTTATAAGCAGTACCGGGCAATGAGCCCAGGCTTTATCCGAAGCGATCACCTGATCAACAAGATTCTCAACATGATCGACATTCCCTTTAATGGGGATTTGCCTGACTACTACCTCCGTGTCGGCAGTATTGTTGATCGACTTGCCGGTCAGATGGGGCTGGTGACCGCCGCCCACCATGGGCGGGTAAGAAACCACAGTCACTTCTACGGCAAGGGCGTCAATGAGATCATCATTGCCGTGGCTGACGATAACTTAACCCCTGGCGAGATTTGGTTCAACTGGCAACGCATGAGTGCCGTGCGGTTGTTGGCTCATCCGATCAGTGGCTGTGGTATCATCGAGCTGGATGGATCGAACGATTTCAAGGACATGCCCAATGGCGCAACCGCTGTAATTGAAATCAACATCCCACTGCTGGCCTGTCAGTACCAGCTGTGGCGAATGGCAACCAACGCCCTTGCACCCGAAGGTAAAGTGTTTCCAGTGGCGCACTTTATCAGTCAGGTCGTCATCCCCAACCTGCTACCCAGTCATTTAGATGTGGCAGTGCTCAACACCCTGCACAGTCTGACCGGTGCTACCGACTATGTGCGGGTGGTCAGCGACATGCCGTTCTATACCACGGATTTGTATCCTCGGTTGGAGAAGGGTCTACAGGAAGTGCTGGCGCGCATTACCGGGGCGACGTACACCTACAAGGACATCTTGTCGATGGTGCCGGTATACGGGAACAACAACCTGTTGCAAACGGTCAAGATGCCGGACATCGCGTTCACCAACCAAGCGATCTGGGCGCTGACCATTGCCAGGCTTCCGGTCATCGCCCTGCTGCTTAAGCTGGATCAGCTGAGTCGCAACGTCAAGAACGATTCTGAAAAGAACCGTATCCGGCGCAGTCTGCGTGAGGCAGAAAGTGGCAAGTACCTGGTCAACCAGATTCCACCGATGGTGGCCGCCTGGATTGCACAGTACATCGAGCAAAACATCACGCCGTACCTTTAAACATAGCGAGGAGCCCTAGGGCTCCTCGCTTATGCTGTCTCACTTGCTGGCTATATCACGGTTGATCAGTTCTGCAATAGCATTAGCGGTCTCAGGATCGAGGTCCTTGAGTTGTTCAGCCAATGTCATATACAGAATCCAGCGCTCCGGCCCAAGGCCTTCCAGTAGTTCCGCCACCAGCTTTCGGGTCAGTTCAGCTTTCGCACTGAAAACCGATGTCCGCATGAGCGTGAGCATTTCTGCATCAGTCGCCGCGCGGACTACAGTAACGCCATTGTTATCGACCCTTACTTGCGGGCGGATCATGCTAACTACTCCAGAATGACTTCAGGACAAAGATTCTTGACCATCAAAGGATCGATTTGCGGGTCGGCAGATTTAAAGTAAGTACGGGTGGCTTCAAGCAAAGCCACCAACCCAGGATCAGTGGTTTCCTCGGCCACCCGCCTGAGCAGTTCGTCGAAGTCGATAAGGTTACCTTTCTCGACGTCGACACGTACCACCTGCGCGCCGCGGGTCGCAATTCCTACATAGGGCTTAATCATCATCGAGCTGGTGGTTATCATCGGCAACATTCCCTGAAGGGAGGAGGTAATACCATCCATCCCAGTCAGGGTGTGCACGCCGACAGGTTTCTTGACTGGAAATGCTAGGATTTTACAACCGTCATTACCAGTCATATCCGGCGTCTTCATCTTCATCCTCCTCGAAGAGATCTTCCTCGTCATCGCTTTCAATGGCGCTGTTAGCATCCGTGGCGGCTGGCTGCAGGTTCACCTCGCCCGACGGCGTATAGATGTCACTGATCAAACGGACGTACTTGCTATCGACTTGGAAGATACCCAGTGATTCCAGGATCATGTAAAAGGACTCCAAGATCTCATAGGTCAGTCGACGGATGTCGATCATCACCATGACTTCTTCGGGCATCCCAATACCTGACAGGATCGACAGAGGCAGCATGAGGGTCTTGATCTGATCGCGACCTGTGTTGACGCAATACTGGCGCAGGCGCTCAGCAAACTCAGGGTCGATCGCATCAATCTTGTTCAGCCAATCCTGCATGTCGGTCTTGTTGTTGATCGCCAGAGGCACCTTAATGACCGTGTAGGGCGGGTGCTCTACGTTGCCGTACTTAGGGGCAAAGACCTCTTGCCACATCAGGTAATGCCGGTAGTTGGTCTTCTCCTGGTGGGGGTTGGCCTTGTTCATGTTGGCGTACGATTCCTGAATCTGGGCCGACTTCAGGTAGGTATGCTCGCCCTTCTTGATCGAGTTGTAAATCTCCTGCTCGTGCTGCCAGACCTTGATATACAGCTCCTCCAAGGTGAACTGGCGGTTCTCGTCGGCACGGTGCATGACCTCCTTCATCAACTCCTTAGCAGCATTAATGACAGTCGGCGGCACTGTAGAGGAGCGCAGGGCCACGCCCTTAATCTCCATCTTGTACTTGTCGAACACCAAGCCCTCACGACAGGACATGAACGCGTAGTAGTGCTTAGCGCGGCTGGTCAGTGTGAATACCGGGAAGGCGTATTCGTTCTTCATTGTCAGGCGGTGCAGTTCCTCGGTCACCACGCCCATGTTGGCAGACAGCTTGGCCAAGACATGGATGATGCACTGGCACGCGATGTAGGTTGTGGTGTACCAGATACCGTCGCCTTCCTTGGTGCGCTGTGGGTTATTGGTGTACCAGGTCACCCAGTCCTGCGTGGTGAAAATCGTCGAGTCGGTGTCGGAAGCCAACACGGTACGGCGCAAGATACCCTTGATGTTCGCCATAGTGGGGCACAGCTGTACAGGAGTCAGGAACACCCGGATGAAGGTGAAGTACTTCTGCAGCACTCGCTGGACATTGAGCGCCGTACGTGCCACCGCCAGCAGCGCCATCTCATCGCCCTTTTCCTTGAGTGAGTCAAAGCTCTCACCACGGGTCAAGTCGGCATTGAGGTAGGTGGCCAGTACCTTGGTATCGTCGTCGATTGATTTACCTTTGAGCAAGGTGAACGGATCATCGATGGGCGTCAAGTCCTGAGACATGTCGTACTTGATGATCGCGTCCATGAAGCCCCGGACAAATGCATCGTTGTATTTGGCGATGTGGTACAGATCACCGGTGTACACAACGATGGCACGCTCCAGCGGACTCAAGCGCTCGATGAACGCCATGATCTGGGCGAACTTGCTTTCTTTACGCCAGTACAGATCGGTGCTGCGACGGATGCACTCGGCCGTCTGTTCAACCGTTGGGTAAGCCAGACCACACTCATCCATGGCCCGTTGGAACTCGTCGTGCGGCTGACTGGTGATCAGCGCCAACATGTTACTCAGTGCAATGGTCGGGGTCCAGTAATGGCGCGAACCGGCAAGCAGGCGCTCGTTATTGGCATTGCCATAACCGGTGGCACTGCGGCACATCGAGGTCAGGCTGGAGTGACCGGACTTAACGAACAGGATGTTGCCCGAAAAGCCATGCATCCCCGACAGGGAGTTGATTGCAATCTTCTTGGCGTTCTGTTCGGCGTCCTTGATCTTCTCCAGGACTTCGTCCTTGGCCACCTGTGCGGCGAACATTTCGTTCTTGGCTTTCTTACGCCCAGCAATGCCCGATTCAACGAACTTGGCAGAGGGTGACTTCAGGACGTGAGGATTCTCGTAGCAGACCATTGAGGGCGAGAGAATCCGGTTGGTGTCGGTGACGGTCTTGACATAATTGAGCAGGGTCATCTCATCCCGGACACGGTTGCCAGGGCTTTCCTGCTTGAGGATCAGCATGTTCGGGTCGCGCAGAGGGAATTTACCGCCACGGGAGAGGGTCTTCTTCAGAAACTGAAGGCAGCGTTCAGGCGATTCACCTGTCATGCGCTGGAGGAATAGGCTGTTCTGGTCGAAATAGCCTTTCATCAAATTAAGGTCCCGACGGTACTCTTCCTTAGGTAGAACGAATGGGTTTTCCATGTCTTAAGGCCCTTAAATTACAGCAAAAAGAAAAAAGGTCAGAGTAGCTCATAATAGAGCTACTCTTCGTTTTTATTGACGTCAGGCGTAGAACGTGATCGAGAACACTTGGGTGTCATCTTCACGGTACGGTTGGAAATCACTCAAGGAAAACCAGCAATCGTCACTGTCCTGGTTACGCTTTAGAATCTCCAACATCTGATTATAGCCATTGGGACGATGGGTGGAGTTGATAAAGTTAGTCAACTCCTCCAACACATCCGCAGCTACGGTCTCGCCGAACATTTCATGAGTCTCATCGATCATGTGCTCGGTCAACGCCATGTCATTGAGTGCTTCGTGTAGCAAGACATCAACGATGTAATGCGGTGAGCACAGCACTTTCATGGCGTCAAAGTCATCTTCAGGCAAACGGTGTTTGTCCACGATCCGCTGGAGGGCGTCAACGAACGTTCCGTAAGCCTCGAACCACTTCTCGTCAAAAGTGAACAGGAAGTGCTGGTCCTTTTCTTCATCACGGGTCAGGCGATAAGTCCAAGGGGCACGCTGATTAATACTCGATCGAAAAGTCCTGGATGCCATTTTGAAGGAGTGCCTGTTTGACCAGATTCTCGGTGGAATCGGTAATGTTGTTTATGGTGATCACCAACTTACGGTCGGTGAGCACTTCGATGGACTCGTGATTGATCCACGGTACGCCGAGGACTTCCACATCGCCGTTGCTGTAGCGCAGCTTAACGTAGCTGTACGCCCCGGCAGATTGCGGCAGGTCACTGATGTGGCTCTTGACCTGGGCGTGTTTGGCACGCACGTCGGCCAGCAGCATGGCGGTGTCGAGATCAAGCACCGCTACCACAGTGACAGCTTGGCGCGCTGCACCAAGAACAGCGGGCGCGTTGGTGCTGAATTTGACTGTGGAGCCGATATAGTTGGTGATCATTAGCCTGGGCCTTCCTCAAAGGTTAAGATGTACGTCCCGTCAGTATCTACCACATCGATGTCGATCCAAATGCGATCTGAAAGACTGCTTAGAAAGCGGTCACGGCGCAGCCGGGTCAACCAGGTCGGATCATGCATGAATTCCTCCGTGAGCACATGGAAGAAGGCACGCATGATCAGCGCTCGAAAGCACTGGCGGACAGTTTCAGGAAGCTCCCCATAACACGGGGTATCCGGATCGAGAGCGTAAGATACTTCAGGAAGCAGTTCTGCAATTGTGTCCGAAGTATTGATAAGGATCATGTCAATCCCTTAATGAGTAATGGTCACGACCAACACTCGTTCATCTTCAATGTAAGCGGCGTGTATCACCCGCCGCCTGTCCAAACCAGGGGTTGCCCGATCCAACGCGAAGTAGAGATTGATCATAGCATTTCGCAATGCGATAAAATCATCACCGGAATCTTCGAGGTGGGGTGGGAACAACTGTCCTGCAAAGTCATCAACAAACAACTCGCCACGACGGCACCAATCGCAGTACAGGGCATAGATCTCGTCTATGTCGTATTGGTGATCCATCACTTGGGAGAGATCGCTTAGAAACGCCCGGTGGATCGGTTCACCATCGAGCAAAATAGTCTTATTACCAGCCATCGGATATTCTCACTATGACACTGTCATCAGCCGGATCATAGCTGAGCAGTTCAGTGAGAAGGGAGTCTACATCACGGTATCTACTCAGTTGTCCGGCAAGGTCTTTGAAAAGAGCGGTCGCAAGATCATAGGCTTCATCTACCTCGACCATCAAGCGGACCATTGAAGCATGACCATATCTGTGCCTGTCCATCCAATAACTGAGCACTTCACCATACTCTGCTGCAAGGTTGTTTTTAATCACCCCGCGTAGTGCACACGGAACAACCGCGATCAGCAGATCAGGTTTTACACTTGAGAGCCATCCCTTTTCGGCGCGGAGCATGAGCGTCAGGGGTAGTTGTGGTGGCTCCCATGGCCAGCGGGACGATTTCGACGCAGGCAATATTTGCATCCTCGTTTACCTCCAGCAACCGCACAGACTCACTTTGTTCAACCAAGCGGCCTGTCTGGGCTATCAGACTTTCGGTAAGGTCCCACAGGATCTTACGGATAAATAGACTTTCGACATCGCTCAACCGACCGTCTGTCAAGATAGACTGAGGGAATCGGTCTTCCCGCTGTGCGGTCAATGCGTCAGAAAGGTGGGCGAACAACTGATCGAGGCTCATGCCTGTGGCTTGCATCACATTATAGAGATTCTGCAAGAACTCGCCATTGGTTTCCAAACTGATGATCGCGCGAATCTCGCGAGGCGGCAATGAAGAGGTCTTCATCTGATTCACGGTATCGGACAGCGATAAGCTGGTACGCACGCTTGGGGGTTTGGGGCGGTAGGTAACGCGTCGCCTCATAATCGGTTTCATAGTAACGCCTCAGATTAGTGATGATCTCGAAAAACGATGATTGGATATCGTCGAGCCACCAACGTAGCTGATCTTCAATATCGGGGTTGTTCTCTATGATATCGTCCATGTAATAACTGTCATCGAAGACAAAATACGCGATGGCAGCATAGAGCAAAGCAGAGGCGCCAATACATTCGGCCAGAGATTCACCGAACATATTGAACGCCTGCTTAAACGGTAAAGTCAAAGCGATTGAGTTGATTCCAGTCGACAACTTTTCTCACCTCCAATACCATCAATCCATCGCAGTACTCCACCGCCTTACAGGCCATGTTAAAGCTCTTCAATACACTGCTGAAGACCGATCTGAGTTCGCGAGAGATTTGGTTAATGTCGGACATGTGTCGAAGGCGGCGATCCGGTGGAGTGCGATCCATCCAACTACGGCCGGCCTGTGTGGTTAGCAGTTCCATTGACGAAAGTCCACAATTGACCATGTCAATCATGGGTACCATGATCCCGATCTGACCGAGCCTACGATAGTGCCGTTTAAACGTCCCGTGATCCATGGGCGACTCGACCATCACGTACTTGACCATACCGGGACCGGTATTAATCGTGCAGCGTGAAATCTTGTACGGCTCATAGGCCTGAGGATAGCTCTTCGAAGGCTCGGCGTAAACGTTCGGGATAGTAATCACCTTGCGTCCGCGCATGTTGATACTCTTCCTTAATCCTGCTGACCGGGTCGGGCAATCGACGCAAACTGACGTCGACTACAATCGTCTCATTACCCGCATCGTACATCAGCGTCGCTATCTCAGCCGGTGAACGGGTAAACGAGTCGACCAACCCTAGAAAGGAGGCGACAATGTGGTCGATAGGTGAGTAATCGTTAAGCCTGCCGCCAAACAATTCAATCACCACGCCAATGAGGTCGTCGCCTTCCGACTGGTTATATTCCTGAACCAATGCGTGCACGGTTTCGGGAATTTCACGCGGGAAATCCAAAGCGTTGTGAGCCTCCAGCAACGCTTCGATAGTACGTTCAAGTTCAGCGGTCGATACCAGATATTGCATCCAGTCCTCCTGCGCTATACCCGCATAATGGCATTTAAGAAGATTCGCTTAACCGATTCGCGCACCTCGGTATTGGACAGGTTCTCAAATGCCGTGTTGATAAGATGCTGGGCGTAGCAATCGAATTGCTCAAGTTCTGTCAGGTCGCTGACGTTATTCGACACCTTAGGTGGCTTGAAGCTGTTGAGCTGTGCTGTCAGGTCACGGCAGCGTTCAGCCAACAGATCGCCTTCGATATGGATCAGAAGGTCTTCGGAGTTGGCGGGTGTGGCAAAACTGATCGAGCGGTTGTCCAGGTGTTTGGCGATGGCCTCGACCATTGGGTCAATATACAGCACCAGGGTCAGGTAGAAATCATCGACTTCCACCGTCAGCTCATCGAGCTGGGGCACCGACATGTTATCGACCGGATACCCCAGATGGGTAATCAGGACTACCAGAGGATCGGCTTTCTTACGCACATGGCGCATGGACGACAGGATGTACGCTTTAGCAAACTCAGCCGTAGCATGGGTCAGTTGCTTCATGCGCATCGGCCCTTCATCGGCCACCACATGTCCACGCGGCCATTGGGCCAGGCATCCGTCCAAACAAGCGATCAGGTCGGATAGTGGTACTCGGATTAACTGCACGTGCTCACTCCTATAAGTGACGGAATCTTGATGATGATAAGAACGTCTTTCGTCATCTCGATTGTCAGCACGTATCCCCTTAAATGTGAAAGGATGTGCTCATCTAGTTGGCAAAGAAAATTCAACTCATACCGCTTCTGCAATCGCTGGATTAACGCGTATTGCTTTTCCAGCGACGGGCAGTGAGGTGCTCTCGAGACCAGTGTGAGGTTAGCCTCATCGACCAGTTGCGATTCGATCACGTACTGCCATGCTAGAGGCGATAATTCGTTATCCCTATCCAGGGTATCGGTAAGAGAAGAAACGTCGAATATGAAGCCTACAGGGCCGTTAAAATCGATATTCATGGCTCCCCCTACAGGATAGGGGTTAAGTGTTTCTTTTTACCTACTGATTAGCCTAAAAAATAAAGCCAGGAGACGGGAAATCCCGTCTCCTTATTTTGCCAGTTAACTGAACGATGGATACCCATCATCACCTGCCGGGTTGACCTTATTCAGGGCCGGGCCGTGTTTATCGTAACTATAAGCCTCTTCTAAAAACTCGCCATGCCAGTGACCATGGATACAGCGATGGCACTTATAGCCAGCACTGGTTTGAGGTGTGCTGTGAATCGAGTCAACCGATCCGCACATCTCACATTCGAAGACGTTCATCGATACTTCTCCTTGACTTGGGTGGTTGCTAGTCACATTGGTAATGTGTGACTAGCATTATTTGGAAGTGTTAGGCGGCAACCGTGGATAGTTTACGACCCTTACGGAACATGGCCTTCATTGGTCTCTTGTCCTCGCCAAGAAGGGAAACCAACTCGATCTCGATGCCACCCCAGGCCTCATAGAAGGCCTCTTCAGAGACACCCTCGACACTGACCCACGGGATGACTTTGACCGTCCGCTCGTTATCGAGGATATGCAGCTCACCCCGATTACGGTTACGGATGAGGATTGCCTCTTGAAAGTCAGGTACCGAGAAGGCGCCAATCGGCTCCATGGGCATAGCACCATAAGCCATCAGTTTATATTTCAGCGAGACCAGTTCGTTGTCAAGCATGTAACCCCTGCGGAAAATTTTGTCTGCCTTTCTGGAGGACTGGACGCGGTTTTCATCACCAATCTGGGCGCGCCGGCGAGTACCCAGAATACCAGGTATCACAACCTCGTCGACTCCTGCGTTGAGGTAATCAATACCGGCTTTCTTCGCAAAACGCAGTAGCTTGTCGCGGAATGCCATCTTGGCAGGGGTGCCCCAGACAAACCAGCGGCTATTCTGGTAGTTGACATTGGCGTGCAGCTGACGGCGGTAGTTCTCAATGTTCTTGGCGTAACTCATGTTATTGTTCCTCAGGTAAACCGATTGATGAACGATTCGTAATCTGGAGCAGTGCGAGTCATCTCCGTTACGAATCGCTTGAGCATGTGATTGTGCAGCAGTACAAGCTCGTATGTGCCTGCGGGATGGTGCACGAGAGCAGCGGCTTTGAGGCGGTCGTCGTAATGCTGTTGGAAGACATTATAGAGCGGCCGGACATTCGGAATGGATGAATCCCGAAGGTAGGCGGATACCGGGTAGAAATCGGTATCCGCATCGCCCTCGTTAACCGCTGCCACCAGGATGTTGGATCTGGTTGACATAGGGAGTCCTCAGATCAGGAGGTTGGTTTGCAGGCCGCCGTCCTCGGTCTTGTCGAAAGCACGCAGTTGCTCGGCGAGCTTCTCTGCTTCTGCCAGTGTCCGGGTTTCGCGGAATTCGCACTGAAGGAAACGCCAGCCCTTGTACTCTTGCTGGAACTCGGTATTTTCATGCTTACCGTATTCCAGGTTGAGGTTATTGAGCTGGGTGTCGTAATCGGCATCTTCAGAGGCGAAGATCAGCGACAAACCCGAATCCGGCTCGACCATACGGACTACGCCGATGCGCGGTGGCGCGACTTCAAAGTCAGGGCTGGTCACTTCAAGCCACCAATCCGGCACTGGTTGATCGTCGGTGAATTCATAGCGAGTCAGGTTCTCATCCATGATGATTACATCGACTGCTTCCGGCCAGAAGGTCAACAGTTCATCATTGGACTCGACGTACGCGACCACCTGCGCATACTCGCTGGTGAGTTCCATCATCCAGTACGGGTGGAAGAAAGGCCACGCGATGGGGCGGACATCCTGAATGTACTCGGGGTCGTTGAGGTAACGCTCAGGAACTGGCAGTTTGAAAGCGACCAGCATGAGACGCATGCCGGCAGGCACATCGACGTAGTGGGTCTGGCCCGTCTTCTGTTGTGGGGCCATGACATAAAGCGGATTACCGTCAACATCACGGACGATATCTTGGGGAGTGGTACGACGGCTCATGGATGAAACTCCTTTTGATGAAATACAGGGATGGGTTACAGTAGTGACTCGGCATAAGGACAGCGGGATTGCTCCCGCTGTCAGTATGGTTTACAGAATCAGACCGGTGTCCGATACCTCGTCTTCGTCCGCTGCGAAAGTCACCGCTTGCTGACGGGTCTTGCGCTGCATTTCCATTTCCTTCTTCAGGCCTTCCAGCTCAGTGCGGATATCGCCGAACGAGTGGTTCTCGATACCGAAGAACAGACTGGTGCCGGCCTGGGCTACCGACGGCATGAAACCATCACAGCTGTAGGGTGCGAATACGCCGGGCTGCGGATCGTCCTGGTCGCGCTTGAGGTAGGCGACCGAGATCGGGTCCTTCATCTTGGACTCGAAGCCCTTGATGGTGTCGTACACATGGATGCGCGCCAGCTGTGCCGGGACATCAGTGGACTGGTTGAAGAAGATGAAGCTCTTGATGTCGGCAGTGTCCAGGCCGTGGTTACGGCGCGAGCACAGCATCGCCAAGGAGGCGATCATCAGGTGAGCTTCTTTATCGACGGCCGAGCGCGGGACATCCGGACGGTTCATGCCGAACTGGATGACCACCGGCTTGTTGACGGCGCGACTGATCGCATCGAGAGTCTTCATGGTGCCGATGGTGTTTTCCGCAGTCTTGATCGATTCATAAGAACCGGTGACCACGCCGACTGCCACATGACCGTCTTCGAGCAGCTGCTTGAGGATCAGCGGACCTGCTACCGAACCGGTGCCACCGGAGGCGGTGAAGATGACGATGTTCAGATCAGCTGGCTTGAACTTGCGCAGGATGTCCGGGACCGCTTTGGCAATGGTCTTGTCATTGCTGTTGCGGATTTTGCCGGAACCGTCGAGGTCGTTGAACAGCCAGGTCTTTTCGATGAGGCGATCATCGAGGTTCGAATCGGAGGTGTCGACACAGGCCAGTTCGAAGTTGGCGATATCGGCACTGTGGCCTTCGTGGAAGCTGAGGTACTCTTTACCGATGTTGATCCCTCCACCCCCGCACGCAAAAATTCTGATAGTGCCTACGGGACGAGTACTGAGACCGTTATTCATGGGAGATATTCCTTCTTTAGGTTGCTTGGGTTGTGTTGGCTTAGAACGGGCATTTACATCTGGATAATGTATCATCTCAAGAATTTCGATTATTTTCCATTAGGGGCGGGCAGCGATGTCACGCCCATCATGTGTACCTTCGTCTTTATCGAGGCATTTACAATGGATCTTATCACAGTCGCCCTTGATAGGGTGAAGTTCGAAATCCCACCGGAGGTGTTGCGCTATACCTTCTCGCCAACCCGCTACGATCCTTCTAAGCAAGGGCTGGTGCGTGATTACAGCACGGGGGTCAGTAACGATACCGTCATTCGTCGGCAGGTCATTGAAGCCCGCGTGTTGGTGGACATCAACCTCTGTTCAGGGGTTGAGGTGTTCATTCCGCTGAACAACGTAGAATCAGAGCGTATCGACAACTGGACCTACGTCTACCGTATCCCGAAAGAACTGACCCAAGGCCGCAGCATCACTGAAGTCTATGGTCTGAGTTACGGGCAGGGCCATACCTTAGGCGATGTTGGCGTGATCTCCGAAGACCGCTCCATGGCGCTCGAAGCGGCAGCCGGGCTGATGCAGTCGAATGTGGCATGGACTCAAGTCCAGACCTCCTACTGCACCCTGGTGGCAGACAACACTGTCATGGTCACCAACATGAACCGCGTACCAGGCATTGCCTTCCTACGCTGCTTGGTCAGCCATGAGCCTAACCTGAGTAACATCCCGCTGGCCTACGCCGACAAGTTCAGTGAACTGGTGATTCTGGCTACCAAGGCGCACATCTACACCCGGACGATCATCCAGCTGGATGAGGGTGCTATCCGTGGTGGTGCTTCTCTGGGTAGGATTCGTGAAGTGGTTGACTCGTACGCCGACGCCAACCAGATGTACCGTGAGTTCTTGCGGGATCAATGGCGTAAGGCAGGAATCATGGCAAACCGTGATCAGCATCGTCGCCTTATGCGCTATACTGTTGGGTCGAGACGGTGAAAAATAACAAAAAATAAAGGGATTCGAGAGGAGCCGGCCGGCTCCTCTCTATGCCGGCAGTCATACCACGTCGCATTCTGTCTCCTTACCTACCACAAAGAGTCCAGCCGAGATCACCGGCAGTAGCAGACCCGCTGCCAGTAACCAGAAATGCCCAGCATAGGCCAGCAACCCATACAGCAGTGTTATCAGTAACCAGTTGATCAGGGCCACGACATTGAAGCGAAACAGCGTATGGCGAACCGACCAACGGATCAAGCCAGCAAAGTCCTTAACGCGCATCCCGTAAAGCTTGCGCATCAGAAAATACCAACCAGTCAATAGGATCGTACCGTAGACAGCCAATGCCACTGCCATCAAGTCAGCCCAAAAAATGAGGTCTTCCATTTTACGAATCATTCCATTGAGTAAAGGCAGGGGTCAATTGACCCCTGCCGATGAGGGCCGTTATTCAACCGTTTTCTTGGTGATCTTCAGGCTGAACTCACCGTCTTTGCTCGACTTCTCGACAGTGTAGTTCTTCTTGAAGTAGTCGGTCAAAGCACAACCGACTACGACACCGAGGAATACTCGCAGCATGTTACTTACTCCTGTTCAGGGGTGGGGGTGGACGAAGCCTTGTCAGCTTCGCGTTGCGCCTTCTTCTTGTCCGTGTAGACAGTCAGGGCGATACCGATTACAACACCAATGAGAAAACGACCCATGGTTGAAACTCCTAGGTTATATTGCAGAGAGGTGGATATCAGGCAGCTTGCTTAGCCTGCAGGTATCCGATGTTTACGGTTTCGAAGATGAACGCCAACAGGGCAGTTTCCTCTGGGCTGACCTGTTTGAGGGCCTCTTCCGTTTCCAGGTAGATTGCCCGGTACTCGGCATCGTCTTCGATCTGCGGATAGATGACGCCGTCACGCAGGACACTTCCTGCCAACATGGCTTCATCGTTATCGCGCAGGGTTTTGACCACTTCGGCCAGGACATCCAGATCCAGCAGATCGTCGTTACGATACTGCTTAGTCAGGGTAGTCATCTCTTGGGTGCGGTCCAGTACCATCTGGGAGATGGTGTAACGCTGGGTGAAGTCAACAACGCTTTGGATCAGAGCGGCTTCGATGGTGGCGATAGTGGATACGGTCATGGTAGTTCTCCTAAGAACGGGGTATGGTAGAAAGATTATTCTTCCTACTCACTGGTACTATGTATCGTTGAAAATATTTCGAATCGAATTGACAGACAGCATAAGGGGAGGGCAGTTGCCCTCCCCATGTATTTACTCAACGATACTCGTGATCGCCTTCGTCCAACCTGGCCAAGTGCTCTTCCAGCGAGACGATACCTTCATCCGTCTGGACCTTGACCTTACCTTCCTCAACGACCAACACCGGAATCTCTTCCGAAGCATCCTCAGGTCGGCCCTTGTAGTAATACAGGCTCTGTGGGATACGGCCGGTTACGATATCGCGCTCAGGAATCAGGCCATTGTTTCCAGCATCTTGCTCCTGTGAGACCACGGCTGTATGCCCCGGCATGAACAGGACATTACGTCCCGATTCAATAAACTGACCTGCGGCCTGCATGACGTTCTCATCCCAGTCGTTGACTACCAAGCCAACCACAGGTGCCTTAGGTTCTCCGACAGGGGAGAGGATATCTTCCAACGATGCAAAAAGGTTCATGGTTTACTTCCTCGTAACCAAATGACAATAGGGCACATGGTGGATGTACTATAGGATTCCTGTCCGACAGCATAATAGCCAGCACTAGGCTGGTCTTTTAAAGTTTTTTCTTACAGGATTGTTGTTATGGTGTGATACGTTTATCTGACCCCTTATATTTAGTGAGGCTACGCCTCACAGAGAAGCTCGTGTTGTGCGTCTCTCCTCCGGTCGTTCCTCCCTCCAGATAGCCACCCAAACACGGCAAGTCTATCCCTTCCTATCCTTTCTTCCCTCACTCCCCCAGATTAATTCCTCACTTCGTTCGTCATTAATCTTGCCCCCTCGCTCCCTTCTTTCCTTTCCTTCCCAGAGCGGTGACAAGACTCGCATACTATACAGAGAACGGTTACAAAAAAATAAAGACAGGCTACCAGCCCCGAAGGGCGGTAGCCATTTATGCCGTCAGTTCATGCTGCCCAAGCGCCAATCCATCTTGTGGATCAGACGATGAACTTCTTCACCGTAATGGATCGACAGAGGGACAACCGCACTTACGTTGGCCTGTTCAAACGACAGTTCACCATGGACATGACCACAGGCTGCATAGACCCGATAACGGATACCAGCATCAGCCAGCGCCATGTAGACATCCTCGCGCATCATCGAGATTTCATCAACGAACTGCTCGGCTGTGAGTGCGTTGAATCGTTCTTCATTGTACCCGTACAACAGACTCGATATGCTGCGGATCAAACTGCCTGCCTGACGACTTTGAGCGATGGCAATTTCTTCCGGCATGTCCTCAGGCTGTTGATACTTCGAGCACTCAGCAGCAATCGCCTTCATGGTGTTGATGCACTCGGAAGTGACTTCGATGGCGATAGGGTTATTCATCATGGGGACTCCTAGGGCAAAAAAAAGATCCTCACCCGGTTGGCCGTTAAACGGCTAGGGGGAACCACGACCAACTAAGGGCATGGATGAGGATCTAATAATTACTTAGACGGCTTTACCGCCCAGCTGAAAGGTGATGTAGAAGGTTGCTGCTTGCGGAATCAACGACTCAGGCTTGGACTCCTCATCTTTGAGTAAGCCAAAGCCTACCTCGTTGATGATGTCGAGCGTCCGCTTGTTGCGCAGATCCTTCATAGTAATGACTTCACCGAACCCTGCACGGATTTTGGTGACGTTCAGGCCGAGGGTAAGAAGCTCGCTGGCGCGGTCAAAATAGACTTCGACCCCGAACTTTTCCATGGCATCGAACTTCTGTTCCAGCGTGCCGGTTGCATGAGCATCTGCCAGCTCGGCATAGATCAGCTCATAGGCCGGATGAACCTTGGCTTTCTCACGCCATTCGGCCTGAGTGATGCAACCATGGCTTTCATCGACCAGGCAGTTCAGACGACTGGTCAGGGTACCTTTCAGCTCAGGTACCGGACGGATGGTGCTTTGACCGCGAATGACGCGAACCTTACTCAAGCCCAGCTGGGCATTTTCATCTTCAATCGCCATGAGGCTCTCCAAGACACTGAGGTCAATGTCGTGAGAATTGAAGTCCATGTGACTAAGGGTGCACAGTTCGCTCGGATCGTTGAACAGGAAGTTACTGACCGGATGGTTTTCCAGGGTAGCTACATGCGACATTTTGACTCTCCTAAGTAAAGTCAGGTTACAGGTTGGGGTTTATTCAGCTCTATCATGTATCATTGTAATTATTTCGATTCGATAAATAACCGGGACTGTGCGTATCGCTATGATACGTACACCCCTACTGTCTCCAACAGGATATTACTCATGTCAGGCACAAACCCGACAGTGAAGTCCTTGTTCGATGCGGCTTGCAGCCATATCAACATTGACCGTAACTTCATTCGCCGCCTGCAGACCTATCGCCAGAACTTTGCCAACAAAAACGACGATCACGTCGCATTCTTTGGCGGTCACCTGATGGGTGTGCAAGATGTACGCTTTACCAAGAGCGATCGTATCGAGTGGTTCACCTCGGTATTGGATATTGATGACGTCAGCTTGCAGAATGATCTACTGCAGCTAAAGACGCTTGTCCCCGATCCGAAGAAAGTGCGCTATGTTTCCACAGATGTCATGAACCTCTCGTGTCTGTGGCTGGTCCATGCGATTTACAATGCCAAGTTGACCGATAGCGAAAAGCACGCAGGCATGATCGATGCGCTGCTGGTACTACAATACAAGTTCATCACCTCGATCCTGTCGTACTGGTTCCCGAGCCGTGCCGATGAAGCGGTAGCAGTGGCCACCTATGCTCGTCTGCCGAAGAAGTACAAGCTCAAGGAATTGGGTAGCTGGGGCGCCTTGCTCCAATACCGTGCCGAAGCCTCTATCGACAAACGCTCGCCGCACTTTCTCAACAAGACCTTCCAGGATTTCGACGATGATTACGACATCATCTACATGGTCAACGATATCCAGGGCCGTATCAAGGGCTATTTGAGAAACATCCGCGACGAATTCGAAATCGTGCGCCGTGACCCCACTGCACTGATCAAAACCAATTCCAACACCACGGTCAATATGGACGGCGAAATCGTCGTCAAGACCCGGAAGAATCAGTACAGCACCTATCGTCGTTATCTGGATGACGTCATGGCCGACCGGAACAGTTTTATCATCAAGGAACTGACGGAGATTGTGGCCGGCTGCATGCCGAAGCTGCCTTACCGTAACATGGTCGATTGTTTGGAATACATGGCCAAACACTCATCCAAGCTCAAGGGTGATCCCAACGTCGTCAAGTTGGCAGACCTGACCCTTGAACACCTGTTTGACTTTATCGCCTCGAACCGCAACGCCATCAATGTCAAAGACTTGCCGACCCTGCTGACCAAGTTGCGCAATCTGTACACGGCCTCACGGGCCAACAATGACTTGCTGCTGCAAATGCGCGACGTGGGTGAAGAAGTAGTCCGTAAAGCGGTAAAGACCAAGAACGCAGCGCTGGTCGCGTCTATCCGTACTGGTGCTATTCTGTATTTAGTGCTAAGAACAGTCACCATGAACCATTACAGGAAAGATTAAATGCCCCGTCCACAAAAAGCATATAGCCTCGATGATCCAGCGATCGTCGAGGTTCGGGACATCTACACCCCTTATCGCCTCACCAATGCTCGTTGGAATGAGGTGGCCATCAAAGGGTGGTACCGCCCGACTACCCTGATGACCCACGAATACCGCCGGATGATACCACCCTACGCCCCTCATGAGCTTGGCTGGTTAACCTTGTCCGGTCAGCAATTGGGTTCGGAGATGATCCGGTTCCTTGATCTTGAACTGACAGCCTACAGGACCTTTAAGGCAGCCGCCTTCGACTGTGCACATCGACAACTGGATTGGGCTTTGGCGTTTGCCTCCCTGCCTAGCGATGAGCAGGATGCCGCCTTGTCGAACCGTCCTGTAAGCGCTGCAGAGCTTCTAGGTGAGCAGGCATTCAAACTCCTGGGGTTGGTCAGTCCCATGAGCTTTGTAAGCCCACAGAGCCGCCATGGGGCCTTCTACCCGGTGATCAAGATGCCGGTGAACCCAGCCCCTGAAACATCGACCAAGCCGTTCCTGATCGATTGCCATAAAGCCCAGGCACTCATCGAACGTGCCGATGCGTTTGACCGGTTTGCCGATCAGGTCGAGCAGGAGTTCTACAAGACGGAAGAGAAGCTTAAGCGTCTGACCTCAGCACGCAAGCTCAACCTCAAGCCCTTCTTACACAAAACAAAGTACTTCGACCCTGAACTGATCTCGGATGCCAACATCGCCTTGGCAGGTGGTCTGTTCTATCGCTCAAGGGCTTTGGCTGACTTCCTGCGTAAGATGGTCTACACCAACGTCATGTGATGCAGCATAGAGGGAGGGCCGAAGCCCTCCCTCTATGCCGTCTTACCGCACCACCAGTTCACCACGATTACTTGAGTAGGTTCTGCGCTGGCGCTGCACCATCCCAAAGTTAATCGGGCGATCCAGTTCCAACTCCCTCCCTGGCCCAAGGTTACGACCAATGATTGCGCGCCGTTCCCGGTTGCTTTCTTTGATCTGGTCGATCGAGCCTGTCGCATCCATGTCAAACTCTTCACTGAGTTGTGACATCAGTACGTCCAGCTTATGCTGCAACTTGATGCGCTCGTAGGTATTGCGTTCCTGCCCTAACTGCTCCGACAGCTTGCCGATTTCATCCCGAATCCGCTGCTGTTGATCGTAACGACGCTGCTCGTCCCACGAGAGCTTGTGCTCGGCCTCGTACACCCGGCGTTTGACTTCACTCAGCGTGATACCGTAATGCTCAAGGTTCTTGCCGTACGTCAGGAACCAGTGACACAACAGCCAGCTGATGACATGGTCGTCATGACCTGAGGCATCGTGGTCAATTCGATTGTTGCGCTCAACTAGACGCGACAGCTCACTCTGAAGCTTGGAATCCCTGACCAGACTGCCTGACTTCTTGGCGGCCTCCTGTAGCACAGGACCGTAGATGATCTGGCGCAGATCGCTGTTGGTTGGGAACCCGAAGAACTTCCGATACGACCGGTAGTTATCCCGATCACCGATGTACTCCTGGAACCGCTTGCGGTCCTGGGGCGATTCATCCTTGGCATCGACCAGCGTCGAGTAGATGCGCCGCGCCGGATCGATCTTGTACGTCGGTAGCGTCAGCAACATGGTATCCAGAATACCGATCCAGGTGGACTTCGATTCTGGTACCAGCGTCAGTTTAGGGAAACGTACCATGATCTTGACCAGCCACATGGCAAACACTGTCAGGTTCGAATCGTTCACAGTCCAGGCACCGACCACCTCAAGGGTACTGGTGTCGACGATCACTCCGGTGATGTTGTCTCGACCCACCGCGTTTGAGGTATCCATACCCATGATCACTTCACGGTTAGGCAGTCCGGCCCTGACCTCAGCTTCTGAGACATACCAGCGAATCGAGTAATGATCCTGCTTATCGATTTCCAAATAAGCCGGTTTGACCACACTGGCATGGATCTTTCGCAGTGTGTCCTTAGACAATGGGTTACGGGCGTTACCCGAGGTCCATTCGTTCATGTAGTCGCGACGGACTTCATCACCGGTCTGACGCGATTCGGCGATCTTGGTCCGCAACCATGCATCGGTCTTACCCAACTGTTTATGGTTGAACGTACCGTTGATCAGAATCGCTTCTTTGTTACGACACTGTTTCCGCACCACGTCGTACAACTCTACTTGATCTTGACAGTCATAGAACTTATCGTTCCACTCCGCTCCACCTGTCATGAGGTCGTAGGCATACGCGCCTTCTGGCGTGTCCAATTCTCCAGCGGTTGTGGTGAAGATGTTACCGTAAGGCAGACCGTTACGCGCAGCTTCTTCACGGGCCGCACCACCACCTGCGAGCATAACACCGAGGGAGATGTGCACGTTCTTCAAGAAGGCAATTTCGTCCGTGTGGCTGTGTGGGGTGGTCAGACCACGACCCAGATTACGGGCGGCTTCTTCGTCCTTCTGCGGGATGTACACCACCATCCGGTTACCTTGGGAGTAGTTGGTGAACTCCTTCTGGTTGTCGGTGTCTTTCTTGGTGATGTTGACAAGGTACTTAGGCAGCAACCCCCGCAGCTTCTTCAAACGGGCGATGTGTTCTTTAAACAAGTCGCCTTTGGTAAACAGGTTAGACCGCGAGTTACGGGCGCCAAAGACCTGATACCACACCGAAATACCGTCGGAGTTCAGCGACTTACCGGTCTGACGAATCTGCACCAGAAAATAATCGATGTGGTTCAAGAAACTCCACCACAGCGAGATGTTACCCCGGTTCGCCTGTAGCTGCATGGGTGTATCACCGGCAGCCGGAGGTACACGCATGACTTCACGAATAAAGTACCACGGGTTAAACGTGCACTCGATCTTGATCTTAAGTTTAAGTTCGTCCGAGAGCATGGGGTCAAATGGATCGACACCCTGCAAGTCCGGCTGCATCAGCGCCAGTGGGAACAGATGGTTCTGCACCCCCATGTGTTTTAGCAAGGCGGAAAATTCCAAGAACGAGGTGTTCTTAGTTTTGGTATCCCAGATAGCAGTTGGGTAGTTATCCCAGTCCTTCTGGAAGAGAATTGTTTGCATGACGCCTCCAAATACCCAGGCCTGCCGAGGATTACCCTCGACAGACCCAAGTACATGAATCAGTTACTCTGCTCGACAGCCAGACCGGTCACACCCAGCTGAAGCTGAGCGTTTGCGGTTTCACGAATCCACCGGATGTAGATGGTTTCACCCACGTTAACATCATTGAAGATCGGGAATTCTTGTTTCCACTGAGACAGCGCGAAGGGGTATTCACGAGTCTTGGTGTGGATGATGAAGTGAGTCGGCTCAGGAGCCCGGACTTCACTGGTGTCATCGAACAGATGGTTGAGAGGGTAGTACAGTTTGTTGAGCCAGTCGCCTACATCAGCTGCCCCTACATCCAGCTTCAGGCCAGACAGGTTGGTGTTGATGAAACGGTTCTTGGCCACCACGCCTGCACCAAAGAATTTAGCTTGTGCCGGGTCACACTTGACCTGCCACTTATCGCCATTCTCGTTACCGGCTTTGTTCAGGGCGATTTCAACCGCCTGAGTGAAACGGTGTGCACTGAAGATTGGGTCGACGTTGCTCAGCAACACGCCAAACTTCAGACGCTGACGGGATATGAAGTCCAATCCGTCAAAGGCCACTTCATTGTCTGGAATCTCCACCACCGAGCGAGGCACTCGATAATAGACATCCCGATCGATGTTGAAGAGCCAGAAATCCAGGTCGTAGCGACCCGCTGGAGAGTTCCAGGTCGGGAAGGCGTACAGACGCACACTATAAGCATGGTCTGCCGCGACGGCCTTGATGGTAAAGGCTTCGGTGATATAACCGTTTTCGGTGATACCATGCTCAAGCGAATACTCATCTTCACTCAGTCGGTAGCTCAGGGTGAGCTTGTGGGGATGTGACTGAATGGTCGGCGAATACCAGCGCAGGCCGTGCAGGCTCATCTTGCCGGTACCGTCCATGACGATGGGCACTTCCATTTCTTCACCGGTGTTATAGCGCACGACCCCGATCAGGGTGATGGTACGCACATCGATGTTGATTGGCACGACCAGCTGACTCGGATCGGCATCCGATACATACGGGCTCTTGATCCCGATGCTGCGGATCTGCTTGCGACCGGCGGCAGTGCGACGCACCAGCGAGGTGTTTTCCACCAGCATGGTCGAGTGACTGAGCTTGTGACCAACGGCATTATACAGCACAACCGTGACCACCTCACCATTGTTCAACCGGCGATTGGTATTGCCTGCTTTAGGCGCCCAGATCGCGAAGTTGTTGATGTTGTCGTTGCCGACATGCTCAAGCGGAATGTTCTCGCCAATGAACTCGCCCGACGGACTGTAATACGCGCTGACCACGATACCGTTGTCAGTGATGTCCGTACCCAAGAACACCTTGTAGTGATCGGCATCGGAACGATACAGGTGCAGGCGGCCGTCAATCTGCATCGAGAACGGCATTTGCCGAGTGTCGATATACACCCGCCAGCTTTCGCTCTGCATGCCACTGCCTACACCAAGCAGCTGGTCGATGACGACATTGTTTTGCGTCACGGCCGGTAGCGTCCAAGGAATGTACTTAGACAGTCCTGTGGTGATGTCGATGGTGGTCACCAGATACCAACCTGAGGTCAGGTCGAGGATCAGGTCATTGACGTTCGGGCAATGCAGACCAGTGCCTGGCTTGCCGGTGAAGATCTGGTTCATGAACCAGATGCGTTGTTCGCGATCCAGATCGACAATGCCAATCTGGGGGATATCGGAAACTGTACTCATTTATTCAATCACGGGGGTGGTTACCCCCGTGCTCCTGAGGCAATTAAATGGGCAGGTGGTCGATGACGATGGAATGGGTGATATCGATCTTGTCGTTGAGCATGACTCGAATGACACGCGCGATAAAGTTGTACTGGTAAATGGTCAGTGCATACGGGATGTTGCGCTCATGAGCATCAATCAGTACGTACCGCTCATCCAGCCCCATCATGGTAGGCTCGTATTTGAGCAGCCACAGGTAAGGTTCGCACCATTTGCGCACGTCGACATCGCTGTAGTATTCCTGCAGCGGTGTTTGATCGAAATAGCCGTTGATGAGATCGTGCATGATCTTGCCAACAAACGGACTATACAAGGCATGGCGCCTTGGGATCAGGTTGACCTCTTGAGCCGGAATCTCTCCCAGTCGGTCAGTCATGTAATCTTCGATCTGTAAGTCTGTCGCCTCGGCCTTATTGCGCAGGCTGTAGGCATCTTCATGCGTGACGCCCCGCAAGGGAATCAGCGGCTCAGTGACTTGATAGGGTGCACCATTGCGCACGTTCGACAGCAGAACATCAGGACGGTCTTCCGCCCAATTGAGTTCGCTGCGACAGAACACACGACCGTCGGCAATCACTCGGATGACTTTATCATCACGCAGATTCCAGCGGTTGTTGCGACTGAGCAGCCCATTTTCTACAAACCCGTATTCGGCTTCCTTGACACGGGACATATCTGGGTTGCAGAAACCCGTCGCCCGAATGGTGACGATGTTGTTGGTCCCTGCCTGATTGCGCCACTGCTTATTGATGATGCAAATCTCTTTACCGACCTGTACCCAATCGAGTTTCTCAATCAGCGGACGTCCATTTAGCCAGATTTCCAACAGGCCGCTCGGAATCTCAACCAGACCGTTGTACAACACACCGTCGATCCGCAGTTCCTTGACGTTCAGGCTAAAACGCAGCAGCTTATCGTCGTAGTCCAGTTCCAGGTTATAGGTCAGGAACGTATCGTCGAGCTTGATGGCGGTGTAGTAGTTGATCGGGTTGACCTTCCACATGACCATGCCATCGACCACGTCGTAGTAACTGGCATCGCCTGTCACATCACGCCAATCGCCCGTGGGTTTACCGGCTTGGATCGGAGAGACGTAGCACCGGTAGTTGAGCTTTGCCGGCGGGGCATAGTTGCGCGCATACACCGTGGACTGTACCTCCGACCCACGTCCAACGATACCTTCGATGTACCGGCAGCTTGCATGACGAGGGATGTACCACTGGGAGTTGACGTTAAGGTACCATCCAAGCAACACCCCTTGAGCATTGTATTCGTAGATGGTCGATTCCCCGCGCAGACCAAACGGCAGCGAAACCCATTCCTTGCTCTGCTCCACTTTCTGAGGCGTGTCAGCCAAGATACGCGTGATTGCGTTATAGCCATAGGCTGACTCGACCATCTGCCGAGTGATGGTTCCTGCTTTGGCTCGCATCAAAGCGGTGTAAGCCGATTTCTCCAGCTCCTCAATCCGCCAGACATCTACCACCGCCTCAGAACCCATGATGGCTGCGTAGAAGTTGTCCCTGCCGAGTTTATACAGCTCTTTAAGGTGATGTGCCTCATCGGTCAGGTCTTTATCCATCCCCGAGCGGCGCTGCACCAGCTGTACGGTCAGTTGGTTATTGGTCGCCCAGCCTGGATTCAGGGAACAGAAGCGATCAATGAACGCCACTGGAACCGAATAGTCCTGATGCGTCACCATGCGAAGCGAGTCTTCCTGGTTCTTATGGAAGTACACCCCCTTCTGAATAAATGGCGTGCGCTTGTACATCAGAAAGAGGTCTTGATCATCGCGGTAGCGGATCAGGTTATCACTGGCCCGCGGTGGGTGAAGAAGATACTTCTGCTTCTGATCCAGCTCGGAAAGAAAGACAGGCAGGTCTTTGACCTCAAACTCTACCACCCGTTCAACCGAACTGTCACGCACCATCTCCACCCTATCGTTTCGAACGACAGTAGCCGTGGTGATGTCGTTGACCCGCCAGCCATTCACGTAGCAGAACACATAACCCGAGCGCTCCTGCATCTGCCGCAGCTTGAACGTCAGGGCGTTGATCTGCGATGTATTTGCCGGAACACTGTAGTTGTACTCGATGCCTTCGTGAACATCATGCTGCTCTTCGCGGTTGAAGAACTCATTGCTGTAGAAGCGGAAGTACAGGTCTTCCTCACCAAACCCTCCAATAGAAGGCAGGTGCTCAACCGCCACCACGATGTTGCCATCCTCGGTCATGAGGAAGTATGCCAGTTGCCGGGGAACCATCAGGCCGCGTTCACTGTAGATGTCGATCAGCATGCTGGTGTCGACCATCTGACTGCTGGCGCTGGTCCAGACATTCTTCTTCAGCTCAAGGCCCAGGTTGCTCTGGGCGATGTTGCCAAACTGGAACACGTGATAGCGAACACCTGCGGTTGGCAGGTTGTACGTATTCCACAGAACAGGGATACTTCCACGAGCCCCGACTTTAGGGCTGATGCGTGCAGGTCGCAGGATGTGCTGCCGGTCTTGCTCTGGCGCACACCAGACATGCTGGTACGCATGGTTGATCAAAAAATCATCGGAGGTCATGAAATCACCTATTGATTAACGGGTTTTGCCTTTAGCCATGCCCGCCAGTACTTCCATCGAGCGGATGAATTCATCCCCCGTCCGACCTACGCTCAGGCGTTCAACCAACTTACCCAGATGGGTCTTGCGCCACACCTTGGCGTTACAGGCTGCTTCCACCAGGGCCAGGAATGCCGGCGGATATTCGAGGGCTACGGCCGAGATTTCCTGCGCACCATAGCCGAACCAAGAACGGCCCAAGGCCATGACCAGGAAGCCGACATTGATCTGACTGACGCGGGTGTTGTGCGCAAAGTAGGTCTGCACACCCTTGACGTAGTCGTCGAGCAGGTTCATGTACGGCAACTGGCCAACGATCCCTTCAATAAGCTGAAGGGGATGACGCGTCCAACGCTGAATCAGTTTCATCAGCTTGGCTTTGCCTTGTTCGCTCAGGCATTCTTCGGCAGTGAAGAACTGTTGCGCGTAGTAGAGTCCAGTAATGATCTGAAGCTCTCTTGCCACTTCAAGGTCAAGACCCAGCTTGGAGGCGATCGAATGACTGACCCAGGAGATGTAAACCTGCGCAGCCAGATCACCAACACGCAAGAAGTCCTCACGCATTTGGGGGTGTTTAACCCAAAGTGCAGTCAGGTCGCCGATCCGACAGAAGAAGTCAGATTGCATCTGGTTGACGACGACGAAACCTGCATCATTGCGGTTATCACGGCGCATGAAAGACCGGCCGTCCATGAACACAGCACCCCAGTCACTCAGACGGCGATCGGCGTATTCAACATGGGTGATAGGCATCACGAAGGCAGGTACTTTCTCGGCGGTCGGAGTGACCATCATCACCGATTCACTTTCTGCAATCAGTCCACCCAGAGCTTTGGCGATCGCCAGTTCACTGACGATTTGAGCGATCGGATGGCGACGCAGCACTGTGGATTTCCAAGGACTGTCAATCATTTTTTGTAACCTCTGTCAGTGCACCTAGTAAAAAAATACAAAATAGTATGTGGTGGTGGTATCGATCACATCGAGTACCGAATCCTACGTAAATGTAGGCAAGGGCCATACCATTCGTAACTTCACGCGCGAAGTTGATTTATTTCCCATGGGAGACATTATAATGTCGTCTGTATCGATGGCTTCGTCTTTGCCGAGAACAGAAGTTCTTGGTTTCAAAGATGTGAGCGGCCAGGGCCAACCGCTGGAGATCGTCAATCTGCCGATTTTCCTGCCGTTCGCTCCTCTGTTCACCTCTTGGGGTCCTTCGGACACCGCCAACCTGGTAAGCGGCGATGGCTTCAGCACCATTTACGGTGCCGAGACTTTCAAAGCCGGCTCGAAGTTCCTGAGCCACCAAGCTGCCATGCTTCAGAAAGTTCTTCAGACCGGTGCCATGGGCCTGGTCCGTCGTATGAAGCCTGCCGGCGCCAAGACCGCCACCCTGCGCATCTGGGCAGACGTTGTGGCTGACAAGATTGACCAGTACGAGCGTAACGTCGACGGTAGCTACAAGCGCACCAATGGCGAACTCGTCCCGACTGGCGAACAAGTCGATGGTTACCGTGTACGGTTCCATATCGACGAGCCGGGTGAAAACGGCCTGCGTCAAGGCAGCCCGACCACCGGCACCCTGGTTTCGGCAGATGGCCGACCTTCGACCATGTATCCGCTGATCGACCTGGAAGCCCGTTTCTTCGGCGAGAAAGGCTCGAACTTCGGTATCCGTCTGGTTGCCCCGAGCACCAACTCCAGCACCCCGGCCAACGCCGAGCTGGTCGAAAGCCAAGGCGCTTTCCTGTACCGCCTGTCTATTCTGGAGCGTGCCAACCAGAACAGCACCGGTCAGCCGCTGATGACCATGAACGGCGAACCGTTCGTGGAGTTCAGCCTCAAGAATGGTGTGGTCGATGCAAAGACCAACATCAACTACTCGTACGACAAGCGCATCCTCAAGGCGTTCGAGGACAACGATCCGGAAGTGTTCTCCGGTTACGGTCCGCTCAAGACGTTCCACGTCTACAGCAAGAACCTCGACGAAATCCTGAAGAAGCTGCTCGTGACTGAAGCCGACTACGGCCTGATCAGCACCGACGTAACTCCGGAACAGTCGATCAACCTGTTCGGTGGTGCCGACATCAACGGTGTTCCGTACTACTCGATCAAGGTAGAAGGTCCGGCTGCTGGTGGCGTACTGTTCGGCGACTCGGCCACCCATTGGCTGCTCGGCGGTGCTGACGGCGACGTCACCCCGCAAACGTACGACCAAGCAGTGCGTGATGAGCTGAACGTATTTGGCGAAGGCGAAATCCCTTACGCTGATCGCGCCAGCTACCCGATGTCTGCGTTCATCGATACCGGCTTCAGCATGGAAACCAAGCTGCTGATGGCCAACATCATGAGCGTTCGTCCGGATGCCTGGGTCCTGGCTTCCACTCAAGACGTCCTGGAGCCGCTGAACACCCCAGAAGAAGATTCGAGCATCGGCGCATCGCTGCGCAACGCTCTGGCCCTGGTGCCGGAATCTGAATTCTACAACACTGGCGCGTGCCGTGCCGTGGTGATGAAGCATGCCGGTGAATACCTCGACTCCGAGTACTCCGGTATCCTGCCGTTCACCGTGGACTTCGCCGTTAAGGTGGCTGCCTACATGGGTGGCGAGAAGATGCGTTCGGGCTATGCTCCGGACAACGGTTCCTACCGTGTGGTGTCGCGTTTCATCAACCACAACGCCAAGTTCCGTCACGTCAAGCCGCGCAACACCGACTGGCAGGCGGGCATCAGCTCGGCCGAGCCGTTCGACCATCGCGGTTCGGTGTTCTTCCCCGGCATCCAAACCGTCTACCACGACAACACGTCGGTTCTCAACTCGTTCTTCCCGATGGCGATCTGCTGCCACCTCAACCGCCTCGGCGAGTTGGCCTGGCGCATGTTCACCGGCGACAGCCGTCTGACGGCTGGCGAATACGCCGTGAACGTCGACCGCTTCCTGGAAGCGCAGGTCAAGGATCGTTACGACGGTCGTGCTGACATCACCCCGAGTTCCTACTATACCCCGGCTGACACCCAGCGCGGCTATAGCTGGCACACGGACATCGAAGGCTTGTTCGACGGCATGAAGACAGTTGGCGTGCTGACTGTTGTGGCTGGTCGTCGTCCTGGTCAGGAGACTGAATAATGGGCGTCCGTCATCGCGACACTCTCCTGGGCAATGGCCTGGGATACGGTGAGTTCAACAACTCGCCGATGGTAAACCTGGCGATTGGTGGGCAGAACGCCTACCAGTCCGACCTGCGTTACTTCCATGCCAACACCGACTACGTCCGTCGCAACCTGGTCATCAAGGTGTTGCAAGCTCCTCGTGGGTTCCAGCTGCTGGACAACCCGGACAGCTACTACAAGGCCCTCAAAGCCATTGTGGAAATGCATGCTCAGACCTGGGACGGTTTCAACCGTACCCTGCAGGTCAACAGCGTCGAAGCTCCAGTCTCCGGTGCGGGTGAAGTGCAGCACACCCCGAGCAACGTGACGCGCACGCGTTCCGATCCTTCGATGACCATCCGTGAAAAGTACGGCCGTCCAGTCCAGCGTTTCCTGGAAGCCTGGATCACCGAACTGATCATGGACCCGGATTCGAAGGTACCGGGTATCGCCACGCGCATCAACGCGCCGACCGACCTGCTGCCGGACATGTACTCCATGTCCATCATCGCCTTCGAGCCGGACCCGACCTTCACCAAGGTCAACTCGGCGTGGCTGATGACCAACATGTACCCGACCACTGCCGGTGACTTCACTGGTCGTCGGGACAAGACTGCAGACGGCGAAGAGCTGGTGCTGTCGGTACCGTGGACTGGCCTGCAGCAAGTAGGCATTGCGGTTGATCGTTTCGCTCAGCAACTGCTGGACGCCATGCCGAAGACGGGCACCAGCCCGAACCTGAAGCCGGCGTTCATGTCGGGCGTTGAAGAAGACGTCAAGAAGCATGCCGTTGGTTTCACCGAGCAGGTCGCGGAGTTCAACCGCACTTTCATCAAGCTCTAAGCCTGACGAAAGAAAAAAAAGAACAGCTAGGAGGGAGCCCAATGGGCTCCCTCCTATGCCGTCTGTCAGTATTTCAGGACGATAGGACGCAACGCATCGCCTGGGACACGAATGTCTCCAAGCTCTTCGATCTTATCATCACGGTGATCGAAGACTGTATAACGTGCTGAAGTCAGGCGACTTTCACGCTCACGCCGACAAGAATCTGCCAGACGAACGATGAACACACCGTCATAATCATCATAATCACTGATGACGTACGTGCCTCCCATCCCTTCTACTTTGACGAATTGATTCATCTGCGGAATCCACTCGCGGTTTAACACCGTCGGTTCTGGTTTACGTTCCTCCTCACTGATGCGTTGTGTTTCCCGTACACCCGCTCCAAAAGGTCGGTGAGCATTACGTCCACCTCGGAATCGCGCGCCAAGATCTGCGATTCCAGCTTTCTTGCCGAACACGTCCTTGGTAGGATTGTCGTCGTTCTCTGTTTGGGGTTTCATCTGAATGTTCAGCTTGATCAGCTCGCTGGTAATCCCCTCTTTGTTGATCTGTTCAAACGAGTCATTGTTCAGTACGTAATACTCGGTCGTACTGTGGTCGTTGAGACGCAAGAACAGCTCATCCATCTGTTTACCAACGCCCAAGGTTACATGGGTCATTGCCCCTTTGCCACGAGTGACAAAGACTTTCTTTAACGCCTCCCAGACTCGTCCATGATTGAACGAAATGAGATATTCCAGCACGGGTGCATCGTCACACAAGGTATCCAACTGCATTCCGTTTGCCAGCGGAACAGTTTTCACGGTACGAGAGGTTGGAACATCGTCAATTGAGCTGCCAGAAAATGCATTCCCAACGATACGATCGCTGTCCAGCAGTCGTTTGGCAAGGTCCCCGCGTTGCGGGATAGGGGTATCGGCTTTCTGACTCCGGGTGATGAGCGCCAGCACCTGACCAGTTCCGTTCACCCGAGGATCGTAGATCTCGATGATACGGTCGCCAGAGTCCAAAGCCAGAAAGACAATAGACTTAGGGTCTTGATCATCGGTGATGAACTCGATCCATTTCCTATTGCGAAAGCCCACCATGATCCGGAAGAACGCTGTAGCAGGAAATTTAACTTGCACGTTGTTGAGATCGGTGTAGCCTTCTTCTTTATTCAGCTTTTCGATAAATGACACGATCAGGCCGGTCTTGGGGATTTCACGCAGACTTTCGGTTTTAACATGTACTTGCATGGGAACTTCCTTTTCCTTAACAGTTGGTGTTTTTGGAATGCTTGTGATCTGACGCGTGAAGCGCATGATACACTTGTAGTTTACTTTATGTTCGGGAACGTGCTGTACCAGATACTTGCCGGCATCATCACGCTCTATACGCAGGAAGGTGTATTCCCCGCCCCGACGCAATGCCACGAACCGCTGACCGCGATACCCTTCAAGAATTTCGAATACCTCACTGGATTTGAAAGGTATCTCTTTGTCATCAAGGTCGGTGTACTCCTCCACTCTGGTTAAGAGCGTATAAATCCGGCGCACCTGACCCCATTTAGGCAGATTCTTGAGGATGTAGGTGGATTGCAATTCGACATTAGCCAATTGTTTCATGACACAGCTCCTTAGCTTACGGTGGGTTATTCAGGATTATCATGTATCGTTGAAATAAATTGGAATTGGGACAAAAAGAAATAAGGACAGGGGCCGATTGGCCCCTGTCTATGCCAACAATTAGTCACGACTGTAGCTGGTGCGCACATGACCCAATATGATCCAGCCCTTGGTGCATTGGACCATCAGATGGTTCGTCGAGAAACCACGACGTACAGCCCGACCATACAGGGTGTATGTTGGTTGCCTGTCTGCTTGGCGAACCACATCTACCTCGAACCCTGGGGATTCAACCAGTTCACGCATTGCCCTTAAGCTCTCTACGTGCTCCATAGAGCGTAGATCAATGAAGTGCGAGGCGATGTACGGCGGGACGTTCAGATCGTCCTCTATCGCGCGTATAGCGCCTTCTAAGGCGATATGGTGATAGGTGTTGTCGAAGTCAAGGTCGACCGGGATGTAATCATCAATGACTAACATGATGCTCCTACGCCTGGGTGCAGTCGATCACGGTAAACCGTGAACGCTTGCGCTGATATTCTTCTTGTGCTTCTCGATGTTTACGGGCATCTTCAGCCAGTTCTTCTTCAAGGCTATCGAGCCGGGCTAAGACATTGATCACCTGTCCCAGGTCCTCGATAGGTTGATAGATGGCATCGAGGTCATCGTTCATGCGTACGTTAAGGCGATTGTCCTTTACCGCTACGTCAAGAACGAAGTGGTCAAGCTCGCCGTCCAGGTCCCAGAAGCTGACCCGGATGCTGTAATCGAATTCTGAATTGAGTGCAGGCATGAACCGTAGACGGGTCTCATCGTCTCCGATCGTTTCCCCGATTGGTTCATCCATTTCATTGTACAGGGTGATACGTTCGCGGTAGCGCCATTCATGACCGCCTGTCACCGCTATATCGATCTTCTCCTGAATAGATGCCAAGGCACCCATGAGTGCTGCTTCCATGATCGACAATTTCATACCCACCTCATGATGTCCCGCCCGAAGGCGGGACATTTACCGTCAGCTACTGTGAAGGCGAATCACCTGAAACTTACGGCGCTTGACCGGTGCTTGTTTCGGGGTGCGCTTACTGCCTTCGCTCGAGGTATTGCCACTCGGCTTCTTCGCTGCGGTCACTGGCGCTTTAGTTGCAGCGCGTTGTGGTTGCAGACCAACCGAATGTGCCACCTCGGCAAGGGTCATACGTTTAGGGCGGTTTTCACGCGGAGTGTGAATGCGCTCACTGATGTAGAACCCCATACCACAGCTCTTCAGCTGAACCAGGTATGCTTTCTGCGGCTTGTCGAAGGCGAAGGTGATCCCCAGCTCATTGGTCAGATCACCGCCATGCTTGATGGCATCGAGCAGCACCGACTTGTGCTCACGGACAATACTGTCGACACGAGTCTGGACGCTTTCGGGCAGGGCAATACCATAGAAGAAATTGTCCTTGGCTTTGCTGGACGGGTTAGGCGACATGCCTTCTTTGGCCCGTGTCCGAATGTCTGCCATGTGCAGGATGTCATCGGTCATGATCAGGCGGAAGTAATAACCACCGCTAAGCAGGGCTTCGCTGATGGCGGCGAGTTCGTTGCGCAGGATCACCTGTGCCTCGGTGAGATCGAGACAGGCATTGGCTTGGGGTTCGACGAGCGCGTTCATAGATGACTCCTGTTGTATATGCTTGAGTGTGGGCATGTGTTGGCCATGCGTCACATGATGAAACAGTGCAGTTCTATTTTCCCGACTTAGAAAAAAAGAAACAGCATAAACAGCCAGTCACCGAAGTGACTGGCTGTAGATACGCTTCTTACTTGCCGAAGGAAGCAGCGAAGGTCTCGTTGACGTGGGTCAGCACGCGCTTGAGATCGCCACGCTTGGCAGCAGCGCCGCTGTCCAGACGCACGGAGACGTTGCCGTACTTCGGCTTTTCTTCGGTGGCACCCGGTGCACGAACCATGACCTTGCGATCGACCGACGCACGGATGGTATTGCTGCCGAATTCCACGGACAGGGAAGTGCGCTCCAGGTCCGACTTTTCCTTCATGCGGCTGTGGGTGGCATTACCCAGGCCGAGAGCAGTGGCACCGGCGATGGTGGCTTCGGTGTTCTGTACCAGCTTGACGGTGTCAAGGGTCAGTTCCTCGCTGCCGCTAGCCAGGGCCAGGTTGTCCTTGACGAAGGTTTCGGGCAGTACGGCAGCACCGTCGTCGTCGAAGGAGATGGCTTCTTCTACCTTCGCGGCCAGGTTCTTGATCTGCTCGGAAACTTTGTTCAGTGCTTCGGACATCGTAGATACTCCATTTGGGTTTTCATTGGTCAACACGTGTTAACGCACATCAGAGGCGTCGAGAGTTTTTATTTACAATCGACTTCCGATATTCACGTTGATAATGTAGCAGTTCAAAAAGCTTGAATTGAATCGCTGAGGACAAAAAAGAAAAAAGGACCCGAAGGCCCTTTTCTCGTTGGATCACTTGGCAAGGCCAAGGACCACGCCACCGGTCTGACCATCGAGCTTGACCACCGCTTCTTGCGCGGCCTTGTGGGCCTCGTTGATCGGCGGGGCTTCGCTGATGTGAAGTTTACCCTCTGCAATCGCTTGCTGGGTAACGGCTTCCTTCTTGACGGCAATCGCTTGCTGGACAGCCGCCTTCTTGGCCTTGCTACGCTTGCGCAGCCAGAAGGCACCACCACCAATGGCCAGCGTACCGGCAGCAGCACCAGCGGCGACCACAGGGTTTTCAGAGATGGCTTCCAGAACGGTGCCAGCGGTTTCTTTCACGATTTCGATCAGGGACATGAGTGTATCTCCAGGTAGTTCAGATTTAGTGAGTGATGCGAGTGACGCCGCGCAGGGCGGCTTTCTTACGGGCGTCAGCCTTGCTACCGAAATAGCAAGCAACCAACGTGAGGGTAAACAGCGCCGCCATTACGATGGCGTCAGACAGTGGATTGTATTCCATTATTTGTTCTCCGCTTTATCGTTAAGGCGAGCTTTGAGAGCTTCGTTTTCGGCACGCAGGTGACGGCGCTCGTCAGCACGAGCTTTCAACCACCAGCCAAGACCGACACCAATACCTACTGCAATGAGCTTGTCCATGTTCGTCTCCTTAGACGGGGTTAGTAGACAGGTTACATCTAAGAACCCACTCAAGTGAATGGACTCTTAGATGGGGGCTTGTGAAAGCCCCTCGAGATTAACGGTAGAATGCCCGCACTTCGTTGGCCACCTCGGCCACCAGCATCACGGGCAACACCACGAAAAACTCCATGAGTGCACCTTCATCTTTGATCGCATTGATCGCCTGAAGGAACTCATCGTCACTACATGGCAGCAGCACACCATTCTCAACGCGCCCACTGATAGTTTTGGGCGTGAAGAAGCTAACGATCTGATCAGCCACTTCGTAGTCATCAGCGGTCAAGGCCGCTTCACTGAAACCACTTTCTTCCTTGAGACGCTCGGCGATCGCATTCATCTGCGTCAGCGCCTCTTTACTGAAGACCACGTATTCACCACCTTCTTCTTTGTTGACGAAGACTTTGGTCAATTTGGCTTTCAGGCTTTCACGGGTAATGTCAGACATCTGTGTTCTCCAAGAACAAGGTAAGACAGGTAGATTATTCTACCTATTCACCTCTACTATGTATCGTTGAAAATATTTCGAATCGAATTGACAGACAGCATAGACGGAGGGCAGCTGCCCTCCGTCTATGCTTGTTACTTATCGCTTCGCCGCACCAGTCATCTTTTTCGCAATGCTGGTACTGTTGTTCACCATATCGCGGATCAATCCGAAACCGTGCATGTTAAGCGACCAATGCAGCTTCTCAGCGCTGCTGTAGATCGCCTTGATGGAATTCAAGGCAGCCTTGCCTTCACGATCAAGGCCGGCGCCCAAACGATCCAGCTCGACCTTGAGCTGATCACGACCTGTAAACATGCGTTCAAACTGATTTGGCAGGCCGCGTCGAATGGCGGCGGTTCGACGACCAAGCTCAGAGGTCTTCTTGAACGAGTCGATCACTTCGGAGTATTTGATCTGGTGCTTGATCCGCCCGCCGGCCTGGCGATTGTTCATAGCGGTTGTGGTCGCAAAAGCCGACGTAACACCGATGATCAAGGCTGCACCGACAACAGCGCCAGCCGCGGAAGCCACTCCTCCGGCAACACCGTAGGTCAACAGCCACGCCGGAAAGCGCAACATGGCCGACGCTTTAATGCCATGCTTAAGACGGCCAAGGTTATTGCGTGCATACTTACCGACCGTGTCCCAGTTACCGATGTCAATCCCAGTCCGGTTTGGATTAGGCGCCAGGTTGAACTGGGTGTGCACGTTACCCAGCAAGTAGTCACCGTCCAGTTTCTGACGAGCATGGAGAGACGGGTTCGGCAGACTCGACACCTTCTTCAGCAGCGCTAGGGCATCTTCGGTATTTTCTACCTTTGCACCGTGCACCATATTCCGGATCTTGTCAGCGGTATCCTCGGCAATTTTCGCAGCATCGAGCAGGCCTTCGGCGTGCTTAGCGGTAACCTGCGTATCCTTGCCCAAGTCCTTAGTCGGCTTGTCATTGACCGTGATCCATTGCAAGATACCAATGGAATTGATACGGACGCCGTTCTCGCTGAACCATTCCTTGACATCCCCCAGGTGCTTGATCGCCGCATCGAGTTCGGACGAGTTACGTTCTACCGCCCCGATACTGTCCCAGAGATCACGAACCGCCCAGGATTCCTGCGAGACCTGCAGTGCATTTTCCAACGACGCTTTGACCTGTTCGGCCTGTTCGATGAATGCAGCTTTCTTGGAATCGTCACCATAACTCTCCAGCGAGGCACGGGTACCAGTGATACCGTATTTTCCACAGATGGCCTCGAGCGCAATACTGAGGGCTTCCATGGCCACTGCATCGTTTTCCCCGATACCCTGCGCTTGCGTGACCAGTTCATCGATCACCGTGCTATCGGCAGCCACGCGATGTTCTTCGTATGTCACGTCGTCCGGCGTGTATTCGCTAGAAGTGTCGCGCAGTTCATCGACAGTCTCAAGGAAACTTTCTTGTTCCTGTCCAGGCCCAGCTATCGGATTGGCCGATTCAAGCGCCGTGATTAGTAGTGTGTTCTTCATTTGAGTTAGTCCTAAGAGGCCTTTTTCAACACGTCGTTACCGATGAGGGTGATATTGCGGTATACGTACGACGCGTGATCTTCCATCATGATTGCCAGTGCTTTTCCAAGGAACATGTACTGTGCCACGCTCCGTCTTGCCGAACGGTGAAGAGCACGTAATTCACGGACTCGTACCGCATTCTCTTCCAACGACTTCTCGGTGTTGACATGATTGTACGCATCGTCCATGTCACCGGTCAGTCGCTTGACGCGTTCGCCCATGGCAGCTGCCATCTGAGCGAATTTCACCACCCGGTTATTCAGCGCAATGGCCTTATCCACGGTCTTGATGAAAGCCTGGGTCGAGGTCTCGCCACCAGAGGCCGCTACCTGCCTCGCCACGCTGTTTTTAGCCGCCACAGCGTTCATACCCTGGACGCCATTGACACTCTTCACCTGACCGCCAATGGAGAAGCCGTGGATCTTCTTCTTGGCCAGCTGGGTCACCAGGTTATTGGCATCATCGACCTTGTTGGTAAACTGCCAGGTCACCTCACCCTTCTTGAACTGCGGATAACCTCGTTTATCCAGGTATACCGTCCGGTTGCCCAGCAGATTGAACTTGGTGAGGTTGTTCAGCACAGTCCGATCGAGCATATTGTCATCGAGGTAGTCGATGGCATCACGGATCGCATCGTTAGAGTCGCTGTTACACGCCTCCCGAAAACGCTTAGCCAAATCTGCCGAAACATCATAGAAGGACTTGTAGTGCTCTTCGCAGGCATCGATGAATTTAAGGTCTTCATCAATGCACGTCGAAAGGTTCTTCACCGGCTTATGTGCTCGAGTGAGGAACGTATAAGCACTGACAGAATCGATCAACACCGGTGCTGCATCAATGGCGTCTTTGTGTTGACTCAATTTGGCCTTGATGTCAACCAGGTTCTTGCCAAAGGTGCGGGTAGCCAGCATCATGTTCTGGAAGGTGCGCTTGAGCGCCTGAGCCATATCGGCTTCCATCGAGGGCTGATACAGCGCCTCCATGGTGGCTCGAATTTCTTGTACCAGTGCATCACCGGTTTGCGCATTACCTTTAACCATGTCGTGGTGCGAAGCGCGCCAATCCCGATAGGTCTGTTCGGCTTCCAGGATATCTACAACCGAGCCGTCAGCCATGGCGATCTGCTCAATGCAGCTCTCAAGGACCAGACGACTGTCGTCGACATCTGCCATTTCAGAAATAACGGGCAATGCTGGAGCCAGAGAGGTCTCTGACTCCAGCTGCTGCGCAGCATCCACCAACAGGGAGTTGATGGGGTTGTGCATTACCACCTCCAAGCGCTGGGAACGAACGAACGAATGGGGCGTTCGATTTCAGCAATCAGGCTCATGACGTTGGCATTGGATTCAAAACCAATCCCTTCACCAACACCGACGTTCGGAATAGCTTTGGCTTCACGACGCAGCGCATCGACGAAGAATGCTGTTTCCAGATCAGCTTCAGGGATGTCCTGTGCCAGCGATTCCAGCGAGGCCGTACCGTACTTGGACGACTTGGCAATGCCGGGCTCGTTGACGGTGTCCCAGGTGATGATCTTCTTCAGGAACTTGGTCTTGACGCCGCTGACTACCTTGTCTTCGGTAAAGGAGCGGATGGAGAAGCAGACATCTTCGTCACGGTTCTCCAGTTGCCGATCCAGCCAGGCACTTTCCTTCCCAGACGACTTGACTTCACCCACGACCATGGTCACAGCCCGACCCCGTTCATCGACACCCGGTTCCAGACGAATGCGACGAATGTGCACGCAGACGTTCGGCTCGAAGATGTCATTGACCCGACTGAACCATTCCAGCTGAGTCATGCCAGGGCGGAAACGCGGATGACCACATTCGCCGCGCAGACGAGCGGTTTCCATCATGCGCATCAGGCCGCCCGATCCTTCGATCAGACGACGACCTTCCGGCTCACTGTACAGCCAGCCGGCGGAGTTGAATGCCCCAAGGGCACCCAGACGAACTTCGTAGTAACCGTTGTCGAGCTTCTTCAGGTCCCCAACCCGATTGATGCCCTGCAACACGTTACACTGATAAACAATACGTTCCATAACACTTAACCCTTTACGTCCGAAGTATCTTCTCAGTCCGTTCGACGCGCTCACCAGGATTAACAATCGCACTGGTCATGCCTTCGTCGAACCGTGAACCGGTTATTTTGGCGATGGTGTTGGTCGCCCCGTAGCTGACGTTACGCAACGGGATGATGGTCGGAGGCGACTGAGTGATGTCTTCGTAGGTTTCCACCACCTGACGGTAGTAGCGACGCAGGTCATTGCTGTCTCGAGCAATGGCTGCTGTAATGATCTCCATGACAGTCGGTGTCTTACCGACCCGCACCCCGGCATGTTTAAGGGAGGTCTGAAAGATACCCCCAAGCTCGGCGTACGTGATGTACCAAGGAACGCGGCCCTTAGCAATGATCTCGTCATAGATGCGATAGAGCAGGTTGTCGATCATCACGAGGTTTTCGCTACAGATTACCCGGTCACCCGGTTCATACTGCATTTCGATGTACTCGACATCGTCGATCACCGTCGTGTTGACCAGACTCGGCTCACTTCGAATAGGTGCACAAATCTTAGACGCCATGAAATAGGTGTCGTCCAGGACAATTGCGCAAATCCCGGTAAAGGTGATTTCATCTTCGAAGGTTGCCAGATCGCGCTGAGGAAACCGAGCGGGAATGTAAACCTTGAGCGGCTTCAGCGCCACGAACGAACCTTCGTCGGTACGCTCCAGTGCCTTGTGAACGCGAGCGGCGTCACGGATGAACTTACTCGATTTGATGCTCATTGCGAAAATCCTGATGAAAGCCGGAGGGAATGAACCCTCCGGCTAATTGGTTATGCTTGAACCAGACCCATCTGGCGGCAGAGCCAGTAGTTGACATACTTGCAGGTAGCAAGCAACGCTACTTCACGCGGATCGGTATCTTCCGGTACCGAAGCGCCAGCGCGGTTCATCAGGCGGATGAACGTCAGTGCATCGGTCTTGGCGAAGAAGACTTCACAGACAACATCGGTCACCAGACTGTTGATGTCATCGCAGTTACGCTCATTGACCTTGCCGGCCAGTTCCTGCAACTTACGCGAAGCCGCTTCCATACCTTCGCCCAGATCACGAGCCACGATCGTTTTCGCAACGATCTGACGCAGTGCATCACGAACGATACCGGTCATTTCAGCCTGCACCTTGATGCTGCGCAGGTTCATCTCGCGGTTGTAAATCTGCTCCAGAGCAGCCTTGTTCTCGATCAGCTGACCGGCAGTGAAACGACGACCGGCCATTTCGTTACCGATCAGTGCTTCCGGCGTCAGGCCTTTCTCCAGCAGCGCACGGTATGCCTTGCCCATCACAACGATAGTGGTGAGCGAGTCACGACCATCGGTCGAGTACAGGGTGCCGAGTTTCTCCGCTTCGGCGTAACGCATCATGGCGCCACGCAGCAGGTGTGCAGTCTTGCCGAGCAGACGATTGAGGTAATCGTTGTACTCAACCAGGGTGAGGTTAACACCCGGCTCTGGCTCACCGTAGATGGCCTGAGCAGCTACCAGAACACCCGGCAGGAAGTCGACGTGGATTTGTTGCGGGCCGGCCTGACCGGTCAGTACCTTGAGCACTGCCGCGTAGCCTTCATCATTGCCCAGGCTCAGAACCGTGGCAAGTTCGGCATCGAACCCGGCCATACCCGTTTTGCACAGGTCCTTGAGACGGTCGATGGTGACCGGCGCCAGATTCCGTGCCGCAAACTCGAGCTGAGAAGCTTGCGGGTAGCGTTCAGCCAACTGCTTGAGAGCAGCATTGCTGTACACGGCCGGGATTTCCTTCATCACCACCGAATACGGCAGCGAGGCTTCGATCCGACGCTGATTGACATACTCCTGCACTTCCGCCGCTACCTCTTTGATCAGCGGCAGGACCTGTGTACGGGTGATGTCATGTAGACGAGCAATCGAGAGCGAGGCCAGTTTGATGATGTCGGCTTTGGCGACGCGGTGGGCGTCTTCACCGGAGCGTGCCTGCAGAACCGAAATCAGATCGGCGTTATCTGCCAGGTCTTGTTCGACCAGGAAGCTGCTGGTTGCCTGAGTGAGGCTCATCAGCGGCGAACCATCTGTCGGCAGAACTCTAAGCTTGCGCTCGTCCAAACGCTGGGCGATCGGCAGGGCAGCTTCAATCGAGATACGGTTAAGCATGCTCGCGACCCTCGATTACATTGTTGATATCCGCTGCACAGATAGCAGCGATGGTGCGGTCATTGAGCGGCGCGCCTTCCAGGTGGTTGGAGACGAGATTACCCGAGACGTTGGAGATGATTTCCACCGCCAGATCCACAGCGCCCGCAAGCACTGTCAGGTTGTTGAAGGTAGTAGCATTGCTCATGTGGCAAGTTCCTGTGAAATTTCAAGGCGCTGTAAAAGGAGATCCAGGGGCACTGCCCCTGGACTTCAACTACTTGGTGTCATTGGCCGTCCACATCTCAGCGGCTTTTTCACCGATGGCAGTCAGCACGGAGATGGACATCCCGATCAGCAACGCTGACAGAACGATTCGGTCCATGACCGACTTGGCGCCGAAGATGGCATTGATCTGTTTCCCAGACTCTGTTTCGTTCACCCCACTTAAGCGATGACCAACCACAGTTTTCATCTGGTTGCAGAACACTGCCTTATCGCCCACGCCCATGCCTTCCCGGTGAGTGATGTAGACTTTGATAGCAACGTGATCGAGTTCCAACCCGTTCCCATCGATCCGCAGGGACTGGTCGACCTGACCTGTGACAACTGGCTTGCCCAAGCGCTTAGCCATCTTGCGACGACGTTTGTCATGGGCACTGACCAACTCCAACAACGAATCAGACATGTCGTCAGTATCGCCGTGATAGAACACCTCGATCTTCGAGACCTCGCCAACAGCCCCCGCAGTCGGGGTTGCCGAAGACATCATGCGAAGAGTTTCAAGGTCATCTTCAGAGAAGAGTCCAGAATCCGCTGTTACAGCATCTTCAATCGTGCATAAGATACTCGTGATGTCCGTGTGGTCGCCTTCCTTGACAAGATTACGGATGGTTTGATCAAACCGTACCACGATGGTCTTGACCTTCGTTACTTCAGAGCCCAGCTGCTTTGCCAGCCAGTCATCCATGGCCGAGGAGTCTTCCAGGGTGTAGGATGCTTCCATCAATGCAGTCCGAGCAATGACCCCTGCCTTCCACTGCACCTGGTGACGGTGGAAACGACTCGGCTTAAAGAAGCCCGAGTTGTACTTGAGGATATCGCCTTTCTTGACTTTATCGCCCAACTGGAAAGAGGTTGCCTGTTTCTGCGGATAGACCGACCCGGCTGAGATGCCGTACTGCGTTGTCAGGTCGATGTGCTCGAACGTACCGTCCTCGTATGCCACCACCATGTGTTCATCGCTAAGCTCAACGACTTCACCATCTTTCGCAGCCGGCATGGCAAAGATCTCATCGACCCGATGGGCCAATACATGGTCATAGCCGGTGGAGATTGGCGACTCCCGGTAGCCTTCCGAGGAGATCACATGTGATTGCTGAATACCGATAAAGTTCACCCGCTTAGGGTCGTCTCGATCGGAGAACGGCGAGATCAGTGCCGAGGTCGAAACAATGTTCGCTGAGCCGTCTTGTTCCTTATCGAACTCACGAACCGTCCCACGCACACTGGTGATGTTGGCATTGGGTGACATGTAGGTGATTACCGCCACATCGCCCGAGTCCACCGTACTTTCGGAAATGAACCCGATGTCGCTTTCCTTATACAGTCGAGCTTCTGCGGTCATCGACCGACCACTGCGTCCGCCTCGACCACCGTAGGTGATGATTTCCTTCTGCTTGAGGTTCTGGATGGGGTTGATGTCATCGACCAGCGCACTGGCCGGGTCCTGCACGATATTCGTCCAGACTTCGTGCGGCTTCATGGTCACTTGCGAGTTGTTGCTGGCATTGCGCGAGTTGTAGACTCGGATGGACCGAACCAACTCCCCGTACACCGCCCCTGGAATACGCTCATAACCCTTCGCCCGTTCCAGCCCTTCGACCAGTCCGTCAGCCCCTTCGACTTTATTTGGAACGTACCGCGTTACCAGCAGTTCACAGGCCCGTACCAACAACGGCACAAACTCAGTCGGCTCCTTCATCCATTCGAGCACGCCCTTGGTGATCGGATCGACCCACATGGCGTTCATCAGATCAAGCTCGCGCAGATAGCGCAGACCGATGTTGTTGGCCTCAAGAATGTTGAAGTACACATCCTTGGCATTGAAGCTGTGGCGACTGAAGTTACGCACGTGTTTGTGGTAATGTAGGAACCCTGCAAAGATCAGACTCGATTTGACATCGGTCTTATCCAGTACCAGCGTTTCATCCAGAAACTTGATGGCGTATTCATCCGCACCCATTTGCAAACGAGTGCCCAACGGCACGACCCGCACCTGAGCCTTGGTCAGCTCGATCAGACGATCGAAGCCCAGCAGATACGCCAGGGCGATACCCACCGGCATGCTCTTACCGAAGATGCTGATCTCGGCCATATTGACCGGTGCTTTATCCATGGGCAGGCCCAGGACTTCCTCAATTGGGCCGATTGGTGTTGCATCGTCGCTATTGGGTTTGACCAGATAGAAGATGTTATCCGGCGCCACCATGATGTACTGATTGCCCCGCTTACCGCAGACCACCCATTTCTTGAAGCGATTTTCCAGTTCTTCAACGACCGCCATGTCAAACAGCTTGGCACGATGACGGTTCTTGTAATCGAACCAGTAACTGCCGTTGGCTTCGAAACTGAATACTCGACTGGCGGTGATGGTGTAGATCGTCGGTAGATCAAGCGAGAAGTCTGCCACGTTGGCGATCTTCACATTCTTGATGCTCTCATCGGCCGGATCGAGACCCTTGGCAATGATTTGCTTACCCACCCAGTTGTCGTAGTTGAACACCGACCGTTGCGACCGGTCAACGAACACCTTGCTGTAGTACGAGGTCAGGGCCACCCGCGAGTCATTGACTTTGCGGATAGGGACGTCAGCCTTCTGCGTACGCATGCGGTAGCGCTGGCCGTTGGAGGTGTAGACCCCGCGTTTGTCCACCACAGGAACCCGGAATGAGATGGTCGAAGGCTTGCCAGTCACCGGCGTCAGTTGAATCTTGTGGACTTCATAATGACTGACTGCATCCTGCACGGTTTCAACCGTATACCCCGTAACCGCGATGCCGGCTTTCTGCACGGACATGACCGCATTCAGGATATCCTTGTTCATCACCTTTTCGATGTACTGACTGTCCATTTTCTCAACAGTCGATTGCAGCATCGATTCATCCCGCACCGCATCGGTCTTCGGATACGTGTCAGCTTCGCCCAGGACCAGATCATCATTGGGGATGTCCAGCGACTCTTCGATCGTTTTGCTACTGTCCCATGGGTTGGGGATGGTCTTGTAGCTTTCCGCCAACCGTTGCATCCGCCGATATTGCGCGGCAGTGTACAGGTCCTTTTCCACCAGCTCATCGAGCTTGGCATGGATCGTACTGGTCAGGGTGTGTTCGATATTGCTGGTCCCGACCGCCGCCGGTACATCGACCCGCTCATCAGGAGAAGACTCGATGATCAGCTCGCCATCTTCATCCATCATGATGGCGTCGCTATCCGTTACCGGAGTATCGAGTTCAGCCGACAGCTCTTCTTCTTCCTCACGGGCCAGCTCAAGAGCGTTGCCAGATTCCTGAAGAATGCGTTCTTCTGCCTCAGCCTCTTCTCGCGCTTCCTCTTCACTGCGCTCAGCTTCGAGTTCCTGTGCATCGTCACTGGTATCGACTACGGCACTGGTTTGATCCACCACCTTGGTCAGCAGCTTAAGGAACCTGATCTGAATGATTTTCGGATCGAGACCCTGGGGCGATTCCAGCGAGGCTTCGAACAGCCCATCGACAGGCGTACAGTCACCGGCATTTTCCAGCGAGACGTATTCGTCGTAGAGTGCATCGAAGTCGAAGTTCTCCTCGGCCTCGGGAGCCTTGAACGATTCCATCGACACACCGGCATCAGCCTTGCGCCAGCCATTGAGAAGCCCGAGGTTGATCGTCAACCAACCGGTGTCGCGACGGATCAGCAGGATGACTTCATTCAACCGTGATTCATCCAATCGAGCCATGGGGGTGCTCTTGCGGTTTTCACCCAGCCATGTCCAGATGTCGAGCAGGTCCAGTCGTTCGCGTGACGTGAACACTTTGTTCATCAACAACGGCGTCATCCCGCGTTCGGCTTTGCGCAGATCAGACAGCGATGGGAGCGACTGCGGAACATCGAAGATCACTACATGTCGACGTTCATTATCGGTCTTAAGTTGGTTGATCCGTTCCCACATGGTCGAACGAATGTTCTTCCAGTACCACCAGCGGCTCAGTGCCGAGCGCATGTACTTGTACATCTGCCCGACCATGGCGTAGTTGATCACCACCAGGTTCAACGGCTCTTTGCTCGCTGCGTCATAATCGCGCATCGGCCGGATGAGCATGTTTTCGCGGCGATACTGCTGTTGCATCGGTGCGATCAATTTATAGGTTGGTCGCGGATTACCTTCCTTTACCAGCAGATCAGCAACATGATCGATGTAAGTCAGGCGCTGACCTATATTGAGCAGCGGGTTGTCCTTATCCGGACCCAGTTCGGTTTCGGTCTGAGGCATGTAGTGCAGGGCACTGCCACGCGGCAGGGTCAGGCGCGAGATCGGCCTGACCTTAGGGTTTTCCAGACCGCCCAGCCGCAAGATACCAAAGAGCTTGATAAAGCGGTCATACTGAAACATTACGGCCATGTTTGAATCGTCCTGTCAAATTGTGGATGACGTACTTGAGCGTATCGTAGTCATACGAGGCTAAGAGGCTGCCATCGGTATCGACCCAATACTGTCGAGAACGCAAGATGCGGTCATTCTCTTCGAGCGCTTCGTTGGACATCACCAAGGTCGCAGAACCGGTGTCACCGTCGAACGATATCTTCAAGTAGAGTCGCAACTCTCTACCCCGTGCACTTAAGCACTGCTCCAGGTTTTCCCTGGATGTCGAGACTATATCTTCACCTTCACCCTGAGGTGGTCAGGTGTCTCCCATTTCGGAACGCTTGTTCCTACGAGGCGCTACCCCCTAGTCGTTGAACCTTCCCCATGCCATTTGGTTTAGGGGCTTGGCTGCTAAAGGGACTCTTAGAGTCCACGGTTCCCCATTGTATCATCCGTCCCGTTTTCAGACCATGGCTTTGCCTTTCGGCTCGCAGTGGTGGGACAGCTTTAGTGGGTTCCAGCAGTTAGAGAGAGATCATTCCATCATTTCGGATGGAAGGGACTTTAAGTCATTACCGAATAGGTAGATATACGGTATTACTTGTTAATCCGCTTGCAACCCCACAAGCTTGGTCGAGTGAGGGGACTGCGTGTCCATATAGGAGGTCGAACCGGTCATGGGAAACTCAAGGGCGACGTGTTCCTCATCTTCGTAAGGCGCCCAATCATCATCGAGTTCAACACGCCGCTCACCGACCACCGTCGTCTTGACATACACCCGACTGGCATAAATGGAGCGATTGCCCGAGATCGGATAACGGCAAATCTGCGCGAAGTATTTGTTCCAGTAGGCATAACCACACAGGTACAGCAACTCAACCAGATTGATCGGCGACACATACTTGCGGTCCAGGTGGGCCGGCATGTCATGAATGTCGTAGAAGATCTTAAAGGTGCTATCCGGACCCTTGTAGATCAAGGCCAGGTAGTGTCCCTCAATCTCAATTGGACGATGACGCATGTCAACCATTTGATAGCGGTCAATGATGCTGTTCAGACCGTCGCGGGTCGTCCAGGTATCACGTACTTCAGGAGGCAGCGAGACCCAGGTGGGTCGCAGCGTCTGCTTGTCGATCAACTGGGCTTGTCCTTCACCGGACTGGATGCGTTCGCCGAATGTCCGCCGCAAGTGGTGGATGGTCACCGGCGTCAGGCCCTTGATCACCTGAAAGAGTCCAAGACTGGTGGCATCGAATCCAGGGGCGTTGGTATCGTTCAAGTTGGCAATAGAGGTGTCCATGACGGTCAGCACGTTTCGAGTGCCGTAGACCACCCGGCGCGATGCCCACTTGTCCAGAATAAAGCCATTCTTACCAGCCAGCATGCCTTCGATCAACTCGTAGATTTCCATCATGCAGTTGGTCAGGGCATTGCGGGCGATATCCAGTGCAGGCGACTCCATGTCACTGGTCACCGGAATGGTGTTGCTGATCGACAATGCCCGATAATAAAGATCGTGGATCTCGTTCTTGGTCACCGCCCCCGTATCACTGATCTCAATGTCCCGTACCCCGGCAGGCAGAATAGGGATGTACTGCGTCAAGGCCACATCGCGATACTGGTTGATCATCTCGACCCGCATCATGCGTGTCGGGGATTTGCTCTTGCGCAGTTCCAGTTGTGGGAAATGGCGAACAAAAAAGCTGTAACCGGTCTCAGCCTTTTCCGACTTGTCTGCAATGAAGTCTTTGGTCACCGGATCGAAGATGGCAGTTTCCCGGCCGGCTATAATGCCGCGATAAATCGACTTCAGACTCATCAGGTCACGGAAGATCTTCGGATGGAAGATTCTCACCTTAAGGTCGAGGTAGGAGAAGTTGCGCCCCCGTTCATCCGACCCGACCCGACCAAAGATCTTGGTGGAGTACAGGCCCTCATCGTGGAATTCACTGCTGGCTCCGTCGTAAATGTCGAGACTGGTCACAGGCGTCATTCGACTGACCCGTTCCTTTGTCAACACCATGGGCCAGATTTTGGCCGGTACTTCAGCGTAGTTCATCGTGCGTACCTGTAAGTTTTTCGGTCGTTTTCGACAGTTGGTATGAAGGAGGCTTAGTATTATAAGCCAAATTGGAGAATTTCGATGGCAAAGAAAGACGACATCGACTTGGACAATCTGGGCCTTGACGATTTCGATTTCGACATTCCTGAGTGGAATGCAGACGAAGAAGTCGACAGCTCCTCACGCAGTCCAATCGAACGCGTAGTAAAAGGTACCTTGGCTGGCGCCAAGCAAGAGCTGGCCAGTCCTGCCGCCTTACGTCGTGCACTGTCCATGGCCCTGCCGGAAGGCTATGCCATGGCGGCCGACACCGTTGAGAACGTCTCGACGGATGCCCGATCGCTATACGATAAGGTGACGGGAGAGTCTCCCGAGATCGTTCGCGGCAGCAAGAATTTCAGTCGCAAAGCCATGAATATGGTCGGCAACCGAGTGTTGCCGAAGAAGATTGCAGACCGCATCAACAATGCCCTGACGCAAGATGATGACGACGCTCCGGTTAAATCCTCTGCCGATTACAAGCGCGAGCAGGAAGAAAGTGAACTGGCAAGCCTGGCAGAAATCTTCAAGGCCTCGACTGCTGCCAACGAAGAACGTGCTCGTCAAGATGGCGTCGAAAACGTTGAGCGTAAAGCGCTTGACCAAGCTCGGTTTAAAACCAACATCCAGGTACTGACAGCTATCAACCGTAGCATGGCGCGGTTGGTTGGGTATCAGGATAAGGTGACAGCGCGCTACCAGCAGAAGATGCTGGAGCTTAACTACCGTCAGTTCTCGACCCAGAAGCAGATGCTGGACCTGTTGGTTGAATCGACCTCCAAGCAGAGTCAATTGCTTGAAACGATTCGGCACAATACAGCGCTGCCTGAAGCGGTAAAGATTCGCGGCAGTGAAATGTTTGGTCAGTTGGCCAAACAACGGTTGATGGGCAATGGTCTTAACACCATTTCCAACTGGTCTCAGAACTACACCAAGCAGGTGATGGACAACGTCTCCGGCATGGTGCAGGGCTTCCTCGATCCTATTAAGGACGTGGGGGCTATGACTGAAGGCATGGACATCGACAAGTACGAGATGGGCGGTAACGTCCTAGGGTCGATGATGGGCCAGTCGGTCCGTGATCACGCGGCTATGTTTATTGCCCCGTATCTGGCCAAGAACAAGACCATCGCCCGTACCGGTGAGAAGCTTCGCAATACCTTCAGTGGATTGCCGCAGCGCATCAACGAGTATGCTCAGTCTGAAACTGAAGGCACTGGCTTTAAGTCTGTGGCAACACAGATGTTCAAAACATTCCTGCCCAAGTTCGTACTCGATTCACGTCCTGGCGGTGTATCGGTTGATCAGCTGGATGAAATGGATAAGTTCGATAAGATCGCCCGGCGGTCGTTGATCGAGATTATCCCTGGATACCTGTCTGAAATTGCTCACTGGAGCCGTATCGCTGTAACTGGCGAGAAAGACAGTGAGAAGAAGGTTTACAACGTTGTTCGCGGTGGCTTTACCAGCGAGAAAGAACAACTTAAGGATGTGGGTCGTCAGATCATGTCGCGTTCGGAACGTGACTCTCTGCGCAGCGCCGCGGATGAATTCCTTAAGATGATCGGTGGGGACATCATGTCCTCTAAGGCACAGCGATCCCTTAAGCGCAAGCTTTTGGATGAACTGGCCAATGGACGCGATCTGGTTCCCAAGCGGTTAGCTGATCCGGCACAGTACCCGAACGAAGACGTTGCCGTGGTTGATGAAATCACGTCGCTTATTGTCGATGCGTTCGGTCTCGATTACGACGGCAATCTGACCGACAGTAGCGAGGAAGGGTTACGGCGCATCAACAACATCCGTGATCAGTTCTTGCGGATGTCGAGCATGATCCCTGCCAGCGGTGATCGCATCCGCGTGCTGGGTGATGTGCTGGGTAAAGACAGTCTGCGTAAGTTGGGTTACATCGAGCGCCAAGGCCGAGAAGACCGCATCAATTACGATAAAATCTGGAGCTCGGTACTCGATGAAGATGATGAATCAAGCGAAGGCGGAGCTTCGCAAGGCGGCCCGAATGGTAATAATCGCCGTGGTGTCCGTCTTAATAGTGTTTTTGGCGCTCCTGAAGTTCGTGGCGATCTCGCCAATCGCGCTAGTCGAGCTGATCGTGCACGTGCTCAAGGGGATGCCCCAACCACCCGCCGAGGGCTCGAAAGATACCTAGGTGACAAGAGCACCCTGATCACGCTGATTCGTGAATCGCGGGACTTCCACTCGGAGACGGTGGAATTGCTCAAGGCACTGAAACAAGGCGGGTGCACCCCAGTCAGCAACGGCTCGGGGTTGTACGACACCAATACCAGTCGGATCAAGGCCCTGCGTGAATTCATGACGCAGAAAGCCACTCACGTGAGCATGAAGACTGGTGAGTTCGTCGACAAGGGTCAGAAGCTGGCAGGTGATGCTGTTCGTGAAGCCAAGGACATGTGGATACAGGGTGAGGACCATCCTCGACTGCAAGAATGGCGCCTGAAGGCAGGTGAGTATCGCGACAAAGCCACAGGTGAAGTGCTCAAGCGCTGGGAGGACATCCAAGGTGATGTCATCGACCTGAAAGGCAGGACAGTGGCACGGTACAACGAGATCATGGAAGATGGCGTGATTGCTGATTATAAAGGCAAGATCTTTAAACGTGCCGCCGACGTCATGGGGCGGTTCAAGGGATCGAAAGCCGGGGCGATGACCGCCAGTGCTATTGCTGGTGCTCAAACTCGACTGGCACCGGTCGCTGAACACATCGACGATCTCCGTCAGAGTGAATCGTTTGATGAATTCACGGACAAGTTTGGACGCAAGGTTGGTAAGGTTGGCAAGAGCGCATCTGATGCAGCCAGTAAACAAGCCCGCAAGTTCAAGCCACGTGCAACGCGCCTCATGCGGTTCTTCCGCAGTGATAAAGCCGACGCCGATATCTCGGGGCAACTGACCGGGAACCCGCAAGAAGATACCGTGACGCTACTCATGCGTTCGGTGCAATTGCAATTTGAAACCCTGAAGCAGGTCACTCCTGAAAAGATCCGTAAAGGCTCGTTCCAGGAAATGTTCTCCCGTCGTCAAGATATGATGGACAAGGCCAAGGATAAGGTTAAGAGCAAGTATGACGATGTTCAGGGCCTGTTCGCTAAAGGTGGTTTGCTTTCCGGCTTGTTGAGTCGGTTGGGTAAGAATGGCGAAGAAGACGGGGGCGGCGATGGCGGCATCAACATCGACTATATGGACATGGGCGGTGATAGCGACAAGAAGAAACGGAGTCGTAACAAGACCAAGAACCCGAGCAAACCACGCGGTAAACTCGGGAAGGCTTGGGACTTCACCAAACGCTGGGGCAACAAAGGTTTGGATAAGATGGGGCGCTTTGGACAAGGGCTGCGCCTCGGTGGTCGCGTTGTTGGTGGTGCTGCTAAACTGGGTTGGGGTGCAACCAAGCTCATGGGCAAAGGCCTCGGCTTGGGATGGAAAGCTGCGAAGTTTGCCGTAACCAATCCCCTGACTCGAATGGTCGTAGGAACCGCCGGGCGTGTAGCACTAGGTGCCGTGATGGGTGCCGCGGGACTTGTCAGTGCACCTGTACTGGCTGGTGTGGCGATTGCAGGCACTGCAATTGCGGCAGGGGCATACATCTACGGGGCAACTCGGGATAAGCTTCCTCCATTGACGCGACTGCGCATGGTGCAATACGGCATCAACCCCAAACCTGAAAGCACTGACGTGACCACGATGCTGGAGCTGGAAAAGCTCTTCGCTAAATACACCTCGGTGGATTCTGACGGTAAGGCCAAGATCGATGTCCAGTCCGTGCCGTTCGAAGCTGTAGCCGGGGTGCTGAAGCTTAACATCAGTACGCCAGAAGGCCAACCCCATGTAGAACGGGCGATGAACTACCTGAGAAACCGCTTCGCCGCGGTCTATCTGACTCACGTCTCGAACTACTACGTCCTGACCAAGTCACTGGATCTCTCGCAGATCGATGGCAAGGTAACAGGTAAGGCAGCACTGGACTTTGTAAGTAAGGTGTCGCTCAAGGATCGGCCTGAAGTATTCGAGGACATGGTAGGTCCGTTGGAAGACGGCGAACTGTCACAAGACGGTGGTGATGTAGAAGACACAGTCGATGACGTCAAAAGCGAAATCGAAAAGGCGATGAAGAAAGAAGGTGAGCACAAGTCACCTGCCGAACAACACGCCGAGGCTGCAAAGGCCAGTGTCGCAGCCGGTACCGCTACCGCTGTAGCAGGCAGTGCCTTGAAAGGGGTATCGGGTGGAACGGCTGTCCAGTCCAATACACCCACTGCAGCGAGCAACCTCAATACCGGTAACAAACATCAGGCGCAAGCAGTCTCGAATGCGGTGATGACCACAGCGGTAGCCGGTACAGGTGCCGCCGCCATTGCTACCATTATCGCCAACCGTGACACCACGATCGATGATGGTAAAGCAGTGCGTTATCGCGTTTACGGCCTGACGGAACTGGCCGAGTCTAAAGTGGCACAACTCGCTACCCTGGAAGGACTCCTGTGGTCGCTGGTCAAGTACGACACGGACAAGCGGGCTGGGATTGACCCTGTGCAACTGCAGGCGGCCTATCTGGATGCAGAGCGCATCTTCTCGCCAATCGGTGAGGAGGCACAAAGCTTCTACGTGTGGTTCCATCGTCGTTTCATGTCGACCTTCCTTGCATACTGCACCAGTGTGCGGGCACGGGCAAACATCGATGCCATGGACGCAGCAAAACGCCTCAAGCCACAAGAGTTGCTGGAAGTCTTGAGAGAGACTGCCAACGCGCGTGACAACGCCGGCATCTCGGTTTGGGACATCGAGGAGTCGCCTTGGAAAGGCTATTACCTTAACGATGAAGTGGCCACTGTCAACGACGCGCTGTACAACCTTTCGCTTAAGGTCAAGGACAAGACCCTGCAAGAACCCGAATCTGTTCAGAAAGGCCGCGTTCGTGGTCCGAATGGTGAAGTGATTGAACAGGACCCGACCCAGGTTAATCGTCCAGCGTCGGCCAGTGGAACAGCACCCGGCGCCCCAGGCTCCGGCAATGCCAAAGAGGAAACCGGTGGCGCACTGTCGAACTTCTGGTCAGGTGTCAAGTCAGGGTTCAGCAGTCTGTTTGGAAATGATTCCAAGGCACCACAGCAAGGAGGCATCAACGCACAAGGACAGATGACCGCACCAGGCGGATCAGGCCCTAACACACTGCCTTCGGGCACACCGATTCAGCATCCGGGCGGTGGTTCAGGCGGAAACGTCAATGACATCCCGATGCCAAAAGGTGATGGTTGGGAAGCCAATCGGGAAACGCTGATGGCAGCTGCTAACATGGTCGGTATCGACCCCTTGTTGGCCGCGAGCATCGCGGGGGTGGAATCAGGCTTCCGGCCAAACGCTATCCCGTATCGCAATGCCAAGAACCCATCGGCCGGTGTCCTGTCTTCGGCTGCAAGTTACTACCAGGTCATTAAAGGGACATGGAAATCTCTGATGGCCAAGTACGCAGCTAAGTACGGCATCAACCCTGCTACAACGCAACACGACCCACGTGCTAACGCACTCTTGGGCCTTGAGTACATCAAGGAAAACATTGGCGTCATCCAGAAGGTTAAATCCGATGTGACCGACACCGATGTCTACTTGGCGCACTTCTTGGGTCCGGGCGGTGCTCGCCGGTTCCTCTCGGCTCCGCCGGGTGACCTGGCAATCAACCATGTGGGCGCAGATCAAGCGCGGGCGAATCCGGCCATCTTCTACGATCGTTCGGGTAAGCCGCGTACAGTTGCTGCCGTCTACAAGGACTTTGACGACAAACTGAAAAAGCATCGCAAGTCGGACGCTACGCAAATTGCTCAGTCGCTTAAAACCGGCGGTGCAATTCAAGCGGTGGCATCCAGCGGTGAAGAAGGCAATGCCAGCGAAACCCCGGCTACCACAAGTACACCTGGGTTTGAGGTTGCAGACGCTACCATGCCATCCATGGTTAAGCCAGCTTCGCTGACTACGTCTAATACTGTGGCAGAAGCTTCGACCACTGTCGACACGACCAACCTTGCTGAACGTGCTGATGCACGTCAGACTCAGAACAGCACCGCTGGGCTGATGGTCGCTGCGCGAACAGCCGAAGTTCAAAGCTCGACACAAACCAAAGCTGCAACCGACACCTTCGGGGGTCTGGACAGCAACCTTGAACGATTGGTTGGCGTTAACGAATCTCAGCTTGAACAGTTGATGACCCTCGTAAGCCTCGTCCAACAAGGGGGTGCGATGACTGGTAACGGTAACGGGCAACAACAGCTCGTGGCTCAAGCCGGTAAGACCGCCCAAAACCCTGTGATCAACACCCCGAAACCAGCAACACGGGGTACGGTCTCAGTCAGTCGAGTGTAACTATACCGGGTGAGGGGGTGACCCCTCACTCCTATTTTCGTTCATCAGAGGTCGTGTAAATGGATAACATCTTAGATGACAGCTGGGTGAAATCGGCATTCTTGTTGCCATCGGATGCTATCATCGGTGGTAATGAAGCGGTGGTTAACCGCATCTATTCAACATCGATGCAAAAGGCCAGTGACACTACACTGGGAGGTAACTTTGTCATCAACCCGTTGCCTCAGTTCACCCGCTACGCCGATTTGAAACACAACGTATTCTCCAGTGCCCATGCACGCGGCAAGACCGTCCTGGTGCCGAAAGTCTCCAGAAGCAACGAGACCAACTCGACTTCCAGTAACGGCATGGGTAGAACCTACAGCGAGAAGATCGATGACAACATGCAAGTTGTCCACTTCCGCATGGGGTTTCCGACATTCAACAGCATGTCGTCGTTTTATTCGAACTACTATTCGATTCCTGCAGCCAGCATGGCCCGTGCAGGGCGAGCGCCTGGGTTCTTCTATACCCTTGGCTGGACGATGGGATCGATTGCTACCATTCCGCTGATGCCATTCATCCTGGGCGGGAAAGTCCTGAAGTTCTTCCTGCGCCGCCCGGCGAGTAAGTACTATTACTTGAAGCCTTCGATGCTGCCCTACTGGACAGCCGTCTCGTCCATGGTCAATGGTGTCGCTGCTAACATGGGGGTCATCCCACGTCCGATCTATGAAGGCGCCAAACACCTGCACAACAAAGAAGACGGGATCGATCGCCGGGACATCGACGAATACGCCCGCCTGATCCCAACGATCTACCGTAAGGACGGTGGTCTGGATGTCTTTGCCATTGCGCAACGTGGACAGCGTCTGGTCAATGCTCGCCAGCAACTGCTTAACAATGAGCTCAAGGACATGACCAGTAAGGAGCAGATCAAAGAGACTTTCAAACGCCGTCTGTACGGTGATGATCTGGGTGCTGTCTTCGACAACATGCGTAACAACTCCAATGCGACGCTTGAAGCATACACCCAGTTGTGGCGTGACAATGAAATGCTGGGCAAGATGAGTAATGAAGATGCACAGGCCAACCGCGATACCTTGGAAAAGGAAAAGCGTCTGGATGACGGCCTGATCAACCAGCTGGAAGAGGCCTTCTTGGCAGAAGCTCGCATGGGCTCGGAGTTCCTGAGCCTACGTGTAGATTTCACCGGCACTCAGACAGAGTCGTTTAGCAACTCGACTAAAGACGCCTCCATTGGTCAGCAGATCAACTCGATTTCAGCCAGTGCACGTGAGACCCGGTTCAGCATGTTCGACGGTAACATCGACGGGGGTGGTGTAGCCGATGCGGCATTCGGGGCGTTGAAGGACTTTGCTGCCGGGGTTTCTCAAGGTCTGGGTATTCAGGGTCTGGCGCAGCTGGCAGGTTCGGCATTCGTCGACATCCCCAAAGTCTGGGACAACTCCAGCTGTGACTTTAACAAACTCACGCTCAACATCCCGCTGCGTTCACCTTATGGCGATCCAATCTCACGTCTGCAGAACCTGATCCTGCCAATGTGCTGCATCTTTGCCATGTCGGTGCCATTGGCCACCGGTAAGCAATCGCACACCGCACCTTTCCTGATTGAGTACTTTGCCCAAGGCCGTGCTCACTCTCGCTTGGCGATTGTTGACTCACTGACCATTACCCGTGGTCAGGGCGACATCGGTTGGAACAACAACGGTGGGTTCTTGGGTGTGGACATCCAGTTGGGGTTGCTCGATCTCTCCAATGCCATCAACATGCCGATCAACCCGGCATTTGAATTCTCCGACCGAGTCATTCAGGCCGCAGGCTACGGAATTGGTAAAGGAGTAGGCTGGTTGACGCAGAGTGACCTTGATGTGGCCAATATCGGTACGGCCGCCGCCAGCTTGATGTTGGGTTCGACGTACGATGACGATAACAACTACACGGACTACTTGGCGATTTTGGCAGGTCTGCCATTGGAAGCTGAGATCAATAGTCTGCGTAAATGGGCTGTCCGCCTGGCTCGCCAGCAAGCCGCCTTCGACGACGCCAAGTCGCCTGAGCGCGCTGCCATGTGGGCCATGTCCGGTATGATTGGTGAAGGTGCTAAAGCCATTGCCATGGCAACCGGTCGTCAATGATGACAACATACAGCCCAGGGCAACTGCCCTGGGCTGTATGCCTTATGTCAAGTTGGTTACCATCAACGGGTATTGTTCGCGCAGTACTTCATCCGTGGTGACTTCTGGAAAATGAGGCGCAATCTGAATCAACGGGCCGACGACGGCGTGGTTGTTCAGCAGCACGATCGCCTCAGTAGAAGCACCGGTTAACATCGAGATGTCAAAGATGTCAGTGCCGTCTCGACGATACAGATACCAGCGAGCATCGAGCAGGTTGAGGGTATCGACCACCTCATTGGCGTAACTGACCTTATCCAGTGGTTCGGGCACTGGCAGCTTGAAGCGACTCAGAAAGACCCTGATCATGTCAGGCTTGTGGGCCATGACCACATCGGGACCCAGTTCCTGGATGACGTTCTTCAAGGCATCAAGAGAGCCTGAGGTCGCGATGACCGGAAGGCTGTAGATGACCGCCTGCCGATAAACTTCCGGATCGATGTATTGCTTGACATCACCGAAATACTGGTACTGCCCATAACCTGCCGCTTCACTGAGCGCTGCACCCCAGACAGCCGATTCGTACCCGATATTGATGTACCGACTGAATTCGGCATTACCGGTCAGGTCTCCAACGATCCCCAGTAGGTTGCCGTAATTGCTGATATCCCGAGGATCGCCGTACTGAACCTGTCGAACAACTTCGTCACCGGCTGCTTTGACCCGCGTGACCATCTCCGGGTCCATGTCGATAAAGGCCGCAGCTTTATCCAGCACGCCCTCGCCCATGGTCTTGAGGATGCCCACGGTACTGGTATTGAACATACCAAGTCCGCTCTCCAGCAATTGCTTGCCAGTGGCACCGTAGCTCTTTTGCTCAAGGAGATTGACCATCCCTCTGGCCAGCCCCTCAGCACCGCCTACTTGGCTATAGAGTCGATTGGCAGTGTTCTTGGATGCTTCGTAAATCTTGTTGATCGGTCGAGTACTTGTCAGGTCATAGGCATCGGCTGCCTCAAGCTTCTCGGTGTTATTGCTGCGAAACAGAGGGAGTGAAATCAGCGACATGGGCCGTCCCCAACAAAGAAAAAAGAAAGGGCGAGTCATGGAGGGCCGAAGCCCTCCATGCGGTCACCGGTGATCAGTCGTTCGACAGGTCAGGTTTGTCATTGAGGTTGTCGAGTTGATAACGGATATCGTCCTCGAGTTCCTTACGGATGACGTCCAAAGAACCTGTGTTCTTCAGTGCCGAGCGCAGCAGCGCCCAGTAATCGAGCTGCCATTGGTGACGGTCCTGCATCATGACTTTCTTGCCATAGATGTAGTAATGCGCCAAAGGCAGTTCGTTGGCCAGCAGATCGCGCTGAAGTTGTGGATTCTTATCCAGCTTCTCCAGCATACCCAGCTTGAACATCTTGCTGAACAGCGGGTAGTGCGCGGTGCTCATCTTCTTGCCGAGTTCTCGCGCCGCGACACCTTTGATGATGCGGAAGGAGTCATCGTGAAAACCGGTCTTCATGTAAAACCAGAGGCCTTCCAGGGTGCGGAAGTGTCCGAAGTAAGGGTGTTCGATGTTGCACTCGGAAAGATTGCTCAGGGCGCGTCCTAGGGCGGTTGCACCGCGCGAATAGACGTTTACGTGAGTCTTACCATCTTCTTCCGGATTGATCATCGACATGGCCGGAGCCTTAGGTATGGGGTGGTCGTTGGACATAGCTGCAAGGTTCCTGTTAATGCTGGGTGAACCACTCTGAGGGGTATGCATCAGTCGTTATCGCTTCTATCGGTAGGCGAAGTGGAGTTACCCAGCAGTCGGCTCAAGCGAGCGCGCTTATCGGGATTAGGTGGAGTGGTGGTGACAGTAAACCGGTTGTCAGATTCGATCTGCTGGATCATTTCCTCGACCGCTTCGTCAGTCACGCCTTCATCGTCATCGTCATAATCGCCGATGTCGTTATCGTGACTCAGACCTTTACCAGACAAGGCGCTGGACAGGTCATCGATAGCCGCGTAAGGGTTCTTGAACATATCGGTAGCGATTGTCACTTCTCGACCGTCACGCATGAGCATTGTGATGCTCATAGAATAACGCTGCGGCCCCAGAATCTGGATTGCTTTCTGGAACGTCTTAAAGGTGATTTCGCGCTTGGCGATAGCTCGGTTGAAGTTATTTCGCTCTTGGCCGATGTCCTTGGCATTCTTTGGAACACGGGACAGGGGACTGGAGAGAAACGCGGTGAGTCGCCGGTTCCATGGTTTGGCTTCAACACCAAGTTCCAGAAGAACCTTGCGAAACAGGTAGGTCAATGGATTGGCTGCCTCTTTGAGAAGCTTCTCCTTATCATCCATCATCCGGCGTTGTTCTTTACTCATGGTTGGATTCCTAGGTGATTTATCTCAGGCATGCTCGGCTGGCCGTAACCAGTGCAAGAATGTCTTCGATAACGAAGTTGCATTTGCGTTGATAATACTCACGATCAGCCTGATCGAGTACTTCGAAGGCTTTAGCGAGCTTTAGGATGTAGTGACGATGCTCAGCGACCCAGTCCAGAGGATGGATCAACTCATCGCCATCGGCTATGTACTCTTCCAGTGTCCGTTCAGCAAATAGAATCGCCCGTGATTTCCACTTCTCAGGCAGGTACTGCTGCTTGCTGACAAACACCGAAGCCTCAATAAGAAACCGACCCAGCTCAGCCAAACTGACGGTGGCTGTGGTGATGGTTTTTACACGGGCTTTTGCAGGTGAGAACGCACGTTTGTTTATTTCATCAAGGTCTCCTAGTTGTAAAATGAGTGTTTCATAAATCGTCTTCCCTTGAGGGGGTTCTGATGGTTTTTCTTTAATCCATGGAAAAAGCTTCTTCAGCATGATGAGCCCCAGCTAGCCACTCTGATCAATCTTATGAGCGACTTACTTTTTTCGGAGATGTACAAGATGTCTGACATTATCCCCATTGAGGATGAAATGCTGCCAGTCAAAGATGGTGAATATCTTGGCCGCGCGCCGATGGAGATCAGCGATTCGGTTGATCCATCGGATATCATCAAGACCACGCAGAGTATTCGTGTGGCCATGGTGAAGCAAGAGTTGCAGCACGGCGTACCAAAGGTTGACAAGGATGCCAATACCTTGCTTCAGGTGCTGCGCGACATGGACCAGGCAGCGTTGACGACCCGTAAGATTGACGTCGATGAACGTCAGGTTAACGAGTCCGAACGCTTGGCACAGGCGCAGAATGAATTGCTCCGTATGCTGGGTGGCAAGAACCCGTTTGCTGTTGACCTCACAGCTGGTAAGGCCCCACCGGCACCAACGCGTCAAGCGCCAGAACTCCCAGCGCCGCCGTTGGTGCCAGATGTTACAACCCAGGGCACTCAGCCGGTGAACTACGACGACTTCGTTTCGTCTGTAGAAGCCGCCGCCGCGGCCATGGCCGAAGACGACGAAGACGCCTGATCTTCAGGAATCCGATACGTCCCAGGCACCAAGAAGCAGAAGTCACTAACGGGTAAATGCTCGATGTGAAGGAAATCCTCCATCACCATTTCGAACAACCCGTGTACATCGGCTTCTTTGAAGACTTCATCCTCTGTCTTGAACTCCCCAGGCTCTTTCATAAAGAGCTTGGGGCTTATGACCGACATCCCGTTTAACGGTTTGACCAGCAGCTGCTCGTGATGAATCTCAAGCCACTTCTGAAGGTCGTAAGTCACCCAGCCGTTGTAGTAGGTATCGAAGAACGCAGGGGTCAACTTCGCCGTGTCATACCGCCCCACCCCGAACTTGACGTAAGGAGGGAACAGATGTAACAGGCAGTTTTTGATCGACTCAAGCAAAGGGCCGGGCAGGTGATACGGATGCAGGTTCAGGTCGATGTTGATATCGGTGACATCCACACCTCTGAACAGCCGTTCCTTCAGGCCTTCAACGTAAGTAATCAGAACCGGTACGATACCGGTGATGATGCTCTTTTGCAGGATGTCCAGATTGCGCGTGGCATAACGGGCGTTGAACGCCTCCGTGGTGACGCGGCCCTGAGTGAGGGTCGTGTAATCATCAAGAAGGCGTTCACGGTATGCTGACACCGACAGATGGCCTGCAATCTCAGGATCAAGATCAAGCAGTGTGCCCATGCGGGTGTCAAAGAGACAATCCAAATCCAGCAACAGATTCAGTGCACTGGAAGTTGCCATCGCTGGCTCCTATGGATAATGTATTGCTGAAAAGATTACTGTTTGACAACCGGCAATGACAGCAGGATCATGAAGACCAGCCAATGGTTCCCTTTGAGGATGGCCTTCATTTCCTCGTACGAGCCGACATGCTCACGTACGTCGTCGGGCAGTGCAGTGGCCTGTGAGGCCCAAGCCAGGCTTGAAGCCAGGTGGTTGATGAAGCTGTCGTAATGCCCCGATGCGGTCGGATTCTGCAGCCACAAATAGGTCGCCCCATTCATGTAGAAATCGAACATCGAGTTGCGCGCTTCGCCTTCCAGGTCGGCATTGTCCACATAACGCTTCCACAACCGTTCGATGTCAGCTGCGCTACGGACCCCGTACCAGCGCACCCGGCGCAGTTCAGGCAGGTCATTGCTGTAGAATTGATCCTGGATTAACGCAGCATTGACCTGGTCCTTGAAAAACTCGGTCTGCCATGTCTTTAGTGCAGACTGGAGACTGTCCAGTGTCTGACGATCGTTTACTGCAAAGCTCATGGATTACACCTCATCCAAGTTGGTGTCGATCATCATCCCACGGTAGAGCGTCGCCACCGTGGAAGTAGAATTGGTGACTTCACCCGATTCGGTGACGTCTTCAAGACTGGCTTCCCCATGCTCGATCAGTTGACGATCGAACTCGACCTGTGCGGTACGGCTACCGCCGCGCACTTTGATCTCTTCGACCAGCGTTTGCTCCAGACCTTGAGCCAACTGGGATTGCAGTTCTGGGAAGGAAATCTTAGAACCCTTCGATTTACCCGTGACCTGACCGGACATTTCATCGACGTGTCGGGCGTTTTCAGGGATCGAGGATTTCTTGGTGAGCATTTGTGCCTGACGACGCACGGTCATGTCAAGCACCAGGTATTTTTGCGGTGTCAGAAACACTACACCTGTCTGCGGGTCGGTGAGCCAGAGCCGCTCGAAGAAAGGATGCCCGATCTTATCTGCCACTGCCATCAAAGAATCCATGGTGATCCGCGGGTCTTTGAGGTTTGGGGAGTAGAACGGCAGGATTTCCTGGGTGCTGCGAGCCTCTTCGGTTTCTGGCTTGGCCAGCGCCCGGATGTACTCATCGAACTCGGTATCCGACATGGCATCCAGACGCTGTTTGGTCAGCTCGGCATTGTAGCTGTCACCCGGAATAATTCCCGCAATGGCATCAACGATAAACGCTGTGACCTCTTGACGACTGGCCATAACAAATACCTCAGTGACGGACCGGAAGGTCGTGAGAAACGATGATCGGCAGGACCAGTTGGCGGAAGTGACGCAGCCAGTCGGTCGGAGCGATGTCATCGACCAAGCAGGTACGGGCCGAGATGGTCGAGGTGTGCAGGGCCGCAAGCTCATTGCGCCAGAAGCGATTGAGTTCACGGATTTCAGTGCTTTCGTCTTGCAGATTGCAATCAAACAAACGTGCAAAGCGGGTGGCGGCGTTCGGGTTCTGGTCGGCGAGCAGATCGGCGACAGCAGAGGCGATCCGGGTAGTCATGGAAGGTTCTCCAATGTGTCGAATGGCCGGCGCGCCCAACGCACACCGGCCTCAGAGTATTAGGTTGCTTTCTCCGCCTGTCTATCCTTGATCTTCATGATCAAATCAGCGGCAGTGAGAGGTTTCTTGGAATCGGTACCCGCTTCGGCTTCAGAAGCCTTAGCAATGGCGCCTTGTGCTTTAGCCTTGGCTTTGACGGCATCGTCGTACCAATACGGACGGTACGTTCCGGCGCGCATGTTCAGCAAGTCCATGGTGGACAGGAACGGCAGATCGGCGTAGGCTCCCTTCTCCTCCAGAGGCAGCCAGAAACCGCGCGTATCAAGCAGAAGGTCCCAGTCGTACCCTGCGGCCAGGATATCGTCGTACAGCTCCTTAGGAGTGCACAGCAGGCCTTCTGGCAGGTCATGCCACAGGTTGCGCATCATGCACATCTCAGCCGTGATGTTCATGGCCCGTTGCAGGCGACTGTCCGTCTCAAACAGACCGCGTACCGACTTGCGGGTCAGGTTGACCGACGGGTACAGGTCCAGACGGAAGTTCGGCTTACCTTTGGCCTTGTTGCCATCCTTATCACTGATGCCGTAGTAGTCATAGCCCTTGCAGTAAACGAACTCGGTCAGCGAGGGTTTAAGTCCTTCAGACTGCGACACCACGACCTCGAACGGAATACCGGACGGACCCGACTTACCGCGCAGGTTGACCAGGGTGATGAGGATCAGGTCGGTATCACCTTTCAGATCATCTTCTTCATCGCGGGGGAATTCAGGCAGCTTGTCCGCATCGAGCAGCGGTTGCAGCGAGACGCAGTACCAGCAGTTGGCTGTCAGGAAGCTGAAGTTCTCGGGGACCTTCTTGAGTTTCAGGTCGCCTTTGAGGAATTTCAGTTTCTTGATGTTCGGCTTGTACATGTCAAGCTGATATTCCTGACCCACGTGAGCGGTCATCAGGATATTGAGCCCCGAGCCACCCGTAACCGAGGTGACCTGATCGATCAGCTGGCTCTTGGCGCTGGCGCCTTTCATGGCCACCATGTTCAGGTCTTTCGAGCCGACGTCACCCTTTTCGTACATGTTCATCACACCTTCGGTCTGCAGACCGGAGAGCGAATCCAGGAAGCACAGGGTCGGGGACGGAATTTTGATCAGTTCACCGGTGGTCTCATCGACAAACGGCGTGGTGATCAGGATGGACTTGTCCTTGCGGCGCGATTCGGCATATTCGCGCATGACGTTCCACCACTCGTTACCGGTGTAGATGGTGGCGTCGGTAAACAGCAGGCGACCTTGCTCCACAAGATCGATACCGAAGAGTTCCGGGAACTGACGGAACACGTTCATAATACGCCCCGGCGACAGCGTATTCTCTGAGTCATGTGCCATCATAATGGCCAGTGAGACCCGGTTCATGACGGAACCTTGCTGGAATAGCGAGATCACTGTCTTGAACATGTTAGGCAGTCCGGCAACGCCCGTGAAATGGTTCAGACCACCACACAGGATGGATTCGCCGTGCTTGCCCTTGTAGTACTTACCTGTTTGGATGTCGAACAGCGCTCCGATGTTCCACATCGGACGGATCGACGGAGCCTTCTTGAACATGGCAAATGGGTTGTTAGACATGGTACTTCAGATTCCATTTAAAAGATGGGAGTCGGTTGTGCGCAAACGATATGAAAAACTACTTTCTTTTAACACGGAGTCATCCCGATGAAACACTTCGAGGACATCTACGGGTCCTTTGACCTGGTCTCGCTTGAAGACCTTAATCGCCTGGCCACAGGTATCTCCATGGAAGCCTCGGTGGCAGGCCTGCCCCAAAAGGCGGGTGTTCGTGCAAGCCAATTCTTCCGCAGTGCAGCCAGCTTCTTCGGCAAGATGAAGTTCACTGCCCTGAACATGACTGGCTTGTCTGCTCGGGACCTCGGTGGTTTCGTCGCCCAGGTTGGTTTCGTTGACGCTTCCAACAAGAACATCATCGTTCCTGAAGGTTTCGTGGGCCAATGGGTGCCCTACAGCGCCCAGCTGAAAGACACCATGGTCAAAGCCACCAAGCTCGAAGCAACGATCCTGGCCTTTAACCGCACCGTCGGTGAGATTGTCAATGACCCGAGTCGCCTCACCGCAGCCTCTGGCATTGGTTTCACCAGCAGCGCCAGCCTTGGCATCACCGATGACATGAAAGCCATCGGCAAGACCTACTTCGACGGCCGTAGTAATCACATCACGCGCACGCTGGGTGCGGTGGTAGAGCGTCAGGGTGACATCAATACAACGATGAACGCCCTGAATGAAATCGCAGCGCTGGACAAAGCACATCCGGCTACCAAGTGCCTGAACGCCGTAGGTCGGACCATGGCCTTGGCTGACACACTGATGGCTACTGTCAAGCGTTTGGCCGAAGACAAGAGCATCTCCCACCAAGAGGTGTTGGACGTCGCATTGCAAGAACTGGTCGACACGACCCTCGTTCTGGCTACGGAAATGGAGTCCTACGGGGCCCTTCTTTACCGCGTACGTCAGTTCTCCGAGGCCATGAAAGACAGCCTCAAAGAGATCAAAAAGTAAGGCACGTTGCATAGGGCGATGGGAGGGCACCAGTCCCTCCCATCTATGCTGTTTCAAGCCAATTGTTCGAGGTGTTGCGATTGTCGTAAAACATTTTCGACGTCACGCAACATGGTTTCGCGGTCCAGGTAACGCAGCCATCTTGGCATGGTCCCGTAAACCAACTCGACAGCCTGTTTGAAATCACCATGCTCACAGCACTCAACCACCTTGTCCACCGTCGGTCCTTTCCAGAGTACCTTCGCCGTCATGGCTGGGAAGGAAAGGGACCTTGGATCATTGACAAGGTAGAACAGCTTATTGAACTCTGCCAGCAGGGACTCGTCAGGATCATAGTTCCGGATCAATCGGAAGTACAGACTGACCATGAACACAGTTCGCTTAGCCGAGACCCAAAATCCATGTGATTGGTTTATCGCAACAGATCGGTACATAGCGAGCCCGTTATTTGACTAATTTGAAATTGCTGAACGGGTTTGCCCAAATACCAATGTCGTGTGTCGTCTCGATCACCGTTGCATAACGGATTACCGAATCCGACTCACGCCAGGTCAGGGCAGTCACCTGCTTGACAGAATCAGCAAGTGCCGACAGCGCATTCCGACCAATGATGTCAGAACCCACGATCAGTCGAACTTTCGTTCTATTGACCGGGACCTCATCCATCGCCCTCAGCTCGCGGGCAAAGGCAGTGTTAAAGTTCACGCTCACATCGAGGTGTTTCACCGCACTGGTGATCTCCTTGCGAAGTTTACGTGTCACCGCACCTTTCTTCTCCACGGCTTCATATAGTAGGTCGGTCAAATCGGTCCGAATGACAGATTTATCACCTTCTAAGAACTGGTCCAGGACGGTAGCCATGTTACCCAAGTTGTCCACGTTATAGTACGAAAGCCCAGTGGGCGTGACGTGATGGACGACTGGAACACGCTTCTCCGTCTGCAGGCTCCAGTTGGCCTTATTGCGACGGAATACAGACATACCAAACTTCAGGATGTCTTCGGAAACACTAGCACTGGTGATGTTGCGTAATGCACCAACAAACAGATGACCCACCTGGTTACTGTCTTGTTGAATGAAATGTTCACGTACCTTTTCCAGGACAGTGATCTGTTCCTTAAGGTAGAGAACGGCGTTACTGGAGTCGGACTGCGGCTTGGCGATATCTTCATCATCCCCGTGCTGTCCTGTCCAGTATATGAATCGACCGTCTTTAGCCGTACGACACTCTTGTGCATCAGAGCTGAAGTACCACTTGGGTTGATCCAGCATTCGGTTATGGTTGTTCACAGACTTCCAATAACCCTCCGGTTCTTGCTCCAGTTTGTAGGTCAGGTTGTATCCGTTCATGCCGATACAATTGCCCTTTCCTGCCCACTGGTCGGCCATTTCATTCCCCGTATGGCCGTTATGTCCCTTGATCCAGGCGAGCATGACCTGGTTGTTGGATTCGCGGAACTTACCCAGTAGAGCGTCAACTTCTAGCCAGTCTTCCTTGTTGGCGACATCGTCCCCGTTACGATTGCGCCATCCGGTCTGCTTCCATCGGTCGAGGTATTTGTTCACGCCCTCGACGACGTACTGCGAATCCGAATAGATGATGGTGTGATGCAGGCCCTTTTCCAGGGCGTAGGTGAGTGCTTGCTTAGCAGCAATCAACTCAGTGTGATTATTGCTGGTGGCCTTAGGCACACCGCCGAATGTATCAATGTAGTTGAGGACATTAACTGCCTGACTTTCGTCTTTGGTATCGGTATACCCTTTGGCAGTTGGCGTTGCCTTAGGTGCTCCGCTTCCCTTAACCGGTAGGCTATCCGCGGTATACACGTATCCGTGGACTCCCCAACCTCCGGCCTTCTCAGAATTATAAAACCCACCGTCCGAGTACAACACCCCTTTGTACAGCGGAAGAGCAGGTTGCTCCTTAGTTTCCGTCATTACTGCACCTTCGACAGACATAGTTGGCGTGACGGTCATGCTCATGTTATATCCCAGATCCTTTTTGAAAAACATCAGATACTTCCAGACGGCATTTTTGATTGTGCCGCAGAATATCTTCTCGAATGAAGCGTTCCTCATCATCGAGGTATTTCTTCAGGTCCTCGGCATAGCTGAGGATGATGCTGGCGGCCTGTTCAGACGATGTGTGTTGCAAATCCACCTTAGGTGGAGTCGGACGCACATGACCGAGGCGAGGTGACCGTTCGAATACACTGCAATGCGGGTCATTGAGCGTCAGTGACGGCAGTTCGGTAGCAGTATAGGTAATCGACGTATACCGGTTATTGATGGAGCCAACATACGCACAAGACCCGAGAGACACCGCGAGCCAGAACATGGAGGCAGCGCGGGTCCCTCGAAAAAGTTTAGGTATTAGCATGGGGACGTTCCTATTCACTCAGTCGCCTCCACCGTTCGGCAAGGTCTGTCGAAGGGGGTCGCGCTGGTAGGGGTTTTTCTATGGGTTGTTTCGGTCTCGGCCGTGAAGGCGGTTTAGGCGCCTGCGAAGGTGGGGTGGGCTGAGTGGTCTCCAGGGATTTCTTCAGCGCCTCGTAGCGCTCCTGATACAACTCAGCACGTTCAGTTAGCAAGGGGATCTGGGTGTCCAAATCTTTCTGTAGACGGGCTTGCACGCGTTCATAACGGCCCAACATGACTTCTTGTTCTTTGACGATGCGAAATACATGCACGAAAAGCAATGTCATAATGACAAAGCCCACAGAGGTCACGATAAGGGCCAGGTTCTGGCGGACAAACTGTCTGAAGGTGCGATCACGCAACCAGAGCTCTTTGACGAAGAGTCCCAATGCCTTAAGCAGCTTAGCCAGCGTCATAAAGTACATTGTATTCCCTAAAATGGTATGAACAATTCAAACATTATTGTTTAACGACTGTCATAAGTTACGTGGCAATCCGCCCGGAGAACGACATGTATAAACTGAAGGCCTTCTGCCTTATCGGCGCACTGATTGACAATACTCGGGCTGTGGTTGCTCCGGTAGGGGAGCTCTCGCCCCGTGCTATGACCTATGCGCGCGAAAAGGAATACCTCAATACCGCCGCTGCACCCGGCCATACCCTGGTGGTGTTTTCCAACCAGCGTGATGGCGTAGTCGAACAGACTGACCCGGTTGTGGCAGGCAAACTCCTGCTGATCAACAAGTGGGTGTATGAACAAGCCCTGGCGGGTAAATTCAACACCAGTATCGAATCGTTCCGCACTGCCTTTATTCAGCAGTGGGGATCGCAATACGCCATCTGGTCGATCGGCGCCATGGTCGAGGCACAATCGAACGTCTGGATTCCAGGCGTCATTGAAGTGCGCGATATCACCGATGACAATATCCAGTACAAGCTCTGGTACGCCACTGAAGTCTTCGAGCAACAGTTCGACGAATACCAGATTGTGGTGGTCCCGCCGGTTGAAGACCTCGATGTCTTCTTCCTGGGCAGTGCCATGGTCAGGGCGGCACTGGCAGCCAGGACGCACGACCTGGTCATGGAAGATGTCCAGGCGGCACGAGAAGGTTATCCTGAAACCTTCGTCAGCGGTGAAATGTACGAGTGGTTCGATCCGGTCGACCCAACCGACAAAGCCCGCCGTATCGCCACCTACTGGACTCCGGTAATCTACGGCATCGCCGGGCGCAACGTTGACTCGATCAAAGAAGCGCTGCGTGATTACATCCTGGAAAACAGCACTCACAGTAAAGAAGAATGGGCAGCTATCTTCCCGGAAATCTTTACCTCCACCGAGTTTCTCTTTGTACCGCTGTGGGGTAATTATTCGATCACCAACCGTGAACTGGAAGCCGGTCTGTACAGCTCAGTGACCAATGTGCTGCAAGGACTTGCTCACCTGCAACGGCTGGTGCGTGGTGAGGGATATACCGAAGAGTACATCCAGAACAATGCCGAAGTCTTCGGTGCCTCTCACAAAGCCATCACTGTGATGGTAACCGGCGGCCCGTACAACCGAGATGGGGTGACGTCGTTCGTACAGCGCTACAGCGACTACATCAACGTTGACTCCAGCAGCATGGATTTCGGACGCATGGGGCCCGAAACCCGTCGCATGGTCCTAGCATTGGCTGAGATGCTTGCTGTGGCTGAAAGTATGACGCCGGATTCGGCGGTGCCGGTGAAGTTCACCCGCTTGATCCGTGATGGGGTACTGTACGTCGCCTATACACTGGATCGCTTCCAGCTGATCGTTACGAGCAAGTACTCGTACACCGATCCAACGCTGGCAGGCGGTGCGGATGCAGGCGAGCCTGCGTTGGCATGATGTAAACATAGCGAGGGGAAATCCCCTCGCTATTATTCCGATCAGCAATAGAGTTACTAAACACGATGAATCCACTTCTCTTATCTGCCGCAATACAGCGTGCAAAAATCCCAGCTTTCGCCCTACTGGGCCGACCTCTACTGGTAGGTAATCCAGACCATGGCTACTTCGGTGAATTCTCATCGACGGATGTCATACGGGGAGACACCCTGGCAACCCAAGTTGGTGTTAGGCTTGGAACTGCTATCCATGTTACTGACGGATGGCTCGGCTTCGCGCTAAACGGTAAGCGGTTATTAGTGGCAAAGAAGCCAATCCGCCATTCGATTAGCTGGGATGCATTATCGACCGCAGGTGTCGTTTTCGGTAAGGAAATACCGATTCAAAACACGCGAATGTTGGTGCGTCTACCTAAAGGTGTATTTTACTCGCCTGCTGCCGACTCAACAACCTTTGCGTTTGATGACGATTCCATCCTCACTCACGGATCTGAATGGAACCGTCTACTGTACCATGTCTCTGCAACGGTTGATCCAGGGAGACCTTCTCCATGGGTATCGTCAGAAGGTATACAGATCGGTACTTTTGCCCAGTTCACGCATGATGAGTTGGGGATCAGTGGTTCGGCAGCCTGGCGCGCCAACTGGTGTCAGGAGCCACTGAAGTCCAGCACCGGTAATAAAATCATCCGCGGCAACGGTAAGGTGGCTGAAATTTCGTATACTACATCATGGAACACCGGTGGTGTTGGTTGGCGGCCAGTGCTGGAGTTGATTGAGTGACATAGAGACATAAGGGGAGGGGCAGCTGCCCCTCCCTGTATGCTGTTTCAACTCGATGGTAGGAAGTCAGTGTCACGAGGACATCCCAGCCAGTCGAGAATCTTGTCGCGTGATTCGGACAAGTAGGTCCCTCGCGTATGCTGAAGCAATTCCAGCACCAGCTCATCCCCTACTGAACTACACAGGTCTTTCACCGCCATTGACATCCATTTGTCATCGTCGATGTCTCGCATGACCACCAGACCAAACCGTTTCCACGTCTCAAGGTCGGGTTCAATCGAAGCCGAGGTATTGAGTTGGTACTTGCGTTCGTAAAGGAATTTCAAGTCCCGACCTGGCCAGGACCACTTCCCTTCACCTTCACCCGTGGTTGCTGCACCAATGAAAAAGCTGATCGAACTACGATCCACATTCAATGGCTTGCCGCCTGCTGCGTACATTGGTTTCCTCCTTAGATGATTGTGACGTGTTCGTTGTAGGCTCGTTTGAGCGTTACGTGCGAGTCGTCAATCACCGCGATTTGACTGTTAGGGTAACTGTTCTGACTTTCGAACGAGTGACTGATGAAGAACACCTGTGAGTAGGTTTCATCCTCCATCAGGTCTTTGAGTGCAAGCGTCAGGTTCAGGCGATGCACTTCATCGAAGGTCCGCCCCAGCTCATCAAGATACAGCGGATAGCCTTGCAGGTTAAGGAACTTGTACACCACCAGCCTGAATGCCTGATTGACGATGTCCACCTGACTGTCCGACCCAAACTCGATGTCAGGGATCAGGTTGTCAGCGGTGTGGACATACATGGGGAATTTGTAGTTCAACTCCCCATCCTCAATGTTGCAGGTGTCAAGCGCCAGGTTATAACCCCAGACCTTGGAAATCACATCGTTGATGCTGGCGATGAAGGTGTTGATGAACACCATGATCTGCTCGGCGATGATTCCGTCTTTAGGCGACAGGATCTTCTCCAGCAGAATCAGGGCTTTCTCTTCAGCCTTGGCCTGCTCCAGTGATCGATTAAGGTCATTGACAATACCCATCTGCACTTCGGCTTCAGCCAGCGATTGTTCAAGCATCCCCAGTTGAACCTGATGCCGCTTAACCTGAGCACTGATTTCTTCGACGGCAATGTACTTCACCATTTGGTCCATCAGTTGGTTCAGACGATCCAGACTCTGCTGAACGGTCTCACCGATCTCACGTGCTTCGACCATCCGGTCGTAGAATTGCTCCACTTCCTTTAAGGTCTCTCGTGTGTCAAGCAGGTGCATCTTCAGGTCTACGACACGTTCGCTGAGCGAATGAGCCACATCTCGCAGGCTGCTGGATTGATCCAGCTGCTTGATGGCATTGAGTCGCTCAACTAGAGGGGCGACCTGATGATCAAGCTCATTCAAGGTCAGTTTGGTTTTGACATCGCTGATAAAGTCCACGCACAGCGGTACCAGCTCTCGACCACGCCCAAATCCACCTGCGTTGTGTAGCAGCTTCCACAATTCGACCAGATCAGGGTTATGGTCCCGCAGTCGTTGCAAGGTATGGATTACATCCCCAGCTTGATGGGCTTCTTGCAGCCAGTCACGCACTGCACGAATCCGCTGCTCCATGGACTGCCGGAACCGCGTACCCTTTTCCAAAAGCTCTTTGATCGAACCTTCTTCATCACCCGAGATGCCTTCTTTGAACTGGTGATGACAAGCAGGACACTCGATGGTCGAGCTGTTGTGGATGTGTTCCAAACGGTATTCCAGCTCACCGATCTTGGAACTGCCAGCCATCATCTTTTCTTGCAGCTCGCTCAGTTCGCGTTGCTTGCTCTGCACCATGGCCCGATCCAGATAGGCCGTATCGATGCTGTTCACACCATGCAGAGTCTCAATGGTCTCTTGGATCACGGCAAAGCAGTACTGGTGATTGGGTAGCCGTGAAGGATCGCAATCGGTCTTGAATTGCTGGTTCAAACGCGCTTGCTCGGCCTTGATTTCTTCAAGACGTGCATGAAGTTCTGCCGGATCGATTTCTTCCAGCTCAGAAATGTCATGCAGTTGCTTGTCGATCTCCTGATGACGCTCTGAGACCTCGTGTAAGGCCGCCTCAAGCATTTGGGCGCGAGACCTGAGGTTATCCTTGAGTTGGATAACGGCGTCATCCTGCGTGTTCTTGACCGCCTTAGGGATCGATACCCGCAGGTACTTGGCACGGGCTAGCAACCCATCGACATCGCTGAGCAGTTCGTGGTACTGGCGGTTGTAGTAGTCGAAATTATCAGCAATGCCATCCCGTTTGGAATGCTGGTGCAGACGGATGAGCTTTTCGGTGATTTCCTGAGACTGCCGGCGCAGGGTATTGAACGTAGCCTCATCGATCTTCTTGGCTGACTCTTGGACCAGTCGACCTGACTGATGCTTGATGATTGCCCCCGTATCACGCACGGCGCGTTTGACCCTGGCATGGAGCTTGATCACATAGTCAAAGTCAGCCGAGCTAAGCAGGGTGATCCAGTGCCGACGCTCCAGCGTACTCATCTTGGTAAACTGAACTTGACCAGTCAAAACCTGATGCAGTTCTTGGGTCATGCCAAAGTGCTCGCGCACCAATTCCTTCTGCACCGCCCCGGTGTGACCTTCGTTGAGTTCTTCGCCATCGCAGATAAAGCTGTGGGTAGGCGACTTACCGGTGATGTCGGTGCGCAGTTCGTAAGTCTTGCCGTTGTTCAGGCAATGGACCAGCTTATACCCGCCATTTTCATAATCGCTCTTTTCAGCAGGCAGGACGTTAAAGCCGATCTTCAACAAACTGGATTTACCCGAGCCATTGGTACCCAAGACAATCTGGGTCTTGAGCGTCGGGTTGATTTCAAAAGTCTCAATACCCTTGACATAGAACCGTTTGCACTTATGCAAAACGAGCTTGGTGATAAACATTGGGTATTCCCCTCCCCTAATTCTGTAGGATAGGTCTTGTAAGTTTCATTTTAATAGAGGTGGTTATGTTTGATAATGACATCAGCCTGTTCCGTCGGGTGATGATCGGTGTAGCTGCCGAAAACAAGAAGCTCGGCTCCGACGAACTGTTGATCACGTCCCATGAGAAGCTGGGATTTATCGATGGTGAGATCGTCGATAAAGTCGACCCCTTGGAATACAACAGCACCGACATTGACGGCAAAGCGGTAGCCGGGACAGCGTTCGTCTCCAACAACATCACTGCCAAATGGCTACCCAGCACCAACCGCCGCACACCTCCTGATGTTCAGCGCGGTGAACTGGTTGAAGTCTACCAGTACGCCAGCAACGACGAGTACTTCTGGCGAAGTATGGGCAAAAGCGATAAACTGCGTCGATTGGAGACAGTGGTCATTGGTATTGCAGCCAACCCCAACATGGATCAAGACGGCCTCGATCTTGACAACATGTACTTCCTTGAGGTCAGCAGTCATCAGAAGACGATCACCCTGTCTACCAGCCAGAAGAATGGTGAGTTTTGTACCTACGACTTTCAGTTTGACATGGCTAAGGGTAAGGTCGTGCTCCAGGACAATCTAGGCAACTACGGTTTCTTGGATTCACGCAACACCCACATCAAGCTGCAAAACCAGCTGGGTACGTTCTTCGAGCTCAATAAGCAAGATATCAAAGGTTATGCGCCACGAGATATCAGCTTGACGGCCGTCAACAACGTGGATGTCAAAGCCAAGAAGATTACTCTGAATGGCGGGGGTAGTGTATTCACGCTACAGGCCAGTGGCACAACATTGAAGACACCGAACTTCAAGGGGATGAGCTAATGGGGACCGTATCGCTAGTAGGAGCCGATAGTGCGGGAGCGGTCATTACAGGACCTGGGGCGCCTAATTGGACGTGGAATGGTAAACCTATTTCATTGTTAGGTGATAAGGTGGCAGGTCATGGCAAATCTCCACACAGTGCCCCGGTAATTGCAACAGCCAGCCCATGGATGACCATCAACGACATCCCTGTAACACGAGTGGGCAGTGTCGCCAGTTGTGGTCACGGGGCGACCGGTTCCAGTGACATGGACATTCCATAACGCATAAGGAGGAGGGGCAACCGCCCCTCCTCCTATGTCGACTAGCTGATTTTCACAGCACTGTGCGACCACTTGATGAACTCGCCGCGACTGAAGGTTTCAGGCTGATGGGAAACGCGCTTCTCATCGACCTTAGGTTGCCAGCGGAAGTTATAGGTGTTCATGAAGCGGTGTTGTTGAAGGTTGTTATCTACCCGCACCACCCAGATGCCTTTCTCTTCTTCTGAGAGGTAGGATGGTAGCAAGCCTAACTGAGTACGCAACGGCCACAATGGGCGCTGATCAAAGTAGAACCGTCCAGGCAGGTGTGTGCGAGTGGTCTGAACAATGTCAGTCACCAGATGGTCGACTTCGATCCCTACGATAAACGACTGCGACAATGTCAGCAATTCAAGCAAGCATTCGTTGCTGTAGAAGTTCTGCAGATCGTAATCGCGTTCGTTACTTGGCGCAACTTCATGAAAGCGCTCAAGGGCAGTCTGATCGATCAGATAACGTGAGGTCATATACCGTTCGAGGAACGGGATGCGTTTCATCTCGACCTTCATCGCATTAGGGCCAATGACTTTGAGGTCATGGGTTGCCAGATGCAAGTACCCGCCAATGACGATACCCATTACTTTATTCGTGGTATCGAACGGCACTTTCAGGTAGAAGGTGTCGGCCAAAAGCTTGGTCGGATCAGGGCTGTAAATCATGTCACGGGTGATGCTTGCAGTCCGCACCCGTCCAAGGTTCTTAAAGCTGATCAATCCAACCATGGCATTTTCCGTCTTACGGAACGTAATGCCACCGTCTTTGATGTACGCCCCGTCCTTATCGGCATCGAGTCGATGAACCAGTCCATTGACGGTCGCCAAGCAATGACGTTGTACATCAACGTAATCGGTGTTATCGCGCTTGAGCCACAGGTCTGTTTTGTCGTAATCCGTGGCGTCGTTGAAGGGTGAGCCTTTAGGTACGCACAGGTCCACTTTAAAGCCTGCCTGCCATGCATCACGCGCCAGCGCAGTATTGACCGTGACCTTGGGCTCGCCCACTTGGGTTGGCAATGTGGTGTTGGCATTGTCGATCAGCCACTGGCTAACCGTAGTGCCTTCAAGCACCGCTGTCAGCAGGTTGACCGCATCACTCAGACGCAAGGTGACTTTACCGGTAAGCGCCGAATGGGTCAGTACGAGATAGACTTCTGCATAGTCGCGAAGGAGAGCCTTAACACTCAGCTGACGCACGTCCTTTTCCTCATAACGGACATTCGGCATCCGGTGTTTCACCAGTGCACGTTCATATTGGTACATTTATCGACTCTCCCACGATAATGGTATGCCAGTTGTTTGATATTCAATATTAAGCACAGTTTATTTCGAAAAACGATTCAAGATTCCAGGCCCGTTTATCGGCGCCAGAACCGATGGAGATCCCCAACGGAGACCTGCAATGAGTACTGTACTTCCACAATACCCTTTCGATCCGACGGGGCTCGCGACGTCGAACAAGGTGACCGAGACTCAGGCGATTGAATCGCGTGGGATGTTCGATCATTATTACATCATTCCCCGCAGCGGTCCGTTTTATGCGGAGACGGTAAGGCTACGGCTATACCCTGCCGGTGCAAATATCAATAACCCGGCGGGCGGCGAACCGCTCGAAGAAGGACTGCATTTTAACTTCGGGTATCATTTCGCCCATGCATCACATACCATTGGAAAGCCGGTATACGGGGCGATTTCTTTCTATGACCGTCAGTTGACCGGTCAGCTGCGCATGGAGTACCAGACACTCGGTGGTGACTGGGTCCTCGACGACCAGAAAATGACCGAGCTGTTGGGTAACGTGGCGTACAACCCGCGTACCGCAACCTGGGAACAAGTGGTCGAGTTGCCGCATCAATTCCCGGTGGTTAACCACGACTTTAACATCGACGATTTCGTCGGTATGAGTGAAGTGGTTGATCAGCTGGAAGACATCACCGATGCGATCAATCAGAAGACTGCAGGTGGTATGGCCGATCACGTCAATGCCAAGAACAACCCGCACGAAGTCAGCAAGGATCAAGTCGGTCTGGGGTTGGTGGATAACTTCCCCACAGCAGCGCCTGCTGAGGCCACTGGCGGCACGGCCAACAACCGCTTCATGACGCCCCTGCGTACTAAGCAACTGATCGACGCTACCGCAACAGTCGCCCTGAACAATCACATGGGCGATACGACCAACCCCCACGGTGTCACTAAGACTCAAGTAGGGCTGGGTAACGTTCAGAACTATGCGGGGGCGACCCAGGCTGAAGCGGAAGCAGGGGCCAGTAACGCCCGTTACATGACTCCGCTGCGTACCCGCGAAGCCATTGAGGCCATTGTCGGGGTAGCATTCAACGCCCACGTCAACAACAAGAACAACCCGCATGGCGTGACCAAGGCGCAGGTCGGTCTGGGCAATGTGCCGAACATCGGTGTCGCCACGGATGCCATGGCATTGCAAGGCCAGTCGGATGCCGGGATCATCACCCCGCGTTTGTTGTCCATGGTGCTGAGCGAAACGGTTGGCAGTGGGGTCACTGAGCACATTGCTGACTCCAATAACCCACACGGTGTAACAAAAGCACAAGTGGGCCTGAGCAACGTTCAGAACTATGCAGTGGCTACCGAGGCCGTGGCACGCGATGCCACCTCTAATGCGCATTACATGACGCCGTTGGCTGTCCGTTATGCTGTCGCTGCACTGGTCGGGGAAGGCGGCGTTGGTGATCACATTACCAACCTCAACAACCCGCACCGAGTGACTGCTGCTCAGGTGGGTACGTACTCTGCTGAAGAACTCGATGCACTGCTCAACGACAAACTCGACGACACTGCAGCGGCTGCCGATGCCTTGGCTGTATTTGGCATGTCGCAAGGCGAACTGGAAGGGTGGATCGGAGGTCTGCGGGCAGGCAACAGCGTACTGTTCGATAACAAGACCTACGCTCAAGTCAAAGAAGATATCCTGGCGGGTAAGGCTGCTGATGCTGCTAAACTCGATGGACGTACCTACGCACAGATTGTTGCAGCCATTGGTGAAGCCGTTGATGGCGGCAATACGCAGCATAACGTGCCACCGGTAGGTCCGGTTGAAGACGCCAACGGTGACTTCGGCGATGCCCCTCAGCATTGGTTGAAGATCGGCAAGTTCCAACAGCCGCTGGATTATCAATACGGTGACATGACCCTATTGATCACTGGCGGGCGCGATGAAGACTCCGAGACTGAACGGCACCACACCATCTTGCTGGAACTGTCGACCACCAACGACTACCCGGTCGATGGCCTGAGCTTCACGCCGCTGCTGGTGCGCGCCCCTCGGGTTAAGCACCTGACTCCAGCAGAAGAGCCGATCCGGATCGGTTATGTGGTCAACCACGGTGATGCGATCCCACGTCCGTGGATCGATATCTACATCCAGACCATCGGTCAACGTGCAGGTTGGACGGTAACGGAGCTGTCGAACAAGTTCTTCGTTCCTGAAGTGTTCGATCCGATCAATGAGGTCTCTGACCTGCTCTTGGTCGAACCTGCAGGCATCGTCTATCCGCCGGTCATCTCCGATGGCTCTGCTGAGATCATTGCGCTGCAGGCATTCTCCGAGCGCAAGGACAACCCGCATCAGGTGACGAAAGCGCAGGTCGGCTTGGGCTCAGTCCCGAACTACCCAGCTGCAACTTCCGCCGAGGCACTGGCCGGGACAGCCACCAACCGTCTCATGAGTCCGGCCACCACCCAGGCCAGCGTCGACCAGGCCATCAACAGTCTGTGCGATCACCTGTCTGAAGTGGTCGACAATGCTCTACCGCTGTTTGCTTAAGCACTCTGCCCACTGCACTTCGGTGCAGTGGGTTCGTGTTTGAATTACCTTTTAACGATGGAGTTGATCCATGAGTGTACCACCAATTATCCAGTACCCGCTCGATCTGTCGGGTACGTCGCCAACGAACCGAATCGTTGGTGAGCGTCGAGAAATCTCGACCAATGCAGAACGTGTGTTTGTCCCAAAGGCAGGTCCTTTCTACACCGAGTCGTTTGTAATCTACAACGATGAGACTGGCGAGCCGCTTCGGCCGGTAGACGACTACCTTTTGGTACAGCCGTTCGCCCAAGCATCGCTGCGCAGCGGTAAGGATGTTCAATCTGCCGTTGTTCTGAAGATGCAAGCCCCTGTTATCGTCCGCATGGACTACCGCGTTGTGGGTGGTGAGTACTCGTGGAACCTGGGAGCGCTGGCTGACCTTATCGCGGAACTCAATCTCGATGAGCGCGCCGTTAAATGGGGATCGATCATTGGTCGTCCCACCATGTACCCGGCCGCACCACACATCCATGACATCGGCGATACCTATGGGTGGGAATACGTGGTCTGGCAACTGGAGCGTGTCACTAACGCCATTCTGGTTGGTGACGAGGCGTCCCACGAAGAACTGCGTCAACAGATGCTGTATCTGCGTGACCAGCTGCAGGCCAATATCGATGCAGTCGATGGCAAGGTTGACGAACATCTCAATGACTTCGAAAATCCACATCGCACAACGAAGGCGCAGGTCGGGCTCGGTTCGGTAGACAACTTCCCGACAGCCACTTCGGTCGAAGCCAACACCGGTACAGCCAACAACCGCTTCATGACGCCGGCGACGACCACCACCTTGTCGACGCGCATCGCTCGTGAAGAGGTCAATGCCCACGAGGCGAAGAAGAACAACCCCCACGATGTCACCAAAGCTCAGGTAGGGTTGGGTAATGTCGACAACTTCCTGACGGCTACTCAGGCACAGGGTGAATCGACCACGGTCAATGACAAGTTCATGACCCCGCTGCGCACCTACCAGGCCATCATGGTCCATGCCGGTACCTTGCTGAACGTGCACGTGAACAACAAGAACAACCCGCATGAGGTGACGAAAGCACAGGTCGGTCTGGGGCTGGTAGACAACTTCCAAACCGCGACCCGTACCGAGGCCATTGAAGGTACATCCAATGCACGCTTCATGACGCCGCTCAGGACCAAAGAAGCGATCGACGCCATTGCCGGTAACCTGATTCAATCACACGTCTCGAACCTCAACAATCCGCACAAAGTCACCAAGGATCAAGTCGGTCTGGGTAATCTGCCGAATGCCATCACGCGCAGCCGGACATTGAACTCTGACGCCCACCTGCTGACCGCCGGCGGTATGTTCGATCACGTGGCCTCGGGCGATCATGACAACCGTTACGTGCGCTTGAACACCACCCAGAACACCAGTCTGCGGGTAGTGAACAATAAGCTTCAGTGCTATGTCAGTGGACAGTGGCGACAGATCTGGCCGGCGACCTGGACTAACTTTGCCGCAGAAAGGGCAAACGATCCGGTACTGGGTAACGACCAGCAAATCCAACTGCTGGTGGCCGGTGGTCGCCTATATGCAACGGTAGCTGGCGCGTGGCAGCAGGTCTGGCCTGCACTTTGGACAGACTAAACCCGACATTGTATAACTAACAGTTGGAGGGGGTTTACAGATGCTTAAGAAAATCGATTTCCAGTTCCAAGGAATCACCGAAGAACTGCTGATGGTGGACCAGTTTCTGTCAAGCCCCCATCCCTATGAACAGGGGTTAGTCAAGTATGTGTTCAACGATGCATCGTACGGGATCAACAGTCCTATGGAGTATCTTGAGCACAGTGACAAGCCAATCAAGGTCGAAGGCTATGAACGGTTGAATGCTGTTCTGTTTGGCGAGTGTCAACGCCTGGCGGCCTACTTCGGACACGCTGGGTATGTATCCTGTCACCTGTTCATCTCCCCTAAGGGATCAACGAGCTTCTCCATGCACACCGATCCGGATGATGTGGTCGTCTATGTTGTCAAAGGTGGCAAAGAGTTCGAATCCATTGACCAGCTGGAATCTGTTAAAGCTGGTGATGTGTTATACATCCCGCGCAATCACCCACACCGTGCCATCAATACCGACAGTTCGCTTATGCTGAGCTTTGGGTTGGAGCTGTTTCTGGAGCAGAAGCTTTGAGCCTCAATAAAACCATTTACGTCAAAACCACAGGCACTTGTAACCTTGACTGTCAACACTGCTTTACCAACGGTAAGAACGGGGACAAGACCCAGTTTGACCCTGAGGTCACAGCAGAGTGGGTTAAGGCGTTTATGGCCAAGTACCCAACCGATACTCACTACCACATGGAATTCCATGGCGGTGAGCCGTTCCTGGTGCCGTTGGAGAAGCTCAAGCGCTATGCCGATCAGTTTGTCGAGCACCCTCATGTGTCGATGTGTGCCAACAGCAACCTGACGTTCAAGTTGACAGATGCGCACATTGCGTTCATTCAGAAGTATTTCAACGGATACATTGGAACCAGTTGGGACCACTGGATTCGTTGGAGTAACGACAAGCAATTTCAGTTATGGAAACGTAATTTGGAATTGTTGAAAGATAATGGTGTGACCATTGCACTTAAGGCGTCGGTAAGTCGCCAACTGCTGACGATGACACCTGACTGGTTCTTGGACCAGATGGAAGCCCTGGCAGTCGATGAGGTCTCACTGGAACGTCTGACCATGGACGGCAGTGCGCAATGTAACGTCGGTATCTTCCCGGACAATGAAGAGCAAGACAACTGGTATCTAGCGCTGTATCAGCGCTATAAGGCTCGTCAAGGCCGCGTGCGCATCAAGACACTCGACATCATTGAAGACAAGCTTAAAACCAATCGGGTCAAGGTCGATACCAACTGCCGCAACTGCGAGCAGAATCTGGTGACCATCAACTCGGACGGTTCGCTGTCCGGTTGTCCAAATGCAGCAGCAGCACTGCATCATGCGAAGTTGGAAGATGGGGTCGATGCATTCCTCAGCTCCGATGGACTGATTCAAGAGATCACCTCAGAACTGACATGGGGTGACACCTGCCTTTCCTGCGATGTCTTTGACCTGTGTGGTGGCGATTGTCACCGCCTGCCGTGGCAGAATGGACGATGCGGTGGGTTGAAAAATACCCTGCGTCATCTGTCAGGCCGGAATACACAATCCAATTTGATTTTGAAGGTGTGAAATGACCGAACAAATTACCCGTAACCGAATCGCGATGAATGCCAACAGCCGGATTCGCGATCGTTGCAACAGCGGTATCTCCTGGGGTACCAACAACTACCCGGCCAACTCTGATCCGGCCTGGTTCGGTGGCCCGACCAGCGGTCTGGCAGTATCCATGAGCCGCAATGACTTCTCCGGCGGTGAGCCGTCAGTATCGCAAGCGGTATCTGCCCTGCGTACATTCGCCAACCGCTTTGCTGCCATCCGCACCATCCGTATCCTGATCTACCGCAGCAAGTCGGGTTACTCCAGCGGTAACGGCAACATCCTTGAGTACGATGGTACTGCGGTAGCCCACTCGGCGTACTCGTCTGGTGCTCATGCCAATAGCGTTGCGCTGTCGGCGATGCGTGAAGGTGTGGAGATGGACCTGGACACGCTGAACAGTTCGCTGGACGAGCTGTGGAACGCCTACGTAGCCGGTGCCCGCAACACTGTGCTCAACCGCGAACGTGTCATCTGCCATACCAGCTGTCACAGCAACTGTCACTGCGCCCGCGGGCGTCGTTGATCACCCATCGTCCTCTTTAGCCGAGACATTCATCATGAGCGAACAACCCACCACCCCTGCGGTAATCCCCTGCACTGCTCCAATCGCGGTCAGTGACCTGAAGCGCAAGTTCACCGAAGACGTTGTGTTTGTTATCGACGTCGATGCCAGTAAGTTAAAAGGTCGTGCTCTGCTGACGTACCTGTCGAACCTCAACACCAATATCCATCTGCAATTTGGTAGTGTCGAGGCGACCACCGAACTGCTGCGTGATTACATGGCCTCGACGTTGCTGATCAGCATCGCTGAATTGGAAGACCTTGCTATCAACCTGCTACTGGCAGCCACTGGTCGTGCGTACACCCTTCCGTTCGAACCAGCGTCCTTCATTGAAGAGAACGAGGCGCTGATCGAGACCTGGCTCAAGCGACTGGACTCACTTCCGGCGTTTGCGCTGTACTGCCACCCGGCGCACAAAGAGGCCGTGGAGCAGACCTACCCAGAAGACACGGACGAAAGCATGGCGGGGCTTAACTTCGTCAAGCTGATCGAGCATGAGTTGTTCCCGGTTCTGATGGCGGGCGTGCAGGAAAGTGATTACAACTGGAACCGCGTGCTGTTTAACGAGTACATCTTCGCTGGCGATAATCTGTTTAAGTTCTTTGCCAGCAAGAACAACCCGTACTTCATAGCACTGCTCGCCGATGAATGTCCGGAGGAGTTTGGCCGTGTTCTGCCTATCATGCAGACCCTGGTGCATAAAACGACCCAATGTGTAAAGGAAATCGAACATGTATCACATCCGCAGTAAAGCCTACGTCGAGATCGATTCTCGCGTAACGCGCGACAATCCCTATATCTCGTTCGGCAAGCACGTCGGCTACGAGTACGTCCCGGTGGCACACGAGACTGCTGCTCAACAACTCACTTACGCCCAGTCCCTCGATGACCTGAGCAGTGATGAATTCAAAGCCGCCATGAATGCAGCGTTCACCAGCAAGGAAAAGGTGTTCATCTTCGCCGATGGCAAAACCTACCTGCGTCTGTACGCCATGGTCGTCAAAGCGCTGCTTCCATCGGTGACTCTCGATGTGTTCCGTTGGATCTTCCTGTGCAAGAAGGCAACCTTCAACGTCTCCTTGCTGAACATCCGCAAGCCGGCGTCGAACATTCTGGATGAAGTCCAGATCAATGCCAAGACCATCGAAGCACTGTTCAAGCAAGAAGACCCGCATCAGCAGGCGATGAATGAACTCATGGCAGCGGCGCCCGATGAAGTTTCGCTGGAATGGCGTATCCTGCGTCTGCTGACCTGTGACCGGGTCGGGAAGCTGCCCAAGACGCTGCGCAACATCCTGCGGCGTATCGCCCTAGCCAATACCCACGACGCCCTCGACGTCTGGGGTCGGATGATTGCCGATCCGGGCATGTGGGAGTTTGCTGGGTGTGACATGGACACCCTGATGAACGGCAACAGTGTCTTTGAAGGCACCCTGAAGTTCCATTACCTGAACAACCCGATGTTCCTGCAACCTGGTGTGTTCGAAAACGAACCGACCAAGGACTGGATTGTTGGTCTGCTCAAGGAACTGGTGCAGGTGCTGGAGTTCTGTGACGAAGGTCCGACCGCCGGGCGTACTCGTCTGATCCTCGAGCTGATCAAAGACGAGACCAACCTGCAAGACCCGGAAGCTCTCAAAGCACGGGTTGTGACCATGTTCAAAGGCGCCAAGCGTTTGGCCCTGCCGAATGCCGATTCTGGCAAGTACGATGAAAACCTCATCCGCTACGTATTGAACGAGGACGTCGAAGTCCTGCGTCAGTGCGTCAAAGGAGCGCAGTGGTAATGGAACTGATCCCCGTAGTGAACATCCTCCAAGAGAAGAAGGGTAAGTGGAAAGAAGCTCATCTGATTCTGTTTGAGTACTGTAATCTACGGTGTTCTTTCTGCCATCAAGACCACGACTCCAAGGTGGGGTTTGACACCATCGCTGAAAAGGTCGAGACGCTCATTGCCAACACCGACCCACGGCAACCGTACGTGGTGAACATGACCGGTGGTGAGCTGTTCTTGGACGAGTTCCCTGATGAGCTGTTCGAGCAGTACTACCAAGCAGGTAAACGTATCTTCGAACACTTCGACGATGCCTTGCTGGTACTGGGAACCAACCTGGTCTATCATCGGGTGGAGCGGTTGATCAAGCTGGTCAATCGACTCTCCACTCATGGTCGGGTCCAGATCGCCACGTCGTACGATCCAGCGGGTCGTTTTGATCGCGTCAGCCGGATGCTGTTCATACACAACCTGCAGCGCGTGAAGGAATACGTCAAGACCATCAACGTGGTGATCACCAAGCAGAACATCGAGGCGTTCCTGAGTGAAGACGAAGGGTATGAAGTCGCCTGGATGTGCGAACACTTCGATGTGTACTTCGACCACTACATCCCCAGTCAGATGTATGAATACATCCAGCCGGATGAAGACCTGATCAGTCAGCTGTACCTCAAACTCAATGAGCGCTATCCGAACTCCTATCCGATCAAGGACTGGAAGAACAATGCGTTCAACGAGACCACCTGTCGCTCGACCAAGATCGTCAACAAAGACGGGATTGTCAGCACCTGTTGGTCCGAGGCCGGTAAGAACGCCATCTTAGATGAAGCCGAAGGCCTTAAAGCCAAGGACGAAGCTGAGATGCGGTTCGTGGAGAAATACAACTGCTTCGCTTGCGAGTACTATTCTCGCTGCGGGATGCGTTGCTTCCTCCATCACTCGTTCATTGACGACGGAAATGATGTCTGTCAGATCAAATTGATGTTCGATAAAGTGGTAGAGGCATAACAACATACGGGCTCCGGGCAACCGGAGCCTATATGCCGTTTGCATTTAAATAAATACTTGCGTCAGCTGATATGAATGTTAGTCATGGGGAATTTGTCACCATTCCCATGTTATGACCTAGACAGTAAGGTATCTTCCCTTACTGGACGATTACCCGAGAGGCTTTCCCCATGAATGTACAAGAATTTCCCTTGACGCCTGAAGGCTATCAGCAGGCCATGCAATGGATGAAGGACGAAGGACTCGATCCAGTGGAACATGCTAACCGAGAACTGTCCACTGACGGTTACACCATTGTCAATCTGGTGAACCACCTGCGCCAACGTAAGGTCGCACAGACTGCCTAGAAGGAATGTGTAAGTGGACTTGATCCTGAAGCCAACCCAGAAATGTAACTTTAAGTGCACCTTCTGCTCGAGCACCTACTTGAGCGAAGACAATCGGGAAATTGTCGATCTGAGTCAGGTTGCACTGTTCATCAAGCGTTTCCCTGAGACGCGTACGGTGATTGTCAATGGGGGCGATCCGTTGATGATGCCGCCAGAGTACTACTGGGACCTGATCGACATTCTCGATCAGTTGGGTTCTCAGGCCAGCATCTCCTTTACCACCAACCTCTGGCCGTTCTATAAGAAACCTGAATTGTGGGAAGAGCTGTTCAAACACCCCAGAATTGGCGTGACCACCTCGTTCCAATACGGTGAGGGGCGGCTTAAAGGTGACGGCACACCGTTGACCGAGGCTGAGTTCATTGCCATGAGTGATCTGTTTCTGGAACGGATCGGCTATCGTCCTGATTTTATCGCAGTGATCGACAAGGACAATGAACACACTGTCCTTGATACGGTCCGGTTGGCTAAACGCCTAGGGGTGGAAGCCAAGGTCAACTATGCGGTGGCCTCAGGACCTGTGGTGGTCAACAAAGGCATCACCATGGGACATGCTGAAAGCATGTACACCCAAGCTGACATGTATAAAGCCTACATCGAGATTTACGATGCAGGTCTCATGCAGTGGGAGTTCAACACCAAGCAGATGGTCAAGCGCATCAAGACGCAGAACACCATCTGCCCATTGAGCCGGGACTGCGACAGCGGGATTCGAGCCTTGCAACCTGGTGGCGGCTATTACTCCTGCGGGGCCTTTGGCGATGACCTGAAGTATCCCATCGACTTTAAGAAAGAGATGGCCGGTGAATTCTTCCGTCCCTTGAGCAATCAAGAAGAGCTGTGGTCGATGAAGGAGGCCTGTAACGAGTGTCCGATGTTCCTGATCTGCAATGGCTGTCGTAAGACCGTGACCGACACCAAGCGGTTAGGTCTGGCTGAGCATCACTGCAAGACCATGAAGAGCATTGCACCGCGGATCATCGAACTCAACGGGATGCAGGACTACCTGGTCCCCACCCCTTACGTGGACGAGTCTGTCCAGATCATCGCCCGAGGCTAAGCATGGCGTATATCGATCCTTTTGAGCGCAGTCCGGTAGCCGACTCCCTGTCGGCTGAATCCGCCAAGCTCGATGAGCAGCTCAACGCAGTCTTCCAACGTGAAGCCGAGTTCTTTGAGCGTCAACTGGCCCATCGTAACATGCGTCTAAACTCACGGGGAGTGGCTCAATTGGAAATGAACCTACGGGATTTTCTGAACAAGGCCATTGCTGACATCGAAAAGGACCTAGACGATGCTGGCTAACAAATTGGCCATGGCCATCGCAATCATCATCCATGAGGGCTTATTGTGGGCCGACCGAAAATCAACCTCAGCCTGAACCCCACTTATTATTGCAACCTGCGCTGTGAGTTCTGCTACCTCACGCCAGAGCAGCTGGGCGATAAGACCCGTCTGGAGCTGGATAAGTTCGAAGAAGTGCTGCTCGATATCTTGCAGCATTACGATGTCGGTCATGTCGACCTGTATGGCGGTGAAGTCCTCTTGTTGCCCCCGGAATACCTGCGGGGTCTCAAAGACATCCTGCACACCTACGGGATCGATGATATTGTTCTGGTGACCAACCTCACCCTGACCAATGAGATCACCGAGGACTTGGACTTCGATCTGTCAGTGTCGTATGACTTCGGGGCACGGGAGATGCATGAGCGGGTGTTCAACAACCTGCTGGCATTGCCCAGACCGTACACCATCCTGACCCTGGCCAGCCGGAAGTTTCTCGATACGGTGAGTGTGGATGAATTCGTCCAGACCATGAACCTGTTGAGTGGGGCCAAGGACGTCGAGATCAAGCCGTACAGCGCGAATCAGGCTAACACGCATGCAGTGTACTACGATGAGTTCGAACGCTTCGTATGGGCGGTTATAGAGCATCCTGACAGGCAGTTCTACTTCGAGAATGAACGCCAGATCAAAGAAGCGGTTGAGGGCCAACGTAACGCCTTCAGCGATGACCACCTGTACATCACTCCGACTGGCCAATTGGCCGTTTTGGAGTTCGATGCCAATGACAATGAGTTCTTCCTCCCGGTTGATGGAGTGGAAGGCTATCTTGCGTGGTGTGCAAAAGAAAAGCAGGCCGTGGCCCAGAACGGGCATTGCGGGACCTGTACCTACATGGGACATTGCCTCTCCGAACATTTGCGGGAGGTGAAAGACTTGTCCCATTCCTGTAACGGTTTTAAGGGGTTACTTGACCTATGGACAACCCACACCTCGTCCAACACCGACAACGCCTGGAGATCACGCTTGATCTATTCCGAGGCTGTGCCAACCACTGCGCCGGATGCATGATCGACCGCACCATCGGTGGCGATGTCGATGATCTGCCAGAACTCAAAGCCCTGATCGAGGAGATGACCGCCGCCGGTTATGTTGCTTTCGATCTGGGCGTTGGACCAACCGACTACATGACGGCCGATAACAAGGACGAAGTCATGGTCCATCCGGTTTTCCAAGCCATGGCACAGTTGTTTCATCAGGTGACCTTCAATGCTGCATTCCTGGAAAAGGACCTGACGAAATACACCCGCATGTGTCAGGAGATCGATCAGTGCATCCCAGGCAAACCGATTCGTTTCCTGATCCCGGCTGCTCCCAGTTTCTTCAAGACCAATAAGTTCAGTGACATGATCAACATGAAACTGAACCATGTCAAAGACAGTCTGCACGATGCCTTCCTCAACGAGGCGGGCTTTGTGGTAAACTGTACCAAAGACACGGTCGACGATGAATTTGAAGAGATGCTGGTCAAAGGGTTCGATGTCGAGTTTCCGGTCGATAAGGATGACATCCTGAACATCCCCTATGGTCGGGCACCGGTCAAAGACCTTCAGGTGGCGCAGCAGATTCAGCGCATGAGTTATCGCATCAGTCACTATTACAAATTGCTCAATGGTACCGACGAGCGCCGGAAGAATCCTGATCTGTGCCTCAATACCGGGACCATGACCAATCTGCTGTATACCGATGGCAAACTGTACTGGGTACCCTTCCTCAAGGACGATTGTCCGTTCCTTGAAGATGCGTTTACCGTGCCCAAGCCCTGGACTATGGATAACCTGCTGGCGACGCGTCAGAAGGCGCTGGATGCCTCTCTGGAGTACCTCAAAGACACCCCCTGCATGCAGTGTCCTTACATCTCCAGTTGTGCTGAGAAAGGCATTACCAGCATCATGCAATTTATGGGTATCAAGGACTGTCTGGTAGGGCTTGACTATGCACAATGAACGCGTCTCTCAAACCTTTAACCTTGGGCTTGAAGTGCTCAAGGGGTGTGGGTACAGTTGTTCGGGCTGTACGGTCGACAAGAACTTTGCCGACTTCGATGTACCAGAAGATGATGCCCGCGCTATCCTTGGTCTGCTCGCCGATCTTAAAGCGCAAGACTGGCGAATGCTCGAGCTTAAGATCGGGCCGACAGACATCACCAGCTCCGACAATGGCTTTGCCGTGTTGCAGCACCCGGTGATCAAAGAGATCGCCTCGTACTACAAGGTGCTGACCTTAAACGCTGCCATGCTCCATGACCGTAACCTGCCTGAGTTGGCAGAGCTGGTCGACGAGTTGATGCCGGGCAAGTACGTTAACATCGGCACCCCGTTTACCTTGAAGAACGTGGCCAATGAAAAGTACATGGCGATGATGAAAGAACGCTTGGCGTACTTCCAGAGTCTGTTGAAGAAAGCGTCTTTCACTCGCCTGTATGCCACGATAAACATTGAGGAAGAGAACCTTAAGCAGTTCAACCCTGAGTCGTTCAGTCTGATTCGTAACTATGACTTCGGCTCTGGGATCGATAAGGTGATTGAGTTTCCGTTTGTCAATGCTCGCCAAGGGTTTGACAACCTGCTCATTGCCGAACGCTTCAAGCGCGACATCAAGCAGTTTGCTGATTTTGCCAAGACGCGTATCAACACCCATGAGTTCGTGCCGTTGATCCCCGGTGTCAAAGAAGGCTATGAGTACACGTACCGTACCGGCAAACTGTACTCGACCATTGTGCTGGTTGAGAACCTGACGCTGTACAAAGACAAGTATGAGTTGGCAAGGCCATGGACGGGCGAGCGGCTACTCAAGCACCGAGAAGACGCCTACATCAACAACCTGGTCAAGTACAGCGAACATCCCCAATGTGGGACGTGTTGTTTCTTGGATCATTGCGCCCGGTGCGACGTCCAACATCTGATGGAAGAGACGGGCAGTGACACCTGCCTGATCGAGATGCATAACCGCTGGGATCTGGCTCATGTAGAGCACTGATGAGGAACCGTCAATGGACTCGTTATACACTATCGTCGACAACGTGGCAATTCCTGAGTGGCTTGTCGATGCTGCAATGTGCGAACCGAATAAAGGGTCCATTGACACGCCCGAGATTTGGAGCTTTGTAGAGAAACAGCTCCTGCCGCTGGTCATGCGTCAGACTCAGGCACAACCGACCCTTTATGTATCGTCGAATCACGTGCACATCAGTGCAGCGGGCCTGACCCCGCACGATCATCTGCCCAACGCATTTACGTCAGTGCTTTATCTGGTAGATGCCGAAGGACGGTTGATCATCGACCCCGATGGGATCAATGAACGGGTCAAACCGGCGGCTGGTCGATTCGTCATTTTCAAAGGTGAAACCATTCATGCGGTGGAGAAATCGCCGCAGAATGAATTGCGTATTTCGCTGGTGAGCAACTATGAATACCCTTCCGTATAAGGCCTTCCAACGACTCTATGACGAGCTGGTGCAAGAACACAGCGACGCATTTGAGTTAATGGAGTTTGTCATTGATGATGAACTCGTCAACAACGCCATGAAGTATTTCGAGGCCGCGACCTTTCCGCTGATCTATCCGGCCAAGAGCTATGCAGTGGCGATCATCTATGCCCACAAGCTCAGTGAGATTTATGGTCTGGATATCCACACGGTCCTCGATGACAAGGACCTGTTCCTTGGCCAAGACCCGTACTTTGTCCCGTACAGTGAAGACCCGGCGACGTACGAGGCCATCCTTCAGCGCTTAAAGCACAAGCCCAACTGGCTGGAATCGGGGTGGGCTCCGAAAAGCGTTCAATACTGCTTGCTCGAATGCACCGAGGCAGGCATCCAATCATTGACGGAGGTGTAAATGGACACGCACTTGTTGTGGGCGACGCCGGTGGCGCGGATCAATGTGGCTGATCAGTTCGACATGGCGGCCTGGGCTGATGAAGTCTTTGCCATGTACACCATGACCAATGGCGAAGACGACCGGCAGCGGTTCATCGACCCGGATATCTTCCCCGTGATCCTGAAGATGCGTGATGAAGTCATCACCCCGGCGGTCAATGCCTTCTGCAAGGAACACTTCGGACAAGACATGGAGAAATTCTATGTCGAGACCAATGGCAAGTGGATCGTTGAAGGCGAAGGCCTCTACGCCCATCTGCATCCTGGCAGCGTGCTTTCGGCTATCTGCTATCCAGGTGACTCAGCCAATGGGTTGAACATGTTCGACCCCAGGCTCAATGCCATGCGAGGCTACCCGAAACGGATGCGTAATCATCACTTTGCCAACTTCCGTATCAGCCCTAAGCAGGGGGATGTCTGGATCTTCCCGAGCTACGCGCAGCACAGTGTCTCGCACGTGACCGAGGAAGTCCGGCTGTCGCTGCTGCACGAATACTACATGACCGATAACCTGTAAGGATTTTCCATGTCTGAACAATACCCTCTGTATCCAGGGGCTGATCGCGGCCAGTTCCGTGTAATGCGCCTACTGGACAACTCCGGTGTGCAATTGCGAGCCCATGCCCGCATCAAAGACGCAGTGGTATTCAACTACCTGTCAGCGATGCAGTACGCGATCATTGGTTACAGCCTGGAATGGTGGAAGGATGGTGACCCGGCACCGTATGACGGTGGTGAGGCCTTGCCGTATATCCCCAAAGGCCGGCCCAACCTGAACAAACTGTACTTTCGCGGCAAGACCACCCTGACCCCGAACATGCTGCACCTGGAAGATGCCATCATCAACGACTTTCTCAACAGCAAGGCATTGGCAGATCCTATGTCACTGTGGTCGTATACCCAAGAGGCAGCTGAACAAGTTGCCAGTGCGGCTGAATGGCGTCCGTTGTTGAACAGTGCGTATTCGTTCGCCAACGCTGTCCATATCACTCGTCTGGCTGCCACACCCAGCTCGCCACTGACGATCGACAGTGAGGGGATGCGGTTTGATTATCGCCGCACCAGTAGCCCCGATCAGGTCTTCAGTACCATCCTGCGGGACTACAAATTCGAGAAGCTCCGAGACTGCTATCCGGCAATGCTCGAACTCATTGAGAGTGAACAAAATGGCAGCAACCGTTAACCAACTGAAAGAACTGCAGCGTGGACTGAAAGCTATGGGCCTGTACGCCGGCAACATCGATGGTGCCTGGGGTCAACTGAGCCATGGGGCATTCATGAACGCCCGACGCATGACCGAGAAGCAGCGTAAGGATGCTGTTGCCCGTCTGGGCATCGATCCGATCCTCCTCGCCTACTGTAATTCAACGGCCTGGTCGGAGAAGGTCAGTGCTCAATTCGTTGAGTCGGTCAAACTCATGGTCGCCAACCTGGGCATGCCTGCCTCGGGGGCTGACGACATGATGGCCTGCATGGCATGGGAAACGGGTGAGTCGTTCCGTCCCGATATCAAAAATGGTGCAGGTTCGGGTGCAGTCGGCCTGATCCAGTTCATGCCTGCCACCGCCAAGGCCCTGGGTACCAGCACCGACGCGCTGGCGAAGATGACGGCTGAAGAGCAGTTGATCTACGTCTACGACTACTTCAAGCCGTACCGCAATCGCCTGAAGAACTTGGGCGACCTCTACATGGCCATCCTTTATCCCGTGGCGATTGGCAAACCGGATGACTACGTACTGTTCAAAGAAGGCACGGTAGCCTACACCCAGAACAGGGGGTTGGATATCAATAAGGACGGGAAAATCACCAAAGCTGAGTGTTGCGCAAAGGTGCAGCAAAAACTCGTAGCTGGCCTGCATCCTCGCATGCTGCGCGTTTAAGCAAAAAAAAAAGAAAACGTTTGTAAAACATACTCAGGGCCAATGGCCCTGAGTATGTCCGCTTCATCGTTTGTAGTCACGATTCGCTTGTCGCTTAGTAGCTGTCTCCTCAATAGACCATCCGTTATTTAAACGGTAGGCAACTGTATTGGGGTCAAGTCCTATCAACTCAGCAAATGATGCCAATGTCATTTCAACCCCTTCATAGATCACCGTTCTGTTACTCGAACGATTGTTGGCCTGTACCTTTTCTGTGACCCAGCGGCAATTACCTGGCTCATAACCACCGTCGTTATCGCGCCGATCAATGCTCAATTCATCACTATATCCAGACGACATAGCCCATTGCTCGAACGCTTGAAAGCTATTAGCCCATTCGGCACAGACATGAATGCCGCGACCACCATAGCGATCGTAGGCGCCATGTGTTTCTAAATCGCAGCGGCGATTCATCGCTGCCCAGATACGGTACAGGCGCGTTTGACCGCCGTTGGCTGCATGGCCGTGTATGGTTGCCTTTTGACGAGATACTTCTCTACGATGACATCCACATGACTTACTGTCACCACGTTTAACCGAATGTGCGGCGAGAGTCGTTACCTGTCCACAATCGCATTGAAATTTCCAGTATGCGTTCTTCTGATGCGAGTGTGAAAATTCGAGCGCCACGAGTTTGTTGTAGCGATTTCCTTTTATGTCTGCAATTGCCATGGAACACCTACTGAGAAAAATTAAATGGAGCAGAGGCGCCCTAGGGCGCCTCTCTATGCCGTCGAGTCATTACCGGCCAGCGGCGAATGCCAACCGACCCATCATCGACATGATTTCTTCATTGGTGAATATAGCAAATGCGTACTTGCCAGATGCCGCTGTCATGCCATGAAAGTCATCGTAGTCGCTGTTCGTATGGATGTAGTTGAAATCCAGTTTAAGCTCAGCCTTCTCTTTCAGTGACCGGTCCAGGGTTGTGAAGTACGAATCTTCTTCTTCATCGGTTTCGAAATAGACGGGGGACAGTACCTGAAACATCCAGTCTCCATTAGCCACCATAGACCGTTTAATTTCAAACTCACCAAAGATTCCGGCATGATGCCGGCAGTAAAGAGTCCCTTCTGGTAACGAGCAGAATTCGCCGTAGGAGACAATGCGCATGAGGTAGTCCTTACTTACTTAGCCTTACGGACGAAGGTCTTACCGAACACTGTGAAGCGGTCAGGTAGCGATTTGACGATCTTGTGGCCGATCACACCGCCTACAACAGCGGCACCAACACAGACAGCAGCAAAGGTAGCGTTATTCATGAGTCAGATTCCTAATCAGTTAGCCAACAGGGCTTCGAGGTGATTGATTTTGGCTTCGTAGGCCAGGGCTTGTTTGCTGCGCACGCCATAGACGCGCATGGCGTGGGCGAACATGTGAGTGGCATGCGCCAGCTCCGACTGGAGGGCGCGGGTCTTGGTACCGAACAGTTTATTAAACATGATGCGCCCTCCTGTGGGCTAGGGTTTATCTGCGCTGGGCGAAGATGGACAAGCCACGACCCAGTATCGAGATACCGATGCTGACACGGCTTTCTTCTTGACGCTGTTTAGGTTCACGGCGATAACCGCTGAGGGCTCGGTCTTGGGCCAAGGGCAGGTCGGTCAGATGCCGTGGTGCAGGTTCTTCAATCTCTTCAAGCGCCAACACCCGTGCTTCACGTACTTCGCTCTTCTGGGTCAGGACAATGAATTCATCATTGACATAGAACCCCCGCAGGCCGAGAAGATACGCGGCCGCCTTGGCCAGATCGCGATGAGCTTTCGAGAACTCTTTGAATTCAGTGCTCAGCCAGACACGTTCACGATCACCGTCCGCAACGACCACTTCCAAATCAAAGCGGTCGCCTTTACGCTTGAACTCCACCTCGTCCCTGTGACTCCATTTCACTTTACGACCATCACGGATGGTGCCGGTGCTGGCGAGGGCTTTGTGACGCTCTTTGATGCTGACTTCGATAACTTTCATGGTGATCTCCTTAAGATCTAGGGTATGGGTGCAACGGTGGACAGGTTGTTAAGGATCAAGAAGCTCATGAAGATGACGCCCAGTCCGACGTAGTACTGTGCCTTACTCACCGAAGTGCTTCTTCAGGGCATCTTCGATCAGGTGGTACGTTAGCATAGTGGGCTCGACCACCCGCACAGGCAGGTAGTCGAACTTCACGCCGTCGTCGTGCATGAAACGGTAGTAACCTTCAGCCTTGATCAGCGCCTTGGCTTGTTCGACACTGACGCCGTCGCTAAAGCGCGCCAGTTCCCAGTGGATGCCGTACTTGGTCTGCCGGCGGAAGAAGAAATGACCATCAGCATCGTGCAGGTCGTTGAGGGTTTGTTCATGGGTGTAGCGATGAGCAATTTTCATGGCGTACTCCGATCGTACTGGAGAGAAGGGTCAACCCAGATAGGTCATCATGTCGTTGTGGAACTGCTCGCCCAACTCCGGATGGCGTTGAGTGACTTGCATGCACTTGACAAAGGTGCCCATCGGGGTGCGGTAGTAGAAGTCTTTCAGGAATTGAACCACCGGGATCTTCTTGACATTGATCAGGGCTGCCGAGACGAACATTGGCTCGCCCTTGACATCGATCTCAGTGTAGAAGGGGAATTCCATCATTGCGCCAATGGCGCTCACGTTCATGTTAGTCATGCTGATGCCTCCATTGGCATGTTGGGGTAAGACAAGTTAGATCACGTAGAGGCTCTTGGGTAAGAGCCTCCAGGTTGATACAACTTAGCTGTTCAGAACCTTCTGACGCAGCTTGGAGTGGTTGTATTTATCGAGGACGATGTTGGCCACGACGATGACAGCAACGGCGGTAACGACACGTGCAAACATGGTAAAGCTCCTTAAGCTTAAGGGGATGATGGGGGCCAGTTGCCTAGCCCCGGATGGATCACTTGTTGCTGGTCAGGATGCTGAAGATCTTGACCAGGTCTTCGCCGGACAGCGAACCGTTCGGTATCACTTCGCAGAGCAGGTAGATTATTCTTCCTACTCACTGGTACTATGTATCGTTGAAATATTTTCGAATCGAATTCGAGCCGACAAAAAAAGACCCTCCTACAAGAGTGCCCGTTCTGAGGAGGCACTCTTGTAGGAACTGGCGGCACCAGCATGGGTCAAGGGGAGCAGGAGAGGGAGCTCCGATGCTAAACTCGTGTAGACTCGATGCTATCGTTTAACTGGTTTGTCTTGCGGCGGTAGCTGAACCACAAGGGCCTTGGAGGGACTGACGGCATCGCCTAATAACCGCCGTACCAGGGGCGGTAAAGACGATGTGGATTCGACATCGGGCGTGGTATGATAACGCCGCGGCGGAACAGAAATAGCATCGTTCATGGGTGAATCCTTCCAGTCGGAATATTGGTCAGCCAGGGGCGATGGCCGATTGCCTATCGCACGCCTGAAGCTGTCCTAGGAGATTTGGTACCTTCTCCTATACTAGAGGTGAGCTTTGTTATTTTTTACCATTTACCCCATCAAACAAAAAAAGAAGGAGGTCATCCTCCATTAAGTGAGGCGGCATAGATGGCAGTCGGAGGCGATGGCCGATTGCCTATCGCTGCTCCGATGCTGCCCAGGGAATGTGTGGTACCTGTTCCCTATATTAGATGTGGTCTTGGTTATTTTTTACGATTGTGTCTCGATCCTCGTCGATCTCGTGGTCATCGTACGTGATCGTCGCCAAAGGTTCAGGTTCTGAAGACGGCTCTGGTGGATACTGCATGATCAGTTGCAGGAAAGGATCGAGGGTGGTCATGGGGCTGCCTTAATCGAGCGCGTAGAGTGGAATGAGGTATTCGTGCGACATGTGTTCATCATGCATGCTGCCAAAGGCTACGCGGGCCTTACCGAACAGCGAGAGCTTGATATAGACGTGGTCAGCGCCTGAGACTGCCAGCTCCTTGCGATGTAACAAGGGTGTAAAGGCCTTGACAATCCGCTTGAGGTTGAATTCCTCCTGAATGGGAATACCGTCTTGATGCAATGGAATGATATCCATCAGATGCAAAGTGTCATCGTGATATTGCAGTGTCAACTGCGCGATGCCCCAGGCTTCAAGCATGTCTGCCATGGCCACGATGGTCTTAGTCAGGTCATCTGTATTGTCCAGGATACGGCCCTTGTCCACCGGATGATCGGGCATCAGGGTAATCGCCACGTCATCATCGCGATTAGCGCCGATAAGTTTGCGCACTTCGCTGATCTCAACCAACCCCGAATGTTTAAGTTCATGCAGGCGACTGACTTTAGCCTGGTCAACCAGCCCCTGTGTGATGATTCGATGGATATTGATCCGTGCTTCAAGCAACTCTGGCAGTTCTTGCAGATGTGGGCTCAGGCCCGGCTCCAGATGTCCGACAAACCCCAGATAGCCGTGCTCGGTCTCATCGGCCCCGAGGACAACGAAATGGCTGTCGATGCCTGGATCAGGATCGATATTGACGAACATCAATTGCGGCATGTAGACACACTCCTTGGTTGGGGTAGACAAACGGCCGACTGACATAGGGCCATAGCCCGAGGGCGATGGCTATTGCCTATCGCACGCTCGGGGCTATGTAAGGGCATGGGTACCTGTCCCTTATACCATAATCCATGCCGGTAGTTTTTTACGATTTTACATCCTTGTAACTTAAAGGACGCGGTATCTAAGACAAAGAAGTTATCTGCGGTTAGGTCTTGCCAAAGCTTCCTCAATGCTCAAACCATCTCTACTAAGACGGCGCGCTAATGTAGACACCAAGATGTTACGTTCTTTAGCAAGCTGAGTGATTGTTTTCATCTCACCATCAACAAGGAACCGTTTGTTGGATCGTTTGTTGTTAGCTTGTTCTTCGCGAGTCGCCCAGCGACAATTGCCCGGCTCATAATTACCGTTGTTATCGATGCGCTCTATCGAATGGTCCGGAGATGGTTTTGGTCCCATATCCTCCAGAAATGATTCAAACGAATTTAACCATCTGTCGCATACTTGAATCCCTCGACCACCATAATCGGGATAGGCGTCGGATTCGACATTATGACAACGAACCTTCATGGCGTGCCATGCTCGACATTCAGGGGTGGTAGAACCACCATGTGTCTTGTTTGATTTACCTAGACGAGCTACAGACTCACGATGAAGACATCCGCACGATCTAGTCCCATTTTCTCGTCTAAGAGCAGCCCCCGATACAGAAACTGCAGTACCACAGTCACACTCACATACCCACTTAATGCCGCCAGAAGACGTGCGTAGGCTAGAACGAAGTACAACTAATAGTCTTCCGAACCGTTTACCGGTCAAATCTATCACTTCTCTCATCATGACACCATTTACAAATTAGCAGTACAGTGACTCACTATCATGTCAATGATGTATGATCATTCCGGATTCGAATCGATTTTTTTCCATTGAGCTTTACAAGGTTAAACTAAAGCCTTTCGACGCCTTAAGTGTCGTTGACAGATACGCTAAGGTATCGGCCTGACCCTTGCTAGGCGTGTACACTTCAATCAGGTCCAATCCCCCTTCTGGGGCGACCTTAAGCTCATGGATAGTCCACGCTCCATCTAGCACCATGTACAGGTGCTCGTGGTCGTCCGAGACCATGACTTCATAGACCCATCCCGTCTCTTGGTCACCACTCTTGGCCAAGATAGGCAATAATCGCAGGTCTCGTTCGCAGTTGTTGATAACGCGCAGCACCGAGTCTACAGCCGTGGGGCACTGAACCTCCTGCCAAGCTGTAGCGTCGTACGAGAGTTTAACTGTGTCCATTCCATGTTTCCTCATCGTATTTCACGATCAAGGTATTTCCTTGACCACACCCATATACAGGGTTTGTATTTATTCACTGTTTCGCTTGGCAAATCCTATGAGGGTTCTTTCTATTCACTCTGATTGGTGCTTTCCTGATGATTCATACCTTGATAATGGCCGCTGCGAGACGGCGTAAAATGACCCTACCGCCCCAAGCGATTGGGGCTGGACAAATTAGCTTCACCACGCCAGGCACCCATAAATGGACGTGTCCCGAGGGTGTAACGCGTGTCTGTCTAGCTATGATGGGCTCTGGTGGTCGGGGTGTGGCGGGGAGTTCTTCGGCTACACGTTATTACGGTGCCGGTGGTAACTTGCGTTACATCAATGATGTTGAGGTCGTGCCAGGACAAGAATACGAGATCGTAGTGGCTAACGGCAGCACGACACGGTTCTCCCTGCATTCTCAGGCATTGGGCTACTCCACAGCCAGCGTCCTTGACGAAACGGTAAAGGGGGCCGATGGCCAGGCCAGTTCCTACACCGGCTCCGGCAGTACCACTGGCGGGAACGCCGGTGGGGTCACCACATCTAAGTCGGGCTATGGCTTTAGTCTGACAACCTTTTTGCGAGTCGACCGACCGACTGGCTCATCCTTCCCAGGCGGTATCCCTGGTGGCGGGGGCGGGGTTAACACCAGCGGCAGTCCTAACTATGGCCTAGGCGGGCGTGGAGAGGTTCGCATCATCTGGGGCGAGAATCGTGCGTTCCCCAATCTTAATATCGGTGATTTATAATGATCCATGCACTCATGTCAGCCGCTCATCAGGCTCGCATTCGGTACGGTAAACGCAAGACCCATTTTCTAGGTGAGGTCGCTGCTGCTGACTTTATTACCGGTAATGCTTTGGCGTCAGCTATTGGCCTGACGGCAGGCACGGCCCTGAACTCCAATGAACCTTGGTTGCATTTTGAGATAGACGGCAAGACGCTGTATGTCGCTAAAAAGATCTTTAGACACACAGTGTCTTGGAATCATATTAACGCCAGAGGGGCGGTATTCGGTACTGCTACTGTAGTGATCCAAGGTAAAACCTATAAGGTACGCCTATTGAAAGGCGCTAATAGCGACCCCACTCCGGCAGGTGCAGGATACGATCAAGAAAAGACTTGGGGCTCGGAGTGGAATAGGCTCTTCTACCCTTTGGTACCCAACACCGCCCAATCCGCCCAGATCCCCACTTATCCGATTTCTGGTGAGGGTATTCTGTTTGGGGGGTGGGCCAACTACACCGATGCCCAGTTGGATATCTCTAATCGGTATATGTGGTGTCAAGAGACAAACGTCGATAGCGCTGGGCAACGTGTCCTCCGTGGTATTTATGGTTTGTCTTACTTATCTTTCAATGCTTCTTCTGTTGCGAATTCGAATTATGGTTGGCGTCCAGTTTTAGAACTGGTCGAATAGCGACACCCAGCATAACAGGAGGAGCCAGTGGCTCCTCCCTTATGTCGTCGGTCTTGGCACCTGTTCACTCGTGATCAACCCTATTGCTTCATCAAATCCATCCGTGCCAACCAGCTTTCAAGCCATACTTTACGGATCATAAGGGTATTGCGGGCTTCAGTAAGGTCATTGGATACATAATCGAGTACTGGAAGGTTGAGCTGTTCTTGTCTTAGTCTAGCGGCCTGTTCTATACTCTCAAGGACTGTGGTGATAAATTCAAGGTCTGCTTGTAGGACTGTCTTATTCGGTACTCGATTCATCATGGCTTACGCAGTTCACAGAAAAGAAAAGAAGAAGTCGGAGCTTCGCTCCTCCGCTTGCGCATTGTCTCCAGTCCCTTCCGACAATGCTTTTTATAGCATTTCGAATTTATTCAGAGAATTAGTCAGAGAAGGATTTATTTACAAGGCACCTAAACCAAGAGCATAAGGGAGAGCCCGAAGGCTCTCCGATATACCTTACTTAAGCTTAGGTGGTTCGATGTCTGGAAGCTCCAGATCATCTTCAGCCTCTTCAGCTTCTTTCTTTTGCTTTTCAGCATCCTTTTCGATTTCGTTAGTATCGATCTCTTCCTGCTCCTCTTCTTCCGGTTCTTGCTCGGAAGGTTCGGCATCAGGTTCTGGAGGGGTTACTTCCTCCTCCTGCGTTTCAGGTTCTTCCTCCACGTCCAACTCTTCAGTCGGGGTATCGGTCGACTCTTCTACTTCAGGGATCGTTACCTCCTCAGACTCTTCTTCAACCTCTGGTACTTCAGCGGTTTCAGGTTCGTCTGCCTGCTCTTCTTCAGTAGGCACTTCTGGCTCTTCAGTTGCAGCAGGTTCTTCTACTTCAGGCTCTTCAGCAGGTTCGGCGTCAGGTGCCTCAGGGACATCGACTTCAGCTGCCTGAGTATCGTCGGTCGAGACCTCGTCATCAACGGAAGCGACATCGAAGGTGTCTTCCGCATCAGTAACGATTTCACTGTCCGTTGAGTCCTCGGTTACTTCAGCCTCACCCCCTTCGACTTCAGTCTCTGCCGGGACATCGTCCAGGCCATCAAGGTCACCACCTTCAGCATCGAGTGCCTCGGTTTCACCTTCTGGGTTATCCAGACCGCTCAGGTCATCGCCCCCTTCCAGATCACCACCCTCGAGCTCACCGCCTTCACCACCTAAGCCATCATCCATGTCTGTCGACCCACCCTTAGCTTCTTCCAGCGCTTGCTTGCTTTGGGCGATCTTCTCAGCTGCCTTAGCACGACGCTTGGCTGCCTTCAGGACTTTCTTGATGTAGTCAGACAGGGCATTGTTCAGGCCATCCAGATGGTTGCCAGCCGCTTCCAGCAGATCGAACGCCGGTGCACCTTCCTCTTCCGAGACAGTGTTGAACACATCCAGTTCCGGCATGATGTTGTTGTTACGCAGCCAGCGACGCTGGAACTCAGCCTTGACCACAGCCTTGACGTTCGGCAATACCTCTTCCATGCCAATGCCAGTATCGGTGGCAAACATCTCCTCGCTCATGTAGGCATCGATGACCTTATCCAGTGCGTCACTGTAGGCTTCGAAGGCTTCCGTAGACTTCTTGATGTCACCAACTTCAGGCGATGGCAGCTCGACGAACAGGGCTTCGATAAATTCATAGATGAACGTATCGACCTTCTCCTCGTCAGACAGCTTGGCGTCCTTGGCAATCTCATCTGGCAGGAACTTGATGTTGGCCCTGACTACTTCACGCATCTCAGTCAGGAACACACCAGAGTTCAGTACGTAACGGCGCACGATCTCGGTCAGGAAGGGTTCAAACTTCTCCTGGTTCTGGATCACTCGCTTGAGCAGCATCAGGTTGTTCTGTACGACCGTGGTCGCAAAGTCCGTCTGATTGATGCCTTCCATCAGCTCCGGGCTCAGACCAAACATCTGGATGTGACGCCTGCGCATCATCTCTTCGAGTTCAGTATCCACCGGTTTACTGGTGCCATCACGCTGCCCTACGTTGAACTTGGTTTCCGGATAACGGGTGTTACCGGTCACCACCACGTTCACGCCATGGTTCTGGATTTGATCTGCCAGTCCCAATGGATGGGTCGATCCAACGATCCTGCTGAAGCCTTGCGAATTGACCTTGGCGTGTTCTGCGAGCATGAACTCGACTGTCTCCACCGGGTTCTCATCTTCAGGGTCCAGCTCGATCTCGATGGTCTTGCCGCCCACGGCGTTATTGATGGTTGCCAGGGTGTTGGCCAGCATCAGTGCTGCACGGATCGAACCGAGGATCTTACCGTCTTCCAAGACCGACTTGCCCACACCGAATTCGTTATAGTCGAACGCAATGTAGGACATCAGTTCAGCCGGAACGAACAGCATGGTGGTGCGCTGCCCTTTCAGGTGACGAGCCAGCATGATGCGATTGATGTTCTCAGTCTTGCCCAGCTGATAGTTACCCGACAGAGCACCCGAGCGCAGGCGACTCAGCAGATCAACCTCAACGGCCTCGGAGTGAATCCGACTCATCTCATCGATGATTTCGTTGTTGATTCCACCCATACCTTCCATGCCACGACGCGCCTGTGCCAGGATCTGGCTGGAGTAACCATCGGCACTGCTCATCTGCGAACGGATGTCATCGTAATAGCTAGTCTGATCGGCTACACTGATGGGGTTGCCATCGATGTCGAGCAGGACGTAGTATCCGATGTGTTCCGCAGGGTTGCCCGGCACATGAATCGGGATCACCGACTCTGACGGCAGATGGATCACCAGCGGATGACCAAAGGTCTCTTGACCAGTTTGCAGATGGGTCATTACTGGCTGGACGGGAATGTGCTTGTAGCGCCGCTTGCTGTACAGACTCTTCTCGATGGCCGCCAGGTTACGCTGTGCGTTGACGTCACCGTTCTGCGCCCGACTCTCCAACGAAGCACGCTGATGCAGTCGACCACCGTAGATGCGCCGCACTGCAATCTTGCGCCGGGTGTCGATCACCATGGGACGCTTAAGGATGTTGAGGTTGTCCGATACCTCAATTGTCGGCCCTTGCTCGGTGATGCGCTTCTGAAGCACATTGGCCAAGTCTTTCATGGCTTCTTGAGAGCCGTCATCGCTCGACAGCGATTCAAAACTGATTTTGATCTTGCTGACGTCGACGTCCCGCACGTAACTGTTGTCACGCGAGTAGGTCAGGCTTTCAAACGACACGCCGGTGTAGGAGTCCACCCGCTGCTTGGGATCGTTGGCAGGATTGCCCAGGATGCCCCAGGGTACATACCGACCGGATGAATCGGTTTCTTCTTGCAGGTGACCGTCAAGAATGTTGATGGCCGATTCCATCGACACGCCAGAATAGTTGTCGGCGTTGATGATTCGGTCAATCGACGACTCCGGCATAATGAGCACTGGGTAGGACCCAGTTTCAAACATAACGTCGTTCAGGATCGGGTGGAGCAAGCTCCTAATCCTATAGGAATTATCGAAGAACTCCTGGACCTTCCTCAGTAAGGGACCGGTGAGGTTAGTGTCCAATGCGTCGTTCTTGATCGAGTACAGTACCTTGGTGTCTGTCAAGTCACCGGGTGAAATGGTGGCCGAGATCAGAACCTGCCGTGCATAATCCATGTCCGGCAATACTTGGAAGAGATTGCGCGCATCTTGGATATTGCCGATGGTCTGGTTGGCGATGTGTGCCATCACTCGGCCATCGGGCAGCCTCATATTCTCACGTTGACGACCCGTGCCGTTCGGATCAGCGCCGAGTTTCGCAATCGTTGCCTTGACCTCATTGGAAATAGAACGCTGGGTCAAGAAACGCGGAAATCGCCTTGTGGTTTGGTCGCTCATGCGTTACCTCATTATCCGTTTGGAAGCCTAAAAGATGAGTACTCTTTATCAGATCTATCACGAGTCGGTGGTGAAATTAGCCGCTACGCTAGTGGTAAAGGATGAGGCGACTTGTGACATCATCAACAGCCGCCTGGCGATGCTCAAGCACAATGTCTCCGACGATCCTAAGACGTGGAAGTACTACCTGAACCTATCGGGTCGTTACCACCCAACTGATACCCTCATGAAAGTCACCTCAATGGACACCCATGAGGAGATTGACTTTACACGCGAGAACATGGACATTCACCGGGCTACGTGGCGCGAGTACCAATACGGTACACGCTACTATAAAGAACTGGTGGCGCGATACCCCAACCAAGACATCCTGATTCACGGTATCCTGAATCCGGTCGACTTGGCTAAAGCCATCGAGGCGCCTGATCATAGTATTCTGTATTATGATGCCTCTCTGGTAGAAAGTCGGGAAACTAACCTGATCCCTGAGCTTCAACATTGGATTACGGCGCAGTTTGTGCGCTGGGCCAACGACGACTACCACATCAACAACAGCTTGTTTATTGCCGCGCGGCTGGCATTGCTTTTTATGTCGTTGCCCGCGGCGATCAAGAGCATCCGGTTGAGTAACTGCCGCACCAACCGTGCCCACAGCTACCACATCCGTCGCTACCTCGCCTCGTTCGGTCCATTGGATCAGTATTACAATGAGATGAACGAAGCGCAGCGTCTGTACTTCTACCGCAACATCCGTTACCTCATGCGTAACAATGGCAAGGCCGAAACCTTCCATGAGCTGGTGAAGAAAGTCCTGACCGACCGTAACTTACCCCTGGCCCAGTACACGATCCAGCATAACGACAGCACCTTGCTCGATACCCTCGACCCACAGGTCCAGTACCTGCGTGAAAGTATCAACGGCATCGAAGCGGCATTGGGAGAGGACATCAGGGACACCCGGTCGATCTTGGAGCTGCAGCGTCCGCTGGCCCGCTCGAACTACATCGAAAACCAGGATGCCGAAACCTACATCCCGGCCTTGGTGCAGCGTAGCTTGAATTCCGAGGTGGAGACCAAGGTGCTGGAGTCAAACGTTCTGGATCTTAAAGAATCCGAACCGTATACGCTCTCGGACATCCTGCTCAACCAGTGGATCTATTTGGCTGACATTGGGCGCTATCGGAGTATCCTCACCCTGCAAATGCCCAACGGCGGGGACAGCTTCAAGCTGAGCATGAAAGAGGCATTCATTGTCTATCAGTATCTGTACATGCTGCGCTTGGGCGTCGACATGGTCGAGATCCCCCGCATTCAGGCCAAGCGTGTCCGGCGTACTCCATTGCCGACATTTGACGAACTGCGCAGCATCACAACGACGAAGGTCACCTCCGATGCGTTTATTCGTGAGGCGCTGCGTGACAACGTCACCATCACCAATTACGTTTCCGTCGATGCGTTCTTGAAGGTGTGTCAGCAGATCCAGACCCGGATGCTCCTGCACCGTGATCTTTACGTGTATCGTGAGGACATGCTCCAGTACGCTGAAATCCGGCAAATGACTGACCGTTTCTATGCTGACATCCCAGTTGACATGGACCATGGTCAGAACTACGCCGAATGGTTGAGAATGCGCGGCCTGAGTTTTGAAGGCTACGCACCCGCCGTGCTTGATGAGATCATGATGTCGATCCTGAACCAGGCCACTGGCTTGGAACTGCGTACGTCACAGAGCCTCAAAGACATCCAGCGCGCGATGCTGAACATCATGACTCAGCTGTCCTCGTACAGCGTTCATTTCATTCAGCAGATCAACGAAGATGCGGTGGTGATGTTTGACTGGCCTCATCTGCGCTGGCATAACCAGGGTGGTAAAGCGTTCCATCAAATGCGAGTCCCTGTAGTCCAGGCTGTGCCGATTGATCTGTATGGTCGAGCCAAACTGAAGCCGGAATTTAACCTGATTCCGACAACCGTCATGCAGTTCGATCATAAAGCCAGTCATGCCGTCAGCTTAGAGCTGGGCCTTGATGTGCAGATGTCGGGTCTCAATCAATACCTGGAACAGGGCATGGTCCTCGGGGCTATGATCGGCACGCTGATCCAACCCGCGGTCGATCTCGACATACTGACAGGCACCCATCTGGATATTCCTGTGATTGAAGATAAAGCCATCATCGAGCTTTTTAACAGGACCGAAAGTAATGACTTCACAAACCCTTAATGGCGCCGCCCTGACGGTTGCAGCACTTAAGGAATCTGATCAGGAGGCGTTCGCGCGCCTCCTGCGCGGCATGCTCAAGTCCGGTATTGATCCGACTGCGTTCGAGCATGGGCCCATTGTGGCCGATCCGGAAAGTGCACAACACGCCGTCACCGATGTCAAAGTCTCCCGTAATAAAGCCCATATCAGCCTCTGGCCGTACCGTGATGCCTTGCCGATCCGTTATCGGCGCGTGCACCTTGATGCTGTCAAGACGCGCTTTGGTGCGGTGATCCGTGCTGACTTGCCCAGCACTACCCAAGAACTCATGGCTATTTATTTCCATGAGAACCAGTTGCACGACCGGTCTGCTGCGGTGGTGGCTGCACCGGTTACACAGCTTGGCGCCGTTGAGATTGCCTTGAGCGAGCAACAGTTCTTGCTTTACGGCACATCGCAATTTACGGTCAAGCCCCTGCAACGCCAGCTTCAGGATGTGATCGCCACCACCACTGTAATTGGTTTCCGCAATACGGCGGATTTCGACGCTCCTGCCGTAGAACACCTTTTCGGTCAGGTGGCTGCCGCCAACCAGGCCACACTGCCTTATCCACTCGAACCTGATCTGTTGCGTTTGGGTCAGCCGGTGGTCAAAGGCGGTTATGCTCGAGACAACACCAGCATTGTGCTGACTGCCTTCGGCGATGGCTATTACCTGGGCGATGTGGAGCTGACCTATACCCGCATGGATTTCGGCTGGGCAACCGGCGGTAATCAGCACTATGTAGAAGGGCCTACCAAGCCCACTACGGCCTACATGATCCAACGTGTAAGTGCCTTGACGGGATACCCCATCAGCCTCGAGGATGTCGAGACGGAGGTGTACAGTAACGTCCCGATTGGTGAACTTGAGACCCTGACGATCTTCTTCAAACCAGATAGCCTGCGTTATGTAGGCGAACTGACCATTGATTACAGAGCGGTTTAAACATGTCGAACTTTTCCTTGGAACAATTGCTTCAGTGGCCGCCTGTAGAAGCCCTGATGATCGCGTATAATGACAAGTTCGGCACGCAGCTCAACCCTCGGTATGTTGAGATCGTTCACGTCATTCCTGGTGATGATGGCCAGGCTGTTGTGAAGCTGAAGGCACGGGATGTACTTCCCAATGCTGAAGATCGGCGCTTCTTCAACAGCGGTTCGTTCTCCATCCAACGGCTGGACCTGGGCGCGCTTTTCGATAACGTGTTTGTCATCGAGCAGCTCGATCGAATCATGAGCCGTGATGTAGCCCGCATCATCACCCAGCGCACAGGTGTGGTCTTTGATGCCAACGACTTTATCGAAGACATCCTCACCCCCGAGAACAATGTTCTGCGCGCTTCCCCTTACTCATTGCGCTGGTATGGTGAACTGACCATCGCCCAAGCCCAGAGGTAATTATGTACGTACGTCCTTTGCGGTATGATAAACCCGCTAACCGGCTCTTGCTGGACATTTTCAACTACACCAACAACATGGCCGTTGAGCCGTGGCAGATCACGTTCGGTCAGCCGTACCCGGTGGCCGATAATGAACCCCAGATCACCGTACGGCATCTGAACGATTATGATCAGCAGCGCCCTACTCAGGGTACCCTGACCCGGATCGAAGTCAACCCTACGCCTGAATCGGGTTGGACCAAGTCCCAGCAGTTGACGTATCGCCGTCGGATCATCCAAGATGAGTTCATCAGCGTGCCGTTTGTCCTGTATGCCACCGAGAACACACCGGAGGTTATTTTAAAAGGACTCCACGAACAGTATGGTCTGTATCTTGATCCGCATCTGGTGGAAGTCAGCTTCCGCAAGGTCAAGTTAGGTGATGTGCTGTTCCAGACCCACATGGGCAGTATCCTTGAGACAGATTACTGCAGCGACTACGTGCCGACGATTTCGTATAACGCAATCATCACGATTAAGGCTGAACACCCCATTTTCATGGGTGAGTTGAATGTCTATATTCGTGAGGCGGTGCGGTTCCTCGATCGAGATATCAAGACCACACTTGAGGTGCACAGGTACCTCGGCCCAGGCAACCGAAACAAGATGCCGGCAGAGATGATCCTGCCCAACAACCGGTTTGTCGACCACGACCATTACATGCGGGACTTGAAGGTCGGTGACCTGATCGAGTCCTGGATCGTTGATGTGGCCAGTGAAGTCACCGGTGACAAATGGGTCTTCACCCGTGAGGCGAACCCGTTCAATCTGTACGCGTCCAAGGTCATCTACAACGGGGCGAATACCGGAGAGGTCTACATCAATGACCCGAAGGTTTCCAACCTGCTGATCCTGCAATTCTCCGATACGCACTGCACCAACATCCGTGGTCAGTGGATCATTGGGTACTACAACCGTAACACTTGGGAACGTCGGCAACGTATTGACTACCTGCCGATTCAAGACCAGTGACCAATCGTATGTACTGTTTTCTTTTCCCGATTGTTTAAAGGCTCCTCATCATGCAAAAGATCGTGCCGACACAACTGTCGAACTTCCTTCAGGTCTCCAACTTCCTGGGAGTTCCATTCGAGCAGTATCCGAACACCACGCTTAACCAGAAGTTCGACATCCAGGCTTCGGCGGTGATTCCTGCCAACCGCATGCCGTCGCTGAAGTTCTTCACCATCGGTTACGGCGGTCATGGGTACACCATGGGGGCAAACAACATCCCGCTGTCGGACATCATCGACCACAGCTCGGGGGATGCCGGTCTGTACAAACACCTGCCATTCGTCATTCGTCCCATCAACGACGACCTGACCTCGGGTGAGCGCAGCCGTTACTGCCTGCGCAAGACCATCACCGTCGATGGCGTGAACTACTACGCCTACTACGGCAAGCGCCTGAACCTGACCGGCGTCAAGCCGCGCATGACCAAGCGCACCATCGTCGACAACCAGACGGTGATCGAAGACTACGTCTACACTGAGAAGAACCTCAGCCCGACGCCCCCGGAAATCCCCAACACTGGGGCAGTGACCACCAGCAACGCCTACCTCGCCACGAGCGCCATCGTTCCGATGCCGTTCACCGAGAAGGACGTCGCTGAGCTGTACAACGTCGCTGAAGTGCTCTTTGGTGATCGCCGCATGGCCATCATCAGTGAGTTCGGTTTCTGCACCGCGGTTGATGCAGATGTCTCCATCAACACAGCCCAGGGTGCGGTAAACTTCAAAGAAGTCATCGGTGCTCAGATTGCCACCACCATCAGTGGTCATTATGAGCTGGTGTTTAACAGCAAAGGCTTTGACTTCAGTCTGGAAGTCGGCGCGTCTCAGCCCTTGCTCGGCACCAACCAGATTCCGACGGTGACAGTGACCCTGAATCAATAACCCATGAATGCCTAAGGTGACCGATATGCGATTCTCAGACGAGTCATTCATCTACCGCATTATGGCGATTGACAACGGGTCTTCATCGCTGGGGATGGTGATAGTCGAGCTAGACCTTAGGCAGGATATGTACCATGTGGTGCATACCGACACCTTTCTTGCCGACAAATTACTCAACGACCGTGCTGGGCAAGTGCCCAGCCATGGTTCTCGTTGGGCGCGACAGAACACCCTGCGTGATTGTATTGCCAGGGAGTTGCGTTTTCACAATCCTCATGCAGTTGCTGTCGAAACCCCATTCTTCATGCCGAAACGGGTACAGAGCTTCGAAACCCTGACCGAGATGATGATCTTCATTCGCCAAGCGGTTGAAGACTACAATCCCATGTCGGACATTTACCGGGTCTCGCCCGGCGAAGCTAAGCGTGCCGTACAACCGTCTAAGGACTTTAGCATGAAGAAGGCCGTGATCAAAGATTGCGTCCTACAACTGGAAAATATAACCTATAAAGAGGGAATCTGTAAAGATGCCTTGTCGGAGCACGAATACGATGCGATAGCGGTGGCCAGGGCTCATGGTCAGGCGATTCGTAAGGCTATCGGCTTCGCAAGGTGACAGCTTGCGAGGAAGCGTCATGTTGATATCTGACGTGATAAAGGTATTGGGGAAGGCGCCTTTAAAGCAGTTCCCTTGGGGATGTTGGGTCAAAGACACAGTAAACCTGTTCGTTGACGAGGCCGCACGACTTACGGATGAGTCGACTGGGGAAGACGTCCTCAAATCCCTAGAAACGTTGGCTGAAGATGTACGCGAGCTTGTCCTATCTGCCCATCTCGACCCGGCGCACCATTGTGTGATTTCGCCAGTCGGAGGCGGTATGGTCGTCAAACATGACGAACCACCCTTGGCTACTGAAGCTGAGCTGGCGGCCCTGACCAAAGCCATGCAAAGCCCACCGGTACTGATTGCTGCGACAGTGGTATCGCTTGTGGTCTTCTCGGCTTTGTGGATGGTTTCGACACTATCGGTTCATGATGACGTAGATGTTTGGGGCGCGGTCATCATGTTCTTGAAAGTATTTGGCCTGGCCTTCGCCTAAAGGTGTATCATGGAATCGGACACGCTTGACACAACAGCAAAAAAGAAATGGGGCCTTAAAGCCTGGCTGATGCTGATCACCCTGGGTGTGATGCTCACTGCCTTTGCTATCGAAGTAGTAGCAGCCGTCAAGGAAGCACGGGGGATGAACCTGGAGCTGATCAACAAGCTCCTGGATACGCTTCTGACGCTACTTACTGCCACAGCTGTGGGTTGATGCACATAGAGCCTCTCCAGCGCTTCTAAGGGCGCTGGAGAGGCTCTTATGCCGTATCTTAGTCTTTCTTCTGGTACTCAGGATTCGGTTGCTCGTACTTGCTGCTGAACAGCCCTCGTACAAAGTCCAAATCTTCCGCCGATTTCTTGCCCGGCTTGATCAACCGTGGGTTGTCGAGCTTGAACGGAATCACCACTTGGGAGATGTCCATGCCTTCTGGAACTTCCAGATCGATCTTGACCTCATTGAAGGGTTTGCCCTCCAGGTCTTGGAAGACGTCCACTTCAAGCACCAGCTCCGAATTGGGCACTGGGAAGAAATAGCGGGTTTTGATCAGCCCATTGGCCACCAGACGTTTGAACATCAGGAAGGTCTCTTCAGAAACATCCATCTCGTTCTCGTCATTGCCTTCGGCACCCTTGATCTTAATCGTCTGGGTGTATTGCGTTTCATCGCCCTTGATGGTCTTGCGCACCCGGATACTGCCAGTGTTGGTGGGCAGTCCCCATTGTTCTTGAAATTCCTTACGCTCAGCAGTTTCCAGGACGCTGAGGTCCTCGATGCTGCCGTAGATTTCATACTCGCGTTCCAGTACAGTGGTACCGTCGGCAATAAGGCTTTCCAGCGACACGAGCAGGTCACGTTGGAAAGCACTGAGTAGGATGTGTTTGGTCATATCGACTTGGCCTGAATAAAAGAAAAAAAGAACTCTGTCATAATAGATGGGGACCCGAAGGCCCCCATCCATCATGCGAGAGCCCTTAGGCCAGGCGAATGCCTACGATGTTGCGAGCACCGCTGATCGGTACCAGTTCGAAGCAGATGTTGTCTGCTGTAACCAGGTACACGTGACCAGCACCGGCAGTCTTGCGACCGATGGCGTACAGCGACGTCAGCAGATCAGCCATTTCGGCATCAGCGCCAACACCGGTGCGCACCGGGGTGCGGACTTCGTTGGTCACCAGGCCAAACTGCTCGGAGTCAACCTTGGCATGGATCATCGCCACCGGACGGAAGAGCACCACGACGTTGTTACGGAACTGCTTGTAGGCTTCCGGGTCTTCCTCAGCGATCGGCAGGATGTCCGTGCATTCCAGGAACTCCAGACGCTCATCGGCGTCAACCATGAAATGCAGGCCAGCCAACAGGATCGAGGTACGCGACAGGAACTGCGCCACGTACGCCTGACCATGCTTCTTGAACGAGCCACAGTTGAGCAGATCACCGAAGTCTTCGATAAAGCTGTCGATCGCCAGACCGGTCTGACCGAACTGATCACGCAGGACGCTGTTGACCTCCTTGGTGTAATGCTTGTCCAGGAAATTCATGACGTTTTCCGCCATGGTGCCGCGCAGAGACAGCAGACGCTTTTGCAGCACTTGCAGGTCAGCTTCACCCGGACTCAGTGCCTTGATCGATTCCAGCGCCTTGATGGTCGCCGGATCAGCCGCCAACTGAACGCCATCGATGGCATTGATGGTGGTGATGTCAGCGTCGTGCTTGGTGGCCATGCCGGCTACACGCAGGGCCGCTTCTTCGATACCGGAGATCGCCACTGCCGGGGTGTTGATCTGCGGGTTGGTCAGGTCCAGATCAGACAGCAGCTCTTTACGAGCCGTGATCAGGGTGTTGTTCAGGGCATCCAGGTCAACGGCATCGACATCGTCACCGATGAAGATGGGATCGTTTTCCTGACGTTCCAGCATGCTGCGGGGGCGGTTCGGGCGAACCTGGGCGCGAATCTCGTGCGCCGTTTCGACCAGGTCATCAGTCATTGCAATGAACTCCTCTCGGATGGTGCCGTCCTTGCCCTTGACCAGGAAGCAGACTTCTCGATCAATGTCATAGGCACGGCGGGTTTGTTGCTTTGGACTCCAGGCCCAAATCCAGTTGGACTTGTGAGCCAGCTGCCAGTGTTCGCCGTCGACCCAGAAATCGTCGTACGGACGTTCTTTGCTCATGTCAGGGCCATCGACCTTGGGCTGAGTGACATTCACTTCAGGCGCCTGGGTTTCACGCGACTGGTACTGGGGACGCTCGGCTTCCGTCGAGCCAGTGTAACCATTGCGTGCCGATTGGCCGAAACCCGTGGTGCGGGGTGCTCTGTCGGCAGGGCGATCGAACAGCGGGTGTTCGCGTTGCACGCCTACCGCAGGACGACCGGCGAACGGGCTGTTGCTGGCGCGGGTCTGTGCCGGTTCGTCACGGTCGAACACACTCCGGCGCTGGCCGAAGGAACGTTCTTGTGCGGCAAATACACTCCGACCCTGGCGACCGCCGCCATAACTGCTACGAGCACCACGGGTACCGCCTTGCAGGCGGGTGATGATATCTTCCCACTTGGCAGCAGCACGCTTGAGGTCGTCGTAGGTACGATCAGGGACTGCATCGGCGATGCGACGATCGCTCAGTGCGAAGGCACCGACGTTGGCATCAACCATGTTGACGACGATATCCTTGATCAGTTGCTCCGCTTCACGATCCGAGCGAACTGTGCTCAGTTCTGCATCGGCGATGGCCACGATCACATCGACCAGTGTTGCCATGTCATTGTTGTTGTAGTTCTGCGCCGACATGTAACGGTCGTAGGCATCACGCACTTCGTTGTCCGGTGCGCGATTCTGGATGTAGTCGATGGTACGGTCGTAAACGAAATTGGCGAGGTCGCTCATGATAACTCCAGCTGGATATGTTAGGTGCGTTGGATCAGACGTTGTACACCGTCAAGTAGATCCTTGTGCTCAAGGGGTTCTAACGTGGTGTGGTTGTCCCCAAGGCGAACGCAGGGGTTGAATCGATTGTTACCAATCGGTGTCGACTTGGGCAGAACTCCAAACCCGGCAACTGCCGCGAAGGAGGAATCCAAGTACATGGTGGGGCCAATCGGCTTGGCATCCTGACTTTTCCCGCGACCATGGGTGTCGTTCTGTTGAACGATCACGCTCGTGATCTTGAAGAACATGTTGTCACTCGGGTTAGAAACCGAGGAGACTTCTGGATGCTCAGCTGCAGAGCTGATGCCGTGAATCAGCCAAGGGTTGAAGTATTTACGAAGAATGTCCTCGTACTCCTTGCTGGTGAGGTTCTTCTTCGTGTTGCCTGTGATCTTGAAGAGGAATTCGAACATGTTGTTGTTGATGTTACGAAGCAGATAACGCAGCACTTCGAGACGCTTGTTGTACAGGCAGGCTTCTTTGCCCCGGTTGCTGTCCAACATGTTTTGCATCTCGCGCATGATGTGCGCCATCAGATCGTACAGATCTGAACAATACACTTGCACCTCTTGCAGGGTCTTGACCGTTTCCTGGTCAACATAACCGTCAAGCGATTTCAAGTGCGTTTCGACGTCATCGACAAGACGACCGTGGTTGTTGCCTTCACCCCAGAGTACAAACGCCATGAAGATGCACCACCACCAAGTGTCCCCAATGTCATCGAGGTTCTCAGTGTCGGCCAGGTACTCTGGAAAGTGATCAACGACGTAGAAGAATCCGGTCGCAAAACTTCTCGTCAGGTCGGTCCAATTGCCCCGATCCACCAGCAGGATCAAATCCGTCGCCAGATTGGTTTCGTAGCCGTTTGCACGGCGGGGATTTAGACCAGTGGGCGGCTTCCCAAGGGAAGTGACCTTGACCCAATGTTCAGGCGGATACTGCGCTGGATCGTAATCCTTCTCCCGCATGATCACCGGGCGTGTGCCTGTGTATTTTTCAAACGCGCCGTACAGTCCATGGCGGCAGAACAGGTAATGCGGCAACGAGCTGTGTACCCAACCCAGACGGATCAGATCACTGCGGTTACGGCTTTTCTTCCCACCCTTGTTGTGCAGGGGCGAGTAGATGACATGTTCCTTTACCCGTACGCCATCAATGACCACCGTGTAGTTCTCACGGTTGAAGCTGATGGGTGCCCGAGGAATCCGAATAAAGACACTGTTCTCCTCGATCTCAAAGGCAATGTCACCCATTACAGGTGCCACCGCAAACTGCTTACCGGAGATGTACAGCATGCCCGCCTGACGCACGAATGGCAGGTACATGTACATCGGCAACAGTTCCTTGCCCTCGAAGCGGAACCGGTACTTCACCAGATAGACGTCGCTGCGTGCAATGTCGTAGATACGATTGTTTCCCGAGCGTGCACGCGTGATGACGTTATATTCTTCCAACGGACTGCAGCGTTCGCTACCGATGTATTCGAATCCCTCGGGGTACTGCGACTCACCGCAACGGATGATATTATCCACGTACGCCATGGCATATGGAACGTCTTTGCAGGCGATCCCCTTTACCACATCGGTGTTAAACACCGGCGCACGCTTACGGTGCGAAAATTCGAATAGATTGGCATCCATCGGTTAGGACCTTTAGCTTGATTTCAACTTCGACAGTATCCCGTAAACAGTAACTATCGCCCCTAATACAGCTACCGCTGTCTTGGCCCATTCGACATAATTCCGCCTTGCGGCGGCCTCACGTTCTTGCTGGGTCTTGAACAGCGCAGCCTCGTTTCTGAGCCGCTGAAGTTCTTCTTCCTGCTCCAGCTGCCCGGTACGCATCCGCGCTTCGCCAACGCGACGCTCCGTGGTTTCGCGCTCGATGAGAATCTTGGCCATGTCATTAAGCGGGCCACCGTTGATGGCGTCTTCAATGCTACGGTGCAGACTGAATTTCTCATCGGCTTCTTCAAAGGTAAACGACCGATGGATGACATCGGAGACGGCTTCACCATTTTGAAGTGGCGTACGACTCACCACATGTATACCCGTAGAATATTTTAAATCACGTTCCACGGGCACCATGAAGATGTCGCCACCCAGGTTAATGTAACGATTAGCTCGCTGAACCTGATGGGCATTGTCAACTGCCTTGATCATGAACACGCAAGTCGCCTCACCGATACCCGGTGCCAGATTGGTCACCATGGCCTCATCGCGCTTGATCTTGTCAAACGGATGGATCGATCCATGGTCAGCCAACCACTCGACCAACAGATCGAGGTCCGGCATATAGCAACGCCCACCGGCATCGCAGATGTCTCGGAAGTAGACTACATATTCGACACTGGCAGACAGCGAGTCGTGGGTGTGGTTATGCAGGGCCGCTTCATACGCCCTGATCCAGTAATGGGTTTCACGTTCATCGACATTGGCACGGCTGCGCAGTGTATCGAGTGCTCGCTCCATGGCACCACGGCGCATGGAATGCGTGACACAGACGATAAACTCATCGGCTGCATATTTCCCAAGCGGCTCGACAACAACAGCAGTACCATTGCGCGAAGTCACCACAATTTCACGGTCGGTGTAATTGTAGTAGGACGTCGTTACGACTGGAGCACCCTTGATGCCGTTCTCATGTTGACGACTGGCATTGCGGATGCGGGTAGCAGATTTCTGCTGGAACGGGAGGGACGCTTTCGCGTAGTGTTGCAAGGTGTTTATGCGGCGTGGCTGATTGATATTATCGATGCGTGATAACTCGTCCATAGGGGTTGACTCATTATTAAAATTTAACACGAATACTTATTTGACAATTCGTGTTTTGTTCAATTTAATAATGTACTGCTGTAAATAGTTAGAGTTGACTTCCGGACAAACGGCATAGATGGGGGACCGAAGTCCCCCATCTATTATTCACTGCAGGTCAGTCCTTACGGATTAACCGTTAGTGCCAGCGCCGGTATCAGAGCCGGGAGCAGGTTGCTGAGCGCCACCTTCGGCCGGGGCTTCGGCGGTGCCACCGGGAAATGTGGCGACTGGGATGCTCCAGCCCTCCGACAGCACTTCGTCCAGACCGATCACATTAATCTTGCCCATGATCGGCAGGTGGTTGACGTGGCGGTTACGCGGCTGCACCATGGCTTCGCGAATCTGGGTCTCGTCACGGGAAACGTTCACGTGGGAGATCAGCTCCGGAATCCAGAAGTGAGTACCGCAGTTCAGCGGATCGAGGCCTTCGGTCTGACGCTTGAAGGTCCAGAAGATCTGACGGCGAACGCGAGCGTCCACAGTGGTGACCTTCTCGAAGCTGATGTCGTCGCCCAGGGTGCGGCTGTCGCCGTCCTTCAGGATGTACGATGCAGTCTTCGGATCGGAACCGATCAGCACGTTGACCTTCTCACCGGTGTAGCCGGTGTAGGCATCGAGTGCGGTCTTGTAGTTCGATTCCAGGATGGCGTCCTGGATGTCGCTACGCAGGACGTTGGCCAGCGCGGCCTGGATGTCCTGTACACGCTCGTAGGAACGCCTGCTGCGAACCAGAGTACGCAGGTCGAGGTCACGCTCACGGAACCACGGACGCACCAGGAAGCGAGCGATACCTTCAACTTCCGGCAGGAGGTCGTCGGACGGCACACTGTCACTCAGGAACTTCCAACGGGCCAGGCCGTCGGTGAAGCGCAGCAGAGTGGTGATGGCGTTGTTGTCGTTACGCAGGCGAGCAGCGGTGACCAGCAGGTCGATGTCAGCCATGCCACGGGTTTCAGCCAGCGGGCTCGGGATGGACAGCGGGCTGCCCAGCATGACCGGGTAACGCTCGGTGTACTCGGAGCTGTTCAGCTGCAGACCACGCAGACGACGGTTGGCGTTCGACAGGCGAGCGTTCGGCTCCCAGCCGATGATGGCCAGGCTTTCCAGACCACGAGCGATGTCACGGCCGACACCAGCTTCGGTCAGGCTCAGGCTTTCGCCAGCAGCGTTGATCACCTTCTCAACCTGTACCGGAGCAGCGTTGACGGTGGCGTTGCCTTTCTCGGTGTCGACGTTGCCGGTCACGATCAGGCTCAGGGTGACGGTGTAACCACCTTCCACGATCTGCTTCAGGATCGGGTTGGTCAGAGCTTCGCCCTTGTAGTTGACCGACTTGCTGTTGATCTGAATGGAGCTGGTACGGAAGTTCAGTTCCAGTTCACGAGCCAGACCTTGCGGGCCCTTGATGAAGGCAGCGCGCGGCAGGGTTTCGACGTCGAAAGCCAGCACGTCAGCGTCGCCCTGACGGACGTACAGGGACTTCAGGCCAACAGCGCGATCGAGCGCGTCAGTCTGGTTGGCTTGACCGGCGATCTTGACCAGGCTGTTCTGAGCCAGGCCGACCAGGTTCACACGCTTGCCGACCAGCAGCGGAGCGGTGGTGACGGCACGGTTGCCCAGATCGACAGTGCGCGGAGCCACGACGGCTTCGGCAACGAACAGGTCCTTGTTACCGTTGTGGACTTCCGGAACCAGAGCGGTCGACTGATCGGCCAGGATCTGGTAGTTGATCGCAGCTTCGAGCAGACGCTTCTGCTTGAAGTCAGCGTGGTCGCCACGGGTGTTGTGCAGGAAGTGGTTCAGCACGAGGTGCGAACGGATGGTGACGTCGGCGCCGCCCTGCTCAGGAGTCAGGATCACGGTGCGGTAGAAACCTTCAGCGAACTCGCCCTGCTTGGCGGCTTTCTGGTTGTACACCATGGACAGACCGATGAAGTCGGTCAGGTTGCTGTTGTCGAAAGCTTCCATCGAAGGAGCAGCTTTCTCTTGGTAGTCGAAGTCGCTCAGGGACTCGACGGAAACCACAGTACCAACAGCCGGGTTGGACAGGTTGGAAGCACCCAGAGCAGCGCGAGCGTACTTGGCCGGCTCAGCGGAAGCCATGGCGATGACGCCCATTGCATCTTTCTGAGCTTGGGTCAGGTTGCCCATGCCGTCGATGGTGTTTTCGATACCGACGACAGCCGATTCCATGGAAGCGATCAGGTTCTCACGGTCAATCTCGTTCAGAGATTCCATGGAAGCTACGCCGCCCATGCCAACGATGGCGCCTTGGCTGAACTTGTTCTGAAGCTGCTGTGCCTGATCCGCCAGAACCTGCTGGCTGGTTGCGGCCTTTTTACCGATGATGCTCATTCACTTTCTCCGCGGGGAAATTGCTGCGCGCGCAGCGTTTAACTGCGACGTGTCGAGATCTCATTACCGTCCTTCGACACTTTCGCAAGTTTTGCATACCATTGCAGAAAACATCCGCAATGTCACTCAAATAAATACCGGGGAAAACCTAGTACAAATTCGAGTTAATTTGAATTTCGTTTACATACCTTTTGAAGACACCCAGCTCTGCCACCTCATTTAGTGACAAGCGACCACGCAGCACACGAACCATTTTCGCTGCAACTGTGGCGGTATCTTCCCTCAGACTATCTGCAGCCTGCGGCGTGGAAATCAGACGAATGGCCAGGACTTCACTGTCGGTCAGTTCGACCTGTACACAGAACCCTTGGCTCTTGACGCGCTCGCTGGTTGTACCAAAGATAAGGTTGTCAACAGCGAGCTGACCTACTTGAGTACGTTCCTCAAGAGTGGGCGCCGGCAGCGCTGGAATGAAGTCGCGGAAGACCTCATGGGCAGCACCAGCATCGTCTCCCAGAAGTCTGCCGAGGATTTCGGTCGCTTGGAAGTTGGCGATCTTGTAAATCAAAAGATCTCTGGGCGATAGTATGCCAGATAACTTTTCGCAGTTGGCAAGATCATCGTTCGTGATACCCAGCTCCTTCGCAATGAGGTTGAGCCATGCGGGTACAATGACCAGTTTGATGTTGCTCATCGGATTAACACCCTCTATTTAGAGCCGTTTTGGGACACAAGAATGGACATCAAGTTATTCCTAGTCAAGTCCGTCTCGCTTTTGTATCTCGAAAGCCAGATCGAAGGCTACCGGTCAGGCAATGCTGCCATGATCCGTGACATTCTCTCCGACATTAAAATGCCGGAAAACATCGGCGAGCTCGGCGATGGACGCAACACGTTGTCGAACTTGCGCACCACTGTGCTGTGGATGCTGAATAACGGTGATTCACAAAGATATGAACCCGATACGCTCCTGCAACGCCTAAGACTCAATACGCAGAACGACGACAACACCTATAAGGCCTTCGAAAAGACCATTCGTCGTTATCCGGATGAGTCGGTGATCCGCAAGCATATCAACGACATCTCGCGTGAGATGCGTCGCTACAAGAATCACGAGAAGCTCCAGGAGATTATCAAGAAAGCGTCGTATGCCATCAACTTCAAAGAAGCCGAGATCGAGGACTGGGATTCGTTTATCCTTCAGACCGCGCAAGATTTGCTCTCGGTGGACATGGAGACCGAGGAGCGTGCCGATCCGGCCTTTATCACCAGCGTGAACTTCAACGACCCCGAATCTGTTCGGGCTGCGTTCGAGGACATGAACAAGTCGCTCAGCACCGACGGGATCATCAAGTTCCCGTTTAAAGCACTGAACCGCATGATGGGTGTTCAGGGCGGCGGTCGTCGTGGTGAGTTTGGTCTGGTCAATGCCTTGCCACACAACAACAAGTCCGGTACCCTGCTTGACCTGTTCATCGGCACCTGTATCTTCAACGATCCCTTCCTGTTCAACAAGGACAAGAAACCGTTGGTGCTGTTCTACAGCACCGAAGATGACGTGCCGGTGATCATTCAGAAGATCTACGTGATCCTGAAGCAGCTGGAACTGGGCATGGCGGTCTCGGTCAAGGGCATGGACATTGCCGAGGCATCGGCATACGTGATGGAGAAACTACAGGTCCGTGGCTGGTACGTGGAACTGCACCGGATCAAGGGCTCGGCCTTTACCTATGCCAAGTACATCAAGCACCTGGAGCAGTACAAGGCCAAGGGTTTCGAAGTCTGTGCCTCGTACATCGACTACCTGGCCATGTACAGCAAAGACGGTTGTATCCAAGGCGCCACCGGGGACGATTTGCAAGACCTGTACAAGCGGGTCCGTGAATACACCTCGGCTGAGAAAATCCTGCAAGTGACAGCGCATCAGCTCTCGACCCAAGCCAAAGAAGAGAAGCGCATGAACCCGACCAAGTTCATTCGTGATATGCCAGGTGGCGGTTACTACCAAGGCTGTAAGAAACTGGATACGGAAGTCGATTGGGAGTTCTACGTTAACAAGCAAACCGTCAACGACGGGGCGTATCTGGAATACCTGTGGGGCAAACACCGTGGTGTGGTGGAACCGACTCCTGAGTCTCACAAGTACTTTGTGATGAAGTTCAACGAGCATCCGATGTACGGTATTCGTTATGACTACGATCTGGAAGAAGACCTGAGCTACAAGATCGTTGGTGGACGACCTAATTCCCAAGGCGGTGGCATGGCCTGGAATGACATCGATGAGATGAACGAAGCGGCGTGACAGCATAGAGAGCAGCCTCATGGCTGCTCTCTATGACGTATGGTCAGTTTATTCAACAAGTTCCAGTGCTGGTCGCCATCCGTAGCCAATACCGGCGTTGCTCGTACCGACTGCACGATAGTCAGTAATGAGATTAGTGCTACCTCGAACGATTCGAGGTGACGCAACTGGTCCATCCATTACCCAGCTGAGCGACCCATTGGTGCCGCCGATACCCAGTTCAGCACTGGTTAGGCGCGCCCATTCACCGTTAGTTTGTTCGGCAATACGGTACATCAGCGCATTCCATTCACCGCCTGGTAATCCAGGGTTTGCAGTCACGCCATCAGTGCCTGTTAACAACCGCCCTCTGAATAACCGGCTCTTTCCAGCATGGCTAATGTAAATACCTTTGTCCCCATTGACCGCATTGCGCGATACAAGGCTGTCGTAAGAGATACCGTATCGTACCGACCGTCTGGCTACGAGTAACCGCTTGCCTTTGTGGGCGAAGCCAAACCAACCTTGCCCACTGGTTACCAGTGTGCCGATATTTGCTCCGAGGATGGCTGTGCTGACATCGGTAAATGACACCGATTCGGCAGCGGTGAACTCGCCAAAGTATCCGAGTTCGGGCGTACCTGCAATGAGGTTTCTACCGAGCAATTTAAAATCAATCGGGATAACTTTACGCTGCTTAGCAGCAGCTAACAACAGTGGATTCATGTTCCGATCTCAGTTTAAGTGTTTTGTGATTCTACCAATGCTTCAATGACCGCTTCTTGTTCAGTCAGAAGGCGCTGTAGCCGCGCTACCTCATCCGAAAGCCTCTGAATGGTAGCAGTGGTCGTCTCATTGACGGTGACGCCAGCAAGACGCGTTGCAGTCAGTTGTACGTGCTGCTGTTCGGTCATGTGGGTGCTGGTCGCCGCGCGAGTCAGGAAGATCTCAGGTTTGACCCCGAGTTTGGCTTCTACCGATTCAGCAATGGCTTGTTCGACATCCGACAAATCGCGGTAATCTGGCCACATGCCAAGCGACACTGCTGCGATCAGTCGACTGTAGGCGACACTGCCCATGTTCGGATACTGATCGATGTACGTATCGGGGACGTAGATCAGACTACCAGTGCTATCGCGCAGACAGATCACCAGCGCGCCGGCTTGCTGGTCGGCGACATAGGCTGTCTCACCCAGACCAACGGGCTGATAGACCACCTTCAAGGGGTCTTGGCTACGTGCCAGCATTTCCTTGAACGTACGGATAGCGATCACCGTATAGCTACGGTTGGAGTCGGCTACGAATGGTTGGCGCAGCAAGAATGCACCAGAGATACTCATGGGGGGTGTCATGCGGGCCATAGTGTCCTCGGACAAAAAAAAGAATGAGTCAGTCACAGGATACCAAAAGAAAAAATAAAGGGAGGGCCGAAGCCCTCTCTTTATGCTGCCTTAATGAATCCCCACCGGACGATCATTGCGATCGTAGCAGATCGGGTATTCGCAGTAGCCACCGGCAGCAACGATGTCATCTTCCTTGACCACCGGCAGGTAGTTTGACAGCTGATCGACCGGAACCTGTTTATTGTTGATGTAGCATTCATCGTCCATGCGCGGATTACACCAGGCTTCAGTGACGGTGACCTTCTTCTTGCTGGCAGGTTTGGAACCGCCCTGGCTGTCTTTCAGATAGCCGTCCAAACCACCTTCGTAATGGAACGCGAATTCACTGCGAATGTTCTCCTCGTTCATCCCAGTGCGCTTGTACAGATCAAGTAACATCTTCCCGGCTTCGGCATAGCCGACCATGGGTTCGCCCACATCCGGCCCGGTACCGAATTTATAGGCAACCGTTTTGCCATCGCTGCTCTGACCGATGTAATACCAGATCTGAACGATGAACGGGACGTTAGCCGGATGACTACCTAGTAACTGACCCTGTGCATGGCAGGTTCCGCCGTTACAGTAGCCAGATATCTGATTCTTGTAACTGATAGTCATCTGTCGTTGACTGTCCCATATCTGCACTTGCCGTGGCTGAACCATCCAGCCACAATACAGTACCTGACCGGCACTGACATGTTTTTGCATCATGCAGGGTACGGCATCCGGGACATAGTCCTTGGTGGATTCGTCCGGCACCCAGTAGGTGGTGTTATTGGGATTGAGGTAGGCGTGAGCTTGAATGGCGCACAGCGACAGCAAAATACCAGCGATGAATGTTTTCATGATAGTCTCTCAAGAGTGATGAGGATTTACAGCTGAGGCGGCATACAGGGAGGGCCTGAGCCCTCCCTGTATGGATTAGGTTACGCTTTTACTTGACCGAGCTTGGAGAACAGTTCGAAGCACTGGGCCGTAAGGTCTTCAGTGATCCGGACACGGGTTTCGAAGTCGGGCATTTCCTCGGCGTAGACTTTCCAGAACCCAGGGCCCGGCAGCCCACGGTCCCGGCCAGATTTACGCACCACCAACACAGTCAATGCAGGCAGATCGGCTGCGACACAGAAATCGAATACGTCGTACAGCACCGGTGAAATGGCACTGGCCAGCGCGTTGCCTTGACTGGGAAGACCGAGCATGATAGCCAAGGTCTCGTAGGTGACCGTTTGTCGTTGCACAGCCATCAACTGCAACAGGTTAAGGCAGTACAGCGCCTTGATTTGGCGATCGGTCATGCCGTTGGTGACTACTGCTTCTTTACAGATATTGCTTTCCATGGGAAACTCCTGACTACATTGGTAGTCGTAGGGTTGATTAACCTGAACGGATGTCCAGGCAGATTGACTAGGTTGAGGACACCGTGTTCTCAAACCCAGTATTGCGGTGTGAATCGAGGATGGTTTGCTTTTCAAGCGCCTCTATCCGCACCTCAATGGCGTGGTTAATGACCGGGTCGCCAGGGTTCCAGCGCGCCCAGAATTGCCTTACGTAAATACCTAGCATTTCCATACCGAGTATTTCAACCTTGCGCATGTCCCGAGGAGTGATGAGGATATCGGGGTTGGCGCCGAGTTGCTTTAAACGTCCGGCATGGATAGTTAGGGCGTACAGGTCTGTCTCGTCGGCGATTCCATCTGCCATAAACGCTTCAGTCACATTACGGCTACAGAAATTGAGGATTGAAATCACACCGATGATCCCATCCACCAATATCGGCCGGATGATAGCGTTGGTAGATGTCTTCTCCTTCATGGCATGACTGACCAAGTCACGCTGCTTACGCAGCAATGCTTGGAAGCGGTGCGTTTTACTGCTCGGGCAAAATTTCGTGGAATAATGCAGCCGGTCGTACAAGCACAGTCGGTGCTGAATCTGCTCGATCGACAAGGCGTTCATGTCTCCTCCAAGGTCAGGTCGTCAATCAGATGACCGATGAATAAGTCGATAGATATGATCGCTGTAGGTCAGCGCCAGCAAGAACACCAGTGTGTAGATGATCTGCAGGATGATCGCCAATCCGATACGGCCTGTGAGTTCCAGGGTTGCCACTATCGTCAGGGTCGACCCCAGCATATACATGATGATGGCGATGGCTGACGACAGTGTCGGCTTTTCATGATGACTGAGCGGGGTCAGCCAGGCGTTATTCGCCAGGTAGACGATCGTTGCTACCGTGATGAGCCAGGCCACATTGGCCAAGATTACCCAGGTTTCCATCTAGCCTCCTTAAAACTTAGTCAGATCAAAGGTGATGAGTTCCGGCTGTTGACCAATGCCTCCAACCGCCCGTGTGCTGAAGGTCAGTTGGTCTCCCAAACCGCCTTTCAGTAACTGCTTGAGCAACTTGCCTTTAGCACCATGCGGCACTACGGTGCCATAGACTTTGCCGTCCTCACCGACGTGAAGCTCTGTGATTTTGGCACAGACATTGCTCTGGTCGATGTACTTATAGCGCTCCATCCGGCTCTGGGGCGATGCACCTTCTGGAACCTTAGGCGCTCCCAGCTCGACCAGCATCTGGCCACTAACCGCCTTGCGGATGGCTTTCTCAAGCGTTTGTTTGCTTAAGGTTTCCTCATCCACACCCAAACGAGTAACCAGTTCCATACAACCTCCTAGGTAAGCGCCAGGCTATAGGTAATCGCCAGCGCACAAGTGATGAATGACCCAATGATAAAAGTATCGATCAGGATCAGCCAGAGTCGCCTGGGCAAGTACCGCACCCTGGCCACTCGTGTCCCGTAGCTATAGAGCTGCACCCGACCCATGCAGTGACGCAGAACCGTCAGGATTAACGCAGCGCCATAACCCAGTCCCATCAGCCAGAGGGGACTCATACGAGACGCTTCGTGGTAAGCGCCCACCAGATCAATTGCAGGCGTTGTTTCAAGGTGGGCTTGCCGAACGGGTTCTCGACGAACAGGCGACGAGGGGTATTGTGTTCGACAGTAAACGCTGCTGCACTGCCATGTCCGCCGCCTCCGAAGACTTCGGCAATCTCTGTCAGGTCAACCCCGTTGCCTTTATTGGACCTGAGGCTGAAGACCACTTGGTTTTTCCGTTGCGTGTAACACACCACGAAATCATAGCGGTACTTAAGCGAATCCCCGATCCGATTGCGCAGATGGTGCGGGGCATTGATCAGTGCGTAGCGATGTCCATTCCACACCCCTTCCTGAATGTAATTGCGGCT